CGTCTTCTTTAAGCGCTTGTGACATCATTACTCCTTATAATCTCCACCTGTTTTGGTGAAGTCATCACTTTCTGTCCTTCTATTAGCACCTCCACCCAGAGGAGGTTGTCAAATTCTGTGTGTTGCGGGAAGGGTAGCAGAACACCACTCTTCCAAACGGGATCGTTTGGGCCTTGCTCGTAGATCAAGACCTCTACCAGGTCACCAGGTTTTGGCCCCCTCACTGGTTATCCTCTTTAGCCCTAAGCTTCTTCAGCTCTTTCTCTTTCGCCTTGTCCAGGCGGTCGATGTCGACGATTGTATTGAACCGCTCAGTAGAGGAAAAATCGTCTAGGGCAAAAAGATCTCCGAGCTCAGCTGCTAGAAAACTATCTTCGTTCTTGGCAGAAATATAGAGCATGGCACGATGAGCAGCATGCATCCAGAAAGCATCTTCAAGCTCTTCTTGGTTAGCCGCTTCACGAAACTTTGCAACCTCTTCTGTGATTGTCTTCGTGATCTTGTCACAGGATTTTCGCAACTGACGCTTGAGACGATTGGTTTTAACCTTGTCTTCTTTGCCCGTCGATTTAACTACTCTAAATCCCATCTTCCACCTCCCAGACTTCTTGGTGCATGGCGCTTATTACTTTACCGCCAAGAAGTAGTTTGTATGGTTCTATCGTGCACGGCTTAGCGCTGATTACAACAGCAGGTGTCCTCGCCTCTCGGATTATCTCCAAGATCGGCCGGTAAAATATCAGCTCACCAGGGAGGGCAGCCTTATATCCAGATTCCATGCAGCATCCATTTAGATGCTTGATTCTATCTTTGATGTGGGAAATGTATCTTACTTGATCAGCTCAATGATCCGCTGCTCAACGAGCTTCTTTTCATTAAACAAGGCCATCTCGCCGATGGCTACAGTCTTGTTGATAAAGATTCGAATAGCTTCGTGAGGAGAAGTAATAGCGATATTTTCAATCTGCCTGAAACCTGCGAAGATCATTCCAACTATCTCACCATTGGCGTTGACAATAGAAGATCCACTAGATCCTGGCTTCGTAGGCAAGGTAAAAAGCCCGAAGCCTTTACTGTTGTATCCTGCGAACAAACCCTCGAAAGTAAGAACAGCTTTGGGTGAGAAAATACCAAGAGGTGCAGCGAGATTATAGACCCTTTGCCCAAGTCGAGGCGGAGCCTTGGCTACCTTTATTGGCTTCGGGTGCCTCATGACTCCGTGCACCTGTAACAAGCACATGTCGTATTGACGTTCGATCTTAACAATAGTTGCTGGGTATTTTTTGCCGTAATAAGTGACAACTGACATTTGGTGTCCAAGAACCTTGGTTGTAACGCCTGTATTTGTGAACCTCTCTTGAAAGGTCTTTGTATCGCACGAGTGCCCTGCTGTCAAAACGTATGAAACACCTTCGTCGACCTCACTCCTTGCGACAAACATTCCAGATGATGTTGTACCCACTTTACCCGAGTGACATATTTTCTCTTTTGTCCCATTTTTTTCTATGCAAGCTTCCATTTCAATGGAATTTTGTATCATCGCGAAGGACTTGCGGGGGAGGCTTTCCTCTACAGGAGTCGCTGCCTTCTTGTAAGAGTAATAAGAAGACGCACACCCTGTTGCAGAGAGTAAAAAGATTGATGCAATGCCGTATTTAAAAAGGTTTTTTATCATCACAGTTAATAAGTATGTTGTCGAATAGCTTACGTGCCCATATTTACTTACAGGCACGCGTAGGCGATAGGAGCTCACAAGCATGTACGCGAAACTTACGAAGGCACTGGCAACAGGCCTGGTCGTTTTCTCGATGAGTGCCACGGCGATGGCAAACGATACTACAACAGCCCCCGAAATGGTCAAGCTTCCACAGCTTTGGCAGGTTGTCAACGGGAAGTGGTCAGTCGTTCAGCAAAAGCCAAAGGCGAAACATCAAGTCTTTCTACAGAAAATAGGACCAATATCTGTGGACAACCTAGTTCGAGTTAAGTTAGAGAAGATGCCTTTCATCACTGTGGAGCTCCCGGCAAGTGAGGATTAATGCTCCGGCACAGATACTCTAAGATCATTCTTCTGCTCGGCGTCTTGGTGGGTGCCGTCGCCACATATTACATTTCACAGGACCCTAAGCCTGTCGTCATCTTCAAGGGTGACACTACCTACTACATTCCCGGAAAAAACAAGCGCTGTGACTGGATAGCTTACGTCACTGAAGACGTTACCAATGTGCCCGGTAGTTTTGCTGAAGTTCACATAGGTGTGCCTTCGGCACAAAAAGGCGGATCTATTAGAGCAGTCCTACAGGTTCATGACGACACTGCCATGCTCTCGTACACGCTTTCCAACAGAGAGCAGTCACTCCCCGTGGTGATGACTGCAAGCCTCAAGGGTTTTTCCTTCCCCGTGCAAGATATCAGGTTTAGGTGGCTTGACAGCACGTTGTTAACGGTTCCTCTCTTCGCTAGTAAAGAGAGGTGTCTGAATCGGAACTGGGAGGATGCGAAGTGAAACGCCTTCTTTTCTTCGTGCTGTGTACGACAATGACAGGCATGGGCTGCGAAGATGAAATGCTAGTCAGGCTAGAATGCTCGCCGGGCGAAGTAAGAGACTGTGATGAGAACGGCAATACTCTAGACCCAAATCTATCAAGCCAGGTGCGAAACGGTATCTGCTCCTACGGACAACAACACTGCAGCTTTGATGGATGGGGTGAGTGCATCGGTGCTCAAGGCCCTGAAACTGAGGTTTGTGACGGGCGTGACAATGATTGCAACGGTCGGGTGGATGATGAGTTCCCAGAGAAGAACCAGCTCTGCGGTATGCAGGAAAACATCAACTATGGAGTTGGTATCTGCACCCCCGGTGTTTGGATGTGCGAAGAGGGATATCTCAGATGTGAAGGCCACGTTGGTCCGGTCGGCGAAGTTTGCGACAGTATTGACAATGACTGCAACGGAGTGGTCGATGACCAGCTACCTAACGCCACGATGGAAGTCTGCTACGATGCTGCCCAAGAAACTATTCTAGTAGGTGAGTGTAAACCCGGTATTCGTTATTGCGTGGATGGCTCAATGCAGTCGGAATGCATCGGGCAGGTGCTACCCGCTCCCGAGCTTTGCGACGGCAAGGATAACGACTGTGACGGTGAGATCGATGAAGGTTTTGACACCTCAAACGTAGATGTTGTGTTCGTGATCGACGTCTCAGGATCCTTCCGCGCTGAGATTGAAAGAACTATCTATGGGATCGCCCCGCTGCTAGAAGATGAGATCACCCGGAACTTCAGGTTTGGCTTGGTGGTGATCGGGCACAAAAGAGAACCTGGCATAGATTACATGAACGGAACCATGCGCGTTGTTACTGATCTTGTGGATCGAGATGAGTTCCTTGAACATCTACACGAAGCCAAGCGTATTGCCGAGGGTTCGACCAGCGGACAGGAACCAAGCTGGGATGCCATCGCATGGGTAGCAAGGAATGATTTCGGATTTACCTATAGACAAGATTCCAACAAGGTCATCATTCTTATGACTGATGAGACTGGACAATCCTTTGAGGTTCCGCCTACTAGCGAGGCAGATGTTGCACAGATTATTGAAGCGTCGCCGTTCATCGTGCACGTCTACAATGAACGGGCGTTCTTGTGGGCATTCGATACTATAACTCGTGTGGAAGCCAACTTCCACGCGCTGGAAGATCATCCCACAACTGAGGTGGTGTTCGAATCCCTGCGCAGGATCTTCCTTAATATCTGTATTGGTGGGGAAACGCCCGAAGAGGGATCACCCCCATAGACGGACGACGTCTGAGTAGACTGCAAAAGCCATCAGCGCGAAGACAAACATCAAGCCTGCAAAGTGCAGCTTGCTCCTAACACTAAGCGATATCCTTTTTCTGGTTACCACCTCGTATGATGAGAGCATCACATGCCCGCCGTCAAGTAGTGGCACAGGTAGTAGGTTCATGATCCCCAGATTAATCGAGAAGAACGCGACCCACTGGATTAAGAAACCCCAATCCTGCGTCTTTTCTGAGCGTTCAGCGGCCTTCTGTGTCTCCTGGTAGATGGCGACTGGACCGCCCAGGTCTTCCTTCTTAACGCCCTGTTTCTTGATGTGGCCTACTGCGCGCCCCAAAGCGGTGTACATATTTTCAGTCATCAAGTAGGAAGCTTTGGCTGCAGTCTTAGCATCAACCTTGTGAACTTTTGTCATCACACCCTGGGGATAATGATGCTGCACCTCCACAGTTTGCCCCCAGTAATAACCGAAGAAGAGGAGAAGTGGTAGCAGAAGGTTCACCACAGGGCCTGCAATCGCAATCGCGATCCTCTTCCAGGGATGACACCCCCAGAAAGAGTTTGGATCTTCTGCTTCATTCTCGTAATCCTGGTCGCCCTGCAGCCTTACATAGCCGCCGAGAGGAATAATGCAGAATTTCCAGTGCGTGCCGAGGGCGTGAAAGCCGAAGAGCTTGGGACCGAACCCAATTGAGAAATCGTTAACGGGTATACCCAGAGACTTTGCCATCAGGTAGTGACCTAACTCATGAACAAAGACGACGAACGTGATGATTCCGAGAAATATTAGCATGTTAATACCTATCCTTCAGGATGGGTTACTGCATAAACTCCTTCGTATGCATCCTCTAGATCCCTGGGCAGGTGCTTTGGAAACGCGATGTAAATGTTGACCACGTGATCTCCTCCTGCAACTCCCTGCCCTTTGATCCTGACAGTGTCGCCTGGTTGCGTGCAGTCGGGTATGAGAATACGCTCAGTGGTGTCGTGAATGGTTTTCACCTCACGCCTGCAACCTAGCACTGCTTCGGGTATGGTTATCTTAACATCAGTGTGAATGTCGTTCCCGTTCCGTCTAAACTGGCCGTGCCCTGAGACGCTTACTTCTAAGAACAGATCTCCTGCCGGTGAGCCTTTCACGTTTTGATGCCCCCATCCGGGCACACGAATGACGTTTCCGCTTTCCACTCCTGCGGGAATATTAACGCTAACAGTGCCTTGACTATCCTTGCAGCCACGACCTTTGCAGGTCTGGCATGGGTTCTTGACTTTCTTTCCTTGTCCTCCGCAGGGGGCGCACGTCTGGGCCATTTGAAAGAAACCCTGCGAGAATGTGATTTGACCTGCTCCTCCGCACTGGTTGCAGACCTCTTCGACAGTCTCATTAGTCTTGCCGGTTGAGTCGCAGCTATCGCAGTGAACAGTTCGATCCACTTTCACATCGATGACTCTGCCTTTGGCTGCAGCCATAAAATCTAGATTTAACCTGTAGCGAAGGTTTCCAGGTCGAGGCTTAGACTTCCTTCGCCTGCCAGAACCAGGGAAGAAGTCACCCATCCCAACATCAAACTGACTAAAGAAATCCTCGAAGCCGCCTCCTTGCGGAAAGCCCCTAGGTTTTGGATTGTCATACTGTGATCTCTTGTCTGGGTCGCTCAAGACAGAGTAGGCCTCAGCAATCTCCTTGAAGCGGTCCTCAGCGTTATCTTCATCTGACGTGTCGGGATGAAACTTCTTAGCTAGCTTTCGATAAGCTTTTTTAATCTGTGTTGGTGAGGCATCCTTGTCAACGCCTAAAATACTGTAAAAATCTTTGGACACTGCCACCTCAAGTAAGTTTTTCTAGCTCTTCCTCGTGGAAGAAAACGAACTCTCCGCTAAGAAGGATCTCGTAGTCATAGGTTGCCAATCCTGCATCAGCGGATACCACCTGGAAAGAAGGATCTAGAGATCGAGTGATGACCCCTACTTTGCCCTTCCACATCTCCCAAGACCTTTTAGAGACTGTCTCCCTACAACTTCCTATTCTAACAAGGTCGCCCGGATTGTATCTCAAGGCTTAACAGCTATGGTCTTAGTCATGCGAAACCACTCACGCTTGCATGTCTTATCATTGCAAATAAACAGGTTCATCTCAGCCTCAATACTGGCAAGACCTGCCTTCGTACCTGTAACAATAACGTCAAAGTGTGCACTATCATCCTTGTCCCATTTAGCGCTAGAGATTGTGAGAATATTTCTGCTTAGGGTCACATTATCTGTGTGTTTAAGAACTATCTTTGTCGGTGCTTCTTTGCTTAGCTTCCACCCCTCTTCTGGAATAACTGATATTCGCAAGTGAGCGTAGTTATTCACCCACGTCGATTGATGGCCAGACATTCTCACTGAATAGGTTGGTTGCGTGTATCGGATCGCGAAGAACCCGAGAGCAGCTATCGCTAGACTGATTGCTAAAAGAGATCGGAGCACAACAACCATCCTGCAAACACGCCGTCAGCCCAGACAAAAGCTGCAACAGCGTAATATTGCCAGGGTAGCTTTAGGGTCACCGTCTCCCAGAGCAGGCGGCGCAACAAGTGGAGCTCAGCCTTAGAGCGCAAAAATATACGCTGAGCCCTTGTGACCTCTTCATCAGTCTTCATAGATCTCTCCTAGAAAGGCATCACGCCAGTTGGTGTAGCCGTTAGCAGCTGATCCGCCACAGCCTCTGCTATACTCATATGTGTGGTCCCACCCGTCAAGAATAGCCATAAAGGGCAGGGAAATGCTGCCGTTACCACAGTTATCAATTAACCCTCCGGAGATGGAACCTCTAAATCCGGGATCGATGACGACTTTTGCGGGATCAGCATCAAGCTCTTCAGCATATGCCATGCATTCATCGAGACTGACGTCATTGTCGCGCTGGGCGTCTTGTGCCACAAGGATCATGTAATCCCATGCGCCTCTTGATATCTGGTGATCATACGTAAGAGACCTAAGGTATGACTTACATGCCGGGCACCAGACAGTGCTTATTGCTAAGACCTTAAGCGGATACTGTCCGCAAGTCGATTGTACTTCAACTCTTTCACCCAGGCAGTTCTGGAAAGTTGCGTTGGCGATCTTGTCACCAGGCTGATTGCCGTCTCCGAACTCTACACACTCATGTGCTATGGGTGCAGGTTCAACAGGCGCTGGTAGGGGTTCTGCTTGGTCGGACTGGGATTCACCGCAAGATGCTAATACTAAAACTAGTGCGAGAGCAAGATATCTCATGCTGCCTCCATATAGCATACATATGCAGCAACGGGAGAGCTTTTACTCGTCTTCCTCTTCGAGCATACCCATACTCTTAAGGTAGTTCCTCACCAGCACGTTTACCGGGACACCTGTCTGGTTGGTGATCCAGCTGTCTGCTGTGAAGGGCTTGTCAAGATCAAGGTTCTTCTCTGTTGCTGGGAGCCATCCCGAGGGTCTTCTCTTGACAGCTTCACGGATTATCTCTCTTAGTTGTCCCACCGTAATTCTCATCTTATTTTCTTCCTTGATGCCGGGAACTGTAGCAGCGTCAGGATCTAGCTTGGGGTCAGCTTCAGGCCTGGGCCTCATAAAACGGTCCTCATCTTCTTCAGCTGACAGAATATTGCGCAACCTTTTAGCTTCCTCATCTGATAAGCTAGCAACCTCATCTTCAAGTTTACCAAGCACTGCTTTTAAATCTTCTTCGTATGCCAGTGAGTCGATCGTATACTCAGGTTCCTTCGGATCAAGGACACGCTGTTGCAAAGCTTTTACCTCTGGGCGTTTTGACTTGGTGGCGAAATACATGAGATCTTGTCGAACTGCATCACGGTCAAAATCTTTCTCGTTCTCAGCATGAACTGCTGTGACTACAACTCTGAGGTGATCAAGTGCCTTAGCATCGTCACCTGACGTTATGATGCTTGCATCCAGCTCGGGAAACTGGTCTTCGAGCTCGCCTGGTTCTAGTTCAGACAAGTGACTGTAAAGATCCTTGATCGCCTGATCAACTGTCTTGCCTGACATCAAACCCTGCATAGGGCCTGAACCATCAGTTAGATCTTCCCACTCAGTGTCGGCCTTCAAGGCTGGTGTCCACTCGACCAAGAGTTTGCGGATCACGGACCTTAACTGTGACTCTGTGAGCCTCATGTTATTATCTGTCACCCGCTGCTTGGGCATCTAACTCAACTTCTTCATCGCCCTCGCTGTGGAGTTTTTGTGCTTCCTCTATGGCGATCAATATCTCTTCTGCTTCAGTTGCACCACCCATCATTCTAAGTGGGCGTGCCAGTCTTTCCATTGCTAGATCAAGAGCATTTGGGTTTACTTCGTATGCTGCTTCTTTGAACCCATCGCCATCTTCACCGTTACTGTAGTAAGCTGAAACAATCTGGTCGACTTGTTCCTGCACAGCTGTGCCAAGTGATGCGTAAGCCTTTGCAAAGTCTATAAGCTCTGAGCCTGTTTCAACTGCCATTCCCCACGATTCATTTACGTGGTTCAATTCTTCCTGAATGATCTGTTGTAGTTTTCTTTTTGTGATCTTCATGATGTTATCTATCCCTCTGGTTCTTGCATTAGAATTGTTGTGTGGTTGATCAAGGTCTCTTCATCAGACCCAGGTTCAAACAAATGGTTGATTAAAGATCGTTGCTCCTCAGCACTGAAGCTGCCGTCGAGAATAGCTTGAGCACCGTCGCGTAAATCCATGCTGCCCATCTCAGATTGTGCACCCCTGGCATTGAACTGGAGCTCAGCGTAAAGATCTTCAGGGCGTCGTCTTTTAGGCTCCATGCGGACCTGAAGGTCGTCGAACTCGTCAGCGTCAAGCTCGACGCCTGGGTCATCACCTGCTAGACGTGGATCATCACTGGAAATTCTCATGAAGTCAGCCACCACAGAAGCAGGTGCTCTTAGAACCTCTCCAGTGTCGCGACTAACTACATCGACCATGCCGCCGTCGAGCTTGTCTGCTAAACCTCTTAGTTCATCTGCGTCGAGTGAGCCATCCCCGTCGCTATCAGCTTCAGCCAGAACTCGTGTGAGCTCTTCGCGAATGATCTGCTGCAATCTGCCTCTTTTGATCTTCATCTTTTATCTTCCCTCACGCGGGATGCCCATCCCGACTGCGGCTGCTAGCGCAACCTTATATGCCTCGTCGGCAAGACTGGGCGGATGGTCAACGTAGTCGAGAGATTGCATAGCCACGTCTTCAGCGCTAGCATCTCGAAAGACCTCTTCGTTTGCCAGGGTGTCAACAGATCGCTGGATCTCTTTGCGTAGAGCATCGTCCATACCCTTGTCTGGTGCTGGCCCAAGGCGATCGCCTTCTGGGCGGGAGGCAGCCATGTCTTCAAGCTCTTCGATGAACCCCTCTACTTCCCCTCGAAGAAATTCTGCTGCCCACACAGGATCATCCATGTCATAAGCTATGGCTCTCATCGCGTCGAGCAGATCATCCTGCTTGGTTTGACTAACTGTCTCGTTGAGGAGGCCGAGCTCTTCCTTGATGATCTGGCGAAGTTTTCTTTTTGTGATCTTCATGTTATTTCCTTATAGATCGTCTCTGATATCTTCATTCGTCTTCTGGGCCTGACCCCATTGACACCATTGCCTGAACTGCATCGAGTTCACCCTTGATATCCCTCATCGTAGGATCAATCTTGTTGTCTCGAAGATTTACAGCATTCTCTTCAAGTTCGAGCATGTACTCCATGAACTCACCGTCTTCTGCTGCAGCCGATTGCTCATGTGCTGCAAGGCTTTGAGCCAGTTCAGCAACTGAATCGAGTGCGTTGTGTGCTTCATCAAGATTATCCATGAGCTGATTTAGCATTCCCATCTTGGCAGAGTAAAACTCCGCGGCAGGATTTGCAGGTTGCTCATTGAGAGAGCCGAGCTCCTCCTGGATGATCTGTCTAAGTTTTGATTTTGTGATCTTCAATGTTTTGCCTTCCTTACGTTTGGCTTGCTTTTCTTCGTCCGACCATTTCTTGGCCATCTCAGGTTCGTTTGCCCACATCCAGCGCCTTTGCTTTTTGGACTTAAAGGGCATTACTAAACCTCACTGTTCATAAGTATCATTTTACACGGTTAAATGCTGTTGTTTTTGGGCCTTTATCAATCCTTGGGCGCGCCAGGTTCAAAAATCACTAAGGCACTAGGTAAGCTTGCGACCATCGGAACGTGCCCGTACGCCTCCTTGATGAAGTTGTAACCTACCTTTTGGACCTCCACCGCAGCGTGTGCCCAGCGACCTACTTCCTCGTGGTTGCCGGCTGCTGCGTGGTGGTCTGCCATGTCGTAACACTGATCTGCCCAGTCGAGAAACATCTCTGATACTTCGTGAGGCGGTGTGATCAGCTCAATCTTCACTAGATCTTCGGCATTTTCTTTTGCAATGTATCACTGAATTTGGGTCTTATCTCACCTTTTAAGATGATCGGGTCCACATCGTCGAAATCATCTAAAGAGAAGTCATTTGACTCACGCGGTTTAGCGCCAGGAGCAGTAGCTATTGTAATGTGCGGAATGGCATTCTGTGTAGGGGCGTCTGTCTCAACCTTTGCCGTCATCACTCTGTCATTTAAAGCTACTCCAACAACTCTTATCGTGGCCGGCCCAAGGTAGCGAGCTGGAACACCTTCATTGCCAAACTTAACAGTCATGTGATCAGCGTGCAATGTCCAGCCCGGGGGTGGGTCATCAAGAATATCGGTCAGCTTATCTCGGGAACGGCCGTCTAGAAATAGAGCGATATATTCCTGGCCTGGCGTCTCGTAAGGTTGCTCGCTGAGAAGCCGCTTGATCACAGATTCCACAACCGACTCCGAGGTCGGCACAGACATCTGCTTGCCATGATCTTCCAAGCCGTGATGCATCTGGCCCGATTTATCCTTGGCACGTACAGTTTCCACGTCGTATCGTCTATACCTAGCTTTTTTAAACTCCTTTATGTCGTTATGAAGCTTTTGTGACCGCGCCATCTCCCGTTTCACTTCATCAACGACGTCCTTATTATCGATCAAACCACCAATATAATTTTCCGCTGTTTCTCCTGCTGCAGGTGTAAACAGAGACATTCCAGCAAGAGCTCTTTTGGCAGAGTCAGCATTTCTAAGCAGAATAGTCAAATCATGACCCTTTAGCTTTCCTCCTAGCTGCCTGCCTTTATCGCCAATATTTGCGAACACCTTTTGCGCGAGGCCAGGATTCGCAATGGCTTTTTGCGCGAGTGCACCAAAACCTAAACCTGAAACTGCGAAACCTAGGGATAAGCCCGCTTTCGTATGATCGCCCCTAGCGTGATGAATAAGCGCATTCATGAGGCCCGCGGGAAAGGCGACCCCGGGAACCTTTTCCAAGTCAGTAAGAATGTCATGCACCAAGGCTTTCCTCGGATCCTCTTTGTCACCCCAAAACGCCGCCGCTGTTTTCCACCAGTCAACCGGGTTTAGTGAGTTTTTCAATGCATCCCAGTAATCTGTGTGTGGGTCGCCCGGGTCTTCGTCTTCTTCATCTGTTTTGGCGTGGGTCCAGGACGTGTCAAGTTCACTTAGCAACTCCTCGCGGATCAGCTGTCTTAGATTTTCTTCTTGCACCTGCGCCACCATGTCTTTTAAGCGTCGGGCAGTTGATGCGGAGTTGCCTGTTGTGTGCAGTATGCCTATGCCTCCCGCTTCGTTCCACTTATCGATAGTGTCTGACCTGTCATCGATCAGCACGTTTGGCACGCCGTTAGAGGTTGCGTATGGGATCTTTCTTGCTGCGCCCATGACCACATTGACAGCTGCTGGCTGTGGATCGAGATGTGTGGCAACCCAATCTTTCTTTGCATCCTCGGCTGTCTTCTTGTCAGGATCCAGGCCCTGAACTGAGGCTGTTAGCATCTCAATGCGATGGGGCAAGCTCGTGACGTAGGGCCACAGCATCTCCACCCCATCTTTCATCTGCCCGAGATTGACGAAGTAGTCGTAGGGCTTTCGCTTGATGATGGAGAAAGTTAGGTCACGTATAAGCGGATTGTGCAGATCAGCTTTCGTCCCGACCCGATATTCCTCACCCATCTGCTCCTTGATCTTTCTCAGAGCTCTTCGTGACGTCTTTGAACCGTGGAGAAAATCAGGCAGCCCCCTGGCAAGAATACTGTTTATCTCACCGATCATGGGTGTGTGAAAATCCACGACAACCCCGTCCATATCAACGTAGATTGTGGAGTTAGGCTGAATGCTCACGGGCTCCTCCTGCTCTAAGAGGCGTTTAATAATAGCTTGTTCAAGGGCAAGTGTTTTCAATTTAAGCTCCGGAGCTGTAATAAATATTCACAAAGGCTCAAAGTATTTAAAGCTCGTGAGCCTACATAACGACAGCATTATAAACAATGGAGTTTACGGAAGAATGAAAGTTATATTACATAAACTGGGGCGCGCCTCTGAAGGTCGGGGATTTCGAGGCCTGCAGGACGAGGCAGAACCTTACACAAAGCTGCAGCATGACTATTATCAAACAAGAGCTTCGGCCTGGACCACTAAATCTCGAAACCACGTGGTGGGATTGTTTGATGAGCACAATGAAGCAAGCTGCTACGATGTGATGCTAGAAGGATTTGACACAGCCAATATGAAAATGCTAGACTTCGGATGTGGACCTGGCAGGAACATTGTCAAATTAGCTCCTAAATTTAGTGCAATTGATGGCGCTGACATAGCCTTCACAAATCTTGAAAACGCTCAGATCTGGATTGACCTGAACGCGAACCTGTTTGAAGAAGATCAAGAAATTAACTTGTATCAGTGCAACGGTGCAGATCTTGCTGAGATTAAGGGCGATCAGTACGACATGGTTTATAGCACTATAGTCTTGCAGCACATTCCCATTCATAAACTTCGCCTAAGATACTTTAAAGAATTTTTTCGAGTTCTAAAGCCCGGTGGGTGGATATCTCTGCAAATGGGATTTGGGCGTGGCCCAAGATCAAATAGTATCACCGTAGATTATCACGAAAATGCGTGGGGAGCTCGAGAAACTAATGGGAGGCGAGACGTGAGCATTGACGATCCCGAAGATCTGCGGAAAGATATCGAAGATGGTGCCGGGTTTGAAAATTTTAGCTACTCAATGTCGCATCCCATACCCAAAGACTCTGAGACGCACACGCACTGGATCTACTTTAGAGCACAAAAACCTAAATAGGCTGGAAGTATTTAAGCTCTTCGTAGTGGGGTTCACCGTCTTCGAGCACTAATCCGACAAGATTGCTGGATATCATCGTTCCGTCATTATTATACAGGCGGGATTCGATCTTCAATAGAAGAACCACTTTTCCTGTCATTCGGTGCTTTAAGAGATCCCCGCGTTTCATGGCTATTAATAAGTATCATGCTCTTGTGTCTACGCTGCTTGTAAAGCGCGAGGATGCCCTGCGAAAGATTACCGATGAATATGTGGCCGCAAATAATGCCACAAGCAAGCCAGTCACCGTGAAGAACAACCATGTAAACAGCTGCGAGAGCTCCTGTGCTGAAATACCAGAAGCAAGCAGGCACATTAATCGCATCTGCTGTCGGAGAGTCGACGATCGCTTTGATCACCGGATAGTACATGACGAAGTTAAGTGCCTGCGTTATAACATAACCCCAGACCAGGATCTCAACGATCATTATTGCTGTGGCCTCGCTGATGTATCTGGATGTACTCAGCGCGGATCCGGCGAAGCTCTCCTTCGTGCAGGACAGTCGCGACCTTTTCCCAGGTATGGTACTCAGCCACGATCACTCCGTATTTCCAATCAGTTAGTTCTTGAGTTCGATGATTGATGATATCTCGAAACCGAACCATGTCACCTATCCTCATCACTTCTCTTTCTACATGATATGGCTTTTAATAAGTGCGGCGGGAAGTACCTCTTCTTACCGTCAATCAAGATCTGGTATCCCGGAGCGGTGCTATGTTTTACCACTTCCAGTATTAGACCTTGGCGATATTTTCCGTCTGCGAATTGGGCTGTAATAAGAACGAGATCGCCGGGACTGAAACTTTTATTCCACTCGCTTACGGTCTTTTTCATGTGCATCCCACCACTCCTCAAACGATGTATCATACCAACCTGGAACAATCTTGTTCATGACCAGGACTTCGATGATGGGATTACCCTCCTCATCGGGGTGAACTTTTGTAACAACTGCAGGTGTAAGCTCAGGAATGCTCACGAGCTCACCGCTAGCATCATTACCTGTCCAGTGTATAGGGCCGCCGTACTTGTCTGCTCTCTCGGCGAAGCGCACGAGATCACCTACTTTAAAGACGCGGTCTTTGACATCCACAAGTAGAACTCCGAACGTTCTATTATACTTGGGTTTGTAGGGTTTGTTTTAGGAGGGCTTTGGCCAACGCCTTTTTAGAATGCTAGCACTCAGAGCATTGCTCATGATCTCTTTAGATATGCCTACAAAAGAATCCTTGCCGTCGTTTTGGATATCATCGATTGACTTATTAGTTAGCTTAAGATATTCATCCAAATAGGGCGAAAGTCGAGGTATATGGCGGGCTTTAATTGACTTGACTTTTTTTCCTAACGCAGCAGACACCAAAAGCCTTTTTACTTGTGACCGCATAAGGCGCCACTTCTTAACCTTCTTTAGATCCTCATCGTTAAGATCGACTGTGTAAAGCCACGTTAAGCCTAAAAATTTCTTCATTTCATCAGGAGATAAAGCTCCCTGTAGCATCTCATATGCTTGGTCATAAATCATGTCATGTTCATGCTCATGATCGTCTTCTTCGCGGATTCGGCTTACTTCTTCGCGAATAATCTGGCGTAATTTTGATGCTGTTATCTTCATTTATGCACTCCTGGCGTGAGCATCTATAAGTATATCTTAAATAACAAAGATTTAAACCTGCGTTTGCAGAGTCTGCTTCACGCCGTCAGTGGCTTTCTCAACAACCTTAGAGGTCAGTTCTAGCTCTTGGCTGAACTTATACACGCCTGCTTGTACTGCAAGTAACTCTGTAGGGGTGAATGATCGGCCTGAGGTTGCTAGCTTGATGATCTTGCTCATCTTGTCCTGGCCGGACATTACGCTGTTTAGAACCTTGGTTAGCTGTGTGTCTCTTGTCTTTTCCACCGGAAGATCCTGCTTGATCTCTGTGGTCTTCTGCGTGGAAATGGAGTTATCCATCCCTGCTGGGGAGGAAGTTTGCTGCAGGACATCCTGGAAACTCTTAGCGGCATTCTGGGGCTTAATTGCTTGATTAGCCTGGGGTAGCTGGATGTTTATGCCTGGAATATCCATTATCGAATGTTGTTAATCGAGTTCTTGGTGGTGTCGTGCTTGGTCTTGAGCACGTTGGAGATCGTGCTGTATTGACGGTTCTCGCCTTGCATCTTGTTCTGCAGGTTGAGATACTGCAAGTTGAAGCTCATCTGCATCTCCTGCATCTGCTTCGTCTGGTCCATCAGGGATTGTGTGGAGGATCCTCCGCCTTGTCCCATCGGAGTGTTCAAGCCAGGAGCTTGACCGGGCACGTTCATCGCACCATCGTTAGCGTAGTTGCCGATCGCGCCGGCTGCCTGACTGACGGTGGAACTTACGACTGCTCCTCCAGGGATGAAGGGAGCTGCAACTCCAACTGCGCCTGCTACTGCACCTGCGCCGTTTGCCACGCCTCGACCTATCATTGCTCCGAAGTCGTTACGCGGAGTTTGTCGTGTGGTTGCTGGTGCGGAGTTGATTCGGATTGAGCCGCCGTTGTTAAGCCTGTTAATTGCAGTCATCTCTATTTCCTTACTTGATGTTTCTAATGGAAGTCATGCTCATATCGTGCATCGTCTTCAGAACGTTAGAGATCATGTCATACATCTCCTTGCGCTTGTTCATCGCTTGCTGGATCTTGAAGTTGATCACTGAACGGCTGTGATCGACGTCACCGGAAGCTTTCTTCTTGCCGAAGAGGGAGTTACCTATTCCTCCGCCAAAAGCAGCACCAAGTCGTGAGCCGATCGGGCCACCAACCAGGCCGCCGAGCATGCCGCCGCCGAGGGAGACAGCCTTCGAAGCGAGTGACTTGAACGCGGACTTGATGCCGCCGAAGATGCCACCCTTCTTCTTGCCCTTCTTCAGTGACTCATACTTTTGCATGAGTGACTTAAGCTCTTTCTCGGAGTCGCGCATCTGCTTGAAGAGGAACGCTGCAAGCATGTCCTCAAAGGAGGCACCGGGGCCGACCAGCGACTCCATGTCACCGCCCTGCTTGCGGATCTGGCCTCTGAGTAGATCAGCACCTGTCTCGCCTGCTGCGCGCATAAGGTTCATGATCTCACCGTCCATTGCCTGGAGAGCGGAGTTCATCGTGGTGCGTGCAGTATTCTGCGCGTATGTGTGACCGTGAAGCCTACGTGATCTTGCTAATGCCTGCGACGGTTTGGTTAAAAACTGCTGCGTGGTTTGACCTGAGAAGAGATCTTTCCAGTTTTGAACTGCGCCTGAGACGTTGAATGTTGCCAGGTCGAGCTGCGCGCCTGCGACGTCACCTACCGCGTCCGGGTATCCAAGGTTGTCTAATGCCTTGTTAAGGCGCGTTCCAAGTGAGTTTATGCCGTTTACCATCTAAAGGACCTTTCATTTTTGGGTGTCCTATATCTATTACCGGTAGTTTTACGGAAAAGTTTCCTCTTTTTTTCACTTTTTTTTATTTTTTTTGGAAAAGCAGCTATTTAGGAGCATCTATCGCAGGGAAAAGTTCGATGGTATCAGCATAGGCGCGCATGCCATCTGAGTAGAGCACTTCGTAATCCCACTCGTAAGTTTGATCGTTGTGATCCGTCCATTCGATACCTGCAGCAATGATCATTCCATGCTTGTTAATGGAGGTATCATAGACAAGGTCACCGACTTTCACACATCACCTTTAGCTTTCTGATCTTCCACACTCGCAAACCTTCACTTGTCATTAACTCTGCGACAGGTAACGGCTCATTGAGCATTGACGGGACTTCCAGGTCAAACAATCGTACGACGAAACCGAGATATCGACGAGGTGATCTCTTTCGACTGACGAGATCTCCAGCTTTCACGAGATCACCAGAACCTTTGCAAGAATGTGTGTCCTGTTTTCGTCTACTGCTCTTTGCAACCGATGATGTCCGTCAAGAACGCACTGGATCTCTCCTTCTTGCTCTACTGCGATGATCGGAAAAGATAAGTCTGCGGTTTCCTTCCGATGCTGTTCAATGATCACGTTAGATATCTGGGTCAGTGGTTCAACTTCCAGCGAAACAATCGGTTCATCTTGCAATGCTGACAGAACATCTTGGATTGTGACCCTGTTTCCTTTTTCATCTTCCCAGAATGTTTTCTCCCAATCGCTTAGTTTCATGGGATCATGTCCTTGCCCACACCGATACCAGCACGGATCATGAGGAGCATTGCGGTTGAGCCGATCATCATGGCAACAGCAGAGACAGCACACAGCCGGAGCCTGATCTTCATGTCTTTTTGATCGATGAAGAACAAGATGCTGGGAAGATTTAAGAAAGGTAGGGCCAATCCTAGAAACGCCTGCACCACGATCCAGTCATGCACGATGGCGTAACTATACCAGTTGGCCCAGAAATCCGTAATGACAGTGAGGACGAACACAGTGATATACATGTGAGCATTCATCCACGACCAGAGTTTACTGCTGGCGGTCACTGAATTCGACGCTTTCGTAGTCACAGTAGGTCAATCTGTCCTCGTTCTCAAAATCAACAAGGATTGTGCTTTGATTAGCATAGAATCTAACGATCTTTCCGGATCCAAACTCCGGTTTGCCGATCACTGTTACTTCATCACCGATCTTCATCTACTACCTCCAAGTACCACCAGGGTTCATCAAAATGGCCAAAAGACCACCTTGCGCTCTCTTTGTCTCGATAAAATATTAGCGGGCAAACCTTGTCTAATATTGGGTATTCCTCATCGTATAAATACACACCATGTCCCGTGCATTCTCCGTCTCTTGCGATTATTCTGACGAGATCACCGGGTTTCATCTGGCTCCCGAAGATCGTCGTAGATCTGCTGCACGACTTCAGCTGGAACCCATCCGGCGACATCCTCATACTCTGACCAGTGTGAGCTCCACTCTTTGTGTCTCATGTCAGCCTCCATGAACGGGTTGAGCCACGCTCCGTCTTTTGAGAAAATACCAACCTCAAACGACTCGTAGTCATAGGGCGATAATCCGTCAAGACGAGGTTCTGAGTAGTTTCGCTTTCCGGTCTGGATTGACAGGATCATTCCATCTCGAAGGGGCAAGTGAGCATTAGTCCTTCCAGACTTTAGGCTGAGCATGTAGTGCCGAAAGTCATACGTCATCTACCACCTCCAGCAAGTTTGAGAAGATCCACCACTTTTGCTCTTGAAAGAGCACGTAAGCATGTGTGTATCCTACATCATCTTCAATCAGATCTATAACGATCCCAGCGCTAGGGGGCATCGACAAAGGATCACGGGCATCAAGTCGCGAGCCTTCTTTAACACGGACAAGGTCACCTAGCTTAATTCCAGTCAATGTAGGCTTCCTTTTGTTTCCGTGTTAGCTTTTTAAAAGCAGCCTCGGCTTTTGAAGCCTCCGATCGATCAGCATATCTCTCACAGTAAATTAGGCCCACGGGTCGGCGAGCTCGTGTGTACTTAGCGGCCCGTTTAGTGTGATTGTGCTCGTGAAGGCGCCTGGTGATATCAGTAGTTATACCTGTGTAGTAGGTGCCATCTGCGCACTCCACCACGTACATGAGCCAATCAGCGCTCACTCACCACCTCAACCTCTTCCCGATGCATGTAGAACTTCTCACCGGTTTTCGGGCAGGCAAGATAAACGCACTTGGGAACACCGTTGCCCCAGCCTACACGAGCATGTGCTCTCGCTCTGAGCACCAAGTATGCGTCACCCATGTTAAGATCGATATAGTGAGACTGCGGAGCAAGCCTAGGTTCTCCCGCAGAGTCGTGCCACTCAGTGAGCCCAGCGTCGATATCACTGCTTAATTGCCGGCGCCACTGGTCTCGCTCTTCTCGCGTAGTCGAACGAAAACCCTGTGGGTGTCTACCCCAGTCATCAAACTCAGATGCTTTAACCCTGACAAGATCACCCTTTTTCATTGTACCACCCTATCGTTCCTCTAATGTTGTCACCGTAAAGTGATACAACTGATTGACCTTCGCCGTATCCTCTTGGCTTCTTGACCCACAGAAACCTGTGAGCTTTCCACGTCTTGCCGTTTGCGAACGGTTCCTGATATGGGCCGATGTATTGCACGATCCCAGCGGAAGAGTGAAGCCAGTAACTGAAGGTGTAAACTTTTCCAGGCTCGAGGTCTTTGACGTAGACTTTACTCATTATTTCCCGTTTCATTGGGAGCCCAGTCCCAAGAATACTTGCTCATTCCTTCTTCTTTCTCCCACGAGAAAGTTCCGTTCTCATAAAACCATCGATTGACGCCGTCTCGCTGGACGTCTTTAGCAGCTTGCATCAACTCCCATGAAGAGAGAAGATCAGTCTTGCAAAATGCAGGGGAACCCTCTATATTGTAAAGCTCTGAAAGCTGGCACACTTCTTGATCGAACTCATCGATGTCTACTAAGATCATCGCATACTTCCATCCGCTAGCTTTCATTAACAGGCTCAATATTCATTTCAAGAGCCCGGATCTTCTGACCTGATGACATCAAGAGGTCATGTTCCATGCCGTAATAACTCTTAAAGATTATACCGACTTGGCCGCCTATTTTACAGTGCTTTTTTATTCTAACGAGATCGCCGGGGTTGAACTTGTTTAACATAGTACTTTTCAAAAAATGTGCGCGCAAACTTGTGACAACTTCCGCAGTCATCTCCTATGCCTGACTTCTTAGCGAACTCATTGAAATCAGAGGCTCCATCATCAATCGCTTTCCGAATGTCCTTGTCGCTGATCACGTTGCATATGCAGATTATCATTGCTCACATCCTCGTTGCTAAATATTCTCTGCAACCATCTCTCATCAACTTCGCTTGGATCCTCGTTCTGAAACTTTACTAGATACACATCTGTCCGGTGGGGCGAGCGGGACTGCGTCTTCTTGATGACAAAGCCCTTCTTGCCTGACATACTGTTGAAGCCTCTTACGGCGACATACTTTACGAGATCTCCTGCATTAAGATTCAGTGGGCGCAACTGGATTTTTCTGCCCGGTGGCTTCACCATCCTATTAATCCCTTGTAATGTATAGTCCTAATCATTCCCGAAAAATCAATCTTGTAGAAGCCTTTTCCGTCATATTCAATGATCTTGCCCGGAGTTCCGCACACAGTCTCAAGCTCTAGAATATTAGTCCGGACAAGCATGCCAGGCATTAAGTGCGGAATATCCATTTAGACCTTGTTGAGTATCAGAGTGCATTCTGGCAACCACATAAACTCTTCATTAATCTTGAGCCAGTAGTAGTTGTTATTCTTGTTATAAGCCATGATCTCTGCAGATCTGATTACTTTCTTTCCGTAGCGTGCGGTGACAGTGTCTCCCGTCTTGAACTTAGGTTCGCGTGGCAAGGTATTCCTCCAAAACTATTATATCAATTTCCCTGTGATTTACACAAACCACGATGGGGTAGTTGCCCTGGGTTCCCACACTGCAAGGCGCTTCTTGTATTCGCGGTAGTAGTTCTTATATGACTCCACCACGCTATCGACCTTGCACTCATCAGGCATGCATGCTGGATGCTCAGTGCGACCGATATCAGGAATGTCAGGCACATTGTCGGTCAGCCAGTTGTGAAGCTGTTCTGACTTGTGGATCTTACCGTAGCGCCGGGTGTATTCAGCACACAGCTCCAGCCCAAGCTCACAGTGCCAGCGGTAGTTGTCTTTTGACTCTCTCGTCCAGGCTGAGCATGGGTGGTTGGCGTGTGACAGTTTCCAGGGTGGTTGCTTGTGCTTGGGCATGTTCTCCCACAACCAAGCTTGCGCATCACGCACCCTCTTGAAAGATTTAAGATCCTTGCCGTTCTTATGCAGGAATGAGAGCCAGTGAGCACCGCACAGCATTTGCCCACTTTCCAAGATCATCTTCACGACGTGCTTGTTGCAGTGGTATTTGGCTGCGATCTCAGGATCTCGATCAAGGACAAAGATGTTCAATGGCTACTTCTTTCTCCAGGCGCGGGTAGCGTTAGGATTCTCTTTAAAACTTTGGTCGGGATCAGCATCGCTGAGGAGAACAAAATTATCTTTTATGAAGCTTAGATAATCATCTCTAAGCAAAGCTGCAGACCTCAGGTCAGGCCCATCAAACTCAGGCGCATCTAAGACGTCATTCGCCAGGATGAAGTTCTCAACCAGACATGCTCCTGGATTCATCTGTGCGTGCAAGTTAGATATCAGAGCGACTGGATCTGGAGTATGCTCAATAACTTCAAACAAAAACGCGGCGTCGAGCGGCTTGTGAAAAGTAGGAAGAGAGTCAACTTGAGCTTCATGTGCCTGTATGGACACATTAGTCATGCCTCTCTTTTCCTTAATGTCATTCAGGCGCCACTGACCGAAAGTAAAATGTTCACAATCAACATCAACAATAGAGACATCTAGCTGTGAATCTGCGGGTACTGCTTGCAATAAAGTATTCATGTAAGGTGCAACTCCGGATCCGTACTCACAAACGTGACCGCCTAGAGGCACAGTTTGTGATAAAAGCGACATGTGCAGCTGGATCAGATCTTTGTGCCGGACACACTGCCTAAAAGTACTCCAAGATCCCTGGTCTTTATAAAACTGGAACACGTCTTCTATGGATTTTCTTTCCCGGCTTTCCCAGATATCCTCAAGTGTCATGTCAGAAACTGCTTGGCACGTTGAAGACCCAGGAAGACTAGGTTTGCGACCATTAGATCTAGTGCCGAGTTTTAGGGCTTGTTCAGGGGAAACACCATAGTACTCACATAAGTGGTAATACCAGGGCAGCAGCTTGATTTCAATTTGATTCACGTTATCTCTCTTCTCTAGTTTGAATGAAGGCCTCGACAACAGATTCGGCCATCACATTAGGTTTGGTTCCATAATAACCCGTGGAGATCACTCTGAACATATCTTCAGGTAAAATTTGCCCATTGCGGTCGCAGCAAGTACTGACTTCTACTTTATAGAATTGCTTCGTTCCCGGGATATGAGTAAGCTCTATAAGCTCACCCTTGCTTCGATCACCCAGCATATTTCGAACGTCGGAGTCGTAAACTTTCATCGCCATGAAGTGGTTGATACCTGACATTGCTGAGTGTTTTGCATGCATCGCTCTGCGTCGATTGCCTGCAATTAGAGTCTCTAAATAAGTACTATTCCACAGCATCACTGCGCTCATGGAGATAACCACGAGCATCATCAGAGTGATGGCGAGCGCCATTCCTCGCTTACGGAACGGTCCTGATGTTAAGGATAAAGTTTGCGCGGCCATCTCTTTCATTATTGCCTCCGCCTCCATCTGGATTAGGGATTACGGGAAAGTTCTCTTGTATCCACACGTTTGTTTTTGCGACACATCGTGACTTATTATATCCTGCTCGAATGCACATGTCTTCAACATGCTTAACAGTCTCACAGTAGCATCTCATCTGGTTGTTTCGCCACTGCTCGCGCGTGTATTGAAATACAACACCGTTGGGTACAGGAATGTTTGATCCAGGCATATACTTCGGGCACTTAATCTCTTTCTCCGGATGAAAGAAAGGAAGACCAGCGAGAAGAAGTATTACCTTGAACATTACTTTTTCGAACAGAAGCTAGGGCGAATATCAGGTTGCAGTGTGCAAAGATTCTTATCCAGCTTGTCCAGATCTAAGACTTTGATTGGAGTTGCAAAGATCATGCTTTCCAAAAGCTGGGGCACATATCCTCGGCCGATCGGTATAGCAACGAGGACGCCTGCCATCCTTCCCCGCTTATCAAAGAAGCAAGAGCCAGATGCTCCTGGCCAGCCATAGGTATGGATTACAATCTTTTCTCTCTGGTCCCAGATTTTTTGATATCCTACAACCTCGCCTCGAATGGTCAGTAAATCATGTCGACCGGGATAACCTGAGTATGTTAATTCTTCCCCTACAGGCGGGTAAGGGGTTCTAACGTTTAGTTTTGTAGGTGTCACCATGTCCATAGGCTTGGTGGCAAGCAGACCGATATCTTCACCCTTGTCAAAATAGACCGGGTGGGCTTTGATTTTCTTGCCTCCCCTGACGACCCACACCCAATTGGCGGAAGAATCATCAAATACATGGGCTGCAGTTACAACTAGATGGGCACCCTTGTAAGTCACATAGCACCCACTGCCGCGACCGGAGCCCGGGGTAAAAACCTTGACTGCACCTGCTCGCCCTCTGCGCTCAGCTCGATTAAGCCTCGCGGCAGGAACCACAGTTCCTTCATACTCAGAAGCCATTCTCTTTTCGAACGCTGATGGGGATGGAACTACGTCAGTAACCTCTGGTTGTTTAGCACAGCCAGTTGCAAACATTAGTATTAGTGCAACACAAGACAAAATACCTAAAATGGTAATCACTTCGATTTGATTAAGATTAATCTTCTTCAACATATCTCCAGTCGCATTATAAAGGTAGCTTTTAAAGATACACAAAGCTATCCGGATTGTATATGGAGGAGAGTGAGGGATTCGAACCCTCGGTAGATTGCTCTACAGCCGCGTTCCAGGCGACCACCATCGGCCTCTCGGTCAACTCTCCAAATGTTAGCTGGATAATACTTCGCTGATCTGCTCGGCGTTTAATGTCTCATGCTCCATTAGATCATCCACGAGCTTGTCCATTGCGATCTTGTTGTGCAGCAAGATGCCCTTGGCCTTATCCATGCATGCCTCAATAATGCTTCTGATTTCACGGTCAATTGAAGACGATACCTCTTCACTGATATCACCTCTCCTAGACATAGACATCTCTCTGCCCAAGAACACATTGTCATTTCCTGAGGAGTTGTAGATTGGTCCAAGCTCAGACATGCCAAACTCTTTAACCATGCCAGCTGCGATCGCTTTGGCTCTTTGCAGGTCATTCTTTACACCTGTAGTAGATCCTTTGTCACCGTAGTACATCTTCTCGGCCAGATATCCGCCCAGCAGCACCTTGATCCTGTCCTCATACTCTTCCTGAGTGGCGCAATACTTGTCCTCTTCGGGTAACTGCATCGTCAATCCCAAGGCACCTCCGTGTGGAATGATGGTCACCTTGTGCAAGGGATCTGACGTTTTGGTGTGGAAAGCTACGACAGTATGACCGGCTTCATGTCGGGCGGTCGCCAGCTTCTGCTCGTCGGACATCACCATCGACTTGCGAGGAGATCCCATCGTGACCTTGTCTCGAGCTAGCTCAAAATCTTGCGGCTCCACCTTTTCACGGCTTTCCCGGGCTGCAGCGAGTGCTGCCTCGTTGCACAGATTAGCTAAATCTGCTCCTGTCATTCCTGGTGTGGAACGAGCCACAACTTGAATATCCACCAACGGGGACAGAGGAATGTCCCTCAGATGTATTCTCAGGATCTCTGCGCGGCCTTTTATGTCAGGGCGTCCAACAGTTACACGACGATCGAAGCGACCGGGCCTGAGCAGGGCAGGATCCAGGACATCGGGTCGGTTAGATGCGGCTAGGACAATGATACCACTGTTCTCAGCGAAACCGTCCATCTCCACCAGGAGCTGATTGAGTGTCTGCTCACGTTCGTCGTGGCCTCCGCCCATACCTGCACCTCGTTGGCGGCCTACGGCATCGATCTCGTCGATGAAAACAATGGCGGGTGCGAAAGAGGAAGCGTCTTTAAATAGATCGCGTACGCGCGCGGCGCCAACACCTACAAACATCTCCACAAAGTCGGAACCTGAGATAGTGAGGAAGTGCACACCTGCTTCGCCAGCCAGTGCCTTCGCCAGCAGTGTCTTGCCTGTGCCTGGTGGGCCGACTAGAAGCATACCTTTTGGAAGCTTAGCACCGATCTTGTAGAACTTAGCAGGCTCTCTGAGATATTCAACTATCTCTTCCAGATCTTGCTTGGCTTCATCACAACCCGCAACGTCAGTGAAGCGCTTGTCATTCTCCCCTGGTGCCATCAGAGTATGTTTGCTCTTGTTGAAGTCCATAGCTCTTCCCTGCCCTTTCATCATGCCTCGCATGAAGAACCAAAACAGCAAGCCAAGGAAGAGGAAAGGTAAGATGGCAATAATTAACGACCAAAAGGCAGATGGTGGCTCTGCGGGCTTGATAACCAAGCGCAATCCTGGATGCTGTTTTTGAGCTAGCTCTAGAAGGCTTTCGGTGACAGGCCCAGTTGTCTTTATGACAAGCGGGTCGTCTTTCTGGTGCAGCTCCCACTTGTCTCCGCTAATGATAAGCTTTGCAGAGCCCTCCCTATCAGAAGGAAGCTCCTTGACATACTGGATCATTTCAGTATAGCTAACGTGTCTTGCTTGGTTGCGCGGAGCGCCAGGGAGCGCTATCAAAATAAAGATCAGCCCGAGCGCTAGCGCCCAGATCGCAAGAGTTTGTGGTGGTGTGTTACCGAGACGAAATCTTCTCATTTGACCTCACAGTTATTAATAACTATGTCTTAGACTACAGCATTATACTCAGCTGTCGTTCTATCGGATTATTTCAGTATTTTCTATCTCATAAATGGCGCGTGTTGTTTTAAGCACGCTGTCAGGAGTAACTGAGATAGAGTCTATCTCTTGCTCGACCAGGAACTGTGCCAGGTCCGGAAAGTCAGATGGTCCTTGACCACATATTCCAACCTTCACGCCGGATGCCTTGCCTTGACAGATCACCATTGACAGCATCGTCTTTACTGCTTGATCTCTCTCGTCGTACAAGTGCTGGACAAGCTCAGAATCTCTGTCAAGCCCTAGGGTAAGCTGCGTAAGATCATTGCTACCAATCGAGAATCCGTCCACATGCTTGGCAAACTCTGTCGCCATGATCACGTTGGAAGGTAGCTCTGCCATCAAGAACACACGAAGATCTTCTTTGCCTCGTTCCAAGCCGTACACTTTCATGACATCATAAACTTTATGAAGCTCCCCAACTGTCCTGCAGAAAGGGATCATCACTGTGACGTTCTTCAATCCCATCTTTTCTCTGACTCGACGGATCGCTTTGCACTCCAAGCCAAATGCTTCTCGGTATTCCGGGGAGTAGTAGCGTGACGCACCGCGCCAACCGAGCATTGGGTTCTCTTCCTCAGGTTCAAAGTGCTCACCACCTAGCAAGCCTCGATACTCATTGGATTTGAAATCGCTGAAGCGTACGATAACTTCATTGGGATAGAAGGCTGCTCCGATTTTGGCAATACCGTAGGAAAGGCGCTTCACGAAGAACGTTTCTTCATCGTCATAGCCTTGCGTCAGTGCTTCAATCTTCTCGGTCAGCTCAGGGTCATCCATGTCTCTGTGCTGCAGCAGCGCCAGTGGGTGGGCCTGAATGTAGTTGTTGATGATAAACTCTTCCCGAGCCAGGCCTACTCCAGCATTGGGAATGGAAGAGAACTTGAAAGCCTGGTCGGGCGAGCCAACGTTCATCATGATCGGTGTTCTTGTCTTGGGAAGATCCGCGAGATCTGTCTTTTCCACATCGTAAAGCACGATGCCGTCGTAGATGTTCGCCACATCACCTTCAGCGCAAGACACTGTCACAATTTGTCCGGTGTTTAAACGCTCGGTTCCCGGCTTTCCGTCCAAGCCTTTTGCACCCACGATGGCAGGAATGCCCATCTCTCGTGCCACAATAGCTGCGTGACAGGTTCGACCGCCCTTGTTGGTGATGATGCCTGAGGCTTTCTTCATGATGGGTTCCCAGTCAGGGTCGGTCATCTCAGTGACCAGCACATCCCCGTCCTCGAAGTCTTTCTCGTCCATCGTGCCATCGCGACCGTCCAGAGAATACATGACGCGCACCTTCCCAGAAGAAATCCCGTCACCAACTGCAACACCGTGCCCGACCAAGCGCGATTCTCGATTGTCATCATTGATCTTATATTCGACCAAGTGATCTTTTCGCTTTTGAGAGTGTATGGTTTCGGGGCGGGCCTGAACAATGTAAAGATTGCCGCTTAGTCCGTCCACTGCCCACTCCACATCCATCGGGCACCAGTGGCCCTTCATGCCTGTGTAGTAATCCTCGATCTTGCACACCCAGTCAGCCAACTGCAGAGCTGTCTCATCAGGAATGCAGAAGTTATCTCTTAGCTCAGGGTTGGTGTTGATGATCTTTGTCCTGTCACCAGGATTGTCTGAGTAGATCATCTTTTGATCCTTCTCGCCCATCTTCTTCTCGATGATGGAGGAGTGGCCTTTCTTGAGGGTAGGTTTGAAAACCAAGAACTCATCAGGTGACACAGCACCTTGCACTACCATCTCGCCCAATCCCCAGGAGCCGTTGATTAGGACAACATCTGGGAAACCTGACTCAGTGTCCAGTGAGAAAGCCACGCCTGAGGCGCCTAAGTCAGAGCGCACCATCTTCTGGATGCAGGCTGACAGAGCTACATCGAAGTGATCGTAACCAAAGTTGTCCCTATAAGATATCGCCCTGTCTGTGAAGAGCGAAGCAAAGCAGTTTCGCACCGCGGTGAGGACGCCTTTCCAGCCACGAACATTGAGAAACGTTTCCTGCTGGCCTGCGAAGGATGCATCGGGTAGATCTTCTGCTGTGGCTGATGAGCGCACTGCAACATCGGTGATCTCGTTGCCATAACGCTGCGACAGGTTATGATAGGCGGTCTTGATTTCCTCGCGGATGTGCTCAGGAAACTCACCTTCACGAATGATCTCACGGATCCGGGAGCCTGTCTTTCGAAGTTGGACAAGATCATTAACATCGCACTCACCGATCAGGCGACGTATCTCATCTTCCAGCCCGTTAGCAGTGATAAACTCTCGATAAGCATCAACAGTGACCGCGAAGCCGCCGGGAATGTTGACCCCTAACTGTGTTAGCTCCTGGATCATCTCTCCAAGTGATGCGGATTTTCCACCCACCTTGTCAATATCTTCGAGGCGGAGGCTACTAAGATCAGCTACGTATTTCATGTGATAAGCATTCCTGACATATATTTTTGGCTTTGCCGTGCTCACACTTATCTTTTCGTAGAACGAAGCAGTAGAGCCACCAGATGAGCGGCACGGCGATAGGGTGCAGGCACAGCAGCCAAGCTACTGGTATACCTGCAAAGAAAGCGGGATTAACATTGGCACCAAGCCACGCGAAGATCAAAGGGAAGATGACGTCCTCGATGATCTCCCACACAACGAAGATAATCAACAAGGGAAGCCCGTAACGCTTCCATAGGCGCTTAAGATTTGCTGAAGCCCAAAAGGCAATCTTGTGCTTTAGGTTGTGAAGGCTTAGTTTCATCCGCTAAACATTCCTAGTAAATCCCTTAGAGCCTAAGGGGGATCTTTAGAGATCTCTGCAGGGCTTGTCTCCAGCAACATACTGTGTAATTTTGCCGGAGTAATCTTTTCATATGTGACTGGAAAGACGCCTGCGATCATTAGCGCATGAGCTATCCACTGTGAGCAGTACCATTTTCGATCATGCTTTATAGAAAAAGGTGTAAACTGCGAGAGGAGCATGCCAACCCAATCATATTTCTGCCCCTTGGTCTTTTCGAAAAATCTCAGGATGTTAAAATACTGATCGTCTGCGAGATGAATATCTAGGGTTTCCCAGTCTGAGTCGATGATAATATGCTTCATTCTCACTTCTGAGTCATCTTCTGGGCTTATGCCGACTGCAAAGTGATCTTGAATAATGAGCTCAGCATGCAAATATGGACTCTGTGTCCACCATCGGATGAAGCGTGTTCTCCAATTCTCCGGTTCTGCTTTGTAAAAAGCAATCTGAACCTTCATTTACCTCTCACATCATGACTTCTTAGAAGACTTTTTCGTTGTGCGTTTTTTAGCTTTAGTCCCCGCGGCAGATTTCTTGGATCCTGGCTTCTTCTCTGCTGATTTCTTAGATGTGGCCTTTTTCGTAGAAGCTTTTGCTGGCGCTTTCTTTTTAGGCTTAACAGCTTTTTCAAGGTCAGGATTGACAGCAGAGGACATCAGAATAGCATCCTCGGGAGAAGTTACTTTCTTTTTGGCGCGGCTCTTCTTCTGAGCTGCAGGTTTTGCAGCTGGTTTCGTGGCTGCAGGCTTTTTCTTCTTGTCTTGTGGCAAGGGATCGGGATCTCTTGCGACTTCAGGTTTTCTTGGGGAGCGCTTTCCTGACACTTTCATTGACCTAGATGTGGTTGAGGGCATCTTCTTTTCTCCTGCTATGCTTTAATTAAAATTAACATATGGTTTCAGTAGACCGTCAAGCATCTTGACAAGCTGTGTGTATTCATGCGCAACATCAGACTGTTTTACCATAGCGCTTGTTGGGTGTCCGGCGCCGTCGAGACTATCGTGACACTCAATAATGTATTTTCTAATCTGTATTAGGTTCTTAATTTCCTGGTCGTTCATCTTAGTATTCCTATCTTAATTATGAATTTAGTTGAAATTTTCCAATAACCACGTATGATACCAGCTTAGCGCATGATCTTTAGGTGTAACGCTTTTCCAGTCATTCGTGCAAAATATTTTCCATGCATCGTTACCGTATTTTCCTATGCCGTAAAGCTCAATCGGCTCTTTCCAGTCAATAGAAATATACTCGCTAGACATCTTCTTAAGCGTTTTTGCCCGGCGTGAACTGAGGCCTATTGGCTTGAGCAGATTTTCAAGTTGCTTGATATCTGCACTAGATGCAGCAAAGGGTGTAGGATAGTCAGAGAAGAACTGCCAAAGCAAGGGCTCTGCTGTATTCCGCCTTGTAAGGTTGCAAAAGACGCAAGCAACCAGCACTTTCCAAGGGTCATCATAAAGATCCTCTTGAATAAGCTTGTAGGGCGATCGAGGTGGCTTCCAAGTATCCATGCACGATATTACATTAAATTTTAAAGTTGTTTATCTCTAATGAGGTTGTAAGCAAACATAACAGAAGGTTGCAGAAATCCCTTGATCCTGTCTGAATTTACTGCATCTAAGATGGGGATCCACCTGTAGCCAGTATGCTCAAGCACTCCGTTGTGGGGGTTTGGGCGTATCTCAGGTTCTTCTGTTGTTATCCCTACAAACATCTCACATGCATCATGGTGAAGGGACTGCCTACCAAAAGGAAAATCGATCTCTGAGATGTTTGCTTCTTCGTAGGCTTCGCGCAGGGCGGTCTCAAAAGGATCTTCACCCGGGTCGATAATCCCCTTGGTTAAATCATATTTGCCACTTTTTGTCTTAAGACAAAGAACATGATAATCTCCGTCCATATGCTTTAAGATCACGACTCCGGCTGCAGGTGAAAACTGACTACTCATTTACAAGATATCCTTACGCATATAAATAGAGGATCAAAAAGGAAACTTCTAAGATTGATTTTCAAAGTACCGAATTCTATTTCTAACTCGGACTACCTCTTGCTGTAGCATCGATCTTTTGTAATCTGGCAAACTGAAAAGGGCTAGGTATGCGCGCTTTATGAGATCTAGCCTGTAGAGCTCTCGCCTAAGCCCAAAGGGACCAAGTCGTCCTCGCTGGCATCATCCTCTGGTTCGGATTCAATAAATGATTCCATTTTCACAAAAAGCTCTTCGAGATGAGCGGCCTCAGAAGATATTGACGACGCCAACGCATCAAGCATTGCCAGGAAATCATTACATGCATTTGCATACCCAAGAGATTTGCCTCGAGAGAATGCATCGGATGCTCGAAGATTTGCCCATTTTTCAGATACCTGGATGGCAGTCTGATTTGAAGCACTGTCTGCATGGCTTTGTCCTGCCTGGACTACGTTCTCTCTCTGCTGAAGGGTGATGTCTTGAAGAGCTGTAAGGGCATCAATTCTCTGTCTTGTTGTCTGTAGTAGTTTTTTCACATGTACCTCACGTAAACATATCTGCTATGGATGCTGCAAATGCATCTGGTTTCGTAATGCATTTATACCCACATCCTTTCACCATGTTTACAAACTCTTTATAAAATTTGTTAGAAATATACTTGTCATCTGGGTTGATATCTAGATGCACTGTAATGTTTTCGTATCCCAGATCCCCGGCAAGCTGAGCGATCTCGATCGCTTTTAATACTTCGCGTTGAAGTTTTAGGTATATGCTAGATGAAGGCTTTTCGTTGAGGACAGTTCGAAAAGTTATTACACCATTTGGTCCTTTTCGAAGGCAGATAACTGAGACAAGGCGTGTGTAGTCAGAGTACTGGTGGGAATCACAGCCTACGTGCAGCTCATATCCCTTATTAAGAAATTTTGACAAATGAGATTTAATATCTCTTGGCGCGCCCTCTAAACATCGCCAATCACTCATCTAATTTATCGCTCCAGTCTTTCATGTCGTGCCACCTCATCGCATAATAGGCCATGCAAATAGGCCAGGCGAGTCGCATCCCTGTAAAAGGCAGAAAAATAATGTCAAGAATAAGGCAGGATCCCCAGAAAGAGATCATGATAGGATAAAATCTTAAGAACTTGTCTTTCATGTAAGTACATATCAGTACTCAGCAAGAACTTCTAAAAACTCCTCGGGGCCATCAACAGCGTGAAACTTACCGCACATCTTTGCAATCTCCCAGTCATTACCTATTGGAACGATATTGTCACCAAAGAAGACACAGTCCTCAGCCTTCTCATTGATGTTTTCAAAAGCATAGGCTTTTGACCACTCTACACGACTGATATCAATAGAGATCTGGCCGCCTTTTCGAAAAGACAGGCCATATGACTTAAACTCTTTCTCCAAGAACTTAATCGCCCTGTCTCGATCACCTGACTTCTTGTCCCACTTGACATAATCTTCTCTTTGCGCCTGGCTGCAGTTTCGACCAATCAGTGAGAAGTTAATCTGGCTGTCTCTCCACTCCACAAATGTTCCCGTCTTATACTTGGTGTGATTCTTTGATGCATACTTAAGCAGAACTGAGATTACGTGATTGAGATCTGCTTGGCTGTAGTGGTCTAACAGCGTCACCTTGTGAATGAGGTCGGGTTCAAGGTTTCCGTGCTCATCGTCAGGATCCAGAGAAGTCTGGAACACCGTAGTTCCGTTACAGCACATGACCTTCTCAAAGATTTCTATGACTTTGTCCCACCCAAACTGCTCCTCAACCTTAGAGAAATTAGAACCCGTCACAAGATAGAGCTTATATTTGCCCCTCATTTTTTTCAAGGCTTTTAAGACCTTTTGGGGGACACGTTGTCTACTGTGGGTAAGAGTCCCATCCATGTCGAATATCAAGGCTTTAGTCATCAGTATCCTCCACGATGCTGGCATCAACTGTAAGCATAAGGCCCGCAACTGACGCTGCATTCTCTAGGGCACATCGGGTCACCTTGACCGGGTCGATGATACCTGCTTCAATCATATCCCCGAACTCGTCGTTCGCGGCGTCATAACCTTCATTACCCACAAGATCTGCAACTTTGGCCATGACAATGACGGGCTCACCGCCTGCATTGCTAACGATCTGGGAGAGCGGCGCTTGGCATGCTCTTTTGATAATGCTTCTCCCGATAGCAGAACCGTCTATTTCCCCCGACTTCACCTGGAGCTGAGACGCTGCTCGGACAAGCGCTACTCCTCCCCCCGGGACGATTCCTTCTTCGATCGCGGCTCTCGTTGCATTAAGCGCATCATCAACCCGATCCTTGCGTTCTTTTACTTCCAGTTCGGTGGATCCACCTACACGAAGGACTGCTACTCCGCCGCCAAGCTTAGAGATACGCTGCTTGACGAAATCTCTTTCTTGTTCAGAAATAGAAGTGTCCTTTAGGCGCTTTCGAAGATCTTTGATTCTACCTTTTACCTCGCGAGCTTTTGCGGCTCCGCCTACTATGACTGTTCTCGTTCGACTAGCAATAACTTTCTTTGCCGACCCTAAGTGCTCAAGCTTAACATCAGCGAAATTTATTCCATTTGCATCAGATATCACAGTAGCTCCTGTAAGCGCAGCAATATCATCAATCATCTCAATTCTGCCGGCGCCGAAGCCTGGAGAAGTAATTGCACAAGCCTCAACAATCCCTTTCATTTTATTTACAACAAGACCCTGCAGGGCATCGCCCTCAACATCTTCTGCTATAAAAAGGATAGGTTTGCTTTGCTGGACTATTCCCTCGAGCACAGTTACGATATCAGACAGGGAAGTAAGCTTTCTAGTTGTGATAAAAACGTACGGGTTCTTCAGCTCTGCAGTCATCTTCTCACCGTTGGTCACGAAGTAGGGTGACACGTAGCCTCGGTCAACCTGCATGCCTTCGACGATCTCCACCGTGGTGTCAAAGCCTTTGGCTTCTTCAACAGTGACTACGCCGTCACGTCCAACTTGATCTAGCGCTCGTGAGATCATCTTTCCGATATCATCGGCACCATTAGCAGAGATAGTTCCAACTTGCGCGATCATATCGTTGTCAGACACGGGTGTTGACATATCCTTCAGATAGCCTGTAATCTCTTCCACAGCGGAATCAATACCAACCTTAATGTCTGTAGCTGGATAACCACTGGCCAGCATTCTGAGGCCTTCTGTGTATATTGCTTGTGACAATACTGTCGCTGTGGTCGTGCCATCTCCTGCCACGTCATTGGTGCGAGATGCTACTTCCTTTACCATCTGGGCCCCTAAGTTAAGGAACCTTTCCTTAAGATTGATAGCTCGAGCGACTGAGACGCCATCTTTTGTCACTGTCGGTGCACGGTCCAGATGTTCAATGACAACGTTCTTACCTTTCGGGCCAAGCGTTACCTTAACTGCATCGGCAAGAATATTTACGCCTTCAAGCAGCTTTTGCCTGGCGTCTTCGTCAAACAGGACGCTTTTATTCGTCTGGAAATGCATATTAATCTCTCAAAACTCGGCGTTGCAAGTTCTCAAGTAAGCTCTGGGGTATAGTGACGATACGCTTAGCCCCTGTTAGAACGTTAGTGGCGACGTAAAGATCGCCTTCTTTGGCGACAACTTCATTTTCATTCAAGACGCCGGACTGGCGCAACTGCTGCTGGTGATTATCAGGAAGGGTCATTTGCTGATCTCCATAGTTTTAACATACTGCTTACTTTCGGCAAAAGTATAAGTTCTCGAGGTTTGAGCCCATAGGTCACAGACAAAACCTGCCTATAAGTCTTGTAAAAAGAAGCCATATTAGTATCAAGAGCTTCAAAGTCGGCGACCTTTTTAAAGGAAGAGCTTTTCATAGTCACGATCTGGTATTCTGAGATAGATCCTGACCCTATGTGGGCTACGTTAATCATATGTGATATTATCTTAGACGTGTGGCTAAGTAAATGTCACTTTTGAACTTCCGGAACCCAGTGCGTTGTTCTTCCATCCTTAGTCTGCTCTTTAATTACCCCTCTTCCTTGAGGATCATTCTTTCGACCATACACGGCAAATTTTTGAGAGGCATCTCCTGCCTCTCCATAAAAATTTCTATATGACTGGATTGTTGCCCCTCCGCTATCAAAAGAACTAACTAGGACAGACCTAGTTGCAAGATTTAAATTCTTGAGGTCCATGTCAGTCAGCGAAGAGACGACGCGGTGAGGAGAAAGCTTGCACAAGTACAGGACTTCAGCTTTGACATAGTTTCCAATACCTGATACCACTGACTGGTCCATCAAAGCTTCTACTATGGTCTTTTTATCTTTTCTTCTTAGACTCTTAATAAACATTTCATCAGTGCATTCTTCTGCTAACAAGTCCGGACCAAGAGAGTTAAGCTTATCAATAATGGGCTGTTTTCCATGAACGAACTTAAGCGTCCCAAAATTTCTGGTATCATTAAAAAATACTGGGCCGTCATCAAGAACAAGCCTTACTCGCGAGTGCTTTTCGTGGTTTCTAGACCATCGACCGGACATTCCTAAAGTGTTCCAGATCGACCACTCGTTATCCAGTAGAAAAAAGATAAACTTACCGTGAACTCCGGCACCCTGAATTTTCAAAGGTGTCTCTTGTAGAATCTCATCAATCCCTACTATGGGTTTCTTGGTGTATCTGCCGCTTTCCACGACGATATCGATCAATCTTTTGTTTGAAACTTCTTCAGATAGCTGGAGCGCCATGCGCCTACACTCAGGACCTTCAGGCATTCGCCCTCCTAATCATCACCCTTATTTACTTCACGAAAGTTGCCGCCTTTTCTTTTGGGGGCACCAGACTTGGTTCGCAGAGTGCCTTCGGCAGCTATCTGCTTCTCAATCTTCTCTTTGTAGTCGCATCCAGGGCAAGTCTTTTTATCAGGATCGGGGCGAGAATTGTTGTATCCGCACCCTTTCTTGCACTGGTAAGTTTTAACGGTTTGAAGTGTGTCCCCGATTTTTATCTCTCGGGTGGAGGCTTTAAAAAGTTTTTTAAGATTATTCATAGGCAGCTATTATGTATCACAATCTTTGTCAAATGTTCAATTATACAGCAGAAAACGTCTGGACGAAGGTATTCCAAGGCTTCTCTTTAGACGCAAAGCTAAACTCCCAAGTCTGAAACTGCTCTTGGATTAAGCCTGGATGTAAGCCCGGTTCAACAACGTGAATGCCGGCAATCTCATCTTCTGTCAAGGGATCGATTCGGATCAAGCTGAGATTGAGTTCGAAGTGTGCTTTCCACTCAGGATCCTCCATCTTCTTAGCAAAGAGCTCCGGATCACGCATGATCTTCTCAGCAGTCTTGTCACCGTGGCGAGGAATCCCGGGCACATTGTCTGTGGCATCACCACGAATAGCCTTCCACTCCAGATAGTTGTAGTCAGGAGGGATGACGAAGTCTTTTTTAATCGGATGGTAAAGCTTGATCTGCGGGTTCTCATCCGTTAGCAGCTGAATGAAATCAGAATCACCTGAGGCGATGATGACGTCATCTTCCTTGTGCAACCTTGCGTAGTGAGCAATGATGTCGTCTGCTTCAAAATCAGGATGGCGGACAATGCTGAACGGGAACGCTTTGTAAAGGAGCTCCACGCATTCGTCTTTCTGCCTAAAGAAGTCCTGCATCGCCTGCCACTTAGGATCTGTCTCGTCGATCTTTCGATTGGCCTTGTAGTTGGCGTCGGTTGCGATCCGCTTCTTGGGACTTCCCTCCAGGACAAAGTAGACCTTGTCAGGGTTCATCTTCTCCACAAGGGGCCGAAGAGACCTAAAGAACATGAACGTTACTGAGTGGTCGCCTCGATGGTAGCCGGCTCGGGCACGATGGATAAGATTGTGGCCGTCAAGAATGAGTACACGCATTGATTATCTCCGCAGAGATTATATCATACGAGATCGTGATTTACACTATTTCTTGGGGTTAGCTTTGTGCTTTCTCAGCTCGGAAACACCCTTGATCTTCTTGATCGAAGCTGTCATATCTTCTTCAAACTTCTCACGTCCGCCATACCCTTCCGGGACGATGAATCCAATCTCAATCGGTACGAATGAGCGATTACCAGACTTCGTAATTGTGTCACGCTGGTACACAGTAGCGACACCTCGCAGGATTCGAATGTTTGTGAGAACGTTATTAAGAAGCACTCCCTTTGGGTAAACAAGGATGTAGTGCGCTTCAGATGGGCGTATCAGGTCTGATCGACCGAAAGCCTGTTCATTTATGATGCGTGTGCTTGCCATGTTACTAATTATTCTCTACGGGTTGAATTTGCACTTTATCATCCACTACATCAATCTTAAAGCTTGACACGTCATGATTATGAACGATGGCAGAGGCGATATCTGTCTCAACGTGCTTCTTGACAAAGGACTTCATTCCTCGAGCACCTTGGGATGGGTCATACTGCTGGCTGTTCAAATATTGTATTAGCTGGTCTGTCCACTCAATCTTTATCTTCTTCTTAGACAGCCTATCTCTAACTTCTTCTAAGCAGGTGATCGCGATCTTTCCTAGAAGATCTTTGGATAGTGGATTGAACACAACGATCTCATCGATTCTGTTCAAGATCTCAGGTCTATACTTGGCTCGAAGCAAAGTGATGACTTGCTCACGAACGGCATTAGACACCTCGCCTGTCGAGGATAATGCTTCGAGCAAAAGATGCGATCCGATATTGGATGTCATGATGATAATGGTATTCTTAAAGTTTACTACTCGACCTTGTCCGTCCGTAAGCCTTCCGTCATCTAAGACCTGAAGCAAAACATCAAACACTTCTGGGTGTGCCTTCTCGATCTCATCAAGTAGTACAATAGAATACGGTCGTCTTCTAACTGCTTCAGTCAGCTGGCCGCCTTGTTCAAAACCGACGTACCCTGGAGGAGCGCCTACCAAGCGAGACACAGAATGCTTTTCACCGTATTCTGACATGTCAATTCTAATCATGTGCTCGTAGTCATCGAACATCAGTTTCGCTAAACATTTAGCAAGCCATGTCTTTCCTACACCTGATGGGCCCAAGAACAGAAAAGATCCGATCGGTCTTGACTCATCTGAGAGGCCTGCACGAGAACGAATGATCGCATCTGATACGCCTTTCACAGCATCGGGCTGACCGTAAACTTGTGCCTCGATATCCTCCCTTAGCGTTGCGAGCTTCTCTCGATCAGACTTAGATAAGTTCTCAGCTGGAATACCGATCCAATCTGAGATCACTTGAGCTATCTCGAGTGGGCTTATCTCCTCTTTTACCATTAGTTCACCTGACTGGCGGAGTTGGTGGAAAGCTTGCTGGGCATCTCTAAGATCTTCTTCTACTTTGGGTAGATCCTCCACTTTCATGCGGAAATAGTCATCTCTATCAGCGCCGCCGGCTTGAGCATCTGCCAACCTGGATTCTACTTTTAGTTTTGCCGCCTTAGCCTTTCGATATCGATCAATCACACCTTTTTCCGTGTCAAATTTTCGCTGGAGTGTACTAAGTTTTTCCTGGGCGTTGGCACGCTCTTTCTCAAGCTCATTAATCTCTTCCTTAGCATCATCATCTGATTCTTTTCGAAGAGAGTCAAGTTCAATGTCGATCATTAAGAGCTTCTGTGAAAGGTCAGACATTACAGCAGGCGTCATCTCGTTCTCTGCTCTTACTCTTGCTGCAGCTTCGTCAATAAGGTCAATAGCTTTGTCAGGAAGATTTCGAAAAGTTATATAGCGATCAGATAGCTCAGATGCCGTAATAAGCGATGCATCCTTTATGTGCAAACCGTGAAAGGCTTCGTATGTATCTCTGAGGCCTCGCAAGATTCCGACAGTCTCACGAACACTTGGCGGCTCTACAAAGACAGACTGGAGTCTTCGCTCCAAAGCCTTATCTTTTTCAATAAAGTTTCTGTACTCATCAAGGGTAGTGGCACCAATAATCCTAATCTTGTTTCTGCTAAGAGCAGGTTTAAAAAGGTCTGAGAGGCTTGTCTCGCTCCCAGTGCTACCAATGCTGTGGATCTCATCGATAAACAGGACGATGTTCTTGGGAAGGCTGGAGATCACGTCCATGAGCTCAGTTACCCTCTCCTCTAAATCCCCTCTGTGCTTAGCACCTCCGACAAGGGATGATATCCTTAGCTCATAAAGCTCAGAGTCCTGTAGGAAATCAGGGACGTCACCTCTGTGTATCCGCTGTGCCAATCCTTCAACTACTGCAGTCTTGCCAACTCCAGACTCACCGATAATGATTGGATTGTTCTTGGATTTTCTACATAAGATCTGGATGATTCTTCGAGTCTCAAACTCTCTACCGATTACGGGAGAGAATTCTCCCAATGAAGCAGCCTTAACCATGTTGGTGCAGTATTTTTCAAGGACCTTAGAGTCTAGCCTCTCTTTTCGAGTCTTGACCTTCTTGTTGCCCCTGATCTTCTTGAAAGAAGATACTGCTTTCTCCATCGACATCCCGTTAGAAGTGAGAAGATGGGTACCCTTGTTGTCTGTTCCCTCTGTGTAAAACTGCTTGAAGACAGTAAGCGTATCAACATAAGCATCCCCGGTGTCGTTAGCTGACTTCTTGGCGCGCTCTAAAAGCGCCGCAAGTCTCGGGTGAACAGTAATAACGCCCGCTTCAGACGAATGAACATCTGGCGCATCAGGGAGCGTAGACAAATATTCCTTAGTCTCCCTAAGAACCTTTTCCTTGTCTATCTTGTGGCTGATCATCATTGCAGACACAGGGCTATCTGCGTGCTCTATGACACCTTCAAGTATGAACTCAGGCACTGGAGCTTTATTTAAGCTTTTTGCCTTCTGGATCGACGACATGATAATGTCGCCGGCGACGTCGGTAAATTCATCAAGCTGCATGTAAATCCCCTCTAGAGACTACATATCTTGTAAATTCACTCTGACGCGTGTTCCGTCATCTAAAACGAAACTTTTTAGATCCTCGTCAGTGGGTACATTGACGACAGTCTCTTTAGAGGGCGACTTCGGCTTAGACTGTCTCGACGCAGATGTCAAAGCTTCGCCTTTGCGACGTGATTGATCACAGATCTTTTCGATAGCATTAGTAGCATTAATGATGAGCGAATTACGCACGTCGTCAATGTCCTCATAGACATCACCCTGGATATCGGCAAGGTTATACGTCTTGTTCGTCTTGTCTCTCTTGACTAGATAAGTAACATCCTGACCTGCAAGAGTCTTTCTAACTACCTCTTCCGAAATAACAAACGGAAGAACTTGCATTTTTTGGGACGAAACAACGTAAACAACTTGACCGACATCATAAGACGGCATATTACAAATTCCTTAGGGCCGCCTGGAGCTCATCAGTGCACACGAGCACTTCATTGTTGGGTGGTTGCTGCTGCTGGTACGCAGACAGGTCGAGCTTCTCTAGCTCTTGACGCAACTTGGTTTCCTCGCGGTAACCGCCGTAGGTGTCATAAATCTTCAATAGCCGCTTAACAGCACTCGGGTGTAGTCTCATTTTGGACCTCCGAGCTTATTCTAACATGATAGAATCAGATGTTTACTTATTGCTTTGCCCAGGTATTGCCGTCTTCGTCAGTGAACTCTACAGCATCAACTTCTTCAAGCTCTTGCATCACGTAACGCTTTTCACCGATCTGCATCTGAAGGGTGCCGTCTTCCATCTCGTAAAGATTAGCTTCCTCTTCTTCGTCAATGTCCTGGTCGGTTTGAGGATCCAGAGTGGCATCTGTAGGTGCAGAATTTTTCAGCTCAGCTCGGTTGAAGCCCTGAGTTCCCATCACGTCTTCTTCAAGCTCATCCTCTTCCATGTGATCACCGTGGTGTCCTTCTGAGAGAATCTGGAGGCCTGCAAGCTTCTGCAGTCTCATGAGGTTGGCGTCGTTTTCGCTAAGGCTTTCGTTTTGCTTATTCTTCTGTTGCTCTCGGCGCTTGGCTTCTGCCTCTGCTGCCTCAAGAGACTTTCTCATGCGCTCAAGATCTTCTTTGGAAGGAGCCTTACGATCTTCTTCTTCTGTGAGATCGTATTCCTCGTCCTCGTCTTCATCATCATCGTATTGTGGGTCGTCTGCAAGATCAGCGTCGGAAACTGTGTCTTCGTCTTCAAAGACGTGCATTGCTCCGCCCGTGATGCCGTAGCCTTCTTCTTCGTGCATTTCTTCGCGGTGGTGCTCAGCTCTCTCGATCTCATCTTTGTCATCGTGCATATCATCAACTAGAGCAGCGATGTGATCATGATCAGCTTGAATATTTGCTCTAAGATGTTCGAGCTCACGTGCGATACTGTCTTCTTGGAGGTTGATCGCGCCTTCGGAGACCATCTTTTGGATTGTACGGCGGACCGCCTTGCGGACGTCTTCTTCGTCTGAACTTGTCTGGCGAGCTTCGATAGACTCATTAAGCTGCTGTGCTTGTTCCTGAACGATTGCGTGGCGGTCCTCGGGGTTACCGACGCCGGCTAAGAGTGCTAAACGCTTGGCGTTAAAATCCATGATTGATCTCCTTGCATAAATGTCTATGCGTAGTTTAAATATCACTCAGCAATAGAATGTGACACTTTTTCAAGCAAGAATGAGTACTTCCCGGGCTGTGACAACCAGTAGGTTTTTCTATCGAGTAATCCTCTTACTTTTTTTGAATGGCGCGATCGCTCACGCTCTTGCCTCTCGAATAGCTTTTCAAACTGGGCACTTGCAGACTTCAGATCGCGATCTGACAGGCTTTTTCCTGAGATGTGTTTTTTTGTAGAGATCTTCTGGGTGATCTCATTCTTGAGGAAGTTTACTCGGTGCATGTTCGATCTATGGCGTTCTGTCTCTTCTTCAAAAAGAATAGCCAGCTTATCAAGCTCTAGATCATTCTTCTTTTGAACACCGCCCCAGAGAATCTCAGCCTTCTCCATTCCTGCGTGCTTCTTCATAGCGACCTTGCCCCGGGAACCGTTAGACAGCGTTCTAAAATCATCTACTGTCAAACCCTGGAAGTAAAGCACTGCGAAGCTTTCAAAGTCAGGTGACGCAATGAAATAAACATAATCCAAGCTACCCTTCTGCTTGAGGGTTTCGTAATCAGATTGAAGGCTGATTGCACCTGATTTGTTTATAGTGGTCAATTTACACTCGATCTCACGGTCATGGTCAGCAATGTAGATATCAGCTTTTCCTGGGGCGCCATCAGCTATGACATTCTCATAGCGCTTGCTAAGAGCTCGAGCGAGGAACTCCTCTTGCACCTGTGACATAAGAATATTGCGCCGACCTAGATTATCCTCGATATTCATCCCGCTGCTCTGAAAAACTTGCTTGAGCTCCTGATAGAAGCCTTGCATATCGACAAGCGTGGATCGAACATCTTCTCGTGTGATGTATGCCATTTAATCTTCCAGCGTATTTCTGACGTTTTGGGAGATCTGCTGGCCGGCGGTGACTGCTTCAGCCATAGTCTGCAAGCCAAGTGAGACCCGGACCTCATCGAACAGTTCAGGGCGAAGAGCTTCTTTCAGCACTGCCATGTTCGCATACTGGTGAAGATCCCACTCAAAAACAGGTAGATCTTCCCCTTCAGGTCCAGGCTCTACGTCCTCAGTTTGACGACTTTCAAACATGAACAAAAGCTTGGGCATCTCCTCGTCTTGCGGGACTTGGATGAAAGGCAGATTTGAAGAGCCATCTCCGGAGCTCTCCTCGTACATGATCTCTGGGATCCAGTTCTTTTTCTCTTCGGCCATTAGGGCACCTCCTAGTATGTCTATAATACAACATTACTAGAAAGTTTACACCTATAAAGGTATTTTTTACTTTTCGCTATCTGTGATGAGATCTGTCTCTGCGGCTTTGCGAAGAGCATTTCTCTTTTCCAGGGCTTTGGTGGCTCTCTTCAGGCTTGTTCTGACATGATCTACGGCTCGCGATAGAACATATCGCTCTCTCTCACGCATGCCTCTACGCTTTCTCATGTTTACAAGCTCTTCAAGATCTTTCTCAAGCTCCGCGATGTACTCCTCAGACACATAGTCAACACGAGATCCCTCTCGAGTTTTCATCATTCTTGCCTCTGAGAGCGTCTGGAGCTCCTGGCGAATGATCTGTCTGAGTAGCTTCTCGTTCACTTAGATAGCCTCAACCTTTTCTAAGGTTCCCTCATCCATTGCAATCTTAAATGACGACCTAATGAAATCCTTTATATCGAGCGGGCTAATCCTTTCCTTTTGGATGCCTTTCCATTCTGACACCTTTGTTATAAACTCCGGCGTATGTTGCACTTCTAAAACACTTCCATTTCCCAACGTAATAGTTGTGGTCTTCATCTTATCTCCGTACTTGGATTGGTGGGGTTAAATCTTCTGCTGGCTTTTCAGCAGTTTTTTCTTCGACTTCGACTTCGTCTTCAGTTTCAACTTCTTCGGTGCTCGAATCAGCACCAGGCTCGCTCATCTTGACTTCATCGCCAGGATCTTCTGCATCCTCTGCAGGAACTCCCTTGACAATAACATCAGTGAGCCCTTCTAAGAATTCTGAGAGTGCCATTCTCTCTGGGTTGCTCAGGCGATTAAAATAGTCCTGGAGATTGCTCCGAACTTCTGGGTCTTTAAGAGATCGCCCGCTTCGAATGTGATTGATATTGTACAGGATGTTTCCAAGGGTGACTTCTCCCCCAGATTCTGGCTTCTTAGGAGCACGATCTTCTGCGGATGGACGCTGCATTGGATCTTTTTCATCTACACTTACGTCGACTTCTACTTCCTCCGATTCTTCATCTTCAACATCAACGTCTACTTCATCTTCTTCAGCAGGTTCTTCCTCAACTTCTTCTTCCTCAACTTCTTCTTCCTCAACTTCTTCTTCGGCTTCTTCTTGCTCTCGAAGATGCGGAATAGAATTTTCGCTTAAGTTTTCAAGCTCTTCCTGGGCCTGGTCCATGCTCTCACTTACAAGGCGCTTCAGGAACTTCTCAAGCTGAGATCCTGTTGTTATCTTCTTACTCATTTTTTTCTCCAGACCGTCTTGTTACCGGGATTTTCTCGGTAAAGCCTGTTGTATTTCTGCTGCGGTGTTTCACCTTGATCGGCTACGCTTTTGTGGCGCGCTATATTCTTCTGCTCTCTCTTGAGCTGGTCATCAATAAACTTATCAAACGGTCCCGGAGGAGTGGCCTGCGTATTTTTTTCAGCGGGCTTTGGATTTGATTTCTCGTTAGCCATTTATTATTCCTGCCTGGTTCTTCGAAAAAGATAGTGTCACCTTGTAGTTAGATGACCCAATTCTAATTATATCCCAGCTGATCTCATATCTCGAAAGATCCCGGGTTATTTCATTTTTTCCGCAGCGCAAATTAATACCCGATGCATTTGCGTCAAGTATTGCCGGCAACATATCAGCGCTGCAATTAAAAATCATAGTGACGCCGGTTGGCCCTTCATCATAAGAATGAAGCTCATATTCCTGGCCTCCTGCCATTAACGCAAAAGAACCTGCTGTAGATCTTCCTTCTAGTAAATCGGGTGTCAAAGTTCCCTGGAGGCTTTCGGAAGCGAAAAACCTCTCTTCGTTCTGATTAATCACCGTAATACTCCAGGTCCTGGTAGATAAGATCAGCCATCTTGGCGTACTCATAATCTAGCTCTGTAAGGCAGTTCAAGTCCTTGGTATAGACTTCAATCATTACATCGCCATGATTGATTCTAATGTCACCAGCGTGATTTGTTTTTCCCTGATATTCTAAAAGCTCATTTATAAATTCCTGCATTTTTTTGCTACTTAGGAAGCTATATGATCGTGCAAGACGCTTTGGTGACTCCAAAACTTCCCATCTTGATCTAAAATTTTCTCTAGGAAGGACAGGCATTGGCATCTCAGAAAGAAGCCTCGAAGTATACTGCTGCTTTTCAGCAGCACCCTGCCTAAGTTCACTACTAAGCTCCTTTAAGAAGCGCTTATTCATGCAATGCCCTTCACAAGAAGGAGGGCTTTGTCTAGGTCGGGATTTACCGGAGCAGATTGCAAGATAGCATCTGCAGGTGTCATGGATTCAGATATCTCAGATGCTGCTCGTCGGCGGAAAGTTCTGCCGCCTGCTGAGCGTTTAATTGTCGCGGCAGGACTAGCGTCCGGCTGGGGTTCTAGGGCTGGTACTTCCTCTTCAGCTTCTTTGGACCGCCAGGGTTCAATCTTCCAGCCCTTGCCTAAGTGGCCTGCAACTGTCTTCTTGTTCTTTGGATCGTTAAGAAGCTGTTCAAGATTATCGTAGGCTTCTTTTTCGCCCCTCCGAATAAGGCCAGATACTGCTTTCTCTAGAGCATCGTTTCCAACTTTTTTGTTGAAGTGAAACTTTGAAGATTTTGCTCCAGGGAAATCAATATCATTAGCCAAGTAAAGAGTTACAAGATGTTTGTACTGGTCGACTAGGTCGCTCCCAGCGGATTTTTCACGAAGCTGGTCCAAGACTTTTTCGACACCGCCTGCTGTGGGGTTCGACATTATTCTCGCCACATCAGTGTGCTTTATCAGGAAGCTTCTAATTTTCTTAGCATCCTCTGGGGGAGAGATTATAAATTCAACAAACTTCTCATCAAATACATCGGGACCAATAGCTAAGCCCAGCATAAATTTCATGAATGCAGAATCTTGAAGGTTTCTAAACACACTAGACTTCATTGGCTCACCACCGCCGAGAAAAACATCTGCATAGCGTGACTTAAGCTCGTCAGACATTTCACTAAACTTTGCTGATCCTGCCTGCATTGACTGGGTGAACGCATCAGTTGACTCAAGCTCTTCTTGAACTCTCTCAAGCTCGTCAAAATCAAGAACTGTATCTAGATCGTCACCTTTCGCGAGTGCTGCATCTATAGCACTTGCCTTGCTGGCAAACATTTCTTTTGCGATCTCGATTCTCTTAGCTAGGCTTTTATCTACTAGCATCTGAGAAACTACACCCTGTTCTTTATCAATAACAGCCTGAGCTTTTTCTGCAGCCTCCTGATCTTTTCGCATCTTTTCAGCTTGCGCTGAGGACATTTGGCTTCCGATCATTTTTTCAAGATCAGAATCGGGTTGTTCGTCATCAGTGCCGAATCCGGCCGCTGTTACATCTCCCTTTGGAGCATCTACAACTCTTCGAGGGCCCGGGGATGCGGGAGAAACTTCTATTTCTTCTTCTTCGAACTCTTCATCTTCTTCGGCGAATTCTATGTTCGCAAAAGGATCTGTGGGATCGGAAACTCCTTTAACTAAAGAGCTATCCATGCTTACTCGGCCGGGCTCATAAGGTGCTTCAGAAATAAAGTATACTAATCTTTCCAGGCTTGTGCTTTCGCTTAAGTCAAGGATATCAGCGGGTTCCTCAGTAGAAATAGGATCACCAGGCTCGAAGCTACCGGGTATGACAACTTCTACTCCCGGGCTGATCTCAGACCTTTGCCTCAGAACGCTGTGCAGGTTATCCAGGGATTTTCGAACTATTTTATAAGCAGTTCCGATTGCAGAGTCAGGAACATCATCTAGAAGTTTTCCAACTGCAACTTTTAACTCAGGCATTCCATCGGGAACGTAGGAAGGATCTGCAGTGGGTGGTCCAAGCTCATTATCAACAACTTGGGGATCTGCCTCTAAAGGAGTATCCGGTTTATCCATCGGTATTTCAGATACTGCAGGTGGATTTGTCTCCTCTGCGGGAGCATCGTCTCCTGCTTCTTCTAGAAGCATGTTCCTTACAAATTCTCGCAAGGCAGTTTCAGTGATCTTAACGGCCATTATCTACTCCGGTAACAGTGAGTCGAAATAAATATGGTCTTGCACTGCTATTTTATCTGGTTTAAAGTCCAAGCAGATGCCATAGTGACTGCAATTCCTGCTACAGTACCTGCAACGAAATACCAGCCAGGGCGCTGTGACTTATCAAGTTGAGTTACAAGAAAGTTAATCTGCTTCTTCCGCATATCCTCTTTTAACTCGTGAATATTCTTTATTGTGAGGATCTCAACATCGCGCTTACCAAGCTCTCCGGTGCATATAGCATCGGATTTTTTCTTTTGCTCATCTACCCGAAGATCACACTGCTTCTTAGCATTTTCTATATCAACTACAATCTTAGCCATCGCTGCTGCTTTTACATGCACGCCGTCACACGGCGCTGTTTGCCCTTGATTAAGCGGGGTCAGATCAGCACACTCAGCATAAGATAGCTGCGGTGCAACAATCAGTGCTGCAGCTAAGAGAAATCTCACTTCAAGCCGCCTAAAGCTAATACTGTCACGAGTCCCGGAAGATCATCACGAACATAAATGCCTGAGAAAAGCGTATTGGTTCTTCCGCCCACGTAGGCAGTTGATGCTTCAAGGTGACCGCTGATACTTACATCGTTAGCATGATCTTCAGTGATTACTTGCAGAAGAACACCTGTCTCAGCATGCCCCTTTGGCGTCGGGCAAGGAGAATTATTTAGGCAAGTCTGGTAGAGCTGCACACCTAAGTTAGGTCCTGGTGCACAAATCGAAGAACCTACAACCATACGGCCGGGTGAGCTTAAAAATCTCTCAAGATCCTTGCCGTCAAACACTTGAACGGGTGAGGGTTCGTCAGCAAGACGAAGAAGCTGCCAAAACATCTTGGCAAAAGCTTTATTTGCTGCCGGGTAAAGACCTAGAACACCAACGCGGCCGCGGAAAGCATTGAGCTGTTTCTCATTGTCAAGAACAACGTAGGGATCTTTTTGAACATCCTTCAGAAGGGATGCTGCATTTTTCTTGATGGTAGAATTAAGCTTCTCTTGTGCAGTAGGCTGGGAGATAACGTAGACAACTTTACCAGTTGCCTCATTGGTTTCTAGGAATCTCTTGAAAACGGGGTCCAGAGTGTAAGCAGATGATCCTGTACCACCACCTCCGCCTGCACAGACGAAGAGCCAATCAACTTTACCTAACTTCGTACGAAGAGCGTCTTCTACAAAGGCGCTGTTCTCAGACAGAACTTGTCGACCGAGCTCAATGTTCTTTGCCAGACCATCAGCACCAGGGAGAGCAACAAGGTGGTCCTCATTAATACCTGTCTGGAAATCCTTAGTTGTTGTGTTCAGCAGGATTGTCTTGGTAAAGCCTAGATCTAAGAAAGCCTTGGCAATCTTGCATCCTCCGCCGCCGACGCCAATGAAGGCAATGTTAATGGCTGACTCTGCAGCATTCTCAGCAAGAGTCTCAAGATTAGCTTGAGGCTCAGCATAATCATCAATAAAATCAAATTCGCTCATGATATCTCCATATCAATCTATTCTACATCGTTACTAGCTACGGATAAACCTGTCAATTCACTGAGTCGCCTTGCTAGCTCACTCGGATCACCGTCGGTTTCCCGTACTATTCTTTTTACTTCTTCTTTTTTGTCTTGTTCAAGTTCTTGATTCTTTTCCCTGAACTGCTCTTCTATCTCTGCGAGGCGCTTTTGTGTTTCCTCGTCGATTCTCTTTTCTTTTTCAGATTGAGATGAAAGTTCATCTTCAATCTTTTCTTCTAGCTCTTCTTCGTCCTTGCGTATCTTCATGAGTGCCCTGAAACCCTCGGAGACAGGACCTTCCCTTAGCGCAAAAAATGCGGCGAGGAATCCTACAATGAGACCGACAACCAACTTCCAGGACTTTTTGATCCACGCCCATGCCTTAGAGAGAAAAATCACTAGGATTTACCTTTCCACTGGAGGAAGGAGTCGATGACCGCCTGCGTTCCAATATAAATCATTGAGATGTAAACCCACTGTTCACCGGTGATTTTGCCATACATTAGCAAGGAAGTAGAAGAAAGCCACACAAGAAACTTTCGTGAGATGAATTTTTTAAGCTTTGAGTCTAGAAGTGATTGTACCATTTTTCGCCCTAGTGGATGATGTCATCATCGTCGTTCGCCGTAGTGATCGTGTATTTAGTATTTATAAGCCTATCAATGACTTTTTGATGTTCAAGTACTTTTTTTAAAACATCTGCAAGCATCGCCTGCTCTTTCATTAGAGAAATAGCGTTGTTGGTTAGTTGAGTGCAAAGCAGCTTTAGGTCTCTCACTTCAGCTTCAAGATCTTTTATCTTCCTAGCGTTTCTAAACATCATCCCTCATAACTTTGATTATCTTCTATTGCATCAAAAAGAGATTCAACGTCTGTCTCAGAAAGCTTTTCAATCTCCCGATTTCTCTTTCTTTTCTCAATTGTCTCTAGGACCCGATGGGCAAAACCGTCTCCAGACACAACCCTTTGAGCAAAATCCTCAAAGACTTCCTGCATAGACAGCTTCTTTTTCATGAGTTCAACTCTGAATGCTGCATGAGTCTCGGTATAAAGCTTTACATGGATAGACTTGCGTCGATCAAAGTCCTTGTACTTAGCCACTCAGCCTCCGGCGCCGCCTCCTGGGCCTGCTCCAACTGCTGGAGGTGCGGGTAAATCAGAAGCAACAAGCTTTTCAACTTCTTCTTCCGGCACGGCCAGCTGAAACTTGTCCATTAGAGCAGTCTCAAATTCTTTTGCGACATTCTCATCGTAATTTGTCTGAAGATAATGTATAGCGCGATTGATGATCGCGTCTTTTAGATCTAAAACCTTCTCAGGGATCTCTGCGAGGCGTGCCACTTTAGTTGCAAAAGTAATGACGTCAAGCTTAGGCATTTTTTCCTCAACCTCTACTTCTTCATCTTCCTCTTCAGCTTCAGCTTCTTCTCCACCCTCATCGTCGCCTTCTTCTTCGCCCTCTTCTTCGACGTCGACTTCAACATCAACTTCTTCTTGTTCTAAAATAAACCGAAGAGAAGTAGTAGTCAAAACTTCTTCAAGAACCTCTTCTTCGTCAGGAAGAGAAAGCTTTTCATATTGCAGCAAAAGCTCATCAATCTGGACATCTACTGAATCTGGGGCAGGCACATCAGGTTCATCACCTGTAGGCACTTCTTGAGTTTCTTGTTCTGATATTATTGCAGCAAATTCCTCTGCAATCAATTTTCTTAGATCTTTGTCGTTCATCTTAACCTCTCATAACCTGGGCGATCTTATCAGTTCGCCCAAACCTCTGCTCAATCACGTTCCAGTTTAATTCCTTCATCATGTTGACTGTATATGCAGATACATCCTTTAAGTAGTCCTTGTAGTAAGCATGCTGCCAGACATCCAGAACAATTACGGGAATGACACCAACGGGCATGTTAAGAGAATGAAGATCAACAACATAGTTCATGTAAGTGTGAGTAAAAACATTAAATCCAGTGATAACCCAGCCGCAGCGAGATGACTTTGCGCAAGCAAGAAAATCCATTTGCCATGCGTCAAAAGAACCGAAGTCTCTTTCAAGGCGCATGAAAGAAAGCGTATCCATTGTAATTTCGCTCTGCAAATCACCGATGTTAGCAAAGTAAAGCTCGTGCAAATACGTGGCATTTAAATTGTAGACTTCATCTATTTTCAAGCTTCTAAACGCTGAGTGATTTGATGAAGCATTAGATCTGTCTGCACCATCGAGTTCTGCGCTTATTTTGTTAAAATCTTTTGCGTAAGTCTCGTACAGGCTGTAATGATTTCTAATGTTTTCGCCTGAGAGGGCTTCTGTTGGAATAGCAAACGGCTTTGCTTGAACTACTAGCGCCTCATCGAGGCTCTCAGTATTTCTCATACCCAAAGATTCACGGATATTTTTTGCCACATCTTTCTTCTTCATATTAATCTAACCTATAACCTTTTAAAAGTTGTTCAGCTGGCATGGGATCTAGGCTATTTCCCTCTGGGTCTACCAGTATGAACATCATGTTTTTGCCTACTTTTTTCCTTTTGGCAACGTAGTAATCCTTATTAGATTTCTTGCAGCAGACTCGTAATCCTTTGCTGATTAGATCTGCCTTCTTTCCTAGGGAGTGCTTCTTGCTATTGCAAAGATCATCTTGTATCTTTTGTCTTTCCTCGGCGATGATTGCCAAAACTTTTTCGTGAGTAAGCGGATTAGACATAGAGCACTCCCATGCTGTAATAAATATGAACTCTTTCAGCTTATTACTTAGGCTGAGAAAATCTTCTAACAGTTAATCCTGCGGACTTCATGATTTCTATTCCTGTGGAATCTCTGTATAGATCATCATAAATCACTTCATTTACGTTTGCGTTAACTATCATCTTAGCACAGTGACTGCAAGGTGACAATGTCACATACATCTTCTTTTTCTTGGGATTATTGTAATCTAGTTTTATTAATGCGTTCTGCTCTGCGTGAATGAGACCAGATTGGCCAGGGACCTCTGATTCTACTTTGTTTGGCCCACCTTTGTAGTTGCCATTATAGCCTAGAGAAAGAAGCTGGGTGTTATCCTCCGTCACGATGATTGTTCCCACCTGGTGTCGAGGATCGACAGACCTCTCAGCAATAGTATGCGCCACACGCATCCAAACTTTGTCCCAGGAAGGCCTACCATCTTTTTCATGCTCAGGGCATGCTGGCGTGGTGTTGCATCCACAATTTCCGCATTCAACGTCGATCATGAGCTGTCTTTTGATTTTGCAGAATCAGTCTTTTTAGTAGATCTTTTGCGCTTCGGTTTTGGCTTGTCAAATAGCTCCTCGATACCTTTTTCCCAAGTAAACCCTGCTGCTGACTTGTGACCTCCGCCGCCGTACTTCTTGGCAATCTCTGACGCGTCGATGTTGTCGTGGAAAGCTCTTAGGCTTACCTTGATCTTCTTATCCTCGTGATCGTGAAACCAGATCATCGCAAGATCACAATGAGGAGACAGCGCATTTCCAACCTCAGACATCCAATGTGATGCATTGACCACGAGGGCTTCGTGTCCGGCAAGTTTTCGTGGGATAGCCTTTGCTGCAATCTTCTTCACAACAGTCTTTGAATAAGCGAGAATGTAAGATCCACGTTTCACTGCATCGTCAAAGACAGAATCGTCAACGAATTTGTCGAAATCTTCGAAGTTAAACTGGACCATATCAAATGCTGCAGCGAACTCACGTGAGTAAGGAAGCTCCCACTTCCACAAATCTCTATCCTCAATATACTGGACAAACTTTGGAACGTCCTTGCCCGGATGGAAAAACTCCCAGGTAATCACAGCTCCTGATTTCTCCATATTGAAGATGGCGTCAGGAATATCGTGCAACTCGACCATTGCTGATTTGTGGTGGTCAAGAATAACCAGGGAGTCAGCGTCCTCGATCATCTTCTTTGTGACGTCATTTTTAAATGAAAAGTCGCAGATGGCAACATTCTTGCCTTTAACATTGGGTGGATCTTCACCGTGAGAGCATGCAAGATACTCGGCTCTATTGCCTAGAAGTCTCCATGCTGAATATGCAGCACCAAATCCATCAGTGCAATTTTTATGGTAGATGACGAGATCTACGTCGCGCGGATTAGGAATCATGAGCTTCTCGCTGGTTCATTAAAGGGTGATGATCAAAGCAGCGAGGCTCATAAAGCTCGGCTCCCCCGATCGCGATCTCAATTCCGTCATCATTCTTCTTGTAAGTGTAGTAGGCATCCTTACTGCAGACGGGACAAACGGCTGGGCACTTCTCAACATGGGTTGCCCAAGGCATCATTTGTTGTACTTCATCAAAAGGATTGCAAGCAGCAGAAAGATCTAGCGTAGATACCACGATAGTCACTCCTTTGCTATACAGCCACCGGAGCACATCGGACACACCCTCGATGAGAAAGGCTTCATCCACAGCAACGACGTCATAGACTTCGTCGGACTCGGCCAGATGTTTATAGATATCTTCCGCGTCGAAAACTGTTACTGCAGGGATCTTGCCCCCGTTATGAGTGACAATATCTGATTCATCATATCGATCGTCTAGCCTAGGTTTGAAAGCTATAACATTTCGATTCTGGTATCGATACCTGTCAACAGCAGCCATTAGGCGTGTTGTTTTAGATCCAAACATTGGACCGCAGTATATCTTAAACTCCGGTGTGGGCATCTACTCACCGTCAAAATCAAACTGGAGCTGCTCGACGCTATCGGAGCTGAACTCAGATTTTAGATGCTCAGAAAGTTCACCGGAGAGGATCTTTATCGCTGCGTGCGAGTGAAGATTAATCGTCTTCTCAGGAAAGCCTGCCAAAAACTTGGCAATAGCGATCCGCAGGATGTTTACATTGTCGATCTCGATCATTAGATACTGTCCTTTTCTATTTCGAGGATAGCTTGAACGTGTGCTTCGGCTATCTTATCTCTATACTCTGCCGAGAGCATTTGTTCACATTGTTGTTTATTGCTAAAGAATCCGTTTTCAGTTAAGATAGCTGGCATAGTAGTTTTTCGAAGCACATAGAACTTGGCTTCTTTTACCCCTCTATCTCTCCACCCCGTCTGGTCGATCAAGTGTTTCTGGAACACATCACCAAGCCTATGACCCGTGGTAGATCCTGGGTAACAGAAGGTTTCGATGCCATTCGCAGATGACCAATCATCAGTTGCTGCATTGCCGTGCACTGAGATGTAAACCTTTTCAAGGCCTTGATCATCACAAGATTTAGCTAGGGACACACGGTCACTCAGAGATACGTCGCTGTCCCCTGGAACAAGGTCGAGGTAAGCCACACCTATCTCATCAAGTCGATTCTTAATCCTTGCCACAACAGCACGATTGAACTCGTATTCAAACATCCGCGTTCCATCATCGAACTTCGGTGATCTCTTACCGGGCGTTGTCTCTCCGTGTCCATTGTCTAACAGCCACAAATACTTCTTTTGATGTGTCACTTTCTTCTCCTTGACGGGTTCAGGCGTGAGTTCTTCCTTTACCTGTACGGGTTCTTCAGGCTCCGGATCAGGTGTGGGCTTCATGCTTGAACCCAGTGCTTGCAAGATTACTTTAACGATTAGAGAGAATATGCGTTCCACTTTCGGTCTCTCCTGCAGAAGTCTGCTTGATAAATTGTGCGCGGTGCTGCAACTCCTTGAGAGTTCTTGCCCCGGAATAAGACATGCCGCTCCGCAAACCTTGCACCAGATTATTAAGTATTAAATCGGCAGATCCTTTGTAAGGTACAGTGGCGGATACACCTTCTAGACTGCTAGCTCTTCCTCGCCAGTCGAACTGTGCTTCTTGGCTAGCCATGCCTCTATAGACCTTGCGCTTTTCTCCGTTAACATACACGAAATCACCGGGTGACTCATCAGTTCCAGAAAGAAGAGAGCCTAGCATCACGCAGTCAGATCCTGCAGCAATGGACTTAACGATATCGCCGCTGTTTCGAATGCCGCCATCAGCAATGATCGCTACGTTCCGGTCTGTCTGGTAGCATCGTAAAATCGTCTCAAAGCCCGGAACACCGTGTCCCGTTTGGATTCGAGTGCTGCATATAGAGCCTCCACCAATGTTGCATCGTACGGCATTTGCTCCCCAATCTGCTAAGTCATTAATGCCTTGCTTGGTTGCCACGTTTCCTGCGATGATGCAGAGCTCTTCTCCGTGAGTTGCACGTAGCTCCTCCAGCACCTCTTTCACAAGGATATGGTGGCCGTGTGCCACATCGACACAAAGAGCAGAGGCTCCAGCATCCAGTAGTAAGCTTGCGCGTTTGAAATAGTCACCTGTCACTCCAATAGCTGCAGCAACGGGGCCACCCTCTGCATGCTCAACTGCTCTCCTCACGAGCTCAGCCTGATCTTTGGGTGTGTTGTAGCGGTGAATGATGCCTAATCCACCCATCCTAGCCAGTACCGCTGCCATCTCTGCCTCTGTCACAGTGTCCATGCAGGATGAGATGATCGGTATCTTTAGCTCCACACCAGGTCCGAGCACTGTGGAAGTGTCGCACTCCTCGCGGGATCTGATTTCGCTGTATTGCGGAACCAGTAGCACGTCGTCGTAGGATAGTGTTTCAGGGATCTTCACGCTCTCTCCGTTGCTTACTATGGATTATAACACAACGCGGTGAAATTTATTCTTTTATGCCGGCCAAAAGTTGCCAGCGGTTTTGAACTGACTCTGCTAGGGATTTGTCATCCATCAAAGATTTTGGATCTGGAAAGGTCATGTCAGGCACAACTGCTGCGAATGCCTCTCTGTCAGCTTCGCTGTCAAGATCGATGGGGGACTGTCGGATCTTTTTAAGAGGAGCACTTCTTGTGTCTGATCTGATGCCATATCGGTTGCCCTTCATGTTTCGAAACTGGACTCCGCCTGAGACTTGATCACTGAAGTCGAAGAGGATGGTTCTCTTCTCGTTGCCATCCTCGTCTTTAATCTTGATCTCAAAATCCGGATGCAAATGATAGAGTCCCTTACCCTTCACTTGAACTAGGCCTGCTTTCTTTCCAAGGTAGTAGTCCCTCATGCGGTCAGAACCGATCTTAAACTCACCGATCTTCACTCCGCTGATATCACTTCCTGCTTCTGTGTCTGCGCGCAGGGCAGGCTTAACAATCTGGTCATACTCGGCTCTAGTGATCTTATCGATAATGTCCTGGAAGGGTGAAAGCTCAGAATCTTCTCCGTCAGCTGATCTTTGTGTGTTGACCTTATCACGAATAATCACCATTCGGTTATAAGCGTCTGTGCTTGTGTCGTCAGCATTGATCAGATTAGCTACATCTACGTTAATGCCCTTCTCAACTGACGGGAAGAAAGATTTATCTTTAATATTATACTTGAGTGTGGGTTCACCGAGCTGTGCGTCAGGGAGTTTTACCTCAATACCAAGCTTGCCATCCTTAGTCACAACGTAAACATCTGAGATTGTATTATCTGCGCCAAGCTCTGCTTCTAAACCTGCATCCTTCAGGTTCGGGAAGATCACGTTCATCTCATATTCGTAGCCACCTTTGCGTTGTCCAGATGTCTCACCTGCTCCTCCGAACGTGAACATTAGGTTGTCCAGGTCAGGAAGAACATAAGATGTGTAAGTTCCGCTCTCATTGGGGCCAGTATCGGGACCGAACACGCGAACTGGATTTACTTTTTCTGGAGCCAAGACAGCATAGATCTTATCAGCGATGTCTTTAAAATCATGCTTGTCTTTTGCACCTGCACCTACTCCGAACCGCATGGAATTCTTGCCTTTTACCTGCTTCCCTTTGGTGGGCCCTACGATATCAGTTCCAAAGAACTCAGGGCGACGCAAGATATTAGCTATAGCCTCAGCTTTCGCTTTAAATGAACTTGCGTCTTCATATTCCTTTGCTAGGGACTGGAGCTCAGGATCAACCTCGGGTTCTTTGACTTCGGGTTCAACGACCGCTTCTTCGGCCTCAGCCTCTTCTTCGGTTTCTTCTTCAACTTCTTCTTCGTCCTGCTCGCGCAGGATGTTGCGAATCAGAAGGCGTAAATCGTTTTCAGTGAGCTTCATAAAAACACTCCGTGATCTATTTTAATAGATATGCAACAAATTCCTGTAGATTTTCTCATTTTAGAACTTCTTGCTTAAGCCAATAGAGAATTCATAATCGGACTTGGATGAATCGAGAGCTATATTTCCTGCTGCTGCACCTGTTATAGATCCGCCTGGAATCTTATAGTTTAGGCCTGCTTTTGCGCTAGCCATGTCCTGCGTTAGACCCATGTCTAGCTCGGCTGTCGCTTCTTTGCTGAGAGAGATCGTAGGGGTCTGTACGAAAACATTTTTAATTTCCAAGCCTGGGCCAAGCTCGCCTGAGAACGTAAACCCTTTGAGCTTTCCCTTTTCAACGACAGCTTTTACTTTTGAATTATTACCAGCTCCAAACTCACCACCTAGTTTTAAATTTCTTCCTAGCTTCATTGGAGGAATTTTAAGCGTAGGATTTTTTAGAAAAGATGCGAGTACTTCTGAGCTTTTTTTACCTGACTTTCCTGACATGTTTTTTGCGACATTGACAAGCGTGGGGACTTGTGCTTTAGCAAACTTATCGACAGCTTTTTGCAGATCATCTTGCTTCTCCACAGGGAGCTTCTGATAAAAATCTGCTTTGTTCACGCTGGACGGGCCAGGTTTTGCTGATTCTTCCCGTAGAATACTGCGAACCAGAAGGCGTAAATCATTTTCAGTGAGATTCATAAAAACACTCCGGGTGCACTATCAGGAATAAATATGATGGTCTACTGCTATATTCCCCACCAGTCAAACGTCTTTTCAAGACCGTCCCAAAATCTTACAAGGGGCTTGTAACCAAATACTCTTTCTGTCTCGGAAATATCTGCCTGAGTGTGCATGACATCTCCGGGTCGAAATGGAGCCTGCTTTACGTCGATATCTCCAAATCGGGACTCGAAAGCAGCCAAGATCTCATTGTTGCTAGTTCGATCACCGCATGCGACGTTGAAAGCCTCACCTTTAAGTGCACCTTCGTGGTTGGCTGCTCGTATATTAACATCTACAACATTGTCAACATAGCACATATCACGACTCTGTTCACCTGTGCCGTCTTTTCGAAGAGGTAATCCTTCTTTTACAGCGTGACACCATGCGGAGATGGCTGTGGAGTAGGGTGAGTCACCGTATTGATTAGGTCCAAACACATTAAAGTAGCGCAGGCACACGGAGTCGAAATCGTATAGATTACCAAACATTCTAAGCAGATCTTCTACAGAAGACTTCTGCCAAGCATAAGGAGACTTTGGATCTCGAGGCTGATCTATAGGTGTGGGCATTACTTCGGCGCCCCCGTAGACTGACGAAGACGAAGAGAATACAAACCTATCGATCTTTCCCCTGCAAGACTCCATTAACTTTACTGTCTTAGCCACGTTATTAAGAGTTGTATCTGATGGATTTTCGACTGAATAGCTTACGCGTGGCACTGCGGCGACGTGAAATACTACGTCAAAGTCTCCTGACTCCACAGCTTCTACAATGGGTTCAGAAGCGAAGTCATTTACGACCAATGTCAGCCCTTTTAATCCCTGGACAAGCTCAAGATGGCCGCTGCTCAGATCGTCTACTCCTGTAACCTTCCAGCCTTCTTGCAAAAGCTTGCGGCAAAGATTAGATCCTATAAACCCAGCGGCTCCCGTCACCAGCGCATGTCTTGTCATTTTTGTCTCCAAATAAAGAAGGGGGCACAGAGGCCCCCTTCACGATTACCAAAATCGATTTGATTAGTCGTTACTATTGTTAGTAGTTTTCGTCTCATCGGTGTTGGTGTTCGTTGCGGCAGGAGTTTCCTCCGTTGCCGTGGTTGGTGCTGCTGCAGCAGCTTCGTTGGCCGCGGCTGCATTGGTCTCAGTAGCAGCACCTTCTGTATTGGTGGTGCTACCAGTGTTGTTGGTATTTTCGGTATTCGTTTCGGTTCCCTCAGTGGTCTCCGTATTAGTCGTACCTTCATTACCAGTTGCCATTGTGGCGGTACCGGTTGTGGTGGTTGCAGCAGCCGTGGTGGCTGCCTTGTCGTCGGGACAACCCATCAGACCGATTGCGAACATTGTTACTAGTGCTAGGCGCATTATTATTTTCCTTTCTGTGCCTTGAACGTAAGTTAATGATAAGGTATTCTAGATAAAAATTTTGATTTGTTTAAGATTAAAGTACGTGAGCACTGTTTATGTTAAACCGGAAGCGAACTTTATATTCATCTGGGTTCAATCTGAGCAACCTAAAGGCCTCTCTGCCTAGGTAATGGATTAGCTGAATGTCGGTGGCTGTCTTGCGCTCTGTATCAGAACTTCGAAATACAGCGTGGACATCCATCAAACCATCCCGAACGAGAACCTGGATGAAGGAGATGCATTCCTCTCCGGAGAACACAAACCTTCGTGACTGGTCTGTCTCCTTGCGCTTATAAGGGTTTCGGCCGCGAAGCTCATCTTCTATCTTTCCGATCAGTTTGCCTCTGATTCGAGCGTAGTACACTTCCTCGCCAGGAGTAAATTCAATATTGTCATTCACCTCCTCAAAGGTTCCGTCATCGTAGAAGTGGAACTGCATCGTTGTGCACTCACGGTTCGGGCTGAACTTGGCGAACTCATAGGCCAAACGACCGATCTGTTCAGGTGTCCTTGCTTCCCAGTCAGAGAAGTTACTCATCAATCGATCGGCCTGGTCCTTCAGCGTCCCTGAAGTGAAGGCATGAACGTTAGGTAACATGCAGATCTTTTCAAACTCCTTGCTGAACCTTGTGTGCAGGTCGATCAGAGAGTCGACATCCTGGAACTCATCTCCTCGGTCGAGATATCTGTTATGAATCACGTCCAGGTCAGGATGGAGAAGAACAAAGTGATTGTTCAGGTTAGATAGCTCCATCGTGAGGTTCTTTCTAAGGTAGTAATCATCCCGATCATATTGATTAGCGTAGACGCACATTGACAAAGATGACCTATCATCAATGTTCCATCGGAATCCAGATCGCTTATGAATGGAGTTATAGAGCGAGGTCTTGCCACTTAGGTCGCAACCCTCTAGAACGACCTTAGAGATCGGAAACTTGATCATCAATCACCTCATATCCGTCTGGGTATACCCATATTCTATCACCATCGACTAAAATATATACTTCTGGAATGCCACAATCGTCCACACCATTATCCTTCAGCAAGACACCCAACTTATTTAGATGGCGACTGTCCTGCACAGCTGTCTTTGTGATTCTGACAAGTTGTCCCGGATTAATCATCGGCTAGGGGGATCCTGCGCATCTTAAAGGCTGCGGTGGAAGCGCCCCAGTTAGGATCTACATCCACCTCCATCAACCAGTAGGAGAAATCGGGTGGTTCGTAGTAGAGCTTTTGTCCGCGCTCCTCACCCCACTCGAAGAACTTACCCCATACTCGAAGCCAGCAAGATCTGTTCTGGTCATCGATCATTCGAAGGCGATAGAACTCTTTACCCTTCTTGGTGGTCTTCTTCTGGATCTCGGCGGCGCAACCCCAAGCAACAGCCTTCTCCCCGCCAGGGATCTCACAGACAGAGGGCATATCAGTCTTGGTGATTCGCTTCATCACCTCGGCAGGAAAGACCAACGCATTATTGATAGCAGACGTGATCTCCTGGTAGAGACGAATCTTCTCATCACGCGACCAGTCTTCAATGTGCGCAACAGAACCCATTGCCTCGTCTAGATCGAAGAAAGCATCGATGCGCTCAAGGATCTTTTCACGACGATCGCCGTTCTTTGCAATCCGTTCGAAGCAGCGATCGATCTGGAGCTGTCGTCGAGGTTTAGGGTGCTCGATAGTCTTGAGGGAATCTACTAAGTGATCGATGTAAGTCCAGTCCATCACATTAGCATCAAGGACGAGAGATCGAGCGGCTTCCTCCATCTCAGGCATCTTGGTCTTGGTGTAGACGGAGATGATCTTATCGACCTCCTCGCGGTTCTTGTCACCGATGGCTTCTAGCTTATCCAACCACTTCTTCTTACCTTCATCCGACTTTCGGATCTGCTCGTAGTTATCAACGATCAAGTGGTAGAGCTGGCGATGGTTGTCAAGGTCACCGTCTTGGAACTCCTGCAGCGAGGTGAAAGCCTCAATCTGACAGAGCGCACCGAAGCAGGTCTTATTTACCTTGGAGTGACGCCACTTACCCTCCTCATTAAAGAAGAGCTCGCGTAGATTGCGGAAAGGACGATGCTCGATGATCTCCTCCATCGCTTTACCACCAACACCTTTAATAGAAGACAGGGGAGGTACAAAGGCTTTTCGCTCAGGATTATAATCCCACTCCTCACCGGAGTAGTTGATATCCGATGGTGCAAACTTGTAACCCAGGACCTTGACCTCCCGGATGGTCTTAGCCAGACCGTTAGGGGAGTTGTTCTCTGACTGGAGCACAGTAGCGATCCACTCCTTGGGATGGTAGGTGTAGAGCCAGGCGGCGTAGTAGCTATCGATGGCGTAAGCCACGGCGTGCGACTTATTGAAACCATAAAGGGAGAAGAACTCGATCTTATCGAAAAGCGCGTGAGTGATCTTGGGATCTAGGTCATGGAGGCGTTGAGCACCTTCCACGAATTGCTTACGCAGCTGGTCACGTTCGGAACCCTTCTTACCGATGGTGTCTAAGGACTTCTTCACCAGCGTCTTACGCATCTTGTCAGACTCACCGGGAGTAAACCCTGCGAGCTCGACTGCCAGGGTCATGAACTGCTCCTGAAAGGTGATGAAACCGCAGGTGGGGCCGAGGACGCGCTCGATCACGGGGTGGTCGTAGACAATGTTGTCCCGGTCGTTCTTGGCTTCCACGTACTTGATGTGGACATTAGCCTTGAGTGGGCCCGGGCGATAGATAGCAGTAATGGCCGCTAGTTCCTCAATGTTATCGGGTTTAGCCTGCTGACAGAAGTTGCGAGCTCCCTGAGCCGTAAACTGAAAGAGGCCCGGGGCGAAATTCTGATGGTGATAGGAGTGCTCCCACACCTTAGGGTCATCCTGCTTGACATATCGGCAGTTAAGATGCTCGTCAAAATACTCTTTAATCTGCGCAAAGCTAGGCTGAGGATTGTCAGGCGTCCGCAGGACGCGCTTGATGCAGTTCTCCACATCCTTCATTAGGGTTAGGCCGAGGAAGTCGAACTTGATGAAACCGTTGTCTTCCAGGTTCCGGAAGTTCATACCCTCGGTCCAGGGGGTCTGGAGCTCACCACGCACACCGATCAGGGGCATGGTCTCGGCTAACTCATTCTCATCAGCGATGAGGACGCCCCCAGCATGTCGGCCGATGGCTCGTTGTTCCATAAACAACGTGCTCACGTGCTTCTCCACGTGCGGATACTTCTCCATAAAGGTCCGGTAGTTATCGGAGTACTTCATACAGTCGTCGTGCTTGAGCACAAAGACGGACTTCTCGGTGTTGGCATCTCGGGCGAAGGGTTCCACCTCACCCTGGAGGGGACCAGTGATCCGGTTCACTTCGGCGAAGTCGATCTGGTAGAACTTGGCCACATCCTTAACGATGGACTTGAGTTTCAGCGTGTTGAAGTTGGACACGGGAATGACCGCATCCTCTCCAAAGAGGACTCGAGCTGCATCGATCAGCGCGTCGCGGTCTCCCGCGTCAGAGTCGATGTCAGGCCAGGACGTGCGGTGGCGGCCCAGGAAGCGCGACCACAGCAGGCCAAACGGGAGGGGGTCGATCTGCGTGATGCCCAGCAGGTAGTTGACCAGCGAGCCACCACCCGAACCACGGGCCGGCCCGAACAGCGTCTTCTTCTCTGCGAGATGGAACACGTCATACATGGTCAGGAAGTAGTTCTCGAAGCCCAGGAACTTGATGTCGTCCATCTCCTCCTTGACACGCGCGACGTACTCGGGCTTGTCACCTAGGCCCTCGCGGATCATCGCCGCCTTGACCAGCTTAGCTAGCTGCTGGAACGGGGTGTCCTCAGGCGGCTCGGGATAGCACGCGTGTGAACGCTGGGGATTGGCGTAGTTAGGCAGCTTGGCTTTGCTGTCGATCCAGACGTCCTCGAACTCGTTCCAGGTCAGGTCATGTGTACGCTCGATTGCTTGCCGGACCATGTCTTCGGTGCCATTGTAGAAGTCGTGCTGAGTGTAATGCCTTCCGTACTCCTCCCACATCTGTTCCGCGTTCTTGGGATAAAGCTCACACTTGAGCTCGTCGAAGGTGGGGAGAGGGGTGGGCTTATCACGCATCCAGCCGAGCTTCTTGTAGAGCTCCCGGGCTTCCCACAGGTCCGGTCGTGGATAGTGACTGTCTGCGGTGGCGATGAGAGGAAGGTTGTGGCGTTTGGCCATCTCTAGCAGGTAGTGATTTGTGGTGTGTTGTGCGTCCAAGGAGTTGAACTGGATCTCCCAGAAGAAACGATCCGGACTTAGCGCATCATGAAAGCGATCTGTGAGATTACCGAGATCCCGCATGATCTCCTCAAAATCTTTCTTGTGAGCCTGCCCCTTAAAGACGGTTCCAGTGGCGATGCCTGCCAGACAGGCAGACGACACCTGGAGCCCTTCCCCGTGCTCCTTCAACATTTCAAAGTCAATGCGTGGAAACCGATAAAACCCTTCCTTGTACGAGCGCTTGATTAACCTGAAGAGGTTTTGCAGGCCGGTCAAGTTCCGCGCTGTGACAACTAAGTGATACCGGCGCTTCCAATCCAAGGCGTCGGGGTCGTAAGTCTTGCTGGCTTCCTCATCCTCAATAACGTGGCCCCCCTGAGCCTCATCATCCTCGGCATCTTTATTGACATCGATCTTAGATAGGGCTTCTTGCTTTTTAGCATCCCGTTCCGCCTTTACTCGATCTCGATGGTTTTGATACTGCTTCTCCCACTCCTTAAGCGATGGAACAAAATAGAACTCACATCCTGAGATGGTTCTAACATTTCGACCTTGCTTGCGTAGTTTCTCGCCGTGCTTCCAGAGGAAAGGGAGGGAGTTGCAGTTACCGTGGTTGGTAATAGAGAGGGCATCCATGCCGTTCTCCAAGACAAAGTCCAGGTGATCTGCTGGGTATCCTAGGCCATCGTAAGTGGAATAACCATCGTGGCCGTGCATGCCTACGAATCGATTAGGTTTCTTGAAATCGTCAAATGACACTTTTTATCTCCGGTGCTAAGATTATAAAACACCTATTCTGGATTTACACAACTTATAATATCGCAGTCGGTTATGTGCCACCAGTCAAGCTTCCCGTCAACAAGGATCCGGACAAAAGTGGCAGTTGGGGGTGGAGTTCTGGCAACGAATCCTACGACGGGCGGTTCCTGCATGGGAATACAGACTAGATCTCCTTCTCTTAGATAAGTGAGATCTCTATCCATTTACCTTCTCAATCAATCGAAGTGCTTTTCCATCTATCCAGTGCTTAGTTCCGAATATTAAGACTGAATACATAAGGGTTCTTTTTCCGTTTGAGTGTGCCCTTGACAAGGGCCACGCCATTTTCCCGGGGAGCACTAAGCCTACATCGTCTTTCTTGTATTTTTCATGATCATCCCCAGACAAAACCTGGACCATGTCACCCGGTTTAAATCTTCTCTTTTTAGACATGTATTAATACTACCCCGGACCGTGTAAATCTACATACGTGTGTTATAATAAATTCGATTCAATATTTATGCCTGGAGTTTCATTATGAAAGTCGGAATAGTCGCAGGTAGTTTTAAGCCTTATCACGCCGGGCATCATGCTATGGTCGAAAAGGCTGCAAAGGAAAACGACAAAGTGGAGCTCTTCGTCTCTCTGTCTAGCAGGGGCGTTAGAAAGATTAAAGATCCAAGCGACACGCGGACGGTCAAGCAGGGCGCAAGAAAAATCGAAGTACCGAAGCCCGGGGTGCACCCGATCTACGGAGATGACATGCGAAAAGTCTGGGAGGATCATCTAGGCAAAATACTACCTAGCAACGTCACGCTTCATCTTCTAGGCACCGGGGGCGCGCCTATTCGCAAAGCGTATGAGCTTCTACAGAATTCCTCTGAGCAAAACTCTGAAGATCACTTTACTATCTACTCGGACCCAGTTGATATCGAAAACAACTACAGCGAAGAACAGTTGCTGAGGTATTTGGATCAAGATTTCGTACTTGAGAAGCTGGACAAAGTCGCCCTTGATCGCAATGAAACTGTCCCAGTAAGCGGCACCGATATGCGGCGCCACCTGGTTGACGGGAATGAAGAGGCATTTAAAGACATGCTTCCCTTCCAGCTGAGTGATGCTTCAAAGCAGGCGATCTTTGACATCCTATCTGGGAAAGCTTTACAGGAAAGCCTGTTGCGCGCGTTCATCCGAACCGCGATCGATTAAGATTTAAGAATAGCTTTAACGTAGTTCCTGAGAAGGCTTTCGTTCTTCTGGAACGCAGATTCCAAGCCACCTACGATAAAATCACCCGTGATCTTTACTGGGCGTGAACCAAAGCGCTCGTCTCGGAGAACCACACCTTCGTGAGCGCGAACATCGCCCATTGGTGAGGTAAGCACATCAAGGATATCGTTTCCTAGCATTCGAGTAGCATGGTAGATGACTGCTGCGTCAATGGCAGTCTGCTGTTGGCCTGAGTCTGGGACAAGCTCATCAACGGGCACTCCATCGATAATGGACATATAGACCTCTTTGCTGAGAGCATTCACCTTCTTGCCGCTACCTAAAGTTATCTTTTCAACTCCCGGGTGGTTTGCTGCCTGAAGCCATTGGGACAAGGGTTTAGTTTCCGCTTCGCCCTCGGACCTCACCACCTCAAACGGCGACGAGAGAGTGCCGGAGAAATCAGCAGTCTGAGCATCTCCTTTGAGAGCAGCCGGGACATCACCGTAAACCTCGAAGCCTTGCTTCTTGGCTGCAGCTCCAAGCTTGTCAATAAGACGCTTCATGACGGATTTGTCATATGCTACTTCCGCACTAGGAGCTTTTACCCCTTCCGGTCGTGGAGCGCCTGGTCGACGCGCTTTACTCTTGATGCGTGATATCTTCTCGTAGAACTGGTTGAGACCGTGAATGGCCAGAAACTTCTGGTCGTAATCTGTCACATTGGTCTTGCCTGAAACATACTCCGTGTTTAGGAACATTGTCGGATCGTCGTACATTCCGAGCTCTTCAAGCTCTGATTGAATGTCCGGGAGTGCAGTGTTAAGCAGATCGAGCATCTCGTTTCCTGCCGCGATCATACCGTGACCCTCTGGAAAGCGTTGGTCAAGTTTCGCTCGAGTGATGCCACCGATATCCAGCGGGCTTAAGCTTCCACGATCCATCGCGAACTCTTTGCCGTTCGGCCCGTCGACGAGCTTAAAGCTTACATTGACGCCGTCGATCTTTACGCTCGACTCATTATTGGCAAGGTATTCTGACGCGTCGTCAAAGAACTTGATCAGGTCTTTTCCATTTCGAACTGCGGGAAGATCGAAAGGATGTGCCATATGTCCAGCTGCACCGCCCATTATTTTCTCCTGTTTCTAAATATGCTTTAAAATAATCCAGTGCCCTGTTTGGCCACTTTATCCAGTATCTTGTCTAGGCCTAACTGCTGTGCGAAGTAGCGCATCATGGCTGTGTTGTTGGCATCGTTTCTGTTGTAATATGACAGGTAACGTGTAGTAAACTCGTCCAGCAGAAGCATCCACGAACCGCAATCATCTAAGCTCCGAGCCATATCAAGGTTTTCACCTAAGGCATCTGCCATGTCGTGGAGCGTATATGAGAAATCCGCCATAGGAATAACTTCCCAATCTGACGTGTTAATCTTTGGGTTAGGCTCAAAGAAACTTAGTAGATACTTCTTGGGATTGTGGCCTTTTCGATCTAAGGATCTCTCTGCAACATCGATGTCATTCTGCTTGATCGACTTATCTGTCACAATCTTAATTGCAGAGAGCATCGTATCTTGGTCGAACCAGCATAAATCGAGCTTGGGAAAACTGTATTCGATTAAAGTGCAGTGCTTGATCTCTGGAAAAACGTCTCCAACAACAGGATGATTAGTTGACATTCCAAGCCTCATCATCCAGGCGACGCGTCGAGCCCACCAGCGAGGATCAAACACGTCTCCGATCACATAGAGCGGGCAAGATTGCAAAGTAGCTACCAGCGTGGCATCTTCCATCTCTGACGGGTCAAAACGGTCAAGCGCATTGACATATTTTTCTTCGGTAGGTGCAGAGTTTTTCCTAAGCTTATGATAAGGAAACTCAATGACTTTACCAAGCTTATTTTCTTCGTCTTCGCTCATGATCACCTCTTAATGCATTTTTGAAAATCATCAGGAAAGAACTTCTTGTTCCTTCCGTAAAAGCTACGCCACTGGCCATCTAAAATGTAAGTCACTGCGTGATCGTCTACAGACCGGATACTGCGCCCTACTGCCTGGACGATGGATTTCGCGGTTTGGAGGGGATACCAGCCGGGCCACTTGTTCATGCGCTTCTTCACCACCTTGTCACCCAAGTAGGGATACGGGATCTTGCAGATAATCTGGAAGCGTGAGCAGTCATCACGTAGATCCACACCCTCTGACATTGACGGACTAAGCAGAACCGTTGGTTTGTTTGACTGCATGTGCTTTTGCAGCATCTCCTCCCGATTTGATGTCTCGTGAATGAGCAGGCGCTTGGAATTGATGTTGTCTTTTAGGTAGTTGGCAATCTTGAACGTGTGGCAGTGGACAATCCCTTTCTCGTCGGGATGTGCTTCCAATAACTCCTCCACGACCTTCGCCATCTTGGGCAGGGTGTTGTCGATCTCTTTGGCATTCATTGGCCCCACCGGTAGTTCGATGATAGGTCGATTTTCCGTCGGAAAGGGTGAAGGCAGAGAAAGAAACTCCACATCACCCGCAGAGATACCCAGAGATTGACAGAATGCTTCTCTGTCAAGGATCGTCGCCGACATCATTAAAACCTTGGTCCCTAGCCTAAAAAGGTAATCCTGCCCAAATTTGGACACATCCACAGGTTTGAAGGTAATGCGGCGTTTGCCTCGACCTTTGTAGTTCTCGAACTCCACGATCCAGTTTTCCTTGTCGTAGTGCTTGAGAAACATGCGGAGCCGATCAACATGAGAGCGCAACATGTCCAACTGCTTGGCGAAACCCATCATCTCATCTAGCTTGTCTTTTAGCCCGCCGTATTTGCTCATCATCTTTTCGATGTGCTTGAGTCGGTCGCAAACTTTGGTGTAGTAAACTTCGCTGATCCACTTATGTGCTTGAAACTGAGTTTCTGCCTTCGTCCAACCTGCTTTGAGTGTCTTTTTAGAGAACCACTCCGAAACTGACACCTCGATGAAGCGACTAAGCTGTGACTCGATATTGTGTGCCTCGTCTAGCACCAGCAAGTGACGCGGTTTAAGCTTGCCGCTGTAGGTTGCCTCGGTGAGCAGGTAGGGAAAGTTGACCACTGACTCGGGCGAGTTAATAAACTCGTCCTTCGCCTGATTGTAGTTGCAGTTCATCGTGCAAACTTTGAAGAACTTACTAGATCTCTCGGCTGTTCTGAGGAGTTGCTTTGACTCACCGCAGCTATTGCCCTTATGATATCTACATGGGTAGTTAGCAGAGGAAGCGATAGATTTCATCTTCTTACCGTAGCCACCGAAATCCTTGACGTACTGGTCTTGCAAGATCTTCTGCGTGGTGACAAAGTATGTACCTTTGACAGGATCCTGGTCGGTAAACTGCTCGTACTTAGAGTTAAGAACTCGTCCGATGGTGACACCGATAGCAGACTTACCTACGCCGGTTCCTGCCTCGATGATACAGAAGCGTTTATCACTTTTTAAGAAAGTATTAATAGTGAAAGCGATGGCATCGATCTGTGCCTGACGTGGTTCGTCAAATGGAAAGGCGTCTTGAAGTGACAAGTGAGGTTCTCCTTGCGCCCTATTATATTCTATAAGTAAGAGATTTACACAGCCTAGTAGAACTGCGTGAGATCTAATCCGCGCTTATCTGCTTCATCCAGGTACACGAGGGGATTGTAGCCGCTTCTATCTTCCAAGATTGACTCCCAGGATTCCTGAATGCCTTGGAGGAGTGTGTATTTCGGCTCCCATCCCGTGGCATCTCTAAACTTCTTGGAAAGAAGGCGATGGTTTCCGAGGTAGTCGGTGTGCGGGTGCCATTTGATCACCTCTTCTAGGTCGCGGCCCGAGACCTCGGACATCATCTCCACGATCTCACGAGTGTTATAAGGGTTCTCAGCTGCGACATTGTAGTCGCTACCCCACATCTGCAGGTGGCAGGATAGGGCAACGGCATCGCAGTAGTCGGTAACGTGCATGTAATCTTTCACCTTCATCGGATCCAGGAACATATTGATGCTATCACGACCATCACGAGAAGCGTAGAGGGTTTTGGCAATCAGAGAGTTCATGTCACCCACGCCGCCGTAAGCGAAGAGCGGGCGAACAACATTCCAGCGGGTGCATGCACTCTGAACGATGTATTCTGACGCAAGCTTTTGAGAGCCGTAAAGCGTCTTAGGTAGATGCTCAGATCGTTCATGGATCTTAATGCGCTGGTAAAGCGCAGTATTGTAGATCACTGTGGTGCCCATATAGGAGACGGCAGCTCCAGCTCGTTCTGCTGCACGACAGATGATGTGTGTGCCTGAGACGTTAGTTAGGGATGCTTCGTTTGGGTTTAGTGCCACCACATCCGTGCCTACCAAGGCTGCATTGTGGATCACCAGGTCGATATCATTCTCTTCCAGGACAGAGAACCAGCGATCTTCTGAGTTGCGATGCACACAGGGCTCACCTGTAGGGAGACAAACAAAAGCTGAATGATTAAGTAGTGAAACAAACGTGTGACCGTGCTTCTCAAATGCTAGAGGGAGGTTGCGCCCGATAAAACCGGCTTCACCTGTAATAACAAATTTCATCTCATTCTCCTTCGAGGAACAATTGCTCTGTATATCTCACCGTGCTCAGTATGAACAAGCATCACCTGGCTTGGCGGCAAAGAAGATTTCAAGACATCTAATGCTTCTTCTAGCGTCCCGTCAAACTTTCCGATGGATTTTAACGTGACATTCTTCGATTTTATATTGTGACCTTCGGCGCCCCAGAAGATGAGTGTATCTTTCTTCTTAACATCATAGAAATCTTCTCTTAGTTTCTTCATGGGATAATGAACAAAGTTAGGAAACTCACCGTTGTCGGTATAGTCGTCAAGGTTTTCTTCAGTGATAAGCTCGAAGCGCATCTACCTGCAATCTCCTACCAGAAATACATTAGAGAGAAGTTCGGAATTGGGTGCATACCCAAGAACTGGACCTTGTGCTCGACATAGCCGATCTGGACTGCAAGGGGAAGCTCTAGAGACACAGCGAACTGCTTCCAGCGTCGTTCCAAGCCTACGCCCGGACCAAAGGAAAGCATAAGGCCTTCATCCAAGCGTGATCCCTGACTTACGTCGCGACAGTTCTCATCATTAGCGTCGCAAACCCACTCAAACTGCTCGTCAGTATTCCGATTGTAAAAAGCAGCCATTCCTAATGACCAGTATGCACGACCCCAGCTTGTGGAGTTTAGAGTCTTGAAGTAGGTTCCCCCGAGAAAAACGGTGGCATCAAAGTCATCCTCAACAATCGGAAGAGCTGAGACTTGCCAGCCCGTTCCGTCCTTATGCTGCCTACTGTATCCTAAGCCTACGCCGTGTGTAGAGCCAGCAACGAAACCGATCCGTTGCTCATCCGCTTGGGCAGCTGCAGGTAGCAATAAACTAAAAATTAACAGATATCTCATCGTTCTTCTCCTACCAGTTCACGCCGGTGGTGATCGCAAACCGCCAGAACCCGTTAACGTCAGGAACATACACAAGATGAAGTGGAACACTCAGCTTTCCTGCGGCAGCTGTAAAGCCCAAAGCAGTTACAAGGTGGATATAGTTTCCGTCCGGAGATGGGTCATAGACCGAGAGGTTGCCACCTACAGCTAGCTGAAGCGTGTCATTAATCTCAAAGCCCACCAAAACATTTGCAGAAGGTGCAATGACACTCTGCTCTAGGCCGCTAATGGTAACGTTCTGGATAAACAAGATGTCTAACCAGTCGCCGCCTGACATAGTCTGTTGAAGCTCATAGCCTATGGCAAACATATGCGGGCTACGAAGCTTTGCCTCTTCACCATTAGTGGGTTTATCTCCGTTACTAAGGTAGTTATACCCAAACCGAAGGCCTGAACGCTTTTTCCAGTCCGCGCTGTCTCCGGTGATATCAACAGCATGGTCATCGGCCATTGCTGTTGATGGAGCACCAGCTAAAATCATAAAAGCTAGTGCAAGGTGTGTGATTGTATTTTTTAAGAATTTCATTTTATTTCTCCTGTTAAATCTTAAAACTCTTCGCAAGCAGGTTCCTGGGGGTCGCAATCAAGCACTAGACGCCACCCTTGGATAGTAACCCTAGGCTTATGAACACACGATGCCATTAAACCAAAAGCAAAGAGTAACAGTAGGGTCTTTCTCACTACTGAGTAAATCCTGAATATTGTTCGAAGATGAGCTCCCCTGCGTCGGAAACACGACTAAGGTAGTCTTGCATCTGCTCACGCGTGGTGTTGACTGACTTGCCGGCTTCACTAAGCATCACGTTAAACTTACCATCGGGCAAGCCCTCAGCAAAGAAGACGACCGGCTTTTCGATGCCGTAAGCATAACCTGCCTCCCAAATAGTGCCAAGATCCTTGGCTTCCGTGTTGCACAGGACAAAGTCAGCCCACTGGATCTTCTCGCAGTTCACATCAAAGATACGTGTGCGATCCTCTTGCGTAGCATTAGGCTTGAGCACAAAGAAATCCTTTGGGCTAAAGTATTCATGACCTGCTGCAGTGAGGGCTTCTTTAAGAAACTCAACTTGCTCAACTTGCTTGGGGTTAAAGAACGGGGATGCGATATAAACCTTCATTTGTGATATCCTCTCAAAGGTTAATAAATGAAATGTAGTAACCTAGCAGTAATCCGACTGAAAACGCTAGTGGTATGAGCATAAAATACAGCTGAGCTTTAGATTGTTCAATTTGAAGGGAATGGATAAGCCCCATGATTAGCGCTCTTCCAGCTTCATATTCTGATTTTGTGTACAGGTCGAGGCCCGCAAACTCTTCGGGTAATTCGACTACTTTTTCTTCATCTTCTTGTGACAATGAGTGCTCCTAGATTGTGATAGCTTTCATACTCACAGCGATAGTGCTTGTCAAGAGCTTCTCGAACCAGCTTCTCCATAGCAGCACTATTTCCTGTGATAATCTTGCAAGGAGGAGGGTTGCTGTGAACCCAACTTGTGACGATATCCCTTATTCGATCGTGAGTGAGACCGTGCAAATCTAGCTCTTTCATGATAGCGTCTGGGTTTGTCGCCTCTTATTTATCTGTTTCGCAACCCAAGACAGGGATTTACCCTCTTCGATAATAGCTTTCTTCATAAGGGTATCTCCCGCTGAGATTGGGTAAAGCAGAGATTTCCAAACTTTATAATCTTCGATCGACAAGGGTTTTTCGTCCTGATTATTAAGAGCCTCATTAATCGAAAAGTAAGTGAGACCTAAGTGAAAGCACCGGTAAATGGCCCGGCGCCTTCGTGCTGTGTTTGGATTAGAGAAAGGCAAGTTAGCGACCCATTTTATCCTTGTATTCCATCTCGATGTCACTGATCTGTGCGAGAAGCGCATTCCAGTGCTGCCGAAACTTACTATTCTCACCTGCCTCATCAGGCGGAGGGTTGGTGCCATTAACATCATCACGCTCAGCTTGATAGATGGTGTCGTTGGGGTGATACTCAATGTGTGCATCGGTGTCGGCATCAGGCCAGTAGAGGTTGGTTCCGGTGCCAGTGCGCATGTTGCGAACGTAGTGCATGGCAGGCGCAGTAAGGGTCCGAGTACCGATGCAGGCTGCAGCCTCAGGAATAACCTTGCAAACTTCCAGAGCCATCTTGGCAGCCATCAGGTTGTCTGCTGCGGGCTGGATCTGCTTGTCACATCGCTGGCGGATGAAACCGATCAGATCTTTCAGGTTGAAACGCGCGTAGTAGAAGGTTTCGATAGCACGGGGCAGAATGGTCCGTGCGTCCATAATGCTGATCTGCCTAGTATCGATCATATCTGCGTAAAGCTTCTTGCCTGCTTCAATGTGGTCCTTCCAGCGGCCATAGATTTCCGGGCTGTTTTGAACAGCAGCAGGTGCCAGTACTCGGCTATGCGACTGCCAGCGATCACCGGTGCATTGTGCTGCAAAGGTGCCGGCACGGTGACGGATTAGGTGAGTGACGGTCTGCAGATCGATCCCGCCGATTAAGAATGTAAAGCTCATAGCCTCCATTCCGGCTGGGAGTGCTCGAAACTGCATCACGTCCTCAAGAGTTTCTGACAACTCTTTTTGAGTTGCATTCATCGGATCAGTATCTTCGGGCGCGTCGGCCCACGTTGCCTTCACGTAGCGATATGCCACATGACGCATCTGCTCAGCTGTTGGACTATCGACAAGCTCAACACGCAGTGCGTCAAGATCATTGACAAACTCGGTCTGTGGTTCCTCGCCGAAGCGAAGGGGCATAGGAAGGGTAACGGGCTCAAGACTAAGGTTCTGTGGCAAAACTGCCTCCTTGTGTGAAGTTATAAGTTATTATATGTTGAGTAAGCTAGTTGTTCAAATGTGTTTTGAATCTTCAGGAGCTGCGATTGCGCTTAATCCTTTATACACGACGTGCTCGACGTCTACCTTGTTGCCATCCACCATCTTATGCAAAATCACATCTACGTTCTCAAATTCACGATCAGACTCTGCCATCTTCTTTACTGCAGCGAGATTCTTAGGTGAATCCTCAAAAAAGTGCAAGACTTGTGGGCTATAAGATCTAACGTAGCCTTTTATCTTCCGGGCTTTGGCTTGGGGATCTGAGGTGTTTACAGTGTCGATTATCTGCAATTTTACCCCCATGTCTGCAAGAAACTCTCTAATAGGGTCTTGTGATTTAGGGCCTCGAGCTGTTAAAATGGCCGCGGCGGTGGTTCCGCAGGCAGCCACATCTCGCAGAACATCCATCAAAGCAGTTGGTTTACCGTCTTTGACAATTTCAAATTCACTAAAGTCAAAGTTCTCTCCCGGCTCGGGAACATAAAGAGCATACTGCGCGGGGGTAAGAGATCGGATCTTTTTTCCCTGGTCATCTGTTATCAAAATTTTCGAATCCGTCAGTGCCAGCGTCTCATCGAAATCAAATACTGCAAAGCTCTTGCAATCTGGGTCAAGATCAGGATTCAGCTCCTGCATTGCTTCCTTTATAAGGGTTCGTAATTGTCCAACTGTAATACGCATCATACGCTAAATATGCGCCGGAGTGAGAACTGTTTAATGATATCAGCAAGTTCTTGCTTTGTCTCGAACATAATGACGTTCTCTACCCCTCGCAACTCCTCGTTATAAGGCGTGACTGGCGATGCCACTTTGATCCCATGCTTAGCATATTCCATAGTGTGCTTGGAACTATCATCAATAGCGCACACAATCGACTCAGAATCGTAATACTCACTATTTGCAGCCCAAATCATCTTCTCAGGCGAAAAGTCAATTTTGTGGAATTTTAGGCCGCTATTTTCAAGCCAAGTATAAGTGTCATACTGGCATGTTTTGTTCCAGTCAGGTCTAGCTGTAAGAATCTGGATCCAATAGCCCTGGTCGTACAAGTCGTTGATTGCTTGAATTGTGGGCGTGATAGGCTCTAAATCTCTGAGGCGTCGCTGATCGATGAAATCCTGGAATAGTTGCTCAGGATTGTAGCGGTCCTTTGGAATGCCGTTGGTGAAATAATATTCTTTGGAGTTGACGTCAACATCGATGCCTTCCATAGCATTAAGATACTCACTGTAGCCCTTCCGGAACTCCACAATCACATCGTCGGCATCCACGAGGATGACCGGTTGGCCTTGCCACTTCTGCGCGTTCTTGACATACTTGACCTGGAGGTAGTTCTCCTTGTCGTCGAAAGCCTGCGAGAAATCCTCTGCACTGAAGCCCCAGAGATTTAAGATAGCTAAGAGATATCGGAAGACATCAACGCCCTCGAAAAGGATGCTGTTCTCCACCACCTGCTTACGATCCTGATGATGGTTCTTAAAGTTGATCTCACTGATCAGGGCTGACACCTCACTGTGGAGTGCTAGAGAGAACTCCTGTGTTAGCCGCTCCCTCTCCTCCAAGGAAAGGTCATCCTTCTTTTGGAATAGTTCTGAGAACTGGTCCTGGATCTGGAACAACTGTGGTAGCGTTTTCATATAAGCATTGTATGCACTATTTTCATATTGTTCAAGCCAGGAAGATCAGGATATGCCGCCGAACGTGGACAATACCATCCATCCGCTCCCAGTCCACAATAAGGTAAAGCTGGCACCTTGCGGTGTGCCACCCAGCGCTGAGCCCATGGTCGTGAGTGCCCTGGACGACGGTATGGGAGTGTCCATTCCAAAAATTAATGCGCCCATGCTATCGAGACCGGTTGAACCATCTAGGCAATCTGTGATGAGGCAGACGGTCAATATTTGGCCGGCGATCTTGCCGTCAGGAATGGAGCAAATGTGTTGGCTTTCGTTTGGCTCACTGGTGGGAACAGTGATCGAAGAACAGGTTACTAGAATAGTTCCAGCACCTTCCACTGAGGGATCTATAGTTGAAGTTGTGCCGCTGCCCAGATTGAGCGAAGCAACTCCTCGAGCGAACTGCTTATTAGCGATGAGTGCACCTGTGCTAGCATCTATTGTAAGTGCTGCTGCTTCTGTACTTCCGGAGACAATATTAAGCGTGATGTCCTTGTCGGCCACCCAGTTGGTGATCTCAATGTCCTCGTTGGTAGAGAAGGCGATGTCTGCTTCTCGGGTTCCAGCGTTGTGGAACACGATGCTACCTGAAGTGCCTGCGTCTTTCTCGATGATGACCTCGGTGTTGGAGGTTCCGTTATCGATGTGAAGGATACCGTCCGGACTGCTTGTTCCTATGCCAACCCGATCATTCGCGGCGTCGGTTCGAATAAGATTGGCTAGATTTTCACCACTTACTTTTAAATCAATGTCTAAACCGCCGTTATTTATTATCAATTTATCTGTGCTGGCTTCTTCTATTTTTATGAATGTTCTGCCGCCGGCGGCCAGTGCAATTTCATCGTCAGCAAACTCAATGTAGGTATCCGAGTCACCAATGTGTTGTATCTTGTGTGCTACAGCGATATCGCCGTCTGTATTACTGCTGGAAACCGTGAGAACAGCTGCCGGCAGCGATGATACCTTGCCGATACCAACGCGACCGTCGCCTCTAACTCGGAATACCGTAGTTGAAGCTGCCTCAACATCGAGAAGGTTAGTTCCGGTGCCTGTGCCGTCGCTTGTAACTTTTAAGCCGTGCCCAGATGAACCGTTATCATTGTCGATCAGTGCGGCGAAGTTTCCACTTTCATTTGAGTAGACGTGGAGAGGAGATGTTGCAGCATTCGTGTGAAGCCCGACATAACCGTGGCCTCCCTCAATGGTTAATCTAGCGCTGTGGTTTGCACCGTCCGATGAGGAGGAGCAATCAGTGGCGATCTGGAATCTTCTTACATTTGACTGCTGTGAATTAGGGCAGAAAGTGTCGACGAAAAGAGAGTTCGCCAAGGATCCTGTAAAGGCGGTGCCGGCGTCACCTTCCATAGCAATCACTGCCACTCTATTGTTTCTACTTGTCGGGTTTTGACCGTCTTGATACCAGTCGATATAGGGGTTGTTGCCTTCATCACCGTTGGCTTTATCCGCTGCAAGACGTATGCCGGCGTCGGCCTGACCTTGAATAGTAATGCAAGAATCGGTTGCCGCGGCTCCACTTATATGCAATGTAGTTAGAGGTGTATCAGTTCCGATACCAACCCGATCGGTGCCGCCGTTGACGAAAAGCATGTTAGCATTGCCATTGCTCTCTACACGAAAATCTTTGTCTGCGCTTGATTCGTTGAACACGGCAGCACCATCAAAGTTAACATCGCCACTGACGTCCAACTCCACGCTGGGGTCGCCCACCCCGTTAATCCCCACCCTATTGTTAGAAGCGTCCACCTTAAATGCGGGGTTTCCTGCATTGGAGCCGTTACCCTTGACAACAAAGTCAATATTGTTGCCTCCATCGTTAAGCGTAATTTCGTGGGGTGCAGAACCTTTTTCCTCCATAGTAATCATGGCTTTGCCGCCAGCCTTGAGGATTATTTTATCATCAGTAAAATTGATGAGCGTGTTGCCATCTCCATTGTGATAGATGTATTGATCTACTCCAATGTTTCCGGCTACATCTAGTGTGTAGTCGGGAGCACTAGTTGATCCTATGCCTAACCGATGGTTTGAATCATCGTATATAAGCTGTGTGGCACCGCCAAAGGAGCCGCCATTATTGTATTGAACTTGAGTATCAGACCCACCAGGAGATCCGGATCCGCCTACGCCTAGGTTGGTAGGTGCCACTTTCTTAAGTGCATCATTGTTAGCATCGTAAATAAGGAGCATGTCGTTGGAAGTGTCAACCGAGTCTATGGTCGCCTGGCTTGATATCACTTGCGAGCTGACTTCGCCCTTCTTGATGGATCCCGACGCTATGTCGATGGACTTCACCGTCTCGTCTTTAATCTGTGTTCCGCGTATTCCTGTTGTGCCCATTATTAACTCCCGCCTTCTAAAGCTTCTAATCGCTGCTTTATCTCTTTAATCGCGCTAACTATATATGCACCAAGTCGATCGTAAGCTACTGACCTGTAGATCTCCTCTGGTAGCTCTCTCTCAGGTACAAGCTCGGGGAAAACAGGTTGAACTTCATCAGCAACAAAGCCCGCAATTCTAACTTCGTTGTTTTCGTCATTGACGTCGTAAAAATGCCTAGGAGAAAGCCTACAGAGATCATCAAGAGAACTTGAAATAGCAGTTATATCTTTCTTTTGACGCCTGTCCGAGGTTGACCTTGCAAGGAATCCCGTGCTTGAATTTATAAACAAGTTAGCAGAGGAAGATGTTGTGTCGTCTTTAGTTGATACTAGCTTAATGTCACCATCGTTCTCAACTGTTATCCTTACGTTATCGTTGGTGCCAATCTGTAAACCGTAGTTTGTCGTGGTTCCTATCAGCATGTTGTTATTAACAACACCTGTGTAAGTGTTATTCTCAGGATCCTTGTCAGTAGCGCCGCAAAGACCTATGATAGATTGCACTGCTGTGTTGTCTTGCGAAAGCTTTATAAAGGGATTATCCGCCTCGCCTGAATTGTCAGTGTCTGCTTCGATAAAGATCGCCGCATCTCCTGTAGAAGATATGTGAAGATTATAATCTGGGCTTGTCTCACCTATGCCTACGTAACCATTGCTATTTTTAACAGTCAGCGCACTACCGTCACCGGTGGTCGCGACATAAAATGCATGAGGTTCGCTGCCGAGGGTGGGAACTGTGGCCGAGGTGCCTGCGACTGCTAGGCCGTTTGTATTTATTGTTACGTTATGCGAAAGGGTTTGATTATTATCTGACGTGGAGAACTGGAACTCAGTTGTAGAGTTATTCTCTGACGTCTGACTTTTAATTCCGTCAATCGCTGCACCTATGTAAGCGGTGTCTGAGTACGGTACATGGAAAGATAATCTTGGCCCGGAGTCGGTGCCGCTTACATTACCTGATACTACAAGCCTGAGCAGTTCAGTTGGAGCGTTTGTATTACTTGAAACTTGAATATCAACGGCGCCATTAGAAGCAGTGATAAATCTGCCTGCGTCATATGCACCGGAAAGCGTGGTTGAGAGGCCTGCGGTAAAATTAGCACGCGTCATCTTTTTAAGAGCAGAAGCGCCGTTGTCGTATATTAGGACTAAGTCAGCGTCATCTGCTGACGTTGCAGCAGCTTGTCCGGTGATCGCAGTCGCATTTAAAGTTCCGTTAGCTACAGAACCTGACAGTAGATCGTCTGTTCGGATTCGAGTAAGGGGCATTATAGTCTCTCGCAATACTAAATATCACTTAAGACTTAATAATCACCTCTTACACGATTAACATTCTTGCCGTTTTTCAAGCAGAATGACTTAAAGAAGTCTTCGGGTGTAAACCCCATTAGAATAAGAGCTTCGAGCTTATAGGTGAAATCATCTACCATTTCCTCGAGAAAAGCATCTCTGTCAAACTCTTTGACCTCGGTGTGCTTATGAGGCTTCCAGTTCTTAAGGTGGAGGAGAGCTTCGAAAGCCTCCTCTGTGCCTCGATGGATAATATCCCTTATAAACTGCTGGGCTTTCTTGTCAGAAGGATCCACAGGCCATTCTGGAAGCTTCTCCTTGTTGTCGGAGAGCACCTTCATAAATGATTCTTGCAGCCAGAATATCTGCTCAAGACGATCCAATTTATTTTTCACCCTCGAAAGATAATTCTTCAGCTTCGTCGACCATGCGTTGGTCATTTGTCTGGGTTCTTTCAAGATACTCTGGGCTTAATACGATCATGTTTGACCCTCGAGCAACGTTAAGTTCAATAGCGCGAATGTGATCAACAATGTCAGTGCCTGTAAGCAGGGCGCGCTGTAGGGAACGGGCCACTTCTGCGACCACTTCATCATCAAGACGATAAATCTTCTTTGCCATTTCAAAGCTCCAATGACGTATTATACTAAGTTTTATGAACGTTTATATAGCTGATATGCCCAGTCGGCAAAAAGTCCGATAAGGGCTATGCGAGAGAGGGCGTCAATCGTCGGATTCGGTATCACTAACGATGTAATTACCACAGCCAGGGCGCCAAGTCGCAGTCTGTTCCTCATTTGCTCGTTCAATCTCTTCACCCCTCGACCTAATTTGGTGCCTAAGATACTCTATCGCTTTTTCTATATCTTGTATCTCTTGCTCGCCAAATTTTGCCTCGAGAATGAGCTTGACTGCGCTTCCATCATAGAACCCAAGATCCCAGTCATCCACAACATGGTGGATACGAAACTTTCCCCCACCGAACTTACGGGGATGGTTGGGATCGCTCACCTTTGATCTCCTGCTTCCAACGCTTCATGTGGCGCGAAATTAAGTATCGGGCACGAATAACACGTTTCTGGTAAGCTTTGATCTTTTCAACGTTCTTGGAGAGTTGCCATCCTGGCCCGCCGTTATAGCAGGCAAAAACCTTATCTCCTCGACAGGTCTTGAATCTCTTAAATTTTTTTATAATAATGATCGCGTTTCTTGCGCTGGTAGCTACGTCTTGGTTTTTTGCAGTAAAGTCTGCCCGACTTGTGTATCCTAGTTTCTTCCACCACCAGCGACCGTTGATCTGGAAGACTCCTACATCTCCCTGTCTGGATATTAGTCCCGTCTTGAAAGATGATTCTCGGAATGCAATAGCCAGCAGCGTAAACTCATCAAATTTTTGCTTTTTAGCAACATCCATAATCGTGACAACGTTAACAAGCTGATTGTCTGATAGCTTTCCTAGCACAAAGTCATCGTCTAGAGAGAAAGCCTGGATACCTTCTTCTATGCTCGTAACCTTGATGGGGTGAGCGCCGTGATCCGGATAATCAACTACGTGCTCTTCTGGTTCGCACCCCAAAAGAAAAAATCCAATGAGTACTAGTCGCTTGCTAGTCAAGTTCCATATTCACGTCGATGCTAACCGTAAATGACGGAACACGAATGTGATTGCAGATGTTATGTTTCTTGCACTCATCAGCATCCAGGAACCAGTCGGCGTGACCTTTCTTATGGACGATCTTCTTGAAGTAGTCGTCTTTCTTACCGCAGTTTTGTGACATCATCGAGAAGATCTTTTGGTCTAATCGATCGGCTTCGGCTGCATCAGCTTTAAGTTCCTCCACTTTGCCAAAACCGCCGCTGCTCACGTCGTGAATCATCACCGTAGCATCAGGTGCCATGTATCGATGACCGTCTTCTCCAAACGTGAAAAGAACAGCTCCGCAAGACATAGCCTTACCTTCCACTATGGTAGCAACAGGTAAGTCTGCACACTTGATGTCTGAGATCATTGACATCAAAGAGTAAACTTGACCTCCGTAGGAGTCGATCACGATAGGAATGATGCTTTGACCAGAGTTATGAGCTGACGCCATATCCTGCGTGAACTTCTTAGCACCATCTTCATTAAATTTATTAACCCGAACCACAATAGGATTGTTCATTAGCTTTACTTCGCTAATTCGTCCATCAACTTTAACCTGCTTCTTCAATTTTACCTCTTTTAATTAAATTAACCGCACTTGCCAGTGCCGCAGCTTAGGCAAGTAACACAACCTTCTTGATAGATTAATGTCCCTTCAGCTCCACAATTTTCGCACGTCTTTTCAGAGGCTTTAGTTCCATCTTTGATGTAGTTCTTGAGAACTCGAGCGATGACTCGAGAAAAAGAGAACATATCTGCTTCTTTGTCTTTCTGGAGCTGCTCGACCATAAAGGAAACAGGAGCTCCGTGGCGCAAAGCCAGTGAGATAGTTCGAGTGAATGCTGAGTAGTTTGGATTATCAAATACTTCAACCACGTCCTTGATGCAAAACTCATCTCCTTCATGACCGAAACGAAGATCATAAATAGAGTTCTTTGTCTTTCGTGGGCGCTTAGTGAGTGTTCCCTTCTTATAGTATCGAGGAATCTCAATCTTGTTAGCCATTCCCCCAAAGATCTCGTATGGCTTTCCGTCCATCAATCCCATGACAATGGTCCATTTCTCACCCCTGATAGAGGCGTGATGAATCTCACATGTCAAAGTTTCTGGGCGTTTTGGGGCAGGAGTCTCATAAAAACCGTCTTGGTTTTTTGCTGCAGCATCATCAGATACTAATACACCTGAGCGGGAACCGTCGCGATATACTGTGACTCCCTTCAGGCCCTTCTTCCACCCACGCCAATACACTTTCTTAACATCGTCAACAGAAACATCCCCGGGTAGATTGATCGTCTTGCTGATCGCATGGCACACCCAGAGCTGTGCTGCAGCCTGGATATCTACTGCTGACTCCCATACGATCTCGTTGGCGGTCGATCCTGCGTATGGGCTATCATTGATCTCAGCTTTACCAGTGACGTCCATCCACTTCTTGAAGTTGTGGTGATAGACATCAAACTCCTGCCACTTATCACCGAGATCGTCCACGAAATCAACTTGAGCATCAGGATCATTCGGATTGATCTTCTTGCGCCTCGTGTACTTGAGCATGAATGCAGGTTCGATACCTGACGTTGTCTGCGTTAACGTAGAAACGCTTCCGCACGGAGCAGTGGTGGTTAAGGCAATGTTACGCCTTCCGTGCTCTCGGTGTAAATGTCGTAACTGTGGGTAGGCTTTAAAGAGGCGCTCCATAAAGGGGTGCCCCTCCTCTTGCTCGTAGCTGTAGACAGGGAAGGCACCTCGTTCAGCTGCAAGCTGACATGAGCTCTTGTAAGCAGCGATGGAAAGCGTGCGGTAGATGTCCTCTGTCTCTTGAATGCTATCGGGAGAACCGTAGTTGAGATTGAGCATCGCGAGGGTATCACCCAAGCCTGTCACACCGAGGCCGGTTCGGCGGCCGTCGAGGGCTGCCTTGCGGATCTTCTGCCAGAGTTCAAGCTCAACACGCTTTGCATCCTTTGACTCCGGATCTTTCTTGATCTTTTTAATAATTCGATCAACGCACTCAATCTCAAGATCAATAAGATCGTCCATTAATCTTTGTGCCTTCTGGGTGCATTCGCTAAAAAGCTCGTAATCGAAACGAGCGCTATCCTGGAAGGGATTTTCAACAAAAGAAGTCAGGTTGAGGAGAAGAAGTCTGCAGCTATCGTAAGCTGACAGCGTGATCTCACTGCACGGATTGGTGCTAATGGTGTGAAATCCCTGGTCCTTGTAGATCTGCGCAGGTGTATAATTGAGAACATTATCCCAGAAGAGCAAACCTGGCTCTGCTGACCCGTGTGCTGACTCGATGATCTGATCCCAAATATTAGATGCAGAAGCTTGCTGAGTTACAACTCTTTCTTCTTCGGGTTCTACCGGGAAGCGCAACTCGTAATCAGCGTCGTTCTCGACAGCTTGCATAAACTCATCAGTCAGTCGAATTGAAATATTAGCCCCTGTCACTTTGGACAGATCGCGCTTGATGTTGATGAATGTCTCAATATCAGGGTGATGAACTGAGATGGTGAGCATGAGTGCACCTCTGCGACCGCCTTGCGCCACCTCACGACAGGAGTTAGAAAAGCGCTCCATAAAAACACCGATGCCGTCAGTTGTCTTAGCAGCATTAGATGTTCTCAGCCCCTGCGGACGGATGGTAGAGATATCGAACCCTACGCCTCCGCGTCGTTTCATAATCTGAACTTGCTCTTGATCAGTCTTAAGAATGCCCCCGTACGAATCTTGTGGGTTATCGACTACAAAGCAGTTAGATAGAGACTGGATCTGGTGAGAGTTGCCAATACCTGACATTGGTGATCCTTGTGGGACTACATACTTAAAGCCCTTTAGAAGGTTGTAAACCTCCTCTTCAGTCATGGGATTATCATACTTAGCCTCAACGCGAGCGAACTCACGTGCGAGCCTGCGGTGCATCTGATCAGGGTTTGATTCTAGGAAATTACCTTCGGTATCTTGCAATGCGTACTTGGTGGCGAATACTGAGGCTGCCAGCTCGTCGCCATCAAAATATTCTAAACTCTCCGAGAAAACGTCATCATAGGTTGCCATCTTCTACGTCTTACCTTCTTCCTTTACCTTATTATCTTTTACTTCAACTTTGCTTACTTGTTTCCACTTTTGTTGCAAGAGATGTTTCAGGTCACCTTCATTCTTTTTCTTTGCGTCCATAAAGGACATTTCTTCTGAATTTTCTAGTATGCTGAACCTGCTCATTGCTGTATTGAGTTTTACAGGAAACACGATTCCGTCCCGACCTGCTCGGTTCTTAGCAATATACAGGCGCCCGAAACCCTCGGATTTCTCTGCGGGCTTCCGAGATATGGAGATCACAACATCGGCAACTTGTGCTTTTCCGTAAGATTCTGACATGTTTTCCAATCCCACGATATCAGAGTTAGCTGAGTCTCTATTAGATTGGGACGCTGTCCAGATGGGCATGTTCTTTTCCATTGCTAAATTTCGGAGATCCTCATACACCTTCTTTAGCTCATGCCTCATTGAATCATACTGTCGGGATGATCTCATAATGTCTGCGTAATCGATAATCAGCACTTGCGGAATAAATCCTTTTAAGCTTAATTTTTCTATATGCGCTCTGAGGGTTTGTACGGTAGCAGTTCCCGTAGGATACTCCTTGATCATCAGTTTTCCGAGCTGATCACCTTTTTCCTTGTAGTATTCGATAACTTCATCCTTGCGATCCTGAACTTCGTTGCTAGGGATCTGGCAAAGATTGGAATCGTAACGAAGGCCTGTACCTGTCTCGGTAAGCTCAAAGGTATAGTGTATTACGTTAAATCCTGCTTTTAAAGCTGAGCATCCAAGATTTACCAGCATGTGTGACTTGCCAACTCCTGTAGGTGCTGTGATGACACCGATCTCGCCTTTGCCTAGACCACCGTTGAGGATATCTTTTGCATCAATCTTGTCAATGCCCGTTGGAATGGGTGATCGACTAACTCGAACGAAGCGAGCTTCCATATCTTCAAAGAAATCGTGGCCAACGGAGGGTGTGGTACCAACTGACAGGGCGTTTCTCATCAGATCCATCACCGAGTCGAACTTGTCAACCTGAATAAGATCAACAGCTTCTTCCAGGGCGCCTCGGAAAGCTTGCTTGCGACAGAAGTCGAGTGCTTTATCCTTGACATATTCCAAATCTCCCATGTTGGGATTGTGGCGGATGCGCTGGAGATACTCAACGATCTGGTCGCGGAGGATTGTATCATTACCCGTCTTCAGGTCGTCACGAATGATAGAGACAAGAAGCGGAAGAGTTGGAAAATCCTTGTATTTCTGGTGGTAAGTGAAGTATCGATCTGCCAGGAACCTGAGATACTTCAGGTCAAAGAACTGAGTGTCGATAACCTCAGCCATTTGTTCTGCCCACATGCTGTCTGTAAGGAGTCCTTGAACGATTTTTTCTTGGAAGTCTTTTCCATAAGACGCGAATGATATGCCGGACTCTTGTGTCACGTAGAACCTCTTAATCTAGGTAAGTAAAGCTAAGGAAAAGCGATTCGACGTCAAAGTTTTGGATGCCTTCAGCAATCAGATCTCTCATCATCCCGATCTTATTCCTCTTTGGTTCAAATGTATCTACGATTTGTTCGATTTGATTCACTTGGCCCGCCGCTAAATTTCGCGAATCTAAATATGTCAGGCGCCAGTTACGTTCCAAGATGTCAAAGTTGTCCGCTATCTCTCGGTAGATTTTAATTTTTCCCTCTGCGTGTGCAGAAGCATACTCAAATATTTTTTGTATGTCAGCTTCTTCATCGTCAGCAAGGAAAGAAAATCTTTTAGCCATTGTCTTGTAGCCGGCACCTTTGATCCCGGCGATGTTGTCGGAGCTGTCACCGACTGCCGCTTTAGCAACACAGTAGTTATTAGCGCTCACACCTAAAAGATCAGGAATGTGATCGCGAGTTACGATCTCTTTGCGCCCCAGGCGAAAGATTCTTGTATTATCATTTAAGAGCTGGTAATAATCCTGATCTGAGGACACTATCACCTTGGGCAGATCACGTAATTTATACTTGCAGAGATAACCAATGACGTCGTCGCCCTCACAGTCACCGACGTAGAGCTGGCAGATGGGCATCTTTTTCATCATGCTAATTAAGCTAGCAATCTGCTTATTTCGATTCTGCTGAGTGTCGGGAATGTCCTGCTCATAAAACTTGTTCATTCGAGCTGGCTTTTTACCCTTCTTATATTCCGGGTAGATGGATCTTCTCCTAGAAGAACCTCCGCCTTCCCACACAACATAGATCTGCCTAGGGCTAAAGCGATCTATGATGTTGCGCATCGACTTTAAGAAACCGACCACACCTCCGACGTGATGACCGTGCTTGCTAATCGACGGGTTTGCCGAATAGACACGTAGAAACAGGTTCATCGCGTCGAAGATGAGGACAGGTCTATCTTCCAGAGGAGCCAAAACCTTTACTACCTCGCTCAGATGTGCGTACAGTGTCTGCTTCCATGAAGCATGTTTTATTGCTCATAGTTTTTGCATGGACCTCATAAACGACAATCTGAGCAACTCTGTCACCCTTCTTGAACTCGTAAGGAGTATCTCCACCATTGTAGAGCATCACACCCATCTCTCCGCGGTAGCTGGGGTCGATTATGCCTCCTACTGGGAAAACACAGTGCTTGCTAGCTAGGCCGCTTCGACCCTCGATCTTAAGCAAGATCTGGTTGTGAATATCGTTAGCAAAAGGATTCTCAGCTAACATCAAGCCTGTGGGTGCTACTGCAACTTTTCCAGGCTGAATGGTTCCATCTTCGACTGCGGTAAGGTCCCACCCCACATCACCAACTTTTTGGCGCGGGATTACTGCGTCCGGATGTGTCTTTTTTACTTTGATGTATAGGCTCAACTTAGATCATTCTCCGCCAAATCCATTGCAACTGCTCGAACTTCCTCGTAAGAGTCGGTATCAAAGTCAGGATTGCCCTGAAACTTCTTTACCAAGATGTGTTCCAGCATCAACTCAATATGTGGGCTATATTCAGGGCTCTTAAGTAGATCTTCCATGCCGCTCTTGGTGAACTTCTTCTCTACTAAGACTTCTCCGGTCTTTTCATCAGAGACCGCCAGCGTCTTCCAGGCACCTGAACCTTCAACTGAGTATGTCTTTCCATCTACAGTTACATCTTCAGAAGATCGCAGTAAATCGGTGACTTGCTCATGCTCTTTGACACCCACGCCGAAGTGGATCTCAAACTGGCAAGTCCTGAACGGTGGCGCTACCTTGTTCTTGATAGATTTTGCTGACACGTTAATACCGACAACATCGCCGTCTTTGTTTTTGATAGGGGAGCCGGCACCGAGCTTAATTCGTACAGACGAGTGAAAAGGAAGTGCCATACCACCCGGTGTAGTTGTAGGATCTCCATACATTACACCGATCTTCGTTCTCGTCTGGTTCAAAGCGATAAAGAGCGTGTTCGTGTTTCCAATCACCTGTGTGATCTTGCGCATACCCTTCGAGATGGCGCGAGCTTGCAGACCTATGGAGTCCTTATCATAGTCACCTACAAGCTCCGCTTTGGGAGAAGATGCAGCGACTGAATCCCACACAATGGTGATAGGAACTTTTTTATTTAAGCCCCTTGCCTTGGCGATTGTGGACTCAGCAACAGCAAATACTTCTTCAGTGCAAGCAGTTTCAATGAAGACGAAACGCTTGGAAACATCGATACCTAGCAGCCCCAGGTTTTCCACTGAGGTGCCGTTTTCTGTGTCGATATAAACCACAACACCGCCCATCGCCTGCGTATTGCGGGCGATTTGTAGGGCGATATGTGATTTACCGATCGAAGGAGGGCCGAAGATTTCTACGATCCTGCCACAAGGAAGTCCGCCTCCCTTACGATTAGCAACAATGTAATCCAGCTGTCGGATGCCTGTCGACACCCAAGCCTTCACGTGAGTTGGCGACTCATCAACACTGAGATTGTAAGCAATTCTGCTTCCGTGATCTTTATTCAGTGACTTGATGAGATCCGCTGTGAAGTCGTCAGAACCTTTTGACTTTCTTCCTGCGGCTTTCTTTGCCATCTCTTCTCCTAGTCGTCGCCGAGTAGATCAGCGAACGCGTCATCGAGTGAAGTGTATGACTTCGACTCAGTGGTGGTTTTGGTAGTGCTTTCAGTAGTGGGAGCACTTGTAGTTGTAGTCTTGGTGGAGGACCCGCCGGTCATGCCGTCGTCGTCTGCCGCTGAAGAGCCGTTAAGCCAGTCATTGACTTTCTTTTCAATCTCTTCATACGACTCAAGAGAATAGATCTCATCCAAGTTAGGAATGGTAGAAGTCCACGTTTTAATCTTGTCGTCGTCACCGGAAAGCTTAGTTGCTTTACCTCGAGGCATGACTGACGTCTTGGCCCAGTTTTGACCAGGCTGCTTGGACAGGGTCACCTTGATGTCACGACCTTCTAGAGGATCCGTGATATCACCGTAGTCGGGGTCAAGCATAATGTTGAGGATGTCCTGGTAGACCATCTTGCCGAACGACCAGAGCTGGGTGCCCTTGTCTTCTTCGCCGCGGACAACAACCGGAGCGTATGCACGCATCTTGGGATAGAGGCGCTTGCAGAGCTCAGCCGACTCGGGCGAGCCTTCATCACGAAGCTTGTTGATCAGCTCCTGAATGGGATCGGGCTTGCCGAACTGCTTCGGTGCCAGAATGCCGCGGTTCTCACCTACATTGTAGTAGAACCAACGCTCTTTAAAAGGTTGCCCGTCGTTATCGGTGAAGGGCACAATCCGAACGGTGTGCTCACCCTCTTCTGGGCGCCAAAAGGCAGAGCCTCGACGTCCGTTGCCAGAAAGTTGAGCAACCTTGCGACGAATCGCATCAAAATCAATAGCCATCTTTTTCTCCTTGTAGCTTGATGGTCAGGTGTATTCTAACCTAGCATGCAAGGATGTTCAATGATTAATCAGTCAATTTCATTCGCTGTAATTTAATAGTTCTCACACGCTCTCCGCCGTACATTTTGGCAGTAAAATCTCCTCGAGATTTCAGGGTAGACGGGTGATTGGAAGCGCCTAAAGGTAGTGTAAATCCCGCGACTGCACCTGCCCCAGAGAACTCATCAAGATCATCTTCGTCGTCCTCTTCTTCGTCGTCTTCTTCTTGGCTTCTAAGCATCTCATAATTGAAAGCTTCTCTTCCCATGGGGTCTTCGTTGAGATCGGCTATCATTCCTCGTATTACTTCGCGAAGCTCTGATTCTCCGATAGGGCCTACAGGTAATCCAATTACTGGGCGCGCCTTTAGTTTGCTAATATACTGTCTTGTCATATCACTCTTATAGTTCCCGCCTTTTCCAGGCATGCCAGACTGATCTTCAAACTCTTCTCGATCAGTATCAGTGTATGCTGAGAGTGTGCCAGATCCCATTCTGCCCATAATCGAACTATTAGGCTCGCCTGTCATTCCCGATCTTGGAAAGGGCCTTGGGGCCCAACCTAGACGATGAATGTCTGGTGGATTTTGACGATCTGAAGTTGCGCTAGCACCCGTCTGTCCTATGCCTGACGGGCGGTCTCTCAGACGCTTCACGTATTTCGGTCTAAATCTCTTTACTACTTTAGCCATGTAGATAAGTATTGACTTAAAACGGAACTGGAATACTATCTTCTCGAGAACGTGCCTGAACAAGCTTGTTTGCCGAGGAAATTACGAGCGCTAGTGAGGGCTCTCTCATAGAGTAAAGGCGCGTGTCGTCTGTCAAACCATCAGCAAGCAGAATAGCCATCCACTCATCGTAGTTTAACCCAACACCAAACTTTTGAAGCAAGTAGAGGCTTCGGTGTGTGGTTCGCATGTGGCGAAGTTTATCATTGAACTTGTAGTTCTCACCAAGGTTGTCCTTTCGCCACTTGTTGTCTTGGGGTAGATAAAGATCTTGATTATCATCCCCTACCTTCCCAATCAGACAAAACAAAGAACACAAGATCACAGACTCGTTGGACACCTCGATGCCACATCCCTTAGCAACCTTGTAGCTAGCCTCCAGGATCTTAAGTGCATGATCTAGCAGACCCCCAGGGAAAGAGTTAAAATACTCGTTGCGCTCTGAAGAGGGAGCCATCACAAGGCGTTCTCCAAGCTTATCGATCAGTGCATTAAGCTGTTTAGCCCGCTTGCCTGTCTTTCCAGTGAGAGCTTTAAACTTCTCATAATCAGCTTGCATCTTTTCGATATCTAAATCCATTATAGTTCCTCCGCGCCCATGTAGAGCCGCGATTTAAAAGCAGGTATTTGTTGCCCTGGTGCCATTATATCCTCAAGCTTGTCAAAGCACTCAGGGTGGCAGTCAAAAATAATCGCATCATGCAAAAGAAAGAGCGGAACACACTTGTGGCCTTCCTTCTCTACACCTTGCACAATCTGATAAAAGCCTTCGAGTGCTGCATCCATCGCTGAGGATTGTATATAGTTGTTGTAGAGCACGTGTGACGCATTATTGCGAACTCGGATGTTTCTACCAAAGTGATTCTTGATAAAACCAGACTTTGCTTCTTCCTCCAAGTGAGCTTTTACCTCACCCACCCCGAAGAAGATCTCCAGATTCTTGAGAACATCCAGCGCTGTGTGCTTGCTCACCCCGATCAACTCTTTGACCCGGCGAACACCCATGCCATACAGCGTGGCAATGGTCAGCAACTTTGCAGTTTGTCGACCGTGCTGGCTGTCCAGAACTTTGTCGCAGAGGTCAGTGTAGATATCTTTGATAGGATCCTGGCCGGAGAGGATGAGTGCAACGCGAGGCTCCAGGCTTACGTAATCGAACTGCATGATCTTTCCCCCTTCATAGCGAGAGGTCAAGATATCCCTCATCTCCGCCTTAAGCGTAAGAATCTGGGGGCCTTCTGATATCGTGAGTCGTCCTGTGTTGGTGCCGGTAAGATTGTAGCCTACTTTCTTAGTCACACCCTTCATAGGCATGAAGGAAGTCAAGACCGACTTATTAACAGTAGCAGGATCTCCGTACCTTCGAGCAAAGATCTTTTCATCGATGTGGGCAGGCTGCAATGACGAGATTAGCTTCTGTTGCCTTGAAACCCTCTCTTTAAAGTAATCGTATTGATCAGAGTCCGCGTTCAATCTGATAGCATCCTGGATATTCTGAAAGTACTTCTTGTACACACTCCTAGGCAAAGCTTGCGACCAGAGTATATTTTTAATTCCAAATGTCTTAAAAGGGCCTGCAAACTTAGGGTCGGGGTGGCGGGGTATTGAGATTCCTGAAAGGCGTGATATTACTTGAAGCTCTTCGCTGTCACTGAATCCCACCGTAAGTGCATCTTCGGGTGGCTCATTAACCCAAGATGCACCTGACTTAAAATCAGTTACTAGGTGCTGTTCGGATCCTAGGATACTCTGGTTGATGCAAACTTTCACACGCTATTATATGGACTCAGCTCAAGATTTACACTCTTACTAGGCCGGATGCAGTTTCAATAACTCAGCCACCTGCCCCCTTGATCATCTCGATTGACTTGTTAAGAAGGTTGAACATGCTCTGGAATGCTGCATCGCCGTCTCTGTTCGCTAGAGTTAAAGAAGTTGTAAATGTTCCAGGGGAGATCTTGTGATTTATGGTCTTTACGAAGTAGAGGTCGTCCATTGAAGTCCCTGTTCCAAAATCCACGAAAAAGTGTTGCGCATATCTGATTATTGGGCACCCTAGCATGGAGATGCTAGCGTCTGCAGGTTGAATTTGAAGGGGTAGGCCATTTGGCTGTGTACCCCTAGCTGTCATCTCAGTGTTTCTTCCTGCTCTTTTCATCATCGTGTTTTTGTACCCGCTACTCTGCAAGGAGCTAAAGCGCGCCGACGTGATCACAGAGCCATCAGCCCCGTAGGTCAAAGAAGGGAAACCGCGCTTTATAACTTTCTTAAGTTTTTCAAAGCTGGTATCCAACATATACCCATCGAGGACGCCTCCAGTCTTGATCGCCTTTAGCTTTACGCCTGCAGCTTCCAGATCTCTCATGAATTTATTTTTAGCTTGTGCGGGATCGGATTTTGCAGCTTCTCCTGATCTTAGCGCACTTGAGTGCGCTTTGTTTGCTTGCTTTAAAAGATCTAAAGTATCACTTCCAGCTTTGAGTCCATTAACAATTGTGGCATGTCGCCCTGTGTGATTGTCAAATATGTGCACCCTCAAAACTGTGGCTTCATTTGCCGCTGATCTAGAGGGAGAACTGGTAGGATCAAGAGGCATAGCGTCGAACATAACCTGGATCTTTGGGGGCCTAAATCCTTCCGTAGCTGCTTTATACTTTTCTCGGATTGGATCTTTAGCGTCAGCACTGATGTTGCTTCTCTGTCCATTTTTTACGAGAGTTGCCTGCACTACTTCGTCGTCGACCATGTCGGGCTTAGTGAGTGGTGCAAAAGGATACACGACAAATGTCTTTATGATGTAGTTCATAAAGGTTTCTATCGGGATCTCTGCAGTACCTAAGTTCTGCATCATTCTATCTAATACCTGAACTACATCTTCTTTCTTTATAAGAAACTGGTCGATCGTGTAGTTCGATAGAGGATTATCTTTAACAGCTTCTCCTTGAAATCCACTTTCTGTGCTAAATGCGTAGAAAAACAACTGGACTTCTGAGAAGTTATTAGTGGAAGCAAGGGGACGCCCTACAAAGAAAGAGAAAAGCTTTCCAAGAGTAATGTATTCAGGCCTGCTTCCCTCATCTCCCTTGGCCGCCTTTGTTCGGCGAATTGCGCCGCCAAATTTATCTGGTTTCTCTGGATAAAACGGATCGTCAGTTTCGTTAAACAAAGTTGTTTTAATACCTTCAATTAAGACTTTCTTCTGCGTATTAAACTGATTCCTGGATTGTTTAAGGCTTTCTAGATTTTTAACAAGGGCATCAACGTCATCGCTGGTGGCACCTGCAATTTTACCTATAGATTTTTTACTAAAGGGTTTATCAAAAATAGGGTTGTCCTCAGTGTATACAGTCGCATTGCTAAGAAGACCTTCATCGAGAGATATCAGGGGCTTGATATCTTTTCTTACTTTACCCTTGGCCAGCTTCTTTAATTGAGCTTGAACTTTGGCGCGGATATTACCAACAGCTTGTCCAATAGGTTTCATCGTGTTATTATTGAGAATAGAAGTATCCTCTGTGTGAATTACACCTAATGCTATCAGCTCAAGAGTTATGCTAACCTCACCGTTATTCTGCAGGGAGAAGGATGAGTTATAAAGCCTGTATTTCTCTTTCTTTCTCATCGCGTTAAGAAACTCACCGTAAGCGTTGCGGCCACTAGAATCTGGGTGAGACCACCCGTACTCAATCAGTAGCTCTAATCCCGCATAGTTTTGAGGTCTAACGAATTCTGCTACTTCATGCAGACGAGATCTGTCGTGAAGTGTAATAGAAAGCTTTGCCTTCTTTTTCTCCATTAAGCCTGCAGCAGGTACAACTGAAACATCAAAACTTGTAATTGACATTAGAGGGCGGAATGGGTCAAGTATAGGAACTGTACGACCTTTCCTGTTGAGCGGAGTAACAGTTTGAGGAAGAGTGAAAAGCTCCATTCCGAACTGGGTCATCTCCTCACCCTGTGGCCCCTTATAAGACTGTGCCAGCTGCTTGGTACCTGACTCATTTGAGACGTCGCTATCCCCTACGAGAGCCTTGGCTAAGCTGAGGGAGAACGGTTTTTTATCCTTCGTAGGGGGAGCAGCAGTAAAGAAAGTTACATCCAGATAGGGCACACATCTCGACAGCTCATGTGTTGGAATCGCATTGGCAAAAACTTCTATTTCAGAAGTCAGGGCATTCGTAGGACAAAACTCGAAATGCTTAGCAGTTAAAACGCTGAGTCGGGCATCCTGAGGTTTTATTGCCTGGGATGACAGGCCTGTGACTGTATACTCAGGTTCGCTCTCTTTTCCCGTGCTTCCAAGCTCCTTTACATTCACACTAATTTTTGGAGCAAAATCAGAGCATTGGAAATTGCTAGCGACTTCTCCGCTAGAGTCATCCTTATTCTCATTGTAAAGATTAAAGTTACTCTTAAAGGGATTATCTGCAGTAAACGCTCTTTGCTCTCCTTTTTTTATGGCTTCGGCCTGGCCCGGGGCGGAAAACAACTTGTCTGCCTTGACCTTTATGTCTTTCCCCAAGAGGGCTCCATCAAGATTCTCTAAGATCTCTCTTGATAGCCGAAGAATGTTCTGGTTTAAATCCTCTTGATACTGGGAGACGGGGCTAAGTTTCCCTCCGAGGGCACGGGACATTCCGCCTATACCGGATCCTTTACGAATTTCGTTGGCAGCAACTCGGAGCCTTCTGTTTTTGAGTCGGCTCATTCCACGATTTCCGCAATTTGCTCAATACTGCTAGGGATTAAGACTCTTGTTCCCGCAGGAACTTGCAAGCCCCAGCCTATATTACTGGCTGCTGCGATGACCCACCACAGAGAGGCATCTCCATATTTTTGGCCGGCCATGACATCCAGCCTCGAAGCTTGCTCAAGAACAGTTTCTGACACTGCAAGACGGTTCTGGCGAACTGCTTCGCGTATTCTCATGACACCCTCTGCAGAACCGTAAGCTTTTCCCCTGCTAATGATATCGTCTCTAGAGTATCGAGAAATTGTCATGACTCATCTCCGAGCTTCATTCCCAAGATATCCTTGGTTAAGCCATCAGTGGCTCCGTTAACCCCGACTGACGTCCCATGCGCGATAGCATCACCAGCTGCTTGAGCTAGCTGGGAATCTAGTATATCACCTGAGGTTCCGACGATATCGTTCATCACATCGCCTACTGGGTATACTGGTGCTCTGTTATAGCCCAAGTGATCAATACCAGGAGCAATGTCGTGAACAGGTTTAAATCGGCACGTTATCTTTGCGAGCTTGGGCGCTCTTGCTCCTTGATCAACTTCCCACGTTACATCGTTCCCAATCCAGTCAAATGACATCTGTGTGATAAATCCAGGAAGACCCTTGCCGCTGGATTGATCGAACGATCTAGCAACTGCATTATTAAAGTTAGAGAGAAAGAGCTGGCTTGAGAAAGCGCCTGCGAGGTAAGCACCGGTGCCTGCTACAATTCTCACGACATTAACAGCCGCGAACTCCTTGAATAGGCCCATGGGTATCAGCGATGCATCATGATGATTCATCAAGTACGTCGCGTCGCCACCGACGTCATAAATTCCAAGTCGGGCCATGTCTGCTGAAGATGCAACTTGCACCTTGTAGAAGACATCTCCGTTCGGATCAATCGAAAGCTCGCCATCTTTATTGACGGGATCAGTTACAATCTTAGCATACACATCTTTAAAAGGAATAAACAGCTTTCCGGAACCGTCAACTCTATTAAGAGTCCTCACGCTTGGAAAGCTAATTCTCACTACATCCCCTATTTTAAGTCCGCTTCTTCTGCTCCAGAACGTACCTACACCCTCAGGTTTTTGGCGTGCTCTTTGCCGAAGAAGCCTCATTATCTCTAAGAAGTTAATTGAAGTTGCTGGTGATGAAAGAACTGCGCTTGATCCGGCTTGAGCCCCAGCTGAAGAGCCTCGATTATTGTGCAAAAGTCCCAATCCTTGGAAAAGAAGTCGCATGATATTCAGAGTAGCTGCGTTTGCTATCGAAGCACCCGGGACAGGAGAAAACTGCTCAGTCCCTAGCCCAAACAGGCGAGACAGGTTAAACTTAGAAAAGTTAGTTTTCACAACATCGCCAATCCGGAGGCGGATCATTGGAGATGCCGATTGGACTTGCGAGAACGGCATAATGAAGTTTTCACCGGAAAGCCCTGCCAGGAAATCAATGGGATTTCTCTTTGGCTGGAAAGATTGATCTCCTGTACCTCTTCCCTGCGTGTATTGTGGGTAGAGCATCGTTACGAGCTTATTGATCTTAAACCACATCTCATTAAAATCTTCACGGGATGTTGCAGCAACGTAGAAAGAAAATCCGATATCTCTTGAAGTTGAGTCATAAATCTGGACTTCCTCTGCTCTACCAATTGCTTTTTGACCGTTATAGCGTGCTGAGAAACTATCGCTTAGGTTGTCTAAGAAAGCGTGAAAAGCTATTATCTCTCCTGTGCGAAGGTCGTGAAAATAGAAGGGAACGTATTCAGCGTCGAGGGTTCGCTCGTGATTTTCGACAAACTCTTGTGGCAGGCGGCCGTTAGACTCAGCTTTCGTAATACCCTCCATGCTGATGTGTGCACCTGCTGGTGAATCATTACTAAGAGTAGAAAGGGCGTTCTGGACACTCCCATACTCGATCTCTGCAGGTAGCAAGTACATGCTGGGGACAGAAGCATTCCTCCAGGCAAGACGCATAGAAGCTGGGCTTACACCTGGTTCAATTTCGCTATCTCTGCTTTTCATAGCGTGAGAAGAAGGCCTGTAATGTATTTTGCCCACTTCTAAGGGTCTACCAAATGCAGAGAACGCTGGGTCCCCTGAGGACTTTATTTGGTCAACTTTGTATGGGCTTTGGGCCCGGGATAAAATAGAATCTCCCGTCATCGCCAAGACGTTCATGCAAGCAACTAGTTTTGAAGATCTAAAAGATTCAACTAGCGTTGCTGATGCGACTAATGATTCCTGCGAGGCGCCCGAGGCTATGGATCCTAATTCTGCAAACTTCTGCCGAAGATTCTGCGAGTCTCTTAAGACCGCCCTGCAGAAAACAACATAAAATCCGGGATTATTAGCTATATTACCCCTGGTCGCCCGGGCGTTTCCAGTAAGATTAGCTCTTTCACCAATGTCAGACGTAGCTATCGCAGTGTCCTCAATTCCAAAGACTAAAGACTTACCCGCATCAATTGCCTTGTCATAAGGGAAAGAAGTGTGTGCGAACCCTAAGTCAGACCTAAGAGCGGGTTTGCCCCATGTATTATTCTCGATGAACTTGCCCTTAGTGTAGGGTCGGCTACCCGGGGCAGATCCTTGACTTGCATTAGAAGTGAGCAGATCTATAAAAGATCTCTCTGCACCCGTATCCAAAGCCAGCACTGTCGCAGCAATAATAGCATCTGCAAGACTTTTCATCTGGACTGGATTCATTCCAGCGTAAGGTGAATCTGGGGTGTTAAGCTGTCCGAAAGTTTCTATTGGCTCTCCGTCATTGGGCTCATCAAACTCTCCCGTGGATGCTTTAGACTTGATGAAGGCATCATTGGTAATATCGCCCTCCTGGAGATTCCTAGGGCGAACAGAAGAGACTGCGACACCTTCACTAGCATATCGCTGATCTTGATTTGTCTCTCTGCTCTGGGTAGAAAACCCTGCAGCTTGACTGATTAATTGAGCGGCTGTGCCCTTAAGATCCTCAAGGGTGAAGGCATATCCTGCTTGAGTCGGCTCATTCGTGGGAGCCTCAGAATCGTAAGCTCCTACCTGAGATTGAAAAGAGCCAACGACTTGATCATCGGGGTTTGAGTTGGCCGGAGCATAAACTCTTTTGTGCATGCCAGCAAAGCGATTTCTAGTGAGCACTGCTGATACTGTGCGCTGCACAACTGGGCCGGCGCCGGATTGTTCATCGGGGTTGCCGTATGCGGGCCCCGGAGTTCCGGCCACTGTTCGACCCTGTGGCGCGTTTTGCGGATCCAAAGACTGCGAATCAGTGCTGATATCTCTTAGTGCATCGCCGGCTCGTGGGACAGCGGGTGACTTCCTAATTCCAGGCAAGCCCTTGTTGAACATGCTGCCCAACGTAAGCGTGCTCGGTCTGTCCACTGTGGAGTGCGCAAGCTCATCTGGTAGAAACTGTGATGTCGAATCAAGCGTATCAGTTACGCCAGGTTGACGAGGATTAATTCTGGTGTCATCTAAAACCTTTTGCCTTGCAGAACCTAAGCTTACCTGCTGTACGTTGTCTAGAGGCTGGGGAGATTCTAGTGGCAGATCATCTTGGCCTGCGTTCCCAAAGCCCGGCAGCGCGGCATAGTTGGCATTGGCAGCTGTGAAGTCATTACCCAGCTGGTCATCACCATTTCTATCCTTGGGTATAAGGACCTTTTTTGTATCATCAGCCATCTTTGTCCTCCTGCTGCTGGGCCGCGGTTTTGAAGTTGCTCATAGTCGTGATCACGCCGCCGAGGACAGATACATAATCTCGAAGGTGCTTCTCAACTTGAGCCCTGCTCTCTTCAGGTAGTTCTCGTAAGATTCTCGTAATCTCTGGAGAGTTCATGATCTCATCGTGAGCAGGACTCCACTGCTGCGCCTTTATAGGTATCTTCTTGGACAACTTCTACTCCCTATCAAGCGCTAACGCCCACCGCCTTCGCAGCACGGTTACCGTTGTTTAGTTGGGTTCCTATGGGAGCAGCTTGCCCATCAGGGGTTCCATTTGCAGTGGCTGTAGCAAGCACGTCATTACTGGCGAGGAGATTCACAGTTAAGTCAATAGGTATGGGGCTTGAAACTTGGGGTGTTCCTGCCTTTAATTTTCCTCCGTCTGCGGTTACTGGAACATTCGCGGTGGCAGTTTGACGTGCTGCAGCCTGAGGTTGTTGGATAGTTCCGGGTTCTATCTTTACGGGAAGTGGTGTAGGTAGGGTGACGTGACTCGGGTTTTCCGCTGTACCTGCAAGGGGTTTTTTCGCAGACATTGCATCTGCAGCTTTTTTTGCAGTCTGGATGGCCTGGTTCCCTATTGTGTCAAACACCTTAATGATCTGGAGGGCAAAGGCCTGTTGCTTCTTATCTCCCAGGGACTTCAAGAACGCTTCGTCCCTAAGACCTCCGCCGGCTTCCCGCTGGGCCTGGACCTTTTTGAGCATGTCATCCGTTGCGGCGAGGCCGCCGGTGATCGCCTTGGTTCCCTCTCCCACAAGCTTTCGAGACGCGAAATCACCCATATTTTTCGCCAGCTCTTGAATGAGAGGATTTAAAGTAATTAATTTTCCGGATGCTTTAGTAAGGGCTGCCGCGGCGTTGATTTGTGCATTGCCCATTTTCTGGAAAGTATTTCCTTGGGCAGCAAGTAGTTCAAGCTGGCCCTTGGCAATGTCTGCGCCGGTATCAGTACCTATTGTTGCGATATTAGGCGCAACCTTCTCCATAATATCAGCTAAACGAGCCTGGACACTTATCATTCGATTATTTTGTGCCACTCGATCTTCTGCCGCAACCTTGCCTTCTTCTGCAACACCCAGCTGGCTTCGAAGGTTCTGGCCGGAATCGCTCAGGGCTTTCATGGTATCCTTGACGTCCATGCCGGTAAGATCAGCTAGGTGTTTCATCTCGACACGTGACATGTTTGCGACATCGACCCCGGCTTGCTCAGCAGCCTCTTGGATCATTCGAAGGCGCTCAGCGGGATCTTCTTCCATAAAGAGGTCAAAAGCGTCGATATTCATACCGAAGGACTGGCCGAGCATCGCGGCTTTCTCTGCTGCAGTATCAAAGCTATCGTGAATCGTCAGCTTCTTGATGCCGTCAAGAGAGACGCCTAGCTTAACTGCTTGGGCTGCAACTTTTGCCAGCTGCTGCTCGCTAAAAGTACCGAAAGTGCCGAAGTCTTTTCGAAGAGCGTTTGTAGCTTTTCTGACAAGCCCAAAATTCACACCATACCTTTTACTCATCTTGTCAGTTGCTTCTGCAGAGACTGCCATTTGCCTGACTAGAGTAGTTCCGCCTATCTGCGCCTGCGCTGCAACTGAGGCCAGGTCTTCTTCCTGCATACCCAAAGCTAATCGCAGTTCATCTATCTGCTTGACGCTAGCGTCAGACCGAAAGGCGGCTTGCAAAAACTCCATCTCAGTGCCAACGGCATGGCGCATCTTCGCGGTCCGTTGCACAAGTTCTTGCTGGGCTTTGGCAAAGTTCTGAGAGAAGCTGCGCATGTAAGGGTCAGCTGCTGCAAGGCCCCGCGGGGTCTTTGCAAGCTCATTCATAAGGTTTTCTTGAGACCTCGCGGCGTCGCCGGCGAAGTTAGTCATCAACTCACCCTGGTCGTTTATAGCTTGCCCGAACTCGTTTGTGATCGCCTCACGAGACATCAAGATAGGCTTGGACAGTCCGTCAAAGCCCTCGGAGACCTTTCTAAGAACACCAGTGAGTTTTGTGAGCCCTAGAGCAGATCCGCCCAGGACCATGCCAAGACCTGCCGGGCCGAATTGGGTCATTAGGCCTTTCATTCCTCTGCCCAAGGAATCCGATGTCGCGGTTGCTTTTTGTTGCGCTTTGCTGAGTTCGTTAAAGGAGTCTCTTACCCTGGGATTTTCTTTGAGAAACTTTGAGTAATCAGTCTTGCTCTCATCTTGCGCCTTTCTCTGGAGCTTAGAAAAACGCTTGTAAGCATCCTCTATTTCTACTCTGCCTTTTATCTCTCCGCTTTGGATGCGCTGCAGAATAGTCTCATATTCTTCAGCCAGTCTGATGAGCTGCTTTTGTAATTCTATTTGTTCTTTGGTGGCCATAGAGGTTCTCGGGAGTCAAGATTAAATATGCGCTAAGTGAATCTTCTTGTCCTAGACGGGCCTGTTTGTCGCGACATACCCCTCATAGCTCTGCTTCCTGGATCATTATTGTGTGATGCACGGGATGACTCATTTCCCGTCCCTGCGGCTTTTTTAAACTCTTTATTGATTCTATCTATGAACCAAACGCGGTAACGAGTAGGAATCTTATATGCCTCAGAATACGTGAAGCCCCCATAGTACATAAGCAAAAATGCCTGTTCTAAGAAAAGCTCACGATCCTCAGGTTTCAGGCCAAAAAAAGTTTGCCCCCATGGGTAGGGGCATTTCCTCCTGCAGCTCACAAGCTTCGCATGCGAAGAGTGTCACCATGTTAACGGTAGGCTCGCTTTTCTCTAGGAACCTCCTGATTTCTAAGGAATCCCTAGCGGGCATGTTGCGGATAAACTTGCTGATGTAAGACTTGTCTGTATTACCCTGGATGGAAGTAATAGCTCTAAAGAGCCTCTCTGTAACGAGATTATCTACTACGATCCCCTGTTTTCGTTTTCTCTCCGAGATAGTTAGTGCTTCTTCCTCGTCCAAGCCTGTCGGGAAAGATAGGGTCACTTTCTTACCTGACACCGGGAGGACAACTTCAAACTCATTTCTCCCGGGAGTAACTGGGTCTGACTCAAGCGACCTGATTGGCAAGTCGGACAGAGCGCAAGAATGCACTTGAGCTGTTCCGCATACAGGGCAAGTAACATTAGTATGATAATCTGCGCCGTAGCCAGTAATCCTAATGGCAACAAGAATTGCGTTTCGATCACCTGACAGGAGCGTTCTCGGATCTATTGACTTATCTGTTAAGCAAGATCGAATCAGATTAGTAATTACAGTACCATTTTTAATAAAGGCTCTGGATGTTAAGATATCTTCTTCTCTCGCTGTCATCGCTCGAATGTCAACTGAGTTTTTAAGATGCAGCGGGTGATCCGGAGGATATGCCTTGCCTAGCGAAGGCAAAGGGACAGTCTCGATCGGGATATCGAATCCAAGATCCTGCTGTGCCTGCTCTAATGTTTCCGCCACTCTGGGGTCTGATGCGCTTGCAGCGCTAAATACGTCATTTCTAGACATGAAAGCTCCTCGTATAGGAATTGTATTACAGATAGATTATCTGTTAAATAGCATGACCAGAACTAAAAGAGCTTTATCTTAGGGTGATAGTATCAGTATTGAAGCACGCAGTTGTCAAAGCGAAGAGTCATGGAAATCTCTGCGGCATCGTTAGTGTCATAGCTCAAAGATCCATACTCAGCGTTTGTGATAAACGCGCCTTTGACGTCCCAAAGCTCAACAACTGTTCCAATTGGGTCAAGCATCTTGATCTGGCAATCACGCTTGTAAAAATCTGCGTAGCCTGCTCGGCCAGAAACAGATTCAAAATGAGTTCTAATCCACTCCATGACCTGCTGCGCACCGGAAGGTGCGATTGGATCGTAAAGCGTCACGGACATGTCGCCGAATGTTGTTCGACCAGCAAGATAGCGAGTGTGATTAATAAAAGGAAGCGTTACAGACTCAGTGGAAATTGTAGGTCTTGCGGCTGACTTCATCAAGAAGGCATCAATGCCTTCAATTGCAAATACCCACCTAAACTGGCGCTTAGGTTCAAATTTATTTGGAAGCATCTCAGCAACAGAAAGGGTCTCAGCCATTACAATCTCCTAGGGTGACACGTTATAAATATATGCATCGAACAAAAACGTCCCTTAAAGTCCATCAACTCCTGAATTTGTTACCACGAAATCAAGCGAGATGAATTCTGCTGTTCGTGTAGGCTGCAAGAAGATCTTCCCTCGAACTGTATTGTTTTCAATGTCTGCCTGCGTAGTTGTGCTAGAATCAATAACAACTCTAAATCGATCAACACCTTGGTTTTCCTGAACTCTCTTCAAGATTGGAGTTACCAAAGCAGTGAATCTTTGAAGGGTTGATTCTCTATTAGGCTCGAAGATAAGTTGCTGTGCAACTTGCTTAACTGAGCGCCTTACGTCGATCAAGAGCCTTCTTACGTTGACTCTGTCAAGAGCAGACGCTGCAGATTGCAGAGTTTTCTGTCCGTAAACTACCGGGCCAGAACTATTAGGGAACGAAACGATAGGGTTGATATCCTTATCGTACAAATCGTCCATATTGGTTTGATTTAGGCTTACTGCAGTAGATAGAGCGTTCATAGATCCTCGGGCAAATCCAGCAGGAGCGAACCACGGGAACGCCACTGCATCGTTGAACGAGAAAGCACCTAAAACTGCAACTGACGGCGGAACCCGAACTGTTGCAGAATTTGCTACTACAGTCTTCGTTGATTGATTCAGTGTCTTCACCTGGATGTTCATATTAACATCTGGGAAATATGCTGCAGCAAAGGATGAATCCAAGGCTCTGTCGTTGAATGATGCTACGGTATTTGAAACATTGACATTTTGCACAGAGGAAGTAACCACTGCGTTTACGTTATCACGCTCGCCGATATCCATGATGTAGAGTGCATCAAATCTGTCCTCTACAGTCGTTATAGCATCATTTGTGACGGTAGCCTCTCTAATGCCAGGAACAGCCAAGAGCTGTATCTCAACATCAGCCTTCTCACCCATGACTTCCAGAGCCTTCTTAAAGGCTGCAACTGTCGGGCCGTTGATTCCACCTCTGTTAGAATCATCCATCTCACCTTTAACGGCGTTGTTGTTCATCAAGGCGGTGTTTTTATTAAAGATGTTAAATCCATCAAATCCACCCTGGAATGGCATCGTAAACTTAGAGAGCCTTCGAACCGCCGGGCTTGTTGTATCGTTTACCTCAAACCTTCGGGTCTTGGCATCAGCATTCGTAGTGATGTTTCCATCGCGTGCGTATGACCAGCTGTTAACAAGAGCTGCGTCCGTGGTTAATGCAAGACCATCAGATCCCGTACCGACCTGCAGGTTTTCTAAAGTAAACTTGTTGTTATTAAACCTATCACAATCTAGAATTGCGCCGCTTTCATCAGCCTGACCTGCATTAGAACCTGTCAATACATTGAAGTCAGATACGGCGTGATCAGTGAAGAATTTCGTAAAGCTGACTATGCTTGGATCAATAACGCTGCTCTTGTTGGGCTCATTTAAGAGGGTTTTCTTCGTGAATTGGACGCCCCAGTAAAGCGACTTATTAGGCACCTTCTTAGGCGCGAGACCCATCGCGATGTTCTCTCTAAGCGGTACAGGAGGTTGCACAACTGATTTGAGCGTCATGCTTGGGTCTCTCTGTAGGCTGAAGTTTGCGTTTGGAGGTGCGCTAAGAACATTTGATCCAGAGGTTACAAGGTGATCTAGACCTCTAAACCCTAGGGGCAGAGATTCAGGATCGATTTCACCGTTGTCAACATCAGATGCTATTTCAACTCTTATGCGCGAAGAAACGTTAGCATACTTTCCGTCAATCACAAGCTTTTGGGATCCCTGTGCCTGATCAAAATCGTAGAACATGTCGGTATCGCCAATTCGACGTCCGATGTAATTGGTCGATGCAGGATCAAGGTTAAGGCCGCGGAAGGCCTCATAAACGAATGTATTCTCATCGTTGTCGTAAAAGTCTCTTAAGACAAGATCGAACGTACCGAACTTGTTAAGTTCATCTGAAGATTTACCTACGTTCTCAATAGAAACCTTGTATTTAGTGTTCGCACCCACTGAGTCTGAAGATTTGCCCTTCATGACACCATCGCTTAAGAGATGCACTCGGAAGAGATCCTTGGCGGTTCCACCAAATTCTTGTGAGATAATGAATGGCGTCTTAGCGGCCTGGAATCTCTCACGGAATCCTTCGAAGTTTGGCGCCGCGGCAGATCCGTTGTTTCTCCCTTGAGTTCCTGTAAGGAGGAAAACAGCATCAGAGCTTCCTGAGTATAAGCCTGACACTGCGCCGTTCACAACGCTTGATCCTGTTGCCAAGATTCCCGAACCTGTCACGACGGCATATTCTGGATATACATCATAATGCGAGTAAAGAACGTAGCCGTGCTTCTGAACTTGTTGGGGATCTTTATTGAAGATGTTTGCAAAGTAATCTTTGTCATCAGGATTTAAAGATGCTGTAAGAACTCGAGGATAATCTTTTCCTTTGTGGCCAGGCAAAAGCATGGTAAACTTAGGGGACCCGTTAGAAAAGTTAATTGTACCCGTTAAGAAACCAGCGGATGGGTTGCCCTGGCCTGACATTGATGATGTCATTGTTGATGTTGGTGTGTTTCCCTGGCCCATCGTACCATTTGAGCATGAAAGCCTTAGGTTGACACCTGATGCTGCCATTAGCACACCACGAAGGACTGAAGCTGCGACTGTGGTACCAAGATTTTGAGCAGATCCTATTCCGGCATCGGAGAAGATTGTTGATCCTGCGGATTGCGACATGTAGCATCCGAGGAAGTAAGTTCTTCCTTCTCCTTCTCCGCCGGTGTTTGCTTCTGGATTGTCTCCTAAAAGCCCAGAATCCAAAGGTAATCTCTGGCCTACGATAAATCCTGCGTTCGTAACCGTTCCATCGCTTGAAGACCTTTTCTTCGCGTTGCCGGCTCCAAGTACTCGCACATAAGAAAGGGACCCAGCATTTCTGAGCCATTCTTGTGCAGCGATAGGTCCGAACTCATCGCCGCCTACAAATCCAAACTTAGATTCAAATTCGGAGAAGTCGGCAACTGTGATCGGTACGAAAGCTGGGCCTTCTTTAGCAGTGCCTATTACGCCTGCTGGAACGCCCGTTGGACCGGTTGGGGTAGGCCCAGACCTATCGATCTCAAAAGCTCTTACGCCTGGGCTTTTAAAAGTACGTTCGGCCATTATCTAAATCTCCAAATCATCATTTCTAACTATGCTCTACTCAAAGCTTACGCCGGCATTTGTTATGACGAAGTCAATTGATATAAACTCAATACTTCTTGTCGGGACAATCACAATGCGTCCATTCAGCCTATTAGACTCAATATCGTCAGCGGTGTTGTTAGAGTCATCCATTACAACTTTGAATTGCTCAATCCCACTCTGTGCCTGAACTACTGCAAGCAAAGGTGATACATCAGCAATAAATTTAGCTCTTAGTGCAGGAGTGTTCTGTTCAAAAACAAATCCATTTGCCACTTGCGAAACTATTCGTTTAACCTCAAGAAGCATTCTTCTTACGTTAACTCTATCCAGCGCAGATTTTGCCATCTGCAGGGTTTTTTGCCCAAAGATCACGAATCCTTGCTGTGGGAAAGTAGCAATAGGATTAATTCGTGCATCATAAAGCGAATCCCTGTCTCCCGCAGAGAGTCGAACATCCACATTCTGGACAAAATCAAGTGATCCTCGATTGAATCCTGCAGGTGCGAACCACGGGAAGCTTACCCGATCATTAAATCCTAGAGCAGCTAAGGCTGCTATAGAGGGAGGAACATTAACGCTTGATCCGTTGCTATCATCCGTGATAATCACACCTGGAAAATACGTTGCCGTTGTATTGCTATCAATAGTACGTGCCTCGAAATTCGCGATGGTCTTGGAAACGCTTGGGCGATTTGTTGAATCATCGTACAGCCTGTTTCCGTCGCTATCATATTCAGGTATATCCATCAAGTAGAGGGCTTGCCCAAAATCCTTGACCTTGTCTATTGCATGATCTGTTACAAATGTTTCTCTCACGCCTGGAATAGACAGAATATTAATATTAGAAGCAAACCTATCTGTCATTACGTCGATGGCAGCTCTATAAGATCGAACGGCATTGTTATCTTTGCCTGCTCCTGCCATATTCGATGCCATGCCAGGAGACGTAAATGATGAATTAGCGCCACCACCCGTATCAAGGGAAATCGACTTATCGTTCATTCTGGTAGCGTTCTTATCTAAGATGTTAAGGCCATCGAATCCGCCGTGGAAAACGTTAGTAAACTTCATGTAATCCGTGAACTTATTAAACGTTACAGAAGACGTCTGGTTTAGCAGGGTTGCGAATGTAATTCTGTTAAGCCTTGTTCCGTCAGAAACTGTGTAAGTGGTGGGATCAACATAGGCATCACGAATGTATGCTGCTTCAAGCATGTTGGAACCGATAGTTCCTGTGATCTCAGTATCTGTGTAAGCCCCTGTATCGGAAAGTCCTGCCTGTCGGGAAAGTGCGACGCGGGCGAGGGTAAACTTATTGTTATTGAATGTCTTGCGATCGCCTGCCTTGGCAGGAATGATCTGGGATCCTGTCAGCAACACATCCATTTTCGAAATGCCGAGGAACTTGGCTTGATCTTTTAAACCTAGGTTCACAGAAGTTCCTGCATTTGACTTAAGGGCAGAGTTCGTAATACCTGAACTTTGGACGCTCTTGTCTGCTGCAAGCATAGTTGTTTTAGCACCCCAGTAGATTCTATTGTCTACTGTTTCTTGGGTTCCCTGTTGGCCGACGAAGAAAACGGATCCGTCTTTAACTGCTCCGTTTGTCGACTTAAACGTGTAAGGGACAGGCGGCAGAATCGATGCCTGGAGAAGGGCTGTTGCAGCGTTGCCAATTCTTCCTCCAAGGCGATATCCGACTTCAGCCTGCGAGGTAAAGTCATCAAGCTTATCATTCGTCTTAAGGGCTGGGATTCCCTTGAAACCAAAAGGTAAGGCTTCTGCTGGGACATTTCCGTTGACAACATCGTCGCTGAGTACGACTCGAACGACGTTTGACATATTAGGGTATTTGCCCGATACAGTTACTTTTCTCTCTGATTCAAGCTCAGCATCAAAGTTAAAGAATGCTTTTTTATCCCCGATCATTCTCCCTATAAACTTCTCGGAATTAGGATTAAGATCGCATTGTGGGTATTCTTCCAAGACTTCCTTCGACTTGTCATTGTCACTGTAAGCTCGGACCTGGACTGTGAAGGTTCCGTACGGATTATTCTCGTCAAGGGACCCGCGAATGTTTGCTATAGAAATCTTATATTTGCCTGCAGCAAAGGCACCGTCGTCAATAGTTTCAAAACTAAAGAGAGGATACTCTGTTGTGCCGAAAGGCTGGGAGATAAAATCTGTTGTTTTTGGCGTGTTGTATCTGGTGTCGTATCTACCAAACGCCGTCAAGAAGCTTTCACCTGCCGCATTGTCATTAGAGACCACGGCTGATCCTGAAAGCATTCCTACCGAATTAGCATCAGAAGAAATTGATGCCAGGCAGTATTCAACATCAAATGCAGCATAAAGAAGATGCTTTTGAGTTGAGAATTGAGCAGGATCTGTATTTAGAATATTTCTAATGTAATTCTTGTTCCTCGGATCAAGAGAAGCAGTAAGAATCCTCATGCCCGGTTGACCGTCGGTTGTTGCAAATGAAGTATCAGATGAGGAGATAAACAACTTGAACTTGTCTTTTAAGTCTCCTGACGTTCCGATCGTTGCAAGAGCATCTCCGCCTGACTTACAAAAAGCAGCGCTCATGTCGGTGCCATCGAAAGATGCACTCAACACACCAACTCTGGAGTCTGTTGTAGTGAAGATAACTGCTCTTACCAGATTGGCATCTGCAGATGAATTATATGAATCGTTATGTGTGAAAATTGGGAATCCATATTGTTCTGATGCAGAAATGTGGTGTTTAGCAGCAAGGATATGTGTCGTAGAAAGACCGAGCCTTTTATCTGTTGTAATTGGTGTGATCTTGAAGCCTGCATTTTTCACGCTTCCTTGCACACGGGTAGTATTAATTTCTTCTGTCTCATCATTTGCGCCGGCGCCGAGAACGCGCACGTACGTAACAGCATCTCTATTCTTGAGAAATTCGTTAACTGCGTACGGGCCGAATCTTTTGGAATCAAGATTACCAAACTTAGTCTGGAAATCTACAAAAGACCCGACGGTCACAGGAACAAATGCCGGACCTCTCTGAGCAGTACCAACTACTCCTGCCGGAGTTCCCGTTGGTGATTGAACTCTCTGTGTTAAGTCAACCTCTTGCTCAAAGAATCCGGGAGATCTAAAAGTCTGTTCAGCCATATGTTCAGTCTCCTACAGGACTCTTATGCACGCCTATAAATATGCTTCTTTCTGCCAAATATCACCTTACAGATCTTCGATCTTGGTAACTATCCGGGCGCTGACAACTGTCTCGCCCTGTCTTTGGTTCTGAGTGAGCACTTTTAAATACTCAATTTCATCCTCGTCAGTGAAAGGATTTCTTATTCTAGCCTGGGCTTTTAAGTACGATAATCGATCATTCTCAACGATATCTCCGGCAGAGTTTATATTGTTGACATCGCTTAAAATAAATTGATCGATATCGCCCGTAGGATCGGGTAATCCAGGAGGATGTTGGACGATTGGCGCATTTGCTGTGAATACCTCGAATGCGAGATCAGGAGCAGATACAAACTTCCTGAATGGTCGCATATCGCCTGAGTTTTCTGATGCGACGATGTAAGCTGGTACCTGCATGTTAAAGCTATACCTTACAATTCTTTCATCGTTGGTGAAGTCATCAAAGTTATCTTGATTTGTGACTGTATTGTCTGGGTACGCTACGAACCAGTACCCCTTATCGGAAGTTATCTTAAATTGATTTCTGTTGCCCGTGTAAGATCCCACGAGCTTCTCAATCATGTTATTCATATGTAGAGTGTAAGATGTCCAGAATGTCACCTCGTAACTCACGTTAATGAAATGAGGAAAAGGTATGGTAATGATCTCATAGATGTGATGAGAATCAAGAGAATTAGAAAGAACTGGCCCTCCTGAGGCTGTTTTTACAGGGAGGCGTCGAGAATTAACAGTGCCCGGCTTAGCGGAGATAGGATTGGTAGCATTTGCATTATGCTCCTCGGATCTCACATTATCTTGGTTTCTAATATTTTTTGGATTTACTAGGTTTTGATAAATGGGATCTCTTTTGCTTAATCTTCTTTTAATAACCAGGTCACCCGTGTCTGCAAGCCTTTCAAAGCCTGCAGCCTGGTCGATGCCAGTTCTGCGTATGGATATGAGGGGTAAAATCAGAGCCTCGTTTTCATCTCTGATTGGCTCATTCCGCTTAATAAGAGCGAATCTTTCTCCCGTCGCGAAGACTACTGGTACTTTTCTAGTTTCATTATTTTGTGTAATAGCAAACTGTATTTCTTTGTCAAAGAGATCAAAGAGCGCTCGATCGATATCCTCTAGGCCGCACGGAGGAAGATAAAAATCATCAGGAATGTTTTGTCCCTCTAGCCCAGAATTAATTCTATCCTGCTTATTCGCAGGATTGAGAGATGGATTCGTAATTGATTGTCTTACAGTCATTTTATTTACTCGTCATAGAAAGCAGATCCCACATCCTGCGGGTCACCCTTTTCAGAGACCTGCTTAGGACCTGTGATAGGATCAGCAAGGACACCTTTTTCTCTCAATGATCGAACATCACCCGTAGGCCCAAGCTCATTATCTTTAAACCCACGTTGCTGGACAAATGTATCTTGCACAGCATCAGGATCTGAGTATTCCTCATCTGTTGGTCCAAGCACCTTAGTGAAGAAAACCTGCTTGCGGCTTTGCTTGCCAATAAGCTTAATTCCGTCACTGTGCTCAATCTGACCAAAAAGATTTCTTGTTGTCGTCACTGACGTTATTTCAAATATGACTGTCCCGTAAGTGAAAAAGTCTCCTACGAGAATATTAATTTCCTTATCCAGTAAATCTCTAGACTGGATAAACACCTCAATATTTTGGGTCTTTTCTGGTCCGTACTTGTCAGTTTTGAAAGTTGGTTCTTGGTAATCTACTAAGCAGTCCAACTCCAAGGGGGTCTCAAAAATCTTTTCTGGTGCTTCATCATAAAGCGTGCTGATCTTGGTTTTGGCTGCAGATATAGAGTAGTAGTAAATCTTTTGACCGACTACATCCTTGATGATCTCTTTGGTTAGATCATTTACAAGATCAATCTCTCTTGGCGTTATAAAAAGGCGTCCCAACTATCTCTCCCTAACCCATTGTAATTGCATTACCGTTAGGTATCGGAATGGTTCTAAGTTGTTTCTGTATATTCTCGGCCTTGATAGCGTTCATCTCAATAATCTTATCATACGTCAGAGAATCAAGCATCTCACGGAGCTTTGTAACCAGCTCTTTCTTATCTTCTCTTCCCTGTGATATCAGATTATCTCCATCAAGCTGGATATCTGCATTTGGTATTGGTAAAGATTTGAACTTAGATCTTACCAGGCCCAGAAGCTCTGTAGAAAGAGAAAGTGCATACTGCCTTACCCATTGACGACCTATTGAATTTACGTTAGAATAAGTAAGATCTCCAAAGGGAACATTGGATAAATTGGATACACCGTATATTGTATCATCCCCGTAAGAGGGGTTAAGGGGGTCAGGTGCAAATGCCACTCTTATCCATAGTTTTCGATTAGTCTGATCTCCTGAAGGCGTTGGGTAGATTCTTATCTTGGTTCCGATCACCTTAAAAGAATAATTAGATCTTCGTACACGGTGGGAAACATCCATTTGCCCTGCCCTCAAGATATCTTCAAAAACAGGGAGAACATAAAAGATAGTTTCCGGGGTGAAAGACTCAAAAGAAAATTCATTATTAAGGTAATTGATAGCTGAGGTTGTATCGAAGAATCGATATGCTGCTTGGGGATTGAAGTGGAAAACTTCTTGAATCTTCATTTTGGAACTGTAGGTATTGAGAGACGAAGAATACAACAAATTTCCAGAATCATCTTGTAGCTTATCGTAAATGTCATAATCTTGCTGGCCTTTGATTAGCTGAATCGATCCTGAGACTGAGTCGTACGAGCCTCCTACACCTGCTTCAAAGGCATAGGGCTCTGCCATCCTCTCTAAGAACTGCAGTGTCTCATGCGGGAACTTTTGCTCAGATCCCGACATGCTTCCAGTTGAAGTCCCTAAAAAAGTCGATAATTGTGACCTAGCTTGGTATTCATTAACAATCTGCCCGTACTGGAAGAAAGATTCTTCGAAACAAGCCCAGATCTGCTTTTTGGTCAACTCGACAGACAGAATGTCATCTCCGAGCTTCCTCTTAACAAAAGTAACCATCTTGTCTGCTTCAGATTGAAACTCTGAGTCACTATCAAAAGCACCGAATGGTGTTGGGTTAGTTGTATTAGCGAATGTTGCCACAAGGCTCTCCAGAAACTCTCACAGTATAAGTATGAAGTCACGAGACTTAGGTCTAGACGAAAAAACGAACAAAAAAAAAGGCGCCCCACTTGGGGGCGCCTTTCTCTTCTAGTGTGACAGTACTAAGTCTTAGCTGTCAACCACTATATTATGCGGCGGCTACGGCAGCATTGGCGAAGGCCGTGATGACCCACCAAGTTCCGTTAGAGACGGCGTAAAACCTGTCTCCGATAGCTCCGCCACTCAGAGTAGCTGTGGTAAAAGCGTGATCTCTTTCAGTAGCAGACGCATTTACGCTTACCATCGTCAAAACGTTGTCGTCAGTTCCGACGAGCTCAGAAAGGACATAATTCGCAGCTTGACCAGCAACGATCGTATAGTGGCATCCTTTTGCCGCTGAGACACTGGGCAGCGACAAAGTAAATGCTGATCCCGTCAGGGTAATTAACTTGCCACTGTCTTCAACAGTAAGCGTGTCTGTGCTTGTTACCGACTTCTGTGGGCATTTTTGACCATGCATGAAGCCGGTTAGAGCCATCCCAGCACCTGACGTCTGGACGAGCCCCTTCGAATCTGAATACGTAACCTTTGGCATAATTTTCTCCTTTATTTTGTTCGCATGATTCCGGCACGGTGGCGAGTTCACCCTTATGCAATGTGACGGGCCTACTATTAGATATGGGGAAGATCTTAAAAAAGAAGAAAATATTCAAACAAAAAAGGTGCTCGATTGAGCACCTTGATTGCAATAACACTTTTGAGTTTTCTTTTAGTCGAGCTGACTTCCAGACCAGTTATTTCCAGAAGCTGTACTTACGAAAAGAGCAGTCTTACCTTCGCCGAGCGTGACAAGGATGGCACCTGTCTCAGCTTGATTTCTAATAACGCAGTCCTGAGCACTGTCTACATTTCTAACGATCATGATCTGACCTGCTCCTGCAGCGTTGGGCAATCTAACACCATGTGCGTTGTTAGTGCTGTCAACAGTGTTTACTATTCCCGCAGGAAGAAGCGGGAAAGAACCTGTTGCTAAAGCTGTAGTAGTCCCGTAGCTACTATAGTGAGCGCTCCTAGACTCCAGCCCCGAACCTGCGGTTTGGTTCAGACCTTTATCATCAGAAATAATAACCTTTGGCATAATTTTCTCCTTTATTTTGTTCGCATGATTCCGGCACGGTGGCGAGTTCACCCTTATGCAATGTGACGGGCCTACTATTAGATATGTTCCCGTGCTGGAATCTTAAGGAAATAAAGAGACAAAAAAAAGGGGAGCCCTTTCGGACTCCCCTTCATGAAACCGAAGTTTCTATTGTCGCTTAGATGACGTTCAAGTCAGCAACCGTAACGGTACCGTAGAAGTCAGCGCGAACCATCTTCTTGCCGTAGCGAGTCATCACGCCCTTACGAGGGGTGAAGTCTTCTGGCGCGAAGATCGTTGGTGTGACGATCAGCGGAACATACGGAGCATAAACGTATCCTGTCTCAAGGTAGCTACCACCCTTATAACCAACAAGAATCTTGTTGCGAGGGAAGTATGGGTCCTTGTAGACCGTAAAGCGGTTGCTCAAGGTACCAACCTTTTCAGCACCGAGGCTGAATGGGGAGGAAACCTGACCTTCGCTGTCAATGCTGAGGCTTGGGCGATACATCACTGAAGCTTCGAACATTGTGCAGACATCCGGAGAGGTGACCACGAAGTTCGCGGAACCACGGAGTGTCTTGCGGTGGATGGTGTTAGCAACATCGATAACGGACTCGACCAGGGTCTCGTACCATTCGCGAACTGTGCCTGTGAAACGAGGACCTGCAGATAAGCTGTCATTCAACTTAACTTCGGCGCCTGTTTCCTTGTTCAGGAACTTGCCTGGAGCACGTGACCAGTAAAGGTTTGCGCCCTGGGCTTCGCTAAGCAGGTCATTCAGGATTTCACGATCGATTTCAAGAGCAACTTGCTCAGAAAGGATCTGTGTCAACTCAACCTCAGCGTCAAGGCTGTGGTATGCGTTAAGGTCCTGTGCCAATTCTGGCGACCAACGAGCTCTCAGCTTGCGTGTAGCAGCTGTAACTGCGATGGACTCAACCTTAATGTCGATTTCAGGGATCACTGGTGAAGGTGTAGTACCGAAATCAGATTCGAATGAAGGAATGGTAAGGGTAGAACCAGAACCGTCTTCTACATTCAATGTTGGGCCAATGGCATATGATGCTGAGAGGTATGCTGTAGCAGCATCACCGGCATCAATTTTACCGCTGAAGTTACCAGACATAACTGTCAAGAGAGCAGCATTTGATGTGCTTCTTGTTACCATGGGATCTGCGGTAAACTTGTTGTTCGCAAACGTACCAAGCTGGTTCAAGCGACGGAGGTTAAGAATACCTTTGCCGCCCTGGAAGCTAGCACCAAGCTCTTTAACACCTGTACGAACCTCAGGAACTGCTGAGAACAAGGAAATGTCCTTGGCGTTCGTAAGATCGACATTGTTAAAGGGTGCATCAGTGACGTCCACAATGACGATGCAGAAGCGTCCATCACCGTCAAGACCGGGATCGTTTTCGATCAAGTCAAGAACTTGAGGATCGAATTGGAGCAACTTAGCATCTGAACCTGTGGCATGGCACAACGAACCGGATGTCAAGGATGAGTTTGCACCGTGTGCACCAGCAAACATAACGGTTGGTGAGATCGAGGAGCTGTGCACCTTAGAGTAAGTTGCACCGACCAAGTCATACTGACCGCCTGTTGCCAATGAACCAGAGCGTACGCCCTTGCCAGTTGGGTTGTTATAGATGGATTGACCACGCTGATACGTTTCTTTGTCGTAGGTTCCTGCATCGCCCGTTGTGAGAGATGCGTCACCACCAACGTTAGAACCGTAGGTGTAGTCAAGATAAAAGAGCAGGCCAGAAGGCAAGCTCATGGGCTGGATGGATACCAGCTCATTTGCGACAAGTCCGCCGAATACACGACGAACGATTGGAAAGGCGATATTGGAGAAACCGCGAAGGTCACCAGAAGCGGTGCCAGCTCCGCCGCCTGTGCCGATTGTGCTTTGCTCACGAAGAAGCTCTGCAGTCTGGTTCTCAAGAAGGCGCGCCATGTTTTCGCGCTTTGTTGATTCCAGGCCGCGGAGCAGACCGGTGCGAGACCACTTTTCGACCAAGCGGGAGTTCTCCTCACCCATGTGACGCGACCGAATTCCTTCGGCTAGCGTTTCGAGTGAAAACTTAGACATTATAAATCTCCCTTAGATTTTAAAGTTTTCTTTACTTTATGCCTGCCAGCAATGCCCATCGATTAGCCTCGGTGGACTCATTCAAGTTCATTGATGCAGACTTGGTTGGACGACTTGCGCCGCCGATATTGCGAGAAGATGTTTTATCCTCTGCGCGCTTACTAAATGACTCTGTAAGAGTCTTAAATAGAAGCTTCACCTCTCGCAAGCTTGCGGCGTCATCGAGCGTTTCTATGGCCTGTGCCCGTTGGGTCTGGCTGAGATCGCTATTCATTAGCAGCTTATTGGTGTAGAGCAGCTTCGCGTTAAACAAGCTCATCTCGGCGAGTTGTGACTGGAGGTCAGCAACTGCGCTCTGATAGCTCTCTATCTCGGCTTGGAGTTCGTCATTTTGCTCGGTGGCGACTGACTCGGCCGTTTCTTCTAATACTTCTTCCTCTTCCGAGGCTTCTTCAATAACTTCTTCTGCGGACTCTTCGCTTTCTTGCATAATCTTAGCGAGCTCCTCGCGCAGCATGTTTTCGTCAATTTCAAGAACAGTGTCGTCGTCGAGGCCTTCCATCATGTCATCTTCTTCCATGTCTTCTTCCTCTTCCTCTTCCTCTTCAAGCTCAAGGATCATCTCTTCAAGCTCTCCGACTTTGACTTTGTCTTCTTCGACATCGACATCGACATCGACATCGACTTCTTCGACATCGACATCTTCGTCGCCCTCTTCTTCGTCTTCGCCGGCTTCGGCGTCGATAAGTGGGGGCTCTTCTTCTTTAACCTTAACTGAGATTTCTTCAGAATCCACTACGGCATCCTCACCGAGATCCAGCTCTATGGTTATAACTTCCTCGGACAATAGGTCCCTTAGTGATCTCTTCATTTCTTTTATCTCCTTTTTAAAGTTGTGAATCTGATCTTGAGAGTTCTGGATGACACCTTCGAAGATTTGCATACCTTCGGCGGTTGCCATCATTTCGGATAATTTATTAACTGCTCGGTCTGATATTGCGACCAGAGCCAAATATTTTTGTAAGTCCTGTTCATTAAGTTCAGCCGGGTTAGTTCCCCTGACTTTTTCGAGTACTTCGCGGACTGTCTCGATGTACTCATTGCATTCTTTGATATAAGCGGCAGAAGAAACTATTGAAGCTTCTTCGCTATTGGGATCGGGTGGAGCGTCCTGCTCTTCAGGCGAATCGTTTTCAAGCATGGTCCTGAGCTCTTGCGCAGCTTCGGGAGTCATATCGAATTCTTGATCATCATCTTGAGAAGCCTGAGCAGCTGTTTCTTCTATGATATCAGATTCGTCAAAATCCACTTCGTCCCCAATTATTTGGGATTCTATTAAGTCACGAATTTTTGGTGTTATCGATTCAATGATCGCATTTTTAGCATTTTGCTCAGCTATCTCACGTAACTTTCGAGCATCTGCAATGGCTTCTTCATAGAGATTACTGGTCATAGTCCTCACCCATCTACACTGTTAAATATGATTATTCGAAGAAAAAATCACCCTTTGCTGTTTTTCAGAGCCCTTCTCTTTGCTCTATTTTTTTTCATTCTCTTTTTCTCTGATCTTGACATAAAGCGCTGCATATACGTTTCTCTTACTTCAGTTTGTAACCCAGAGCGCTTATACATCCTCTTAAAACGGGCAATTAATTTGTCGGTACTTTCTCTTGGTCTAGACCTTACAACGACACCATATTCTGCGGGAAACTTCTTAGATCTCTTCATCTTCATCCCTTAGATAGTCTTTGATAAAGTCTGATAAAGATGGAGGTATCTTCTTTGTTGTCTTTGTCGCAGAATATGATTGTGGCCTGCCGCCTATATCCATTCCTATTGTTTTTCCATACCGGGTCTTATAAATTCCCGCCCCATTTCCCATAGCAACAAATTGACTCATGCCACCTGTTGAACTACTTCCCTCGAGTCCTCTTACAACGTCCTCTAAGTCTACTGCGTTTCTTGCTTCGTATAAATCAAGGCGAGTTGCCCAGTTAACAAAAGCGCCTCTATCTACCCAGTTACTAGAAAAAGGATCGTTAATACGAGTAATGCCACCCACTTTATTAATTACCTTCTTTTTGTCCTTGGCGGGAAGGTCTTCTCCGTCGTCATCGACGTCTGTGGGAGGCTCTTTGTAGGGATAGAGCCCAGGCATTGACATCGGTTTTCCGACTGATAGGCCTGGTTTTACAGCAGAATCTGCAGCACCATAACCAAGCCCGCTTCGTGCGTCATAGCGCGGAAAGCTTACGTATGCTTCATAAAGTGCTGACATTAAAAAATATTAACTCTGGTTTGAGCTTACGCCAAGACCATAAGAACCTATCTTCACGTTAGAAATATCTGCCGAGGTGCTTTTTGGATCTCTTAAGCTGTCACCTACAAAATCTCCGCCTGCAGGTCGGTTTGGAACAACAACTTTTTCAACTTGTCCCGAAGAGTTTGGTGATGCAACATTAGGAACGTATGGACTTGCCACGGCGGCTCCACTGTTATCTTTCTCAACTCCCTCAACTTCAGGAGCATCGACAAAGTCTCTATTAAAAATGGAAAATCCAAAACCAGATCCTTTGCGGCCCTCCCCTACAAGGACACCTTGCATTACTAGATTTTCAAACTGCTTCTTAACAGTATTGTCTGCACCAGGAGAATAGATCGGAGAAGATCCGAAAGCTTCTTTAAGCGTAGCGTCATTTCTATTTCCGGGAAGACCGGGATTAGAAGGGTTTCGAACCTCTATAAGGTTCCCCATGCTATTGTGAGAAAATTTATTGCGTGCCATAGGATTCTCCTAACGGTAGTAAATATACTCTCAAAACAAACTTGAAATTATTTGTTGATGCCGTCATTAAATGCCAGGGTAGCCCAATTAGAAGATCCTTCAAAAAGATCCTCGGGCGTGGAAAGGGCTGCAGCACGTGTTGCAGCATCAGCGCCCGGGGGGATGGAAGGAGAATTATGCGTGTGCTGGAGCTGGTCTTGAAGGGTTGTTTTTGCTGTATCTGAAAAGATAGATTGCATTACGGGATCTGCGGTCATTGATGATGCAGCCTCATTTACTCGCTGGTCGAATTTTATAGAATCCAAAGCCTTGCGCCGAGTATGCGTGTGTGTTTTCTTATGATTTCTGGCCGGCTTTGCTTTCACAGAAGCCTCGGTCAAGGTTGCTCCACCAAGCCCTTCAGCTAGCACTTCAACAATGCATTCTTTTATAAGATCTTTAAGCTTAGCTCGGGTCAATTTCATTATCCGATCCCGTCATATCCGCTGGATCCTGTCAGAGGCGGGAACTGGCTGGTACCTATTGGTGTGATTCCTGCGATGATGGAAAATCCGGCGTCGGAGGAACCGTCGCGACGGAAGTAAAGGGTCTTGCATCTAATCTCTAGTCGGGGAGAAGTAGTATTAGCTTCTACGACAAAATAGTTTCTTCTGTCAGCAGCAGACTCACCACCAGCTGGATTCGTAGGAACCGAGCCAGAAACGCCTCCGGTGCCGTTGACACCAGCAACGGAAAAGCCTACTCTCAGATCCTGGCCTGCGGTTTCTTTAATAACTAGAAATCTTGAGACGCCAGGTAATTGTACCTTGACTGGGGTTGTGCTCACTTCAGCACCATTTGATGATGTAACAAATGGCACACCTGAGAGTTGGTAAGATGGGACATCACCTGCGCCCCAGTTTGGGTAATCAAGAGGCATTTGCGTCTCCATTCCATTCTAAAATTGAATTCATGATCCGGTTGATCTTGTCTCCTGGACCAAAATAAGCTTGAACCTGGGCGATCTCATCCGGTGTTAGGTCTCTACCTTCCTTCATTACGAAGGCACCTGGTGTTGAAGGCTCTGACACGATATCCCAGCAAATTAATTGGAAATCATCTTGAACAACTTGGTGGCCGCCTTCGCTTCGCGTAGAGCCTACGCCGCGAGAAGAAATGCCTATCTTGATACCACTCTCAACCAAGCTCTTTAATATTTGCCCGTTCGGTGTATCTAGGACCTCAAGAGTTCCGTAGCAGATGTCGCCATCCATATGTGCTTCTCGAATTACATGAGAAACATTCTTTAGTTCAACAACAGAAGTATCCGGGTGATCTAGTTCGCCAAGAGCTCTACCTTCATCGATAAATCGCTGGTAGTTCTGCACCTCTCTCCGGAGAATATCAAGGGGATAAACTCGCCCATTCTGGTTAAGAGTATTTGCTTTCTGCAAAACTCCCTTCATAAGAAATCTACCATCCTCAGTTTGCGCCTGCTCTTTAATAAGATTCGAATCATATTCAAATGTCATGCACTCGGTCAATAATTTCATTTTATAGCTCCCTGTAATTCTTCATTTAGCTCAACGATCTCCAGGGTTTTAGCAATAAGGGTATCATTGACTTCTTCGATATTGAGGCTTCTAATGCTTTCAGATACGCTTTGAACCTTGCTTGCAAAACTTTCATTTTGGGATGCACCGTAAGCTTTTAAATTTGCCAGCGTGCTTTCTACGATGCCCTCAATCATCTCTCTCGTGGCATCGTGCTTGTTTTCAACTGCGTAAAGATTGATAAGATCTGATTGCGTTTTATTCAGTCTTGTCTCATATTTTCTTTGCATCTTATCAGTCGCAACTTTGACTACGAGATTGTCAACTTGAGGATCTGCTTCCTCTATTATTTTTTCTTCAAGGGGGCGTGCCAAAGATTCGATAAGAACTTTTTCGTATCTAACGACTGTACTAAGATCAAGTTCCTTTTCTTCTCTCCAGTACTTCACAAGAGTAGAAGCCGTAGCATATGACTTATAGTCTGGAACTGATTCAGCATAGACTGCCTCAGGCCCAAATTCATGATTTATCTCTCTTATCAAATTATCTTTCTCAGTCCTCAGCATCTTAGAGTCGAACCTGCGTGATGCATTTCTTGCTTCCTGTAAAACTGCTTGTGCAACAGCCTCACTTCCTACGGGAACATTAACAAGAGCATTGATAAGCCTGTACTCTTTGTGAACTTCGGTCCCAGTAGAAAAATATTTTTTTAGAATATTCTTAGAAATGTTGGCGCTACTATTGTCGCCCTCCACTAAAGATCGAGAAATCTTTCTTACTAAAAACTCGTAAAGAAGGCCAGAGTTTCTTTTTTTATTATGTCTCGTCATCATTATCTCCCTCAACGAGCAAAGCAGAGGACTTTCCTATATTACCTATGCTTTTCTCAAGGCTTTTTAAAGTCTGTTTGAGCTGTGCAGACATCTGGTTTTGTCTATTCACTTGACTTTCGAACCTAACACTTAAGTCTGGGCTAATAGCTTCCTTGTCACCAAGACTGTTATTAATGTATCTTTCTTTCTTAGAGCTTGTGTATCCCGGGGAACCTTGCGGCCTCAGTTGATAAACTCTTCCATCAAACGCTTTGTTAGCTGATCGTGGCTTGTTGGGCCCCTTTACATTTGAGCTTGCTTTTACAGGCTTTTCGGATTTTGCCGGCTTTTCTTCTGCTTCCTCTTGGGGAACATCATCAGTCCCTAAAAGTAAGTCATCACCCTTTTTCTCTTGTGCTGTCTCAAGATCTTCTTCTTCGGGTGGGGCAGGTTCTTCCTCGCCTAAGTCAATGCCTGCAGGGGATGCAGCTTCACCTTCAGTCTCAGGAAGCGTAATAGCTTCAACCTCCAGATCACGCATCTTATCTTCTTCTTTTTGCTCTTCAATCATCTTGATTTCTTCGTTTGTAAGACCGAGAACACGTTTTCTCAAGAAGTCTCTAGAAAGCATACCTTCAGGTGATTGGCCGGCGATTTCGAACTTTGTTCTAAAGAGCTCAAGCTTTTGTTGTTGTGCTATGGTTGATGGATTTGAAAGCTTAAGAGTGAAGTCTACAAGATCTTCTCCGTCAAAGCCGTTAGCATAAAGATGAACAGCTGCGATCTTGTTAAGCTCTGATATCATGACCCTTTGGACCTTGTTGATCGTCCTAGAGAAACGAATATCTTCTTGGGCCAATGTTGCTTTAGAGCTAAGCATTTCGTCGTAGCCCAAGTAAGCCTTTGGAACCTTAAGTGCCGCAAAAAGTTTCTTTTGGATGTACTCAACATCCTCAATAGCTGTGGTGTTCTGCCCGCCTGCAAGTGTATCGATAGCAGTACCATCTGCTTGGCCGCGGACGGGAAGGAAATAATCTTCATCAACTGAAAGCGGGTTGTAGCGAAGATCGACACGTCCCGTAGTTTTGTCTACAACTTGCGAGCTTCTAAGCGCAGACTTCGCCTGCTGCATGTAGTTTTGAACTTCTTCTGGTGGAACGTTTCCGACATCGATTTTAAAAACCCGTCGTTCCGGTGAACGAATCACGCGATAAACAAGCATTGCATCTTCAATGAGGATAAGCTGTCGCCAAATCCTTCGTGCTGGTTCGATAACAGAAGAGCCATAGGGGAGAAATGCATCGTTACCTAAAAGCCTAAAGTGGGCGATCTGCCAGTTCTCAAGAATCTTATTTCCTTGAGTTACCCACCGGAATCGCACTGCCATCGGATCATCAGGATCAAAGCCTTCTTCGCGTTCGATCTCATTAACAGGGATCGGAATCCCGTTCAGGACACCGTATTCTGGAGATATGTCTAGAAAGAGAAAGAAGTCCCCGTACTTACAAAGATTTCTTGCCCATGGATTAAGATTGAAGTCGATGTTGAGGTTGTCATAAAAAAGCTCCTCTAAAACCCTTCTAATCTTATCATTCTCTGAATAGATGTGCAAGCAGCGTCCGACCTCATCTTGTGATACGGACTCATCTGCATAGATGTCGAGAGCAGATGCAATCTCAGGAGTTGCTTCCATTTCCTGGAAGTCGGCATATCGGGACATGCGATCGTACATCCCGTATGCGCTGATCGCGTTTGCGTAAACGTGACTTTGAGATTTTTGAAACTGCTGGAGAAGAGTTCCCATGTTGGGAGCTCTCGCTGCTTTAACTTTTCTCTTAACAAGTGGGCCAGATCTAAAGAGCCTGGTGAGCCTATTAAAGAAATTATCGTTTTCGGCCATTCTTTGCCGCTCCTACATTAGAGGTAGTGAGCACTACGTCAAATAAATATAATCTTTTGTGGGTTTTGTAAAGCTATTTAAGCAACCAGTCATAATCTCTCTTAGGGTCAAACCCTTTATTACCCTTTTCCCACGATTCTTGCTGGACAGGTTTGAATGGGTTGGTAGGGAACGGTGCTCTTCTATCTTGAGAAAGATCAGAGGCAGGACGAGACTCCGTAGACATTGCTGCGATCATTGCTTCGTTAAGGTCAGAATTAGACGATCCGCCACCGCCTCCGTATATATCGAAAAGCCAGGTTCCAATCGCTAAGCTCATCACGAGATCATCGTGCTGGCCTTTCATTGCCTGGGGTTTTTGCCCTTTCCAGACAAAGGTTTTAAGCTCATCATAAAGGCGCTGTGAGTATGTCTTAAGCATCTTGTTACGAATCATCTCTTCGAGCTTAGAAATAATTTGAACTCGAGACTGTCCTTGCGTGGAAAATCCACCCACTTCTTTCTCAGACTGGGGTGTGTAGCTTCCCAGGTAAACACCGCGGGCTTTTTGATAGTAAAGATTAGGGTAATTAAGCTCTTTTAGTTTCATAACAGTAGTGTAGCCAAAGGTGTTGTTTTCAGGGGCTAGTAAAGCATTGTTGTACTGACGCCCTAGATCATCTAGCATTTCCCCAAATCTATCTGGTGGTATTTTACCTTTGTATTCAGCGACAATTTCCGATGTCGTAACATCGATGACGTGGCATGTGGAATAATCCTTTGCATCTCCTCGAGAGACGTCTGCAGACATTACATACTTGTGAGCAGACAATGGGTTCTCCCAGACCCACAAATTCCTGTCTTCAAATTTTCTTTCTCTTGGCTCTCGAATATTCTCCCTAATCCACTCAAGATGATCAGATTGAAGAAATGTCTCACCTGATGCCACAAAGTCACACAGAAGCTCTTGGGCAATCTGCCTCTTTGACATGTTGCGAGTTTCTCTCTGGAACCACTCTTCATCTCTCTCTGGATGCACGCTCCAGGGTAAGTTAATTGAGTTAAACTCATTCTCACCTAACATTGCTTCTGTGTAGAGCTTATGATATTGACCGCCCACGCCATTTGGAGTAGAGAGAACAATGGCTCGACCACCTGTGGATAAGGTAGGATATAAACCCATCCACAGCGTATCAAAGTTCTTAACGAATGCGGCCTCATCTATAATGAGAAGCGACAGCGCTTCAGAACGACCTGCATCATCGGAGGTTGGAATAGCCTTGATAACTGAGCCGTGACTAAACTCTATTGTCTGCTTGTTATCAGCGGTAACTTCAGGTAATACAAGCCACGGAGGTAGTGACCTCAGCATTACCTTGACTTTTCTAATGAAGTTTTGAGCGACTGAAAGCTTTGTCGCAATAACCAGTATGTTCTTGTCTCGCTGGAAGATCCCCATCCATAATGCGTAGGCCGCGACCAGGGTGGAGAGCCCTAGCTGTCGGGACTTGAGAATAACATTAAATCGATTATCGTTAAAATGCGTGACACAGTCATCTTGAAATGGAAACGTGTCAAATGAGATCAAACCTCTAGTGGGATGCTGGATCTTTACATATTTTTGCATGAAGTAAAGAGAGTCTTTTCCGCACTGGATGATCTCTTTTACTTGAGCTTGTTTTCCTGGCTTAGAAGCCATTAGATGCTCACGTTATAGACCGTGTTTCGTCTGTAATATACTTGTCTCACCGGGCTAAAAATATTGTAGTTTACCAGCTCAATACTGTCTGTGCTACTAACTTCTTTTAGCTTTAAGCTTTTATCCATCGAATCCTTATAAGACTTCTTAAGATTGTCAGTGTAGTCTTTTATCATCTTGATAGATTCGAGCTCTGCTTGCTGCGCTGCCGGATTCTTGGGATCTAAAAGGTTTCTTTCAGATTCGTGCAAAGTGATGACAGTGACGAACTTAACTATAAGTTGGTCTTCGCCGGATTCACCACTTAGTTTACAAGTGATTGAACGACCTGCCGGGACTTGATAGGTGGTCTCACCTGTGGATGAGTAACCAAAGGTTGTATTGGTTAGTTGACCAATCGCATTTACGTCTTCGGATGAAAGCATACTAATTACCTCACAATGGAACGTTATTAACTATCACGCATAATCACAATTTTAACCGAGGAACGATCTTGCTGCGTCTTTTCACTTCTGCGCTGATCACTTCTGGGTCGGGTCGCCAGCCTGATTTCCATTTTTTCTTATTTGGGCCTTCTGCCCATGTGATAGTGCATTCGTGACAGCAGCTGTATTCGTTCCAGGCATGAGAATCTGTGTCGGTTAGCATGAAATATCCGCATACGGGACAGTCTAGGGGTTGGGTTGAATTGTCAGGCTCTTTACTTATTACAAAGCCGTCTTCATGATATGTTATTTCTCTATTCAAGGTGGACATAGGAATCTATACCTTTGTTTCCGATCTCAATCGCTTGATCGACGACATCTTTCACAGAATCAACGTGAGTGATCACAAGAATATTCTTAAACCACTTCTTAAGGGAAGTTAAAAGCCTGTTACATGCCTCAACATTTGTCTCATCAAGGGTGCCAAAACCTTCGTCGATGATGAGCATATCTGTCTTCGGAAGAGATGAAACATTTAGCAAGGCCACCCGCATTGCTAGAGAAGATATCATCTTTTCCATACCAGAAGCCAGCTCAATAATACGCTTGCTGTCACCATAGTCTAGGAAAATATCAAGAGCGTTAGAGTCGTTATCAGCTTCAAGCTTAACAGTAAAGTCTGTGACGCTACTTAAGATCTTCTCGATCTCTGTATTGATAACAGGAAGCTGCGTTCGAATAATCTGAGTGGGAATACCCTTCTTGGACCAGGACTTCATGAGAAAGTCATACATCTTCCAGGTTTTTCTCAGTTCAGCAAAGTCATCACGTTCAGTCTGTAGCTTTTTAATCTGGCTATCGGTATTTCCTTTCATTTCTGCTGCGGAAATGCGCTGCGCGTCCTTCTTTTTAATCTGGCTGTTAATGTCGCCCAGCATATCCTTAACTCTACGAGCTGCCTCAGTTAGGTTTGATGTATTAACACGAAGCTTCATCTCCACCAGGACTTTTTTGCATCGAAGCATATGATCCTCAGCCACGTCCAAGTCACGTGAGAAAAGATCGTACTCAGACTGCTTACGGGATACCTTTACTTCCGTATCAGACAGCCTCGTAAGAAGCGTGTCATACTTGTCGATCTTCTCCTTAAGATTCTGCTCCTGCAACTTCTTTACTGCTCGTCGAATCGCTCGTAGTTCAGATGACTGCTCGTCGATAATCTCTTTCTGCTTGGCGATAAGCCTGCTGTTCTTATGTGAGTCTTTAATGAATTTGCAAGTGGGGAACTGGTCGCCGCAAGGGACCTCATCTAAAATTTTCACTGAACGTTCTTGGCTCTTGTAGAGTTGGCGCGCCACCTCGCGTTGGTGCTCCAGATTAGTGAGGGAGCGCTCCAGATCCTGGAGGTTCTCGTACTGCTCACGAATCTCGGAAATAGGAAACTGCTCCTTGACTGCCTCGATGGCCTCAACCTGTTCGCTCAGCTTTTCAATCTCGTCGACGCATTGGTCACATTTCTCTGTAAGATCATCGAACTTTTCTTTTGCCTTTCGAAGCTCTTCCTTCTGTTCATCAACCTCACGCTCGTCGACGAGATCAGCCTCGGTAAAGTTACTTAGCTGTATCTGAAGCTTTTGCTGGTCTTCTCGAAAGGATGCCAGTTCATGCTCTATTTCCTCGATCTGTGCATCGTACTTGCGGCGCTTATTCCTAAGGGCAACAATTGAAGCATTCCAGTCACGCTCAGGATAGTTGCTCATCTTGCCTCGGATCGATGCGGAGTCATGCTTGACAAACTCAGCCATGCGCTCAAAGATATCAAGATCGAGAAACTTGGAAAGTATAGTCTTCCGATGAGATGAACCGTGAGAGATAAAGTGGTTCATGCTTCCTTGAGTCGCTAAGGATGTGATCAAGAAATCCTCAGAGTTTCCTAGCATCTTACGTATAACCTTCTCAGTCTGGGTTCTCTGCTCACCATTGAGATCCTCGATCACGTTACCCATTGGATCCTCGCGGTAGAAGTTCAGGGATGTAATAGCTGAGACGTGGCCTTTCTTGTCTTCTTTGCGTACGCTTTGGCGCTCCACAACGTAGCGCTTGTTGTTGGCTGAGAAACGCATCTTTGCACTACAGTGACCTTTTCGGCTGTTGATCACGTGAAGGTTCTTGATGGAACCTCGATCAGTGGAGTTGAAAAGGGTGTAAACCAGCGTACCTACGATAGAGGATTTACCGCTTCGGTTCTTGCCAAGAATACCAGTGATACCGTTTAAGTTCTCAAAGTTAATCTTGTTACCTTTGCCATATGAAAAGACATTGTCAAACTCAATTTCCTTGATAGACCACTTCACGTTGCGCGCCACATCCTCATCCTGCGTGGCAAGTGCAATGTATCGATCGACAAGCTTCCCAATCTCTTCCCATTCCTCGTCATCAAACTTAGTGATGGTCGCGTATTCACCTAAGATCTTCATCTGTACTTTAGGATCGCGAAGGTCTTCCTTTTTGATAAGAGATTCACTGTCTACAATGTCATTTGCATCGACCCCTTGATCAAACTTCCAAACGACTTCTTTGGCATTCCTGGCCACCTTCAACTCGTTGTGAATCTGTTTGATCTCAAGCTGGGGAATATTCTCAGTGGTTCGCAATCTGAAGCGTGAACCCTTCTTATACTTCTTGGCCTCATGCAGCGTGTCACGCACATTACCCTGCCAATCCACTGTGACAAAGGGGTGTGGATTAGTTAGGCGATGGAACGTAAGATCGAAATCATCTGGTGACCTGATATCCCAAAAGAGAAATCCTTTATCTGGGTCTTCTCCGTAATTTTGCTGGACTGTAGAGCCTGGGTAAGCAACGGTCTTTTCCTCGTTTAGGATCTGGAACTTGTGAATATCTCCCAGCATCGTAAAGTCGTAAGGGTCAAAGAAATTAAGGGGTACATCGCCCTCAAGCTCCCAGTTCTGGTCTGTCTTTGATCCTACCACACAGCCGTGGAAAGTAGCGATATTGATCTCGCCCTCAACAGGCTTGACGTCTTTCCACCCCTCTTCGTCAAAGCATGAGAAGACTGCCCAGTTATAGCCTGGGACTCCAGTTGGATAGATGCCTGATTTCTTGTAGAGGAAAGCGTTGGGGTGATCAAGCGCATCAAAGATGGGCGTAATAGCGTCCTGTCGGCCGGCATTTACAAGATTTCCATCATGGTTGCCGAGGATCATGTGAAGAGGTGCTGTGTCTGCCAGCGTTCTCATCCAGTGTGTAAGCTCATCGATCAGCTCAGGAGAGATCCCCTGTGTCTTTGTGTGATAGATGTCACCGCCGACGTAGATAACATCAGGTTTTAGCTCTCTACACTGCTGCACAAAATCCTGGAAAACCTGACGGTACTCCTGGTGCCTTGATAAGCTGCGAAAGTGAACATCAGCTATGTGTGCTACTTTTATTGTCATATATTAAAGGACGCTTCCTAGTGTCATATTTTGGATTTTTGCTAACAGGCCTTGTGTGTTGTTCCACGATTTAGCATGTTGCCTCCTCCTTGAGAACTCTTGCTTCGTCATGTCACCGACATCGTCATGCTCTCCGTGATCGAGCATACGAACAGGCACATCATATTCTAACAAGGATCGTGCTATTTTTATAGTTTTTGTCTTAGCATCAGGATCCAAGGCAAGGAGTACTGGCGTCTTATGCTCAATAATCTTTTGGAATAACAGCGAGTCTCGGGCCAGAAAAGACCCAAGAAGACATGTTGCATTATCATTGCATTTAACTAAATCGAATGGCCCTTCCACTATCGTTAACTCAGATGACCAGTCAATAAACAGTTCATTGAAGACCATCTCCTTTTTGTCAACTGACGCATTTAAGTACTTGGGAAACCTTTCACCGTCAATGTCTCGACCTGTATAGAAATTAAGTTTTCCTTCCGCGTCATACGATGGAAAGATGGCGCGTCTCCTGAATCCGCTGTGAACAGAGACTCCGAACTTAAAGTACCACATGTCCCGGTTTTTCATTCCTCTTCGCTTAAGATAAGCAAGAACATCACGGATATCGGGATCACCTAGATTTATGGCAGGATCTACAAGCAGAGTGAAATCATCAGGTAGTCTGACTTCTAAGTCTTTCTCGACATCATCCGGCGAAGATGCAAGATCAGTTCCCAGAAACTTCTCGCAATACTCTCTGTGATATTTTGGAAAGTACTTCTTGAGGATGGGCGCTAGGGTTCGCCCTTTAAGGCCACAAACAAAGCAGTGGCATAAATCGTTATCTAACCTAATTACAAATTTCTTCTTGTCACCCTTGCCGCACTCAGGGCATCTGACGTGTGCATTAATGCCGTCATTCATCAGCCGGGTTTTACCGAAAACGCTCCTTACGAAGGAGACCTTTTCTTCAGTCGTCGATAAGCTCATCAAATAATTATAAGATTCAAGTATCCTGATTTACAAGATTCTGGCCTGCTCGAGCGATAAGATATGCATCAGCCATATCATAGCACTCATTGATCATTACTTCCTTCCCCTTGCGAGGTCCACTCTTTAAAATCTTAGTAGGCCAATCGTAACTAGTCTCTTCGGATACCCAGCTATGAACGATATCTTTAGCATTAGATCCTCTTGGAATTTTTAGCCCGACGGCCTTTCTTGCTGCATTAACATTAATTGACACTGGGTCTAATCCAAGAACTTCTCTTCCCAGATAGCACACAATCCCATTGAACTTAGAAAGGGTTGTTAGAGTCTTTGCTGACGAAAGTCCTGGTCGAAACTTTTGCAAACTTTCCTCTACAAAGAAGTCGGATATCACGAGATTGTATTGCTCTCTAAGCGTCATTAAAGTTTCTCTAGTGAGATCTGCTTTAGCCCACAGGGACATCTTAGGAGGATACTTTAAGTGTGTAAGAATCTTGAGATGGCCATCTTTATTGAGGACGCATATGCCCGTGCACGAGGTGGAAATATCAAGCCCGATTGTAAATGACATTAGAAATCTAGTTTGGTTCTAAAAAGAATCTTGTCGCTACTTCGCTTGATTACGGGTTGCGCAAACTTCGTTTTCATTATAACGTTTAGATTGTCATCGTGAAAATTAATGCCTGTAATTGCAACAAACTGAGAGTTTTGGTCATTGGCATCGAGAGAGGAAGATGCAACTATATAATTTGGATTCGAAGAAGAGTTGATCATGCCTGCAGGCGCAACTATGTCTAGCTTAGAAACATGAACCTCATTCTCTCCTCTAAATTCAACCTCAACATCAGTCTTGCCAAACAGAGGGATGTTAGGTGATTTAATGATTGCAATTCCTTCGTTGTAAAAGACATTCCCTACAGAGTTCCAAGTTGCGTGTTTTGTCTTGGCGTCTGCACGATAAAGATTGCCATGACCGTCATCTCTCAGAGTCATAGCCTGGGCACCAAATGACCCGGTTTGATTTGTGTCAACTATCTTAAAGGTTCCAGGTTTAATTCTAGACCCATAGAACAGATTGCTAATATCGAACATCACAATTTCATTAGAGCTGTCATCTCGGGTTCTCTGGAAGATTGTGAGGACCTCTCCTGGGTCAATTCCCATGTCACCTGGTCCTGGACCCATAATTTGGTTCTCAAATCCGGAACCCACGTGAACGATGTGATCGCTTATAATCGCGCCGTTTTGATCTCTATTAACTTCTTCATCTCCATCCTTATTGAAAGGAGAGTAATCGACTATGTAATTTACAAAAGAGCTTGACGGTAGCTGATCTCTGAGGTTTATCAAGCTAAGATCTACATCCCCAAGATCATTTCGATACTTGTAATAATTAGAGCCTGTTTTCACCTTAACGGTAGGTAATGAACCTGTCTCAATCTGGCGAATCAGATCAAAATTGGGCATAAAATTACCGTTGTCACACGGAGGCATAAAAAGATTTCTGTATCTGACAGATGCCGTGGAATAAAGGAAGGTATTGCAGCTCTTTGCTTGTGTCGTTGCAGTAATTTGGGCACCTGTTAAGTTCATCGCCCGGGGGAAGTTGCGGGTTGCAAAATCTTGCGTAAAATTCTCTAAATTAAGATAATGTCCACCTACACCATACGACAAAGCGATATTAAACGGATCTGTAGTACTTCCCGGGGAGCCGAAGAAAGGTGTCTGGAGAACTCCTCCAAATCCTCCGAGTTGTTTTCTTCTGGGGGAGTGCGCTGTAAACATGGGCGGAAGATAGAACTTCAGGCCAGGGGCAGTACGATCGATCCCTCTCTTGCTTCCGTCAACAATGTCCTGGTCAGACCTGAATGTGTCGAATATTCTTACTTCGTGAAGCTCAGCTGTAAGAGGATGATTAAAGTTGTAAGATACGGGATTTTCAGCATTTGATCCAGGGTCCATTATTGCAAGGCCTTCGCGGCCAGCATTTCTGGCAGTGAAAAACCTGGTCTGCCTATTGTTTCCTGAATTTGACCCTACAAAGTAATTTCCGACCGCCAATACGCCTGGATTGTGAACCATGGGTGCGGGTGCTATAGAAGCTAATGATACGGTAAAATTGCCGGCGGACTCGTTGTCAACATAAAAATTTCCTTGCTTTCCGTCATTGCTGGCTCCCCATCTAATTGCAACGTGGTGCCAGTGATCCCGCTTTAAAACATTGTCATCTGAGAGGAATACTAGGTCGTTCGGGTAGGCGCCTGGTGTGGCGCTTCGAGGCTCAGTATCTGCACTGTGGCTTAGCTGGAGCTGTAATCTAAAGGCATCAGGTGTGCTTTTGCCGTCTCTTGAGGAGCCAGGGATCAAAGAAACAGCGTATGTAGAGCTCAAGTGAAGGATTGTTCCTGCCCTAACTGATCCTGGTTGTTCTAAGTAACATCTTGGCTTTATGTAGAATTCAAACGTAAACGCATCAGACACCACATAAGATCCTGAGATTTGATTGGGATCTGCTTGAGATGCTGAATTAGGGTACAGGAGCACAGCAGAGCTTGGCACCTGAGACGACGTGAAAAAATTCAGAGTATGATAATTGTGATAAGCAAACTGCGAGGTGGGGTATCTTGGGAGGTAGGTTGGCATCAATCCGTTGGTGATAGCTAATTTTCTACCCGTATCTGCTGTGAATGTAAATGAAGGTTCGAACCTTATGATCTTAGATTCAATATCCTGCGACGGAGACTTACTAAGTGAGTTTACTTTTTCTAATAGGGCCGATGCTGCTCCTTCAAAATTTCCAGTGAGGGCTGGCGTCGCATCTCTAACGGCTTGAGATGATCTATCACGATAGTCATTGAACGCTTCCTGAAATGTATTTTCTGTATAGAAGCTTCGCGAAAGAGGCGCTAAAGGCACAACCTCTTTGAGCATATCTGATTTTCTTGCGAAAAGGGGAGCAGATCCTGTTATCCCAAGGGTCCCAGATTTAAAGACATTCTTGGGAGCAGCCTGGATAGTTATCAGCTCAAAATTTTCAGGTCCAACTTTCAGGACTGACATTTTGGTCTCCGGGACAGACCTTAGAAGTCAAGCCTGACTCTAAACGTTATGTCCTTCTCTGGGTTCTTTTCAACAGGGCGACTAAGTTTTGCCACTGCCAATAGATTACCTTCAGCATCGTGAAGCCCTACCTTGGTTACAAATGCGAAAGATCTTTGCGATCCATCTTGCCTTGCAGCGGCATCGATCACATTGATGTTCCCGTCAGTATCTAAGAACGTTGTGTTTGATGAGTAGTTGAATTCATCTGCGTTTGCCCTTGCGAAATAAAGCGTAGAATTAATACTCGTCTTATTTTGGAAAGTTGCTGCCGTAAGAGATCCGCTACTAAACCTGCAGGAAGCTAAGTGATCAACAATATCGTCGACGGAAGCAGAAACGAACAGGTCGGGAATAAATCTTGCATCTGGGTTACCAGACTTACCGGCTTTGGGATCACCGATAATAGACTTCCCTGTTCCGACGGAGTTTGGATTGTTGGCGTTCATTGACGCAATTACGCCTGTGACATGCTGCGCCCCAGACAAGACTTTGCGCGCATCAAGAACCACGATACCTCGATCATAAAATACCAATCCGACCTTACTGTTTGTGTTGGAGGAATTGACAATCTCACCAACTCTACCTCCGACTGGAGCGTTCAAGTCAGTGTCAGAGGAATTAGCATCCGTAAAGATAGTTGATCCAAGCTCAGAAGTGACGCTCAGATTAGTCCCTGATACGAAATCAGTTCCATTCAAGGAAGCAGTCGTGTACATCTTGAAAGCAAACGTCTCTTTCTTCATTCCGTCTCTAACAAAAAGGCGCTTGAAGGTCATGAAGATCGCTTCGTCAATCCTCGTTTTCGATCCGTAACCGCCGAGAAACTCTGCAGTTCCCGCGGAGGCTCCTGTGGAGTTTCCTGTACGCGCGTTGTCTGCTGAGTTGTCTGCGTTTTGATTTTCAAAAGGAGCGTAAAAAGCTCGATCAGCATCACCTAAAAGGGATTTTGCCATCTCTTTGTAAATGTCAACCTTTTCTCTCATCATAACAGAAGATGAAGGAAAGAGGAGGCGGCCGGTGGATTCTTCACCTGTCTTAACAAGATAAACTGTTGAACCTGTGTGAAAAAGACCAACAGTCAAATCTAGGACTGGGTTTGCAGTTTGCAAAGTAAAATCTTGATCATATACAGTTTGAAACAGAGAAGAAGTAATTCCGGGGCCTACTCCACCTGTAACAAAAACCTGATATTTTCTTCGTGTAGTTGAGCCTGAAATATCCTCTTGGATCACATCCACCAGCTGTGTCAGAAATGACTGTGCTGTCTGAATATCGTTTTGACTAAATGCTTTCATTTGATCCTCTTAAAATTACTGTGTCTTGTTCAGCTTTATATTGAAAGTTTTGGAAAGCCCTGATTGTCTTCCCTGAATTGTCGCAAACGTGCTAATTTGCGTCTTGTTAGTGCTGTTCCCGTAGATAGTGAAGTCCTGGTCAATAAGCGTCTTGGGCGCGAATGGAATGCTAAACACGCTAGTTCTTGCGTCTCTACTTGATGCAACAATATTATAATAATCTGTATTATCAACCGTCTGGAAGGGTGTGAAATCGGACACTTGAACAAATCTTCTATCAGCAGAGACAACCAGGACAGAGTCCTGTATCTCTGAGGGTATGTCTGAAGAATCTGGCGCTTGTAGAGTTGCTTGCACATCTGGCCGCTTATCTGGTGTTCCTGTTACGTTATTGAAGGTCAGGGGCGTATTTGTAAGAGAATAAGTTGCAAGAGAGACTTTATTTGAGTCTGCTATTGTGATCAACCTGCTTCTACTTTCCAAAGTAGCGTTTGTAAGTGCCTCAAAAATCGGAGTATTCTTCTCGATCTTTTCTCTTCCGACATTTCTGCCAAATTTTTGAATAATACTATAATCAACTTCATCGTCACCGAGAGAGAAAGCAACTACTCGAAAGCTTCCATCGTTGGCTGCGAGTCGTCGTCTTCCCTCGTTGGTAAGGACTGCATCTAAAATGATATTATTGGTGTCTTGCTGCAAAAAACCCATTTAGTCTCTCCTACAGTTTATACTTTTGTCTTGCAGAATTACTGCACGGTATAAGTATATCTATTGTTTCACTTTGCTGTAAATCGACATTTAGAACTTGCAATTGAAATCTCGATCTAGGCTCTTGACCTCCATCACCCTCAAAATTAAAAAGTTTTGGTGTCACATCTTCCGGATCTTGTTGTCCCGGGGCCTCATTGGTTAATCTTAAGTATTCAGGATCAAAATAAATTTTCATTCTTGTGTGATTAGAATCTTTAATAGTTGGGCTGAACATTCTGCTAATAAGGTTAAAATTAGGATATTGAGCTGATGCACCTCGAGTTGAAATGAGGGCTGCATCAAGCCTGTTAGTAAACCGGTTATATTTGACTGATATTTGCTCGGAGTACTGCGATATCATCCCGTGAGCATCTATGCTTCTTAGTGTATAAATGAAAGGTTTTCCCTTGTCGATATTCTTGTCGATGTAATGGAAGATTGGCGCCTTTGATTTTATCTTAAGCTCTCTTGAAACGCTTTCAACCGTCGGGTACTTGATAACAGACTGGTCGAAATCAATCTCAATTTGCAATTCGAACGGATCCTGGATGGAAGATCTTCTCAAGACCTGGAAGCGCTTTATGTCTCGCTGTGGATTAGCAGGCATATTCCATGTTATCAAAGACCCTTGGCTTTGTTGATCCCACATTATTCGCATGGATTCCGGTGGCTTAGGTGGAATGTTCTCTATCGTCTCTACGAATGCTGCCCTAGATCGCCGGGAAGAAACAAAGAAAGCTTGACGGAGTGCATTTGAGTCAGTAGCTATATCGTCTACGCCTTTTCCGGCATCTTGATCTGTCACGTACGGTACTTGATAAGTCGCAGCATAAAGAGCTTCAACTGTATACGTGTAATTTCTACCGTAGGCAACCTTAAAGTCAATGTACTCCTTAGCCTGTGAAGTCCCGGGTGGTGCTGCGCTGAGCATTATCACTTCTTTCTCAACAACAAAATTATCAGGTAAGATCTCATTCTTTCGGATGATGTATCCTGCGAAATACATTTTCAAAGCATACAGTTGCCACTTGGCGACCGCTCTTGGGCCCGCGTCGGGTGGGTTTTGGATTAGATTGGGGGCCGCGATGCTAGCAGTAGTCTTATCTGATCCCGGGCTTAGTGGCATGTACTCGCTTATAGCTCGAGATTGAGCTTGCGAAGCTATGCCCTGGAGCGGCGTTAGCTCTTCAGAATATGTTCCTATCGGATCGGTGACTGCTGACGACACGAGGCTTGAGATAAACTTCATAGATATTTGAGGCGTGAATCGAGCTCTCTTTACAGCTTCGAAATTATCTTGCACTATTTGCTTTTGTTCCTCTTCGTCTATGTAAGTCTCATTTAACTCTGCGAGGTTATGCATAGCTTTCGATATAAAATCTTCAGATGCTGGAACTTGTCGCTTTAGCACCTTTACCAGATCAGTTTGGCTCTGGAAATTCCTAGACAAAAAGTTTTCTTTTAGCGCATCAACATCATTTTGTACTCTTTGATTCTCTTGCGCAATTCTCTTTTGCGCAGAAGTATTGACAAGGTTGTAAAGCTTTGTGTCAGCATTTAAGTCTTGCAAATCTAACTTTGCAAAATTAGGCTTAGCCTGGAGGCTTATCTCGTTTGCGATCATTCTTGAAGAAACTTGCAATCGCCCTTCAACTACTTCGGCCTCAATAGCATCGGGATCGTACGGCGGGGGATCCTGGATGGGTGGATTGTACAGGAGGTGTTTTTTGAGGCCGTCTAGAGTGTACCTGTTGTCGACAGGAATTCCTGCAGGCATTCCAAAACTAAGCCTTACAAATCTTGGCTTAGCATTCGGATCTGGATCTTTAATGGACTTTGCTGCTTTTGCATCATCATCAACAGACTCATCGAAGACATAGTGATTATAAACAAATTCGGTAGGCTGGGTACCTACGGGTATCTCTGTGCTTAAATTATCAAAAACAAGAGGGCTGGCCATCTTAAAGATGTGAGCAGCATCTGATATCTCTGCGAAGTTTGCATTGGCCATAAGTCTGCTCCTTAATAATCTCTAAAGTCGGAGAGAAGCTCAGGAGCGTTTTCTGCCACAACAGGTGTTCCGTGCGGGACAACTAAAACCTCATAAGCTCTTGCTCTTGGAATATTGTTTAATGGTCCAGTGAGCCTAGCTTCATCGTATTTAAGGGCTGCACCGTTTCCTCGGACCGGATCTATACCTGCCGTACCTGAGTACATTTCTCTAACTTGATTTGCAATAGCTCCGCTATTTTTAGGCGCAACTCCTCTTACCTTGTCGGGATCAATGAAAAGACAGAAAACTCTTTCAAAAACCCTCGGGGATACAACTTTCTCTCTCATTAATCCGGGAGTAATTATGGGATTCTTGGGAGATATCATCCTTGAAAAAGCAACCATGTCCTCAGAAGAGAGCATATCTTGCTCAGGAGTTGACCCCTCTACTCTGGCTCTTATTTCATCAACAATCTGAGTTGTCTTTTTGCCTGTCTCTAGCCTTTGAAGAAGCTCCCTAAACTTCCTGTTTCCTGCAAGATAGTCGTCAAAAGTTACTTCCCTACCAAGAAGCTTCGAGAGATGTGTATTTAAAAGGGATCTAAGAGTCGAAAGATCTGGTTCTAGCGCAGCCTTTTGCTCGAGTGAAGAATCTAGCAAAAAGCTTTCTTCTGTGACCTCCATCCCGGTTGTGATCTTTATGTAGACTTTTGCAAGCTGGTCATAGACGTGATTGTCAAAAATCTTCTGCTTCTCTACATCTTCCGGTCGACTGACAATCTCAGGAGTGGGATTGTCAATTTTTATTCGCCTGAGAGTCACGTTGTTCTTTAGGGCGAATTCGGCGCTTGGAAACGGCCTCCCTGTTACGGTGTTATAGAATTCTATCCCCTGCTCGGTTGTCATCTCAGGACGGGTTTCCGAGTTGGTGTCAACAGGATCTGAGGCTTTATTGAAAAAGAGTCCTAAATCAAAAGTCCATTTTCCCGGATAAATGTTAATGCCGCTGCCGACAATATGATCCCTGACAAAAACGTACACATCCACTTTTCTTTCATTGAACCCATTGGGATCATCGACTGAGTTTGTCTGCAAGATATTTTCAGTGAACCCTTGCGGAATGCCTACTGTTACTATATCTAAGTTGCCTCCAGTAGCTGGGGACAAATCTAGCTGTTGGCCACTCGGTAAAAATCTGTTTGGTGCTGTGTCAGATAAAAGTGTATACATGAAATTTTCTTGTGATCTTCCGACAAAAAAGTCATCAAAGTATCGATCAAGACCTGATTTTGCTTCGATTGCTTTCAGCTGGCTTTTCATCGACACGAGCTGTGTAGGCTGAATTGCGAGAGGTAGAATATTTCTCACCCTTTCAAGCGAGTCTTCATTTCCAGTCTGCTGATTTGATCCCAGGAAAGACGACAGAAAGTTTTCACCTGATGACTGTAGCTGATCTCCTAGGGCCCGGAAGAAATCGATGCTATCGAGGGTAACAGCCTGGTTATGTCCTACGATCTTATCGAACTGTCTTAGAAAGATCCCGAAAGGCTTGCCTGGGTCCGGACTAACATTGTTGTCAACGAAATCAATAAGCTCATTTATGAACTCTCGTGTCTTTACAATATTCCTAATAGACATAACTGCAAGGCAGTCACCGGCCTCTGTAAGAGAACCTTCTGCACCTGTCCAAGTACTGCGGATTGCCCAGTTTCTGCCGTCCGTATGAGAATCTCCTCGTCCTGAGTGCGCAGCCTGGGGGATAAAGTGTATTCCCAAAAGATCAAACACTATGTGCCCATACATTGATATTAAAAGCGAAATTAAGTAAGCCGGGTCAACGCCAGACGATATCATTCTTCCCGTAGTTCCATCAACTATAGGCCCCCTACTAATGGCTGCCTCGAAGAGCACATCCATGTCTTCAATGATGTCTTTGAATATGGATCTATCGTAAGCTTCGCCTGTAATTCTTTGTAGTCGCGACTTAACATCAAACCCCTTGAATCTTCTGATTGGTGTGGTGCTGTTGGCATCGGTGGCAACGAGAGATCCAAATGGTAAAGCCGGCGGGGCGGCGTTGCCGGCACCATACTGGGCTCCTCGGGTGTTGGGGGCAAGGTGCCCATAAAGGACAACAAGTTGGCCCAGCGGTATCTTGTAGAGGCGTACGCCACCGTCATCCACATCGCCAGGTGTGTTTACATTATCCTCATAGTACTTAAGCTTAGCCTGTATCTCTTTCCAGTTAGTGTATTTAAGGCCGTCTGAGTTTCTTGACGGTGAGAAGGACTTTCCTTCAAAGTCTGGCTTGGTGACGCCTAAAGTCGGAGAAGGATACGCTTTAATATTTTCAGTGAAATCTAATTTAGGGTTGATTCGGACCTGTCTGCCGTTTTCGATTGCAAGGTCACCAGATGCTACAGCAAGCTCATGCTTTGGCGCGCGGAATGCGTTGAACAGATTAAGATGAATGTACTTTGCTAGCAACATGTTAATTCTAGAAAAATTCGCTGTCTCCTGCTCGTTTGCGACAGGCAAAACCCCGGAATACTTTCCTTGTCCTGAGTATGTTCTTGACAAGGAGATCAGGAACATGGTAAGAAGATCATTGGTCTTATGCACATGGTATTCCCTACTGCCGGGGCCGCTGTAGCCGACCATTCCGGTGTTCAGGATGGATATTTCGGTTTTCATCGTTGCGTCCTTGAACCCTTGTGACAACAAGCAAAAGTCGATCGCAGGACCCAAAGTTAAGCTTTTATCTGGGTCAAGAGGACCGGTTATGTTAAGGTCCGGTATTCTGTTCCGAATGTTTGTTAGCACTCTCTTTAATAATGCTCTCGGATTTAATATTGGATCATCTGTGGCGTACATGTAATCCATTGCTGCAGCGGCGGAATTGAACGTTCCAGGAACTTGATCTAAAAACCCTTTGAGAGTCTTATCCCCAGAGTCAGCCTGGTTTTGGTTTGAAGCATTTATGACAGGTTTCAAGAACTTATTATACGGGGTATTTGTGCGTATCTTTTGGGCTCCGTTCACAACGGGCCCTGGTTCGCTAGGATCAAAAATCTTTACAGGTTTTGATGCGTCGATCGTACCTTCTTCACCGCCCGGGTCATCATAAAACGTCGTTCCTAGCAAAGTTGTTCGGTCAGAAGCTAGAAGTGAAACGCCGCCCTGGTTCTGGATTGTTCCCGCAACTGACGGTAGGACGGGCGCTATCCTATCAGCAACGCGAGTTGTTACAGACCGGGCGGGGAATGAAGCCTTTAGGCCCTGGACGAATTCATCATTACCCAGCGCAGAAGAGAATGCTAGATCAGTGCATATTGTGGACGCGATGAGGCCGGCCCCTACCCCTTCAAGTGTAGCGTTATACAATTCTTTCGTAGTTGCCTGAACGCCGACCTTTGAAATATCTCTGTTTTGAGTGATTTGACCCAGGAAGCTTGTCTTGTTGCCTTCGTCGGTCAAGCCGGCAACACTCAGGGAGCATATTCCGCTTCCAAATGCACCTCTTCCATATCCGTCTGTAGCGTCAATCAAAGGAACTGCAAAAAGCGTTTTAGAATTGGGATGGCCACCAATGCGTGTCCTGGGTAAGAATACATCGCGTCCCTCTGGAATGTCATTGAGTCGACGATCCGCTAGCTTTCCTATTCCCCTGTAGGGAAGTGGATAATTTGGGTTCTCAATCGGGCCCATAAGAAGAGATCTGATGTCGTAAAGAAAATAGAGAAAAAGCTTAGTAGACGAAAAGGCGTTAATTTGCTCATCGGTAAAACCATGATTTTTCTTTAAGATAGTTCGAAAATCCATCTCTCTTATAAATTTGTCAGGAAGAAGAAGCGGGTTTCTCTCAAACCTGGCCTTCCTAATCTCCAGGAATTTTTTAGCTATAGATTCACTTGGATTCTTTAAATTCAAGGCGTCCAAGAACATGCTCACGCTCTTAGAAGCAGAGTCTATCGTTGCAAAGTCCTGGTTGACTTCGCTGATCTTCCCCTCCAAGATTTCAATCATATTTTGCGTGATTTTTCCCGACGGACTTTCAGGATCTTCAGAGAGCTCGTTGAAAAGCACCTCAATGTCACTTATTCTTATCTTTCTGGCGTTCACTTGTGCATCGACAAATTTTCCTGCATCAGTCAAGAGGCGCTCAGCATTCCCGGGATTGCCGTGGACTCTGTTTCCTGAAAATACGGGCTCAAAATTAAACACAGCGACTAATTCAGGCTTCCGAATGGAGATTCCTCGTTCGTGAACAGGGAACTCACTTCCATCAAGCTCCACCAAGCTTATGCCATCTTGCTTATCAACTGCTATGGGTTCCTGTAATTCAGGTGCAAAAGATAGCGAGGACTGGGTTGTCTGGTTAGCCAGTGCGCCTCTTGCAATATCACTTCTATCTGTTATGGCCTGGGCTTGCATTCCGGCTTGAAAGCGGGCCATGTTATTGGCGATTGCGTCGGCGTCTACTTCGTTATTTGCATCTTCACCATCCTGGCCGCCGGCGCCGCCTTTACCTGCGCCTTTGCCTCCGCCTTTGCCGGCGCCTTTTCCGCCTTTATTGTTATTTTGAGTCTGCTTATTGGTGACTACAGGTGGGTTTCCATGCCCGCCTTTGCCGATGCCTTTTGGAACTCCCGCGTTATTTTTACCACCCATTTTTGCTACCTAGCCTCCCCACCGGAAATTACCTGCTTGAACCTTTTGACCGCCATTCCTATTCTTATCCAGCTCTCCGGGTGAGACTTGCGGACCACCTCTTTTATTCTGATCTGGTGGTGCCTGGTTCATCCCGGGTAAATTAGCCCCAAATCTAGGGGCATCCTGGTCTAACTTTGCATTTCTATTATCTTGTCTTCTGTTATCGATATTGCGATTATCTTGGGCGTAAGGAGCTCCGTCCCTCATGCCGTTGTTATTTTGTCCTGCGACATAATTGTCGAATTGGACCATATTATTATTGATACCTTTATTGCCGCCTTCACGAGGTCTTGCTTCAGCAAATTCTCTAGCTTGATCTTGAATTGACATACCGTTCCCGGGAGCTTCTTTCCCTTCAAAAACGTTAGCAGGCGGCGTCACAAATTTTAGTTCTCTACCTGAATTTGTGGTGAATCTTTTCAGTCTAGAACTCCAGATCTCAGTTTTTTCTGTCTCACTAACGTTGCTTATAGAGCCCTTTGAATTTACAGTAACAATCTGGTAAGATCTACTCACAGAAACTTCGTGTCGGTCGACCGAGCGCTGGAGATCGAGAATATCAATTGTCATGCTTAGCGGGAGAGTAAATTGTCGTCGATCTTCCTCTTTGAGCCTGGGCATCTTGCTGGCCACAATAAAATTGTACCCTAATTGTGCAGGAATGTTAGCAACCAATGATTTTTTAGTCAATATATTTCTTTCATTATCCTCATATGCATCGATTGCAAAGACGCTAAAGTGGTCGATATCAGAATTTCTTCCCTTGATGCTCCAGGTTACTGTTGCTTCTCCTATTTTTGTAGTCTGAACTTTCGGGCTACTAATATCTGTTCCCGTCTCCGGGATGACGAGAGGAGAATTGGGCACCAGGCTATGTAAACTAGTTCTTCCCAGATCCCATGTATCTGCCGGTGTTAGCAGATTCAAGAGTCGATCTCTTCCTGTGTTGATATTTCTTTGTAGAATTTTATTTTGTCCTCTTTCTGTCGGGGGAAGAATTCCCCTCTTGACAAATAGCGGGTTGTGTATCTTGCAAGATTGAAACAAGTACGGTTGTCGAGTTCTCTCAACTACAGAAGTTATCTCATCAGTCACGCTAAGCGGGTCACGCAAATTAACTAAGACTTCATATTGATATTCGCCTCCAGGTGAAACCGAATCGTCTGTGAATCGATAAGAAAACCTATTCTGTGTTGTGTTAGCGGTGCCGCTATCAGTTAGATCAAACATTTTAGCTGTACTGCCCATTAGCTTAAAAGAGACTTCTTCGCCTGTCACTAGATTGAGACGCCTAATGACAGGTACAGGCTGGGGCGACAAGTTTCTTCTTTGATTAATGATATCTTGTGCAAAGGGAGATTCTCGATCACCTATGCGATTATTCAGAAGGGACTCGAGAAGAGAAATAACATTTTGCGGAACAAATACATCGAAATCAATTACTGCATTACCGCTATCATCCAGCGAAGGAGATGAGGTAACTTCTAGGCTAAGGTCTTCCGATCCGAGGAGCCTAGGATCAAAGTAAGTTGCATTAGTCTTGTCTTCTGACAGCTGAGTTATGCCTGAACGTGTATAAGTCCTAACTGCATATTCGTAAGTGTGCCCATCGACTACGTTCGTATCATCATAGCTTAGCGTAAATCGTTCACCTTCCCGGAGGCCGCCTGGGATCATTTGACGTGAGTTTTGTGTTGAATTAGTGACAGTGCTAATAAGTGTAAATCTTAGTTCGTTCTTCGACAAATCTCTTCTGACAAAATCGATTGCAGCGGGTGTCTGGCTATTCTTTCTGCCCGACACAACAACTGTTATTCCTCCAACAGAATCAGGTGCCCTGTAAGAGACAATAGCTAGATCTGAAGTTGACTTCACCATTGGGGCACTTGGTGATAAAAAATTATCATCTGTGAGCTGGTAACCTATTACGTCTGCAGCTCCGTTTCTCGGGTGTACACCTCGAGCAAAAACAGGAAGAATTCTAAAATTGTCACCGATAGAGACACTGGCTTGAGTTATTGGCGTCGTGAAAGAATCTCTGTAAACGTAAGACGGGGCCTTCCTCTGCCCGATAGGAATTACCCGATATTGGTACGCAAAAGTGTTATCAATTACTCCGAAAGGTACATCTGGATTTGATGTTGGGTTGCCATCGACAAAGGAAACTGTATAGCTCTCGTCAATTAAAGTATCGTTCTCTCCCGAAAAGTCAACATTGGTTACGAATTGAAAGCTGCTGGGTTCACCGTCAGGAGATATTACCCTCCTGAATACTGCAGCAGACTCTGCATTGCAAGTAGCCGATTTATAAAGTGTAACTAAAGTCTGGTCATAAGAGGTCGCTGCAGCAGTGATCTTTACGGGATGTCTAGCGATATAATAAGCATCTAGATCTTCGTCCATGTCATAGGGCTTTGAAAAAGAAACCCCTGGAATTGGGGGGCCGATCTTGTCACCTTCTTCCCCTGAGGATCTAAGGATCGTAAAAACAAACTCAAGATCTTGTGCAACATTACCAAAATCCCCTGGTTGGTAGAGGTCGTAACCGGGGGCTTTTACCTTAGTAGAATCAACTTCTAGATCGAGACTAACTGGTTGAATACCATCTGTGGGTTCTTTTGGTACAAAATGGGAAAAATTAATAGATGCAGCGGCGATGGTCGCTGAATCCTTGGGCATGTTAGAACTATTGACGAGGCGTATATCAAGGATAGCTGCATCTTTGCCTACGTGAGACTGCAGACGCTGTATAGCAGCTAGGTCAAGTAAAAAGTTAAGAGTAAGCGTGGCAATAAATTTCTCTGATCTGTTTAGGCGGCGAATAGTTCGTACCTTAGTTATCTGAGAAAAATCAAAGTACTCTGTTACGACAATATCCCCGGCATTAACAGGAGATGTTCTTTGATTGCCCCTGATAATGGGTCTACTTTGAAGTAAGTTATACATCCCTAATCAAACTCCAAAGTAAACATATTAACATACGTCAAGTTTCCAAATTTATCTTTAGTTGAAGGATAAAGCTTGCCAACAAAATAAACGCGCTTTGTAGGTCTTTCAGAATCACCTGTTGCAAACTCTCCAAAGTCTATTGCACGAAGCTGAGTTAGCTGGTCGCCTGAGGTTTCATAGAGTTGTGCTACAACGTTGTTTTCCATTGACGAATTGGTAAACTCAATCTCAGCCTTCGGTAAGAATCTCACTTCATTCTCGTAATCCTCACGGGTAATTATGTCAGCCTGACTGTTATTAGCATAGTCAAATAAGATTCTGCCCCTCGGATCAGTTGGAGTCGGCTTGTTTCGAGGAGGTAAGTATCGATAATTTTCTAGGTGCGATAAGTGCCTATCCTGGTGCACGCTTTCGGCGTCCCTAGAGATATCAGCAACGGGAAGGCTGCAATAGTCGTCAACGTTTTCTGCCGTTATTCGAAAAGTAACTTCATTCTGAGATATTTTAAAATCCTGATCTTCTAAGAGCGGATCAATTGAAGAGATGGTGCTGAGCTCTTTAAAGTTATTGATTCCCGCATTGAGGATTAGCTTAGTCATGTCCCTATAGGCAGAACCCGTGATCGCGTTTTTCGAAGCAGAATTAAACTGGACGATCTTTCCATCTATCATGCTGATGGGTGCACCATCTGCTAAAGATGAGGAGACTCCTGCAACGATCTCTGCAACCACATTTCCGAACAGATTTGTCTCAAGGGTTATAATGTCTCCCGGAGAACTTGACGCTGCTTCTAGCTGAATGATCGCGGATTGATCGATGGTTCCACTGACAGCATCTTTACCGTAGAAGATATCCCTATCAGAAAAGGTGGCAAACTCCACCTTAAACTCTCCACTAGCTAGCTGGCGACGGCCTTCGGCCGTGATCACTGTGTCGACAAAACGCTGTTTACTGTTTAGAATACCTGACATGTGTGTTTCATTAAAAAGAAAGACTGTTCTGGTGTTAAATATGCAAGCAAATAAAAAAGGGGCCCGCCGAAGCGGACCCCTTTCCCTGATCACAAAGATCAGTATGTCAACTACTCAACCCCTAGGGATTAACCCTGGGCTTTGGCAGAAACATCAACCTGGAACACGTCACCCACAACCGGAGCTGTGTACAACTTCACATCAAAGCCGACTTTAGAGCCGGAAGTGAATGTATATTGTGCGATCGTGTAGTCGTTCGCTGCACCAGAGGCCAACAGTAGACCGTTCTGGTAGACACGAAGCGACTCCGGAAGAAGATTCGTTGAACCTTGACCCATGAAGTTTGACCCAAGAACACGAAGGCTACCCGTCATAAGCGAGATACCAATATCCCCCGAGCCGCCGGTTGGAGTCGTATCAGCGAGTCCACTGCCGGCAGTCACTGTACCATATTGTTCCTTCGCGCTCGCTCCGGATGTCACCACAGCACTGTTGTGAATGTAGTTTGGAAGGATGACGGCCGCTGATCCCGAACTGACAAAGACACCGGCATTTTGGATGCCGAAGTTGGCGTGGAAGTTGTTTCCGCCGCTGTCAGCGTAAAACGCGGTGCCACCCCCGATTCGAATGTTGACCTGACCCGAAGCATGAGACGCATTAATAACGACAGCATTGCCATCTGCCTCTTGCCCCTCGATGTTAACCGAGGTAACTGCAGTAATATCAATGTCATCACCTGCCGTAGCGCCGGAGGAGGTGATATTAATACCACCGCCCGTAGCGCTGATCGAGACCGCGTCTGCAGCATCCTCAGCTGCGCTAATGTTAACGGAGCTATTCGCCACGATGTCCAAATCCTCACCCGCAGCTGCACCAGCAACTGTGAGATCCATACCACCAGCAGAGGTCGTGAGGCTAATAGCATCAGCACCTGTACCAGCGGATGTAAGCAAGAGGCTTGCATCATTCGCACCTGTCACTGCGATCGTTAAGTCATCAGCATCACCTGCCGAAGCAAGAGTGATGGTTGAAGCCTGAACTGCGTCGAGTGCAAATCCACCTGCTGTAGCTGAAAGCGCAATGGCATCCGATGCAGTACCAGCAGTATTGGTCAAGGACCACTTCTCACTGCCAGCTACACTGTGAGGTGTAAACACCATCTCAACTGCACCGTTCTTACCAAGCTTTAGCGTCTGACCGTCGGCGAGCGACGGAGCAATGACCATTGAACCAGCACTAACGTCAAGAGACATAGCGTCGGCACCAGTACCAGCGGATGAAAGCAAGACACTAGAATTGCCACCGCCCGTAGAGGCAATAGTTAAGTCCTTGGCATCACTACCGCCAGTAGCGATCGAGAAGTTCATATCATCAGCACCGTCGATGGAGACTGTGCTAGTACCATCAATCGTGATCGCGCCGGACGCGTCCAGATCGAAAGCAGCAGAATCAACATCAATAGCAACGTCAGCTGCTTTACCGATATTAATGCCGGTTGCACCATCGATGTCGATAGTTGTAGCAGCGTCAATGTCGATTGCACCTTGTCGACTGTCCATATCTATTGTGCCGGAATCGTTCTTGAGATTTAATCCCGTTGAACCTGACAATGTCAATGCACCGTTTGTTGTTACGTTAGACGCGCCGACACCATCAATTGAGAACGTGCTTGTGCCATCAATAGTGATCGCGCCGGTAGCATCAATATCAAGTGCTGCGGAGTTAAGATCAACCAGTTGACCCGTTCCATCAAGACTGAATGTTCCACCCAGTGACTTAAGCGTTAACGTACTGTCAGCAGCTTCACCGATAGTGATAGTACGCGTACCGTCAGTACCAATGTTGATATTTTGGTCGACGTCGTCGGCACCAATGCTGATTGTACCAGCTGAAGAGTCGACTGTAACATTGCCAGATGCGTTTACATCGAACGTTGTTGAGGCAACGGCGACGCCTGCAGCTGATGTTACATCAACCTTGGAACCTGAAAGACGTAATCCGTCAGTTTGTGACCCGTAGATGAAGTTGGCAGTTGTGCCGGCACCGAACATAATCGAGCCAGAAACGCCCACAATATCTGTATTTGGGTTATACACCAAGCCCCCATCAGATGAAACACCTGAGCCGTCACTGTTACCGAAAGCAATTTGATTTGCTGTGACACCGCCACCAGCGACGGAATCGACGTATGCCTTGGTTGCAGCTTCTAGGTTATCTGCAGGTGCTTGACCCAGATAGACACGTGATGCTGACAGGACGAGTCCTGCACCGTTGTCAAAAATGATTCCGTTAGCAGCGCCGTTTGAACCTGTGAAGGCTGCAGCACCTTGGAAATTTAACTGGCGTCCAGTTAATTTTGTTGTAGCCATTATTTTTCTCCTTATTTAAATGGCTTGCCATCCTTTTTCTGACGCGACACGCAACGTGCGTGTGCACCGGTACTTTGGAGGTCTACATTGGTATTAGGATGTCTTGGGAATGGAGTGAGGATCAGGATGTGATTTTTATATTTTTATATTCATATCGATGATGCGAGCCTCTTGAGTGCCTTCAGCGACTCATGGAAGCTCCGCTCATCCGAGTTTAAATATGCGATCATCATCGATTTTGAGAGATTTTTTTCATCTTTAAAGATAAAAGTCACGATACCTCGATCGTTCTTTCGAAGGTCTGCCAGGACTAACCCTTTGCTCTTGCAGAAGGCAGCCAGGGCCAAATCAGTTGTCTCAAATATCTGTCCTGGCAAAGCATGATCTCCGGTCTTTCGCGCTAACGGTAGTAACTATAGAGAAATATCAAAGATTTTATCTTTAGTGGGTATTAAAATGGGAGAATAAGCATCAGAAGCCCTGAGATTACCTATGTCATACGTTGCCGGATCTCTTGTTTAATTGCTTGGCCTGTAGATTGCTGTGATGACATCATCTGAAAAGGGTGCAAGCCCACTGTTAAAGTTTATCTCACTTCCAGTCAGGGTGTAGTCGTTAGATGAACCCGAAAGCTGGAGAAGCCCGTTTACAAATAGCATTAGATCTGTGTTATTGATAACAGCATTACCTAAAGCGAATGTCAGGTTTGATCCGTTCTTTGTCCCGGAAGGTTGTTCTCCGAAAACAATAGCCTGTTGCCATACAGCTTCTGTTGATGATTTAGCTACCAAGACGGAACCGCTAGAGGGGGCATTTGAGGCACTGATGTGTATTGTAGAAGAATTTGTTGCTAGCGTGCCTACACCCAAAGATGATGTGAGTGCTCCTTGGACGGTAACCCCTCCGGTAAAGACTGATCCTGTCAGAGTTGCGACTACTGAATCATCTACGTCGACTGTGTAGGTACTTCCTGCTCCACCGTCTGTGGTTGATAAGCCTGTACCTGCAGTGAACACGCGTTCGCTGGTTAATGATCCTGTCGCTGAAAGCACGAGGTAAGTAGCCGACGCGTCGCCGCCGGAGGTTGAATCAGAATTCAGCTGGGATAGAACAACATCGACAACATCGTAGGGGTTAAGAGAGAAGGCGAACGATATCGATCCGGAGGAGAACACCGTATAGTCAACCGCAGCGGAGTCAACTTGGGCGCTAGTTCCGGATAGAGTGAGCATTCCGTTAAGGTACACATCAATAAGGTCGGGATCATAAACAACCTGAGAGAAGTTTGACTGGGGCGTTGAAAACGGGGAATCAGCTGGATGTGATGCAGTGACAATATACCTCTTCTTGTTTCGCCCTTGTATTAAAGAGAGGTCAGATGCAACTGTAAGACTATTCGACCCTGTGGTGAGCGTAATCCCGGTTCCCGCCTCAATTAGCTTGTAATTTGAAAGTGATCCAGTAGCTTCGGTAACTACGTAGTGTGCTGCAGAGTCCCCGGAACCTCCGCCTCCGGCGGTTGATGATATCGTAATCTGGCCGTTTGAGGCTGACAGAATTGTTATATTTGAACCCGCTGCTAAGTAAGACGAGCCGTCAGCAAGGCGAGTTAATGAACCACTCAGGCCCATTAGGCCGTGCAGCGAACCTGATACTGCAATATCGCCTCCAAATACCGATGTACCCTTGGTGGATGTGGCTCGAGACCCCACTGCTCCCGAGACAAAGAATGCGATATCGGCTGCCTGTCTTGGTTGCATGGCTCCAGCATGCATGGTAGAACCTGAAAGAAAGATTACTTGTCTATTGCCTGCTGAATAGTGACCCCCTAGTCTCAGCATCTCCTCGACAGTAGAGCCATTAAAGACGTTGAATATTAAGTCGTTAGTATTGGCACCCTTTACAATAGAAGCTCCGACGACTCCTGCAGCGCCTGCGAAGTCCAAAGTACTGTCTTCAGTTTGGGCCTCTCTTTGTATTCTGATTCCGGGGCTTGAATCCTTCACATGCAGAGTGGTTGCGGGCGCATTTAATCCGATACCCACACTATCAGAGCTACCTTGAACAAAAAGCGTGTTATCGTCATTACTCGTCTTGACTTGAAAATCAACATCTCCTCCGTCGCCGATAGTCACGATATCCTGCGTGTGCTCTCGAAGAGTTAATAATGTTTCGGTGCCTGCAGCAAACGTTATCTGGTCTGCTTCAAGCCTCATGTAGGTATCGGTATCATTTCTATGATAAATGTACTCACCCACCTCCATATTTCCGCCCACGGAAAGCTTGTAAGCGGGAGTGCTGGTTCCAATACCAACTTTCCCTTCAGTTGTCACAAACACTTGACTTCCAGCAGCAGCACCCTGGTTTAATGCCAGAGCTCCAGAAACAGTAAGATCTCCGCCGAATACTGCACTTCCTGTTACAGCTGAGCCCCTAGAACCTATAGATCCGCTGACAAAGAAGAAGACATCGTTTCCGATATCACTGGGTGCATCTGGTGCTGCAGGGGAGGATTGCCCACCCACAAAGGCTGTAGATCCTGTGGTAAAGATCGAACGGTTCGTGGTGCTAGAGAAGAATGTTGGCCCAGAATCTCCTCCACCTCCGCCGCCTGTTGAAGAAATAGTAATCTGGCCGTTTGAGGCTGACGTTATTGTGACGTTGGAGCCCGCAGCGAGATAAGACGTTCCTCCTGTTAGGCGTGTGAGTGATCCAGATAACCCAGAATTGAATTTAGTGGCTCCTGTGAATGTCGACCCGGATATCGTCGCGACAACGCTGTCGTGTACACTCAGGGTTACTGTGGATCCCGCGCCGGCGTCAGTGACATTGATGCCTGAGCCCGCTGTCAGCACTCTTTCTGAGCTTAGGGAGCCCGTTGCGGACATCACGACATAAGATGCTGCTCCGTCTCCTCCACCTCCTCCGCCCCCGATGGAAGCAGATAGATAATCACCAATATAAATGAATCCCTTGGCGAATGCTGGTATTTTCCCAGAATCATAGTCTTGCAAGAATAAGATTCCATTGTAGTAATCAAAGGTCCAGTCGACTTCATCAAGAAGAGGAATCTCATCTCCGATCTCGTTTGCATTTCCGGAGTCAGCTTCATAAATCTTAAGAATGTAAGGATTGGGAGATTCTTGCGAGAAGTTGGGAGGAATAAGCTGGAGCCTTCCGAGAGACTCGTGAACAAGGCTTCCGTCTGTGAAAGGAGATTTTCCCTTCTTGGGGTTACTTGACAGGGCTTCATAATTACCTGTAAGGAAAAGCTTGTAACCATGCGGACCTGCACTTTGACTTCCGTCGCCGCCGCCTCCTGTCGCAGAATCTGCATCGTACGTAGTCCCTGTAATAACAGCAACAGTGAAGACAACATACTCTGCAGTGCTTCCGTAGATCTGGTAATCTATTCTCGATCCAGAGGCTGGTACATCTTGCCCAAAGATAGTTTGCGTACCCACCTGGATATTTGATCCGATGACTTCTTGCGCATCAGACTTAATATTAGATGTATTCGCACGACCAGATAGCTTTTTAAAAGCGTATTGTACTCCGGTTCTGTCTGTCTTGCCTGCCATCTTATATCCTAGGTATACGCAACTTGAATTCGAGTCACAGTCCCTGTAAAGTCTTTATCTGAGACTACTCTTATTATAACATATTGTGGCGTTGACGCCGTCCCATCAAGGGTTTGCCCATTAAAGGTGCAAAGATTTGAAGCTCCTGACCCATCAACGGTAGCATCCAAGTCTCCACTAAGCCCGCCATCACCATCAGCTACAGGACCTGCACCTGGTGAGGGCTTTGCTAGATCTAAATAACCTGTCTTGCTCGGTATCTTGACATCACAATGAATGTTTTTATTTGCACCTAAGCTTCCTGAGTTCGCCCCTGATCTTCCTACCAGAGTTGCATCTCCGTAAAGGGTTATAGTAATTTGGGGTGTATCAGAAGTAGTATTATTTTTAAAGTATCTCTCATATTCTCTGTGGCTTATTCCTAACGAGCTATAGTTTGGATTACCCTCTGGGGCCTGTAGAGATCCACCATCATCGGAAGATCTGTAGTCTCCTCCAAGAACCCCAGAAATCGGTGATATTATCTGATCGTTGTACACAAGCATTCCCGCGTAATGGCCTAGATCAGAACCGTTGTTCATTGAAGCAGAAGGTTGCCACTCAGCTGAATCTGCAATAACTGAATTTTGTGTGCTGTATGTGCCTGACTTGATCCTGTACTTCTCGCTGGTGAAATACTCGTTATTATTTAAATCAGAAGTGTTGGAGCTTGTAAATACTAAGAAGACCCCCTTGGCTAGCCCAGAGCTAGTGATATCGCTCTTTAGCGGATGCTTGACTCTAACAGTTCCTGTGACAGAGTACGCGGTTGATCCATACGGTCCCGGGAGAGATTCACTTCGGCTGAATGATATCGAGTGCGTGACAAAAATTGGCAAGGTTTCAGAGTTTGAAACGCCTGTTTCAAGGGATGCAAGAGTAGAATTGTCCCCAGAGTCGATCTGGTTGGTGACGCCCGAACCTGTTATCATAATGCTGTTGATAGTGAGATTAGTTTCAGTCGGTGTTGTTACAGCTGTTGACAAAGCCGAGTACACGTTCTTGTATCCGTTATCAGACTGATATCTTATTGAAGAAGTGCAATTGACAAAGTATGCGATGCCACTTTGATAATACGGACTAGTTCCTCCAAAATTACCCATTGAAGCACTGCTTATACTAAGGGCATTGCTATCATTGTCGTTAACCCACTCAACATAAGTTGTTTCTCTATCTGACCCAGTTACTGTGTGGACGACTCTGGCGTAGTTCCATCCATTTCTCTGGTCGCTTGTTCCAACACGATATTTTGCAGTTCTGTAAAGTTTAGTGTAATCTTTGACACCGTTGCTAAATTCTGCAGGTGAGAAAGTGCTTACGTTGATAAATCCAGATCCATTACTTCCGGTTAGAACGGCGGTTCCAGATCCGGGGCTTCCGGTTCCTGTCGATCCTGTAAGGTAAAGTGTGTGGACTGTGCTCCCATTAACTTCAAGCCTAAGGGATCCTGTCCCTGCCTGATCAAAAGAATTTGCAACATAATTGGGACTATCTGCTGCGACTTGCGGATTGAGATCTCCTTCAAAGATGTTAGTTCCGTCAAAAGTACCTAGCCGGAAATTATTACTGCTGGTCGCGACCTGGTAAGTTCCATTAACATCAACAGCAGATGCAAGTCCTGCCGAAGCTGCAACACTGGTATACCCCGATATTGCCTTTGATGATCCAAATGAAAGCTTGGATGTTACGCCCACTTCCTCTGAGTCGAGCCTTGAAAGCGTGGGTGCTGACTCTGTTGTACCTGTCCCAGCACCGAATGTTACTTCGATCTCACTTATATTCCCGGTCCAGGCTTCATCAGCCTCCACCCTCATTAGCAAATATTCGTTATTTGCAATTCCCTGTATTCCAAAGTTAGCGTTATTGTTAGCATTTAAAGAGCTGTCAAATGATCCATCAAGGCATCCATCATTATCTTCATAGCTCCCAAAACTAAAGGCAGAAGAAAGATCCATCCACCCTGTAGAGCCAATTGACCCTGACGCCATTTTTAAGAATATTCTCAACCTTGAAGAATTTAGAGATGTTGAAGGGCCTACTATAGTTCCGCTGCCGCTGACTGCTATCTTTGCGGTATACTGTGTTGATCCAGTCTCATTCTTGAAATGACGATAGAAAGTGCGCTGACCTGAGACACCTGAATAGTTTGGGTTTCCTGCAGGAGCATACTGGATGCTTCCACCGTCCGCAGTATTTCGGAAATCTCCGCTTAAAAGCGTATTCGTAGGAGAAAGAAGTGACGAAGAAAAGAATTGCAGACCATCGGTGTGTCCACCGTTACTAGCAGTCATAAATACTTCAGAGTCCCACACATTAGAAGCATTAGTTACAGCTGCCTGATTAGCGTATGTACCTGATATTACGCGGTAAGTCTCTTCTTGGAACTTCTCTCTCTGTGAGGTAGAGCTTCCTGAAAGACTGAAGAGCAAGATTCCATCAGTTACTGTATTCCCGGCATCTGATAAGTTCGCCTTAAAGGGATGAGTAACATTAACACCCGCTGTTACTGAGCTTGTAAGCATCGTCGTTGATGTGATGCTACCTGCCCCTGTCAGGTGGAGAACTTTTGTGTGATCTTCGCCGGCGCCAATAGTGGGCTTCGCTTGTGAGGCAATCGAGCAGTTGTGCGTCTCAAAAGAGATTGCTGTATTATCATAGACGTTTCTGTACGCATTTGAAACCGCGACTTTGTAGCTGACGTTTCCAGAGATGTAGTATTCTACTCCTGAGAGATGGCGGCTCCCCGAAAGCTGCGGCGTGAGAGAATTGGAAGAAGCAGCTAATGCGTCGGAATTAGAATCATTTACCCACTCAATATAGTTGGTTGTAGACGTGGCCCCATCAGCATAATGAATGACCCGTGCATAGTTCCAGCCATTTCGCTGACTATCTGCTGCTATCAAGAATCTTCCGGTTCGGTGCTGGAAGAACGTAAAGTCTGTTCCGTCCTCTTTGACAGCCGATCCTGTGATAGATAAGTTGGTAAGCCCAGACCCGTTAGTATTCAAGTAAGTTCCTGATCCGGATCCTGGCGGATCGATTCCTCGGGTTGTAAGGCCCGTAGTGCCGGATAGACTTGCTGTTGCGATTACGGTTCCATTTAACTCTAAGTGAACATAGCCCTGCTCACCGCTTCCGAAGCTTTGTGAGACATAATTGAGCGTTGCACCAGAGAACCCAGCGGCGATGTCGTCATTTAAGACACCTGACATGCTTTGGGTAAGATTGTAGGCCGCCGTCCTTATGTTGTTGCTACTTGTTGCAGCCTGGTACAATCCGTTAACATCTACTGCAGAACCCACGCCAGCAGAAGACCCAACGTTAGTATAGCCGCTTATGGAATTCGAGCTACCAAAAGATAAGTAAACTGCATCGCCTGTATTGAAAGAGTTGACATCATCCAGGTTAGGTGCTGGGCTTGGTGCCAGCTCTTTAAGCACCTCGTTAATCTTATCGATTGCAACGCCCGTGTAGGTCTTGTTAGTAAACGTAGTAAATAAACCGTCTTCATAGGTTCCATCTTCTGGCGTACCAATGGTTCCTGATATCACGACTGTGTTACTGCCCTCATCTGTAACAATCGCATTATCAAATGAGATCGTAGTTACACCAGATACAGAAGGATCACCATCGTTCTCTTTTACTGTTATGGACCCGCCTCCACCCCCAGAGGAAGCGATGGTTACTTGGCCGTTGGAAGAAGAAGTAATAGTTATGTTTGACCCGGCAGCCAAGTAAGATGTCCCGTCAGTAAGGCGAGTTAGTGATCCTGACATCCCCCTAGGCGCATTGATATTTCCGCTTACTAAAAGATCACCGCCGAAGACTGCTGACCCTGTTATTGCAGTGCCTTTACTGTCGATGGCTCCACTCACGAAGAAGAAGACATCGCTTCCGACAGTTGTTGCAACGTAAGATGTTCCTAGTTGACCGCCAGCAAAGACCGCAGATCCCGTGGTGTTGATCTTTCCCGCTGCAGGAGATGTGAAGAAGCTAGTACCGCTTCCACCTCCAGATGAAGCAATTGTGATCTGGCCGTTTGAGGCAGAGGTTATTGTGACATTGGTACCCGCTACAAGATAGGAGGTTCCATCAGTGAGACGGGTAAGTGATCCCGATATTCCCGTGTCAAAAGAGCCTGTTCCCGTGACTCGAAGGTTGTCAGATATCTTGACACCGCCGGTGAATGCAGAGCCTGAGATCGTAGCTACTACAGAATCGTCGATATTGAGAGTTACATCACCTGAACTGCCTCCTCCCGTGAGGCCAGTGCCGGCAGTTACAGAAGTAATATCGCCAACAGTGCCGTCATTCGTGATTACAATTTGCCCATTGGAAGAAGATGAGATCGAGATTCCAGCTCCTGCAGCAAGATAAGAAGTTCCATCTAGGAGGTTTGTTAGAGATCCAGAATAACCAAGGGTTGATCTAATAGATCCCGTAACTCCTACATTACCTGTAAAGTTTGCTCCGGAGATTGTAGCTACTACAGAGTCATCAATCGCAAGAGTTACATCGCCAGATGAACCCCCGCCAGTTAGTCCTGTTCCGGCAGTAACAGCGGTGATGTCACCTGCATTCCCTGCGATCGTAACAGAGCCATTTGAGGCAGAAGTGATAGTAATATTGCTTCCAGCTATGAGATACGACGAACCATCCGTGAGCCTTGTCAGTGAGCCAGAGAGGCCTGTGTCAAAAGAACCTGTACCTGTAACTCTGAGATTATCAGATATCTTGACACCGCCCGTAAATGCAGAGCCTGAGAGCGTAGCTACTACGCTGTCATTGATTGCAAGAGTTACTGTGTCACCTGTCGCTGATGTTTTTATCCCGGTACCACCTGCAATATCGATCTTATGAGATGACGCTGTGGCAGTTCCTGAGTCTGTTTCTACCTGCTTCAAGACATTGTCACCTAGGCTGACATTGCCGCCGATGACCGTAAAGTCTGCAGCTGTAAATGATGCGACGCCCTTGTTAGAAGTAGAGGCATTCTCACCTGAGATTGTTACTGTAGAGCCTGCTGCAGATGTGTCTATGCCTTCGCCGCCTGCGAAAGTCAACGTATGGCTTGCTCCGTCTGCAGTACCTGAATCTGTAGACGCGGATTTCAAAACCTGCGTCGCTAAATGAAGCTCATTTGATGCAAATGCGAAATCATCTGTGTTGATACTTTGTGAGATTGTAAGGTTTGCACCTGAGCCACTATCTACTAGGGCAATTCCATTTCCTGCTGTCAGAACCCTTTCAGCGGTCAATGCTCCATTTGAACTAAGCACAACATACTGGGCATCTGTGGGTGCCCCGCTGGTGGCGGCTGCAGTTAAATCAAACTCTGTCCCCGAATCATTTTTAAAGTAGAGCTTACTATCCGAACTCTTTACAAAAACTTTCCCATATCCAGAAGTTGCCCCAGGAGATGAAGCTAACTCGTCAAAAGATATCGCGCCTTCTATCGTAATCTTCTCATTAGGCGATGAAGTGCCGACACCTAATTGACCAGTGTTGTCGATAGTCACGACCTCTGTGGAACCTGTTAGAAAATTAACGAGGTCCCCTGTGCCATCTTGCGTTACTTTTAGAGTTGTCTGCGTATTGTTGGCATTATCATCGTGAATATTAACCAGCGGATTTGATCCCCCTTCGGCTATATTTCTAGATACTTTTAAACCATAACCAGATGAAATGTCCTGTTCAAGATGAGTTCCATACCCATGAATATAGGCAGCAGGGTTAGAAGTGGATTCTGCATCAACCTCGAGCGCGTAGTAGCCACCCGTCTCATCACTGTTAACAAAGACCCCGCCTGTATTATCAGAATTAGAAACTTGAACTTCTATTTTTGCACCGGGTGATGCAGTCCCAATACCCACCTTTTGGTCGTTAGTTATGGTCAGTGCCAGTGCAGGGTCAGCGCCGTCTGCTGTAGAATTCTTAGTGTAGAACTGGAGGTTACCCTGTGAGTAGTTTCCATCCCTGTTATGAATTATCGCGGCGCCAATATTATCAGCTGCAGTGTCTACAACAAATCCGATACCAACACTTTTGTTAGTTGTCGTGCTACCATGCCTAAGCACAGCCTGATAATCTGTAGGATCGTTAAGATCATTATTGGGATCTACAGCATTTGAGACTTCTAGCTTGGCCTCGGGAGAAGACGTACCTATCCCTACTAGATCAGATGTAGTTGTCAGGTAAGCACTATTTGAAGACCGTGACCAGACGTTTGAAGATCCCTCGCCGCCTCCAGAGGATCCAGTCGTAAAAATTGCCTGTATGATGCTTCCAGATGGTGGCGAGGGATTGAAAATTACTTGATTAGACGCCTGGGCATAAGTGTAATCATTGGCAGATCCAGAAAGCCTCAGTATGCCGTTGACATAAACAGCCATTGCCGCGGCATCATTCGGAGTATTTGTTAGAGCGTACGTCGTCGTGGTGGCGCCGGAGTCTGTGCTAAGCTCTTCCTTTACCAGAACTTCGCTATCTTGTGCTATTCCCGTAATAGTAACTGACCCGTTGGACGAAGAGCTAATGGTTATATTAGTTCCCGCTATAAGATAGCTAGTACCATCCGTTAATCTTGTCAAAGATCCACTTAAGCCAAGCTCAGAAAATATGGCTCCGGATGTTACAAGATCCCCGCCGAAAGTACTGATTCCGAACTTGCTGTTAGACTTGGCATTAATAGACCCGGAAGAGAAAAAGCTTGTATCAGTTCCCGGCAGTTCACCAGAACCGACTCGGGCCGTAGCGGCACGGAAATCAATGACGCTGATCTTTGTAGCGCCGATCGTTTCGATCTTTCCTGTCTTTGAGTTAACAAAGAATTTGGTAAAATCTGCCAAGGATCCCTCAAATCAAGCTATTCTAGCTTCCAAACGTGGTTTGTGTGATATCGGAAAGAATACTTCCCTGGTTTAAATCATTAAGCATTGACTCAACTTGTTTTTCCTCGCCTTGCTGGCCGAAGCTTCCCGATGGGAATAGAGGATTAGAATCAAAGTATGGTCTTTGGGATCTAGCGAAAGGATCAGTGTTGCAACCTCTTCCCCAGACTCCTCGAAGGTTATTTCTAGTAAGGGCTTTTATGTTTTCAAAATCTGTTTTGGTCAAGGGTAATATTTCAGCGACTTCACCTGTTGCAGAAACTTTCTTAAATTCTATGGACACAGCAGAAGCTAACTGCCCTGGAATGTCCTTTCTTTCTCCTTCGTTGTCCCTAGGGTTAGGACTTTCCATTTCAAACCTATGCTTCTCAAATGCGCTGTACTGCCTTTGCTCAAACATATCCCGAGCTTGTCCGAACCTATCTCTTCGATAAACAGCGGAAGTAAATGTCGGTAGTGCACTTATGAGCCCGTACTTAAAGCCTCGGATCTCCACATCGTTGCCGATGTGAAAAGAGTTGTTTGTTCCTGTCCCCATATTTTTTACAGCACGAGGAAGGTTATAATCAATACTGTCTCCAAAGCCAAAGAAGTACTTAAGAAACTGCCTGCTTTGCTCCTGGAGGGCTTCATAAGTAGTAGTGTTCACAAAGTCCATAACTGTGTAGACTTGAGTGCTTGAGTCTCCTGAATCTTGAGGTCCTGCGAGGACTGTTAGCATACTAGCGCTTCTTTTGCGAGTTTTTCCGTTGTCGGTATTGGTAAAATCTTTTAATACTCTTGCTGCAGACGGTGATTCCACTCTTTCAAGGTTGCTTCCGCCATACCTGTCATCAAAAGGAAATGACCTTGGCCAAACTCTGTCTGACTTGGAAACGCTAGAATTGCTATCTGCACTGCCTAGCACATAATATCCCAAGGAGCTGTCAGGCGATATTGTTCCTACTGTGTTATTGAGCTGTTTCACAAAAGCTTGCTCATTTACCCTGGCAACAGTGTTCGGATCCACGAACAGGGAATCCAAGTAGCGTTCATTCAGATCCACCAAGCGAACGCCCCTTAAAATAGAACCTGTGGTACCTGCTTGACCCCCGACGACGCTGTGAGGTACTAGGCTTAACCTTCCAGCGCCTACCGTGGGATTTCTAGACTGTATTCCCTTCACAGCGTAGTCACTGTAAGACCCTGAATAGGTTTGATAATACTCTACGTTAAACTGGTCGAGGCAGTACGGTGTGCTATCTGTAGCAGAACTTTGAACGTCCTCGTGGATGGCATCCGATGTCAAGTGCTGGTTAAGCCCTTGGTGAAACTCTCTTCCATCGCGGATCATGGAGCCATATAGGACGAGCTTCCCTTGTCCTGGGTGTATCTGGAGCTTAAACTTGCTAACATCATCCTCAGTTGTATTAGAGTACTCGATCCACTTCTGGTTAGCCCAGTAAAAACTAAGCTTGTCACCGGGCATGAGAAGATAAGGTGAATCTTGTCGAACTTTATCGTATACCTGGAATCCTAACCCAGAAGTTGCAACATCAAATCTAATTATTTTAAGTGAGCCTGATAAATTTGCGGCAGCATTCGATCTTGCGAATGATCGCCCAGTAGAAAGAAGACCTCCGTCTATCCCGTTAGTAAGGCCGCTTCGGCCGCCGCCCTGGTAAGACAAAAACCTATAAAGATCATTACTGTTTCCCGACCACCCTTTTCTGCCTCCGCCGGAAGTGAAAGCTTTATGATACTGGAGTGTTGGCGCATATACTGGAGTATTTGCAGACATGCTAAGCACAAATGATCCCGTCGTTCCCCTGTATGAGTTGCCAGAAGGGGAAGGTGATGCAGGAACTTGAATATTCAGATCTCTTCTCTGCATAGGCTTGGTAACAAAATTTTCACATATTGCAACTACACCATTGGCGACGAGGTCCTTAGGAACAGTAATGCGTCGTTCAGCAACTGCTCGCATTTGCTCCATGCTATAGTTGGATGGATTTGTGCTGGGAGTACCTGTTTGGTTTGTCCCACTGTTAAAGTAAGTTGTAGCAAAGGAATTTAAAAGTCGAGAATTTTGGTGATGATTGAGGATCCCAAAATTGAAATACGTCTTTTCTGCTAGGTTATTTTGTGTCCCTAGGGGAAGAGATCCGCTAAACTCATAGGCGATTTTTTCGACCATAAAAGGGTGTCTTATAACAGAGCTTACATCAAAAAGCTGCGAAGAAGTTGCATTAAACTGAGTGGCTGACGGGAAGCCTGCGTAAGTAGTAGGATATCCGGACTGGAGTCGAATAATATCACTAACTGAATCTAGGCCTGCCCAGGATGTGTTTTGCCCAGGAACATATGCCAGAAGAGATCCCGTAGCGACCGCAGGAATAGCGTTAACGTAATCAACCGCACTTCCAGTAATATCACATCCTAACATCTCCCACTGGTTAAGATCGAAATTATAGTACGAGAAACCAGATCCAATAGGAGACGCCGACGATCCTGTCGACCAAAAGATCTCAGATGTGGTCGTGGGATTAAGGTCAATCTCAATCTTTGTTTTTGACCACAAGGGGTTCGTAAAACCTTGCCCCACTATAGAAGGAAGTGTTCCCGTGGCCCAAAATGCATCTCCTGTTGCCGTTTCGTCGGCGGCGTATTGGTTGGCTTCAACATAAGGAGTGAAATCGTCACCTGGGGTAAATCGAACCCGGGCGTCAGAGACCCCTGGTATCACACTAGTAGCAGAACTAGTTAGCGCTAGATCAGGTAGTGAATTAGGGGCAACCACCAGAGATCCAGAGTACTGACTTCCCTGTCTAAGTTGCTGCCCTAGGGTTACTTGAGCACTTAGGCCTGAATTTGTGCCTTGCTTTTGAAACCTTATCGCCGAGGTGTCGTCGAAAGAGGAGGAATAGTGACCTGTCCTGGAATCACCGAGCCGATATGTGGAAGGATAAGATCCTGTAGCATTATCGATTGACTGCAGATAGGGGCGCACTGGGAGCGAGGTGATACCAGTAGACCCTACGTAAACACGCTGCTTAGCAACATCTTTTATACCCTTTGAGGCATTGTAGAGCGCATTGATATCCTCTGCAGAGAGAACCTTTCCTGTCCAAATTGCGGCTTGCATGAACTCCATCGGTTGGTTGTTCATGTTTTCTGCTATTCTAAGGTCGCCGGCGCCTGCCTCCATAGCAACATAAGTTCCAGTTTCACTGCACGAACCCGAAATAAACCTACCGTCAAAGTAGAACTTACCTCTTCCGGTTTTGGTAAGTGAATTATTGTATGTGAATGCTATGTGGTGCCAAGTATTCTCAGAAAATAATGCGCCAGGGGACGCCAAGAAGTTAAGAGCGGCACTTGCAGAAACGTCAGAAAGAGAACCCGTGAGATCACCATCATGATAAAAGATTTTATATTCATTAGGAGAGAGGCCGGTTCCTAAGCCTTTCTGGACTAGCCCTACCGTAGAAGATGCGCTCGTTATTTGAACCCAAGTCGATAAGCTGAATGAGCTGTCTGTTGATCCGTCACCGAATGAGAGATCGGCGGCATCTTCCACATTTACATAGACAGTAGATGACTTAGGAAATCGAGCCGCGGAATTTACATTAGCTAGATTTAGAGAAGAGAAGGGTGTAGTAAGAGCAGTCTGGTTTTGACCGCCTCCGCCCGAGCCTCCTGAATCTTGGAATTCCACAGAGTGCCCTACGCCGGAAGCGTCTTCAGCTGTAGTGGGCACAGCGGCTTTTGTAGCTGCCCGAGCCCATAGAATCAAGTGCTCAGTAGGGTCTCCCGAAGAGAAGTATACGCTACCGCTCACTGACGTGAACTTCTTCTTTAGGTCATACTTTAATAGTCTTTCTGGTCTCTTCTTAGGCATCTCTTCTCAGGCCTCCAAACGCGATGGAGTCCACGTTTAATCCATTGTTTGTAAATATAAATCCTGTTCGTGCGGATTTAAAACCGTCTGGGATTAGATCTTCTGTGGATCCTGACACATTGTTAAGCAGCGCAGTCTTAAAGTCAGCATCTAAATTAAGACTGTTTATCTGGGCCTTTGTAAACATTCTGCTCTCAAAATCTGTCTCATCGAAGGGTACTGGGCCGTAAGTCTCATTAAAGTATAATTTCTCTCCCAGGGCATGTCTTCTATTAGGAGCAAAAACTGTACCTGATGCTAGAGACATACTGGCAGGATTACCTGTGATTCCAATACCTGCAACTCCAAATCCATCTACGAAAGGAGAATTGCCAAACACAGTCATTGGGATTAAGGGCTTAACCGTGCTTGTACCCTTCATATAGAAAGAATTTCCCTCCATGATATCCGCTTTGATTCCTGTTCGGGTATCAGATCCTATTGGATCAAGGGATCGAGAGAAAATCTTTGGATCAAATGCTGATCGGACGCTTGATAAAACTTCCGCAGTCCCGTTAAGGATGTTTCCTAGAATATATCGCTTATCTGCCTGTATAACTTCATACTCTAGATCGACAAATGATGAAGTTGCTATACTACCCTGAGCAAAAGCAAAAAGCCCTTCGGTTGCACCGATGTTTTCCATGTTTGGCTTCTCTATGAAGGGCCAAGCAAATTCTGAGAGCGTGGACTGCCCAAAAATATATTTTTCTTCAATGCCTGTATTCTTTGGATCAAAAGTTGGAAGTGCTGCCTGGGCGCGCTGATTATCTGTTAGTATTGAAACACCTTGACGATAAGGATCAATCTGGGCTGTGAAGCTCCCGGAGCCCCCACCAATAACGTACTCTTTAGCATGCGGGTTATATTTCTGGTCGCGACCATCCTGACCACCTGAGAAGCTCCCTGTTAGGGGAGACAGGGTCACGTTCAAGCTGCTTGAGAGAATTATAGTATTTCCAGCCTTACCGACTTCAGCTTGGGTGAGGGTCAATATGGTGGTCGAGGTCCCTGAAGTGATGATTGTTCCATTGTGGCCTGCTGAAGCTTCGATGCATGTTGTCAGATCATCTCGGGCCTGGGTCGCAGATGTTGCTCGGAACTCTCTTGCTGCAGCGTCGAGTGAAGAAGCGACTGTATAGGTCCTGCTTAGCTGGGCAGTATTTACTAATGTTATAGTGGCTCCGATAGACCCTGTCCCGGTAAACGTTAGTGTTGAAGTAGCAGCGACAGGTGGTATGCCCCCGTAGAGTCTACGAACAGGAAACTGGGCGCTTGAACCCGTTATCTGGTTCTCTTTTGATGAATTATATTGGAATTTTGATGTATTTTTACCTGTCTTCATCAGAACTTGCTCGCTCTTCCTTCAATTAGCTGTAATAGATACTGGCCCTTAAGATCAGTCCTAAAGTCTTCGCCGATATACTGTCCATTATACTGGTACTGAACTTTGGCTCGCTCTAGACTGTGAGGCTCTATAACAAAGTTAACACCTAAGAAATTAGAATTTTTTGGAACGAGTTGTTCAAGCATGGTTCCAACAGATGTATCAAACCACCTAAAGAATTCTAAAAATTGCTTAAAGCTTACTTTTTCCTCTAGCTTGTTAAAGTAATTATCACGCAAAACCTGGAGTTGGGGATAATCAGCTGAAAACTGTAAATTGGCTCCGCCAAGAGCGTCATCTATCTCGTCAAGCGTTCCAAACATAGTGACAATATCTTCGTTTAACGCAGACGTTACTGAGAAATCTATAGAGAACCTTGCGTCATCCTGGGGCTGATCGTTGGGAGGTATCTCATAAAGAGGAGCTTTTGCAGCGCTAAAATCAGTAATATTAGAAGAGCTTACAAAGCTTCGCGGTCGAATCTTGTTAGAGTTTTCAAGATCATCAAATGCGGGCGGAAGTGTAGTGAAGTTGACTTTCTCAAAATTAAACAGTGTCTTAGAAGCTTCAAAAGCAGATCCTGTGCCATGAATATTGTTTTGCGAGAAGTCTGTCAAGATAATCTGGCCGGAGGAATCTGATGCTGAGATCGGCTGGTCTATGGAAAGATCCATTCTTAGCCTTTCAAAAGCACCTGTAATCGCTGTGTTGAAATTAAAATTCTTTCTAGGGGCTTCAACGCCTACAGAAGTTGGATTCCTTACATGTTCTTTCCACTCAGGTTCAGTGAGCGCTTTTGACCAAAATCGGACCTGAGCTACTTCGCCGCTGAAATTTGTTATCTGGGCCTGATCATCAATATCTGGCCCGTTTAAGAATAAATTTGCAGATGTATCCAGAGACTGGGATCCGATGACAATAAACGATCCTGAGGTGTTTAGGGATCCTGATTTTTGGAAAACTACTTTTGACGCAGTGCCTGTCGGGTCTTCCTTGTAAAAAGAAGCTGTCGTGTAAGACTCAAATATCCTGCCACCTTCTTGCTTGGCACATCTCAAGAAGTACGATGATGAGAGATGAGTTCCTGCCTGGTCGTTTCTTATCCTGCCAAAGGAAAGATTCCATTTTTCACCATCCATCACATCTGGCCCAGGAAGCGTTATCTCAAGAGGCCTCTTTGCAGCGGCAGTATAGGCATCTGTGGTAGCCCGAAGAAAGAGCTTAACAGAAGGAGACGCGCCGGACATCACTAGCAAGTTGGCGGCGACACCGTGCTTGGTAGAAGGTGCTGTTGTTCCTGTTATGTGGATTCTGGCCGCTGATTGTGTAAGCGCAAAGCTACCCGATACTGGGAATCGATATATTCCCTCATAAGACCAAGACCCAGATGTTAACAATCCGTCGGAGAGATCATTGCTTACTCCGTGGTAGCCACCAAAGGTTGTATTTGGCTGAACAAATGTACCTACGGGCTCAGGAAAACCTACAGACCTTCTCGATCCTGTCAAAAAGTCAGCTATTAACCGAGGAGATGATGTTGTGAATCCTTGCGCATCGATGGTCTCATTTCGGGTATTGTTCATTGACCCACTAAAGTCTATAGAAGACTGTATGGTTGATCGATTGGTTCTCATCTGAGCGAAGCTAAATTTTTTAGGGCCGCCGTATTCTTTGATTCTAACTAAGATATCAGGATCCAGGCCAGTAGCTCTCAAAGCTGCTTTGACACTGTGGATCGTACCTTTCGAACTAATGATATCCTTTATGTTTACAAGGAACCTTCTAAGGATCTGGTTCCTGATAGACTGCAGGCTTTCTGCTATGTTAGTATAGGTTCCCTTTACATTTTCTCCGTGAAAGTACTGCTCTGCGGTCGCTTTTGTAAGAATAGGTGGCGGTTCAAAACCGTAATGATTCACGAGGAACATAATGAATGAATCTGATAGCCCTTCATCGCTTGTGTATGCAGGATCTAAGACTTTAGAGAACTGGTCTGTGGATGTTTTAAGCTCGTCAAAAAACTTAGCCCACACAAAAAGCATTGCAGTTAGAACCTGTGAGCTGCCTAGATCACCAGATCCCGGAATTGAAGATCCGGTGTACGGCAGTATCAGGTCACCGTCTGTAGTGTTCATGGCAAAGTAATTTTTGCCCTCATCAAAATAGTGTGATGGAACAAGCCTTGTTATAAGGTTTGGATTCGCATTATCATATGTGCTAGCAGATGCCAGCAACTTTTCGTTAAGATCGATAACTTTTTCAAATTGTGGGAAAAGCACCGGATTGAATTTTCTTTCTTCAGACGAAAGAGCTGCCGGATAACTTGATGTAACCCTGTTATAAACCGTGTAGTTAGATACACGAGAATGCAGGGATTTTCCGCTGCTATCTAAGACAATTGAATTATCTCCGAAACTAGATGAGGGCTCATTAAACTTATAGTAAAGACGAAGCGGATCTGATGCGAATACATTTCTCTCTTGATTGGACTTTAATTGATGCTCAGTTCTTGCTTCTTGAAAAATTCTCACTTCGTCCAAAGAGCCAGAGAATGTCCTGCTGGGGGTGAAGTTTGCGCTATCATGCAAGATTCCCTGGTGAATGCTGCCGGTTCCAATAAAGAGAGATGAATTATTGAAGTCTATGGGCCCGAAAATCGCAGTATTGGAAGAAGTCCCAACAAGCTTAGAATTAAGATATAGCTTTAACCTGCCCTCATCTTTAGATCTGTCGTAAACAGCAGCAATGTGGCTAAATTCATTTTTAGGGATAGAAGCTGATACTATTAAGTTGGCGGACCCAGATCGTATTGCAAACATCACTTCGGCAGCCGTCGTAGATACGTTAGATTTCATAGCCATCGTGTAGCCGTTTGTACTACCAGAAACTTTTTGAAAAAGTACTTCATTACCGTTGGCTAGAGGTGCAGGGAAAATCTGAGTTTCTACAGTATAGCTTTTCTCATCCAGGGCGAGCACGCTCTTTCCAGATCGATCTGATGAGAAGTCGACAAAATCTGCACCTGAAAAGTCTTTTACTTCGATGTATGTCCCAGAATCTGCTGCTCCGGACGTCGATCCGGAGAATACGAGTGCACCTAAATTTGTAGGAAACTGTGAAAGAACGTAATTATCAAAACCCGTAAGGCCGTTCAAAAACTTTTCTAATTCTTTTCGTGATCCATCGAAAGGATAGTGATTAATAAGACTGTTAAAAGTGACATTGACATTAGCTTGGGCAGAATTAAAAAATGTATGATTTTGAAACTTGCTAAAATCAACCGGGATTTGTTGCGTTGATTTTATTCCCGTACTTTCATCGTAAATGAAATAGTCTTCATAAGATATCCCAGCATCAAGATCGGCCCGGGTAATGAATCTAACTACTCCTGCTCCACCGCCTTCATCCCTCACGACGGAAGGTCTAAAAACGCCTGGGCGCTGGTTTTGTAATCTGTCTTTCGAAGACATTAGGGATCTATCCTAAAAGTTCCTCCGACATTTTTGAATATTTGAGTTGAGTTATCTCTCTTTATCTTCACATCAATTGTGAAAACTCTTCCCATGTCCAGGTCGTCGGTAAAAATATCAAAATACATTCCTTTTGAATCGGTTGACATAAGGGTACCATTATATCCGTCGCCATCATCAAAAGGAATAACTACATCGTCTGAGTATGTGTCTCTAATTCTATAATAGCACTTGGTTAAAATCATGCTAGATCGATAAAGCGGAAGCTTAAGGGCTTTTACTTGTTCGTCTGCATCAAAAGCAACCATTCTTAGCCTAACTTTTTGTCCAGACTTATAAGCTCCCTTAAGATTTGCTATATTCAGGGTGTACCTAACAGGATCATTATCAAATGCTGTTGTATCAGAAGCCATAACTTTAAGGCTTCCCGTATGGTAACCTACTGTTTCATCTATAGACTGCCAAAACGTTGTGAATGTTACTGATCCGCTGTCCCTTATGAAATCCTCAAGCGTATTGTTATTGTCTACAGAAGAAGAACCAAAGCTATCAATTGCAAATGAAGCTGAGTATACGCCGGTGGAAAACAAAGTTCCTCCAGGGTAAGAGTGCTGCGATGCCAATACTACTTTCTGGTACGACCCCGTCTGCAATTTTAAATTCATGCAATCGTCGCCTGAGATCTGGGTTAGGGCGGCGCCTGATACTACGTTTGCCGCATGCCCTCTTTCAAAATTGTTTAGAAAGATTGATCCTGAGAGGTTAAAAAAGAAGGACTTATGATAATCTTGAATAGTATCGTCATATCTAACGTCTAGAGAGGGTTGTTTTCTTGTGTTGCTATTGTGGCGAGATGCAAAGCGCTTAACAAATCTAGATTTTGTATCTGTCTCTTGCGTTCCTGAAAAGGATATTCTAAATCCAAAATCAGGTATCTGGTTTGCTAATGTAGCAGAAACTACCTTTGTCACATCGACAGAAAGATCCTCAGTACCATCTAAGAAAGTCTGCTCGCTATACAAGAAAGCGACACCGTCGCCATCGTTTAAGTTACCAGACGATATTATATCCAGATCCGCTGCACCCAAAAGGCCTTGCTTATTTGCCCCTGTAAGGTGCCAGGTCGTGGGAGATGCATTTGTCACAGATGATGTGATAAAGTTGGCGGCGTCGATGTCTTGAAACTTTACAACATCTCTTCCTACTCCTTCATCAAATGATCGTGAAAGAGGAAAGACTGCAACCTTGAAATTAGAAGGAAGAGTTTGACCTCCGTACACATCGTGAAGCTTTAAGTCACACCTAAAGGAAGTGCTGTCTATGTCAAGTATGCTTCCCGTGAGGGCGCGCAGGGGATTCAAGTCAAATTTTATTAGAATCCGAGTAAGCTCAATAGGAGTGTCATCACCAGCAATCTTATTCTCATTATAAAGCTTAAAAAGATCTAGAGTAGCTCCTTCGCCTACATTGGAATCAGTTGCCCTAAAACTATTACGAATAATCTTATTAGTAATGTAAGTGTCTTTAGTAGCCTTTAGTCGTCTATACATCTATGTACCTCAAACTATCGCACCTTTAATATCTAGGCTAGGAAATTTAACTTCAAAAATTCCTCCCTCAGGAGGAAAGATCAAACCCTTGCGTGTATTAACAGGTATATTGTGGACAACCTGAGAGTAACTTCTAGTACCTTCACTGCCCGTCTTATTGACAACCTTTAAATCGACGACAGAAAGAACTCCCGGGGTGTTATAAACTAAATTGATCAAATCAGACTGCCTTATCGGTTCTCCGATTTGAAAATTTTCAACATTAGTGTAGTTAATAATTTTTCCAATACAAGATCTAAGAACTGCATCAGGACTAAAATTTGGATCAACTGCTATTTTAAATTCAGCTCCTATATTAACGATCGGTGCATCAAGTATATCAATAGCATCTGATATCAACCTGAACTCGTTTAGGTATGTCACTAAATTTTTCTTGAGAGCATCAGGAGAAAGCGTAAGCCTTCCGTCGATATCTCTATTGACTATAAAAAGAGAAGTTGCTAGAGGATTCCTGGCGCTGGCAGATACTCCAGCTCGGAAAACCCTTCCAAATGTTGAAGGCATCGTATAAATTCTAGATAGTAGATCTTGCTTGCTTACGATTCTATTTTGAGAATTTTTTGCAGCGGAGATAAGGCTTCTTATCTCCTCAATTGTGAGAGGATCTTCTCCTCCCGATGCCTCGGCATCATTCGTAACAAACAGCGATGCCCTAACTGCTTGGGCTTCGGCTGCTGTTGGAGATTTTTCAAATACCAGGATAAGTCCGGCAACTGAGCTTATTGATCTTGCAGATACGTTATGCGTCAAGCCTCCTCCGGATCTATATTGAACTTGCAGGGTTGTATTTCTAGGCGAGAGACCGAGCGTTCTTGTTTTTAAAAGATTGTTTGGGTCTATAGTGAATTTAGAAAATGTCTTCTTTCCAAAAAGAGGTAGCGCCAATTCAGATGGATCAGGAATAAGATCTCCATCGAGTGTTCCTGGATTTCCAGATCCGAATCGAAGGGTAGTCAATCCCGTGGTTGAAGATCCCTCTTTTACAAATCGACGAGGTGCCGACTTGATGGCAATCATGTCATTAACAATTTTATTGTCATCGTCTAAATTAGGAATTGCTGTAAATACAGTATCTTGCGTAAGGGCGTCCACTTCATAGTATTCGTTCCCGTCATCATCTCTAACATCTAGTATTTCGCTTACATTGCTATTAGCAAGAACGATCGTTCTAAAAGGGACATGATCATCCGGAATTGTGAAGTTTTCTGTCGCTCTTTCTCCTGAGACGCAAGTTCCTTTTCGTGATACAAAATAATTCTTAGGAGTCCCATCTGAGTTGAACTCGTTTACTTCTACTTCTGCTAAAAATTGATTTAACTCATTTCTTTCTGCAAAGTCTAGGTCTTCTGTTAGTTCAAATGTAATTCCGCTATCAGAAGAAACCGTTGTGCCCTTCTTGATCACGGGTAATGAGAATTGTGCCGGCTGGTAAATTGTTCCAACTTTTTGAGAAGAGACCTTTAATGTGAATGTTACTTCAGATACAGCGGGTGAGGCTCCTCTAATATCTACACCCGCGTTACGCGCGAGGCGTTCGATATTTTCTCTTTCAACAGCAGTTTCTGGATCAAGCTCTCTAAATTGGTGATCTAGGTAGAACGCAGTTACGTCTCCGACATATGCTGCCATGTCCAGGAATAAACCGCCAAGTGAGGCTTCTGAAAAGTCTTGGATCCTATCTGGGAAATACGTCTGGGCATAATCGAGTAGTTGTGAACGAAACTCTCCGAAGTCTTTGTTTAAAAAAGACCTGTTTCTAATCGCAGTCAACCTGTTTTTTGTATTTGTCGACAATTATTATCCTCCTGCAGTGAGCAAGACGCTCATCTTTTTACCAGTCACACCTAAGGCAGGTATTCCATACGCCAGGGTGATTGCTATGGTCGCAAGACTCTTACTTGTTGATCTATTGTCAGTTGCTACCTCAAAAGTCTCCAGATCAATAAAGGGCAAATATTTTCTTGCTGCCACCTTAATTCTTCTCATGCACTCAGTTTCAAAAGATGCGCCCGTTAAAGAAAAAAGTATGGGTTGTAAATTTGCACCAAAGTCATATAAACCTAATCTTTCTCCGTGGTTTGTCAAAATAAGGTTTCTTAAGTTATCCTCAATTTGATCTTGTAATGCGTAGTGCATCTCAAAAATATCTTGCTGCGTAGTACTCAGCCTTAAGGGAGTAGCAATACCGATAGGTGTAGGTGAAATGTCTGCTTGACGATTTTGATATTCGTCGAGTTTCTCACCCACGTTCTTAAAGCTTATAGCTGCCATTTTGTACACAACCCTGTAGATAACTAACTACTACACTGACTTTATTAATCAGTATTCATGCTCAACAGTTAAATATACTCTACATGAGAGTACTGACAATTGGACCTGCAGCAGGTGGAGCAGTATTAGCGCCTGCTCCCGTAAAGAGGGTACTCAGAAAAGAAGCGTGAATCACAGTAGCCATCGCATTGATCACATCATCCTCCTCACCTCCCGCTATTCCTACAGCAAGAGGCGTAACCAACAGAGGTGGTACAGCCATCACTGCAGCTCCTGCACCTGTGATGGTATTGATGGAATTTGCAAACGCAATAAATGAAGCCGCAACGTATGCCACGATCCCGCTCGTGATGGCAGTCATCGCCACATCTTGTGTGTTCATGCTGGTAAGAATAGCTGTCTGAAGCGCGGGCTTTCCCACTTGGGCAGTTTTCACTTTCAGCTTCGCGCCTGCAGAGGCTGCATCGGGTGGGGCTGGAGGTGCTATCACTATTAACGTCGAAGGTATGGGAATCATTATCTCGGCATCACTAGCATAGGTGATGATGGCATCTGCGATAAAGCCGGCGATGTCAGATTGACTATTCTTAGCCTCGCTTACCTTAACCTCGTTTCCCTGGTCATCTTGTGTAGTTTTCTCTTCTACTTCTCTGCCTTTTGCAAAAGCGTCTTTTAGACCATCTACAAGCTTTTGTTGGTCGAGCGCCATCTACTTAGTCTTAGCATTCTTACTGAGAATCGTATCCAGCTGGGCTTTAAAAGCTGATATCTCACTTAGAATTGCAGGGTTTAATATGCCCGGCCCAACGCCCGTGGCGACAAAATTGGGGGCATTTGCCTCCATAGCACCTAGCAGCTTTCCTAAAAAGACTCTTAGCGCGTTTCCAAGAACTAGGGGTTCAGTGGCATTATTTCCGATGTAGACCTGTGTACCTTCGCCATTTGCACCCTCTTTACCAGAGCCAATGATCATCGATGGACTGTCGATGACTAATGTTCCGTCAGGATTGAACTGGATGACACCCTGGTCAATTGAGTGCCCATCTTCGTCTCTCGTACCTTCTTTGATTATGCGGATGCTGCCTGCAGTAGCAACATCAGTGGATATTGCACCTTCTTCGTCTCTTTCTTGAGCTGCAACTATTCTTATCTCTTTGGCACGTGATATCACGTAAGCAGAACTGTCTACAGGAGCAGAAGGAAATTCTTCACCTATCTTTGGAAGAAACTTAGGCTCCTCATATCCAAGGTTCTTGTCACCGTCTGTCTTCATAGAAATATAAACTCGAGAAAGATCCTTAATAAAGCTTATGTCACCCTCGTTTATCTTTTGAGACGGCTCATTATTGGGTTTTGCCCAGGATCTCTTTTCTTTCTCTGTTTCACCTTCACGGGCATTAGCAACCGTAGTTATTTTTTCTGGATCGAACTTAAAGCTTTCGCCCTCTCTAATCAGGGCTCTTCCGGCGACCATGTCAATAGTGCCTGCTTTTGCATCGAGGCGTGGTTTTTCAAGAGGAGCCTCAGATTTGTAATTTACGTTGGACTCACCGTTACCAGGATTAGGTCGATCCTCACCTACACAGATCAAAGCATTGTTAGAACCCTGAATTACTATATCACCCGGGCGCTTGGTAAATTCTGGAACAGGCTCTCTAGTCGTCCTTCTATTAGATTGAGATTCTATGTAGATTCTGTTGTAATCATTAGTGGCCGGCAAAGTGTAAGTGTTTACCAACCCTGGATTTTCAGGATCATTAGAATAAATACCATTGTGAAACGGCGGGGGTGCCAGCTGGGCTGGCCGTTTTCCTTTTTGCTGGTTAACATATTCCTGGCTTCGGCTTCGATCGGCGTGAGTGAAATTTATATCGTCTGCATAGTCAGGAGCTACTACTCTTGACATCCAGTATCCGCTACAAATTAATTCTCCGTCGACTGCAGAATCTCCTTGCGGTACCTCGCTCTTAGTTACACTGAATTGACTTTGTAGCGCTTCAGAGATAATCCATACGTTTTCTCCTGGTTTTACTGGGAGGGATAAATGCTGGGAAAAAAGAGGATAAAAAAGCTTTGCGCCGCCGGAGGCTGCATTTGTATCGTCTAGCAAGATAGCAATCACGGCATTTCTCGGAGCCATCTTGAGCTGCCTTCTAAGAGGACCTGGTAGACTAGTCTTCAAATAGGGAGTAGGAGCATTTCCGATCTTCTTGAGAAATACATCAAGAAAGTCATTATTTTTGAATTGAGCCGGGTTATCAACAATTTCCAGGACCAATGCCTGCTTGATGACTGTTGAATTTTGATTAAGTACGGGGAGGACGTCACCGCCATGTTTTAAATCTTCCATGCTCATAATTTACTCTGACGGCTTTATTTTTACTGTATCCATCTTGCTGTACACGTCGTCTAAGTCAATATCTTCTTCTTCAGCAACGATATCAGATTTTTGCATAAGCTCTGCTAGCTTAACAAGCTGGTCGTTTGACTTTGCCATTCTTTCTAGGTATTTTGATACTGTAGTTCCGTACAGGATATGTTTTTCCGGGTCGGCTGTTATTTCCTTCCACAGATTGGTAACCAGCATACTAGCTTTCTCCCTATCCTGGAAGGCATTCTGATATATTTCTGTCCAAATCTCTTCTTTAGATTTTGGATCATTCGAAGAAGATTCTGAACTCATCGTTTTCTTTCAATGCTCTATATTTTTTCTTAAGGTTGGATATCGTAGTCGTAAGCTGTTTAGGTGATAGTCCGCTCATCTCTCTAAGATAGACAAAAACTGCACGCTTATTTAGAAACTCTAGATCATTTGCGTTTTCAAACAGCGTAGTGATTGCGTTGATGCAAGCTTTTTCATTGTCAGTTCTCGCCTCTCCTGTGAGGTGCTTAAGCATACCAAATATCAGCCTAAGATCATCTTCTTTTACCAGAGATGCTACGGGACTATCGACTACATTTTTTTCTTGGTAAGAGTGCCTTTCTCCCGCAGAAAACATTCTTTCATCTTCTATACTTACGCTTCTCCTTAAAAAAGCTGTCTTCTGCTTAGACTTAATAATCAAAAAATTCTTTGCAACGACATTAAAATATGAAAACGCCTTTGTCCCTCTCGATGGATCAAACTTATAAAGCGTCTCATATAGAAAAGTAACGCAGTCATTTTTTAAATCCTCGTAAGATTCATGAAGTGATGTGAACTTATGAATGAAGATTAAGTTTTCTGAAAGCTTGTCAAATGCCGGAAGAATAGACTCAGTGTAGATCTTATTTTTTTCTTCATCAGTTTCTGCCGCCTGGAATTCTTCTATTGCTTTCTGCGTACCTTCATTAAAATACAGCTTTATCTGCTTTTTCTTTTGGGCTACTTTGGGATCTGTATTTTTTCTTCTGCGCTTACCTTTGCCTTTTTTGGTAGTTGTCAAATCTCATTCCTCTTCTTGATCGACTTCAACATTAGCCAAGTCGCTTGCGACACTCAGTAAATAGGTGTTGACCATGCCAATCTGCCTATGAACTTCTCTAATTTCAGGACTGTCAAAAAAAAGAGGTCGCTCTAATATCTCACTAATTACGCTGTAAGACTCATCTATCTTATCTAGCGCGATCTCGATCCTGTCTTCAAATTGAAATACAGCTCTTGCAAATCTAACTATAAAAAAGAACTGGATGGCGCATATTATACTTAATGTAATCAGGCCTATGAACATAGTAGCTTATAAAAATGCTCTTGGTATTTGCCCTGAATCGAATCAAAGCTGTGACTTTCAAGGATTACCTCCTGGTGTGCACGAGCTCTTTTATCATAAACAGAATAATACTTATAAAGCTTTTCTAACTCCTCAGATGCAGATTTTTCACTTGCTTCTGCCCACTTCATTCCCTTGATAAACAGATTACCGTCAACTCTGGAATCGCTAACCTCTACAAGATCGTATTTGATATTCAAATAAGAATCTCTTTTCATGTAATCAGTATGGGCTGACCAGCGTGTGGCGGCGACAGGAACTCCGCATGCAGCTGATTCTAAGATCGGTAGGCCAAAGCCTTCTCCTCTTGTCATCGTTACAAGGGCTTTAACTTTCGGGTGCTTATAAAGATCACGTAGATCGTCATCAGACATATTTCCATGCAAGAGATAAACTTTTGGACTTCCTTTGTGCCCTATAGATTTTAAGAGTGCAGTCAAAACTCCCTGAATTTGCTTAAAATCCATGATTGTAGATCGACCTACATTAGACTTTAGAATAATCCCGACATCTTCCTTATCTTTGAAAGTATTGACCAGAACCTTAAGCGTGTTGAAAATATTTTTTCTATCATCTTGAAAATTCATGGCTGTAAGCTGCCCGAAAACAAGAAAATTGAAGTCGGTGTTAAAGTCAAATTTTTCAAGATCTGGTTCTTGGGTGAGAACATCCGGGAAAGACTCAGGAATAACAATAATATCCTTGTTTATTCTTCCCGTATTTGTAAAGCATTTCTTGGCATGCTCTGACGGTACTACTACAGCGTGCATAGAGTTTACTGCGTTTATCCAGCTGGGATGGCACCTATCTGTCTCTATTCCTGCAGTTATTCCCACATTATACTTGGCAATATTTTGCCACTCATTTGGAAGAATCACTTGGAAGGAAACGTCGGCATCTTGAACCTCTCCTCCCGAATATTTGAAAATCTTATTAATTAATCCCTCAAGTGCATCGCCATTAGTAAACCACGTAGTATCACCCCAGGGCACGCATTGAATTGTCAAGTTGATCTGGTTAGTTTCTGCTAAGCCGATGAGCCAGCGTGCCACTTGCCTGCTGTGAACTCCGTATCCACTTTGTGTAAGAACAGGTGCTCTTAAAACAACTTTTCTCATTTTCCTGACATCTCTTTCATTCTCCAGGGTTTATAGATTTTTTCCCTGTCATTTTTCCAGTCTTCGATGAGCTTTGTTAAGCTCTCATCCCACAAATCAACAGTCTTTTCAAGCTTGAATTCTGACAGCACATATTCTCTAGCTTTTTGCCCTAGTTTCTTTCTACCTTCTGGTCCGAGCTCATACATCTTCATAAAAGCCTCAGAAGTACTTTCATTTTTGCAGTAGTCTTCGTAAATATAGGGGACCATTTGACTCCCCACAAGAGATCTAACATCAGGATCTAGCGCTATTCCGTTCTCAGATCCATCTCTATGATCTACTACCTGCCTTGTTAGGCCTCCTGTCTTAAGTGCGATTATCGGTTTTCCACACTGCATTGATTCTAGGGTGGTTAACCCAAATCCTTCATTCAGAGCAATATTGACACAGAAATCAGATATGTTATGAAGGACATTCATTTGATTAAAGTCTATCCTCTGCGCTGATATAGAGACGTTATCTACAATACCAAGTAGCTCCATTGTGCTCTGTAGATTTGGGCCCTCTTGATCAAAAGGGTCAGTGTGCATGATCAAAGTTGCATTTCTATGACCGTGCTTTTTTTCCAGGTCATCTAAAAACATCTTCCAAGACATCAAGACATCATTCGGTCTTTTGCGCTTAGCGTTTCGATTAATCCAGATTCCAGTAAAGTGATCTAGTCTATCTTCACCTAAAAGAAGCTTTTTATTTGACTTAACCTCCTCGGGTTTCATAGGAAAGTAAATGTCTTCCGGAAGAGCATGAGGTATAAAATTAGTTTTTGTCGGGTGTCTCTGACTAACAAGCTCATAAGTCTTGTAGGAGTGGCAGTTAATAAGATCTGTTGACTGGTAGAACACATTATTAAACTCCGGATATGGATCGTTATCCCACACATGCCAATATGCGATGGGACAAACCTGATGTATCTCATCTTCCATCTGCCAAATCCAGACAAAAAATCGCGGATCTGTGAAAAGCAGAAGCACATCTGGCTTTTCAACTGCCAAAAGCTGTCGAATCATGTCTCTGTTGCCGAAACCGTCGACGGGCTTAATTAAGATATCCGGGTGGGGTTGTGCCATGTCATAACTTTCGTGCTTAATGGCAGCACCGAGTTGCCTGATTGTCCAATCACCCTTTTGGGCTAGCCCAAGCGATAAAAACCTAGATTGACACCCAACACCTGACGTGCTTAATAAGTGATCGCTCAACAATAGAATTTTCTTCTTTTTCATCTAGTCCTCAGGGTTGCGTATTATCATACACACACTATTAATTTTTATAAAAAATCAAGAACCGCTACAGTGCTCCGTACCTTTAAACTCACACCATCGGCATGCACTGTAATTTTTTGGAAAGAAGCCCTTGCGCACTGCAGCGAGCATGGATCTTACAACCTTGGTTGCCTTCTCTAGCTTAGCCTCAGAACCAGAAACTTCAACCAGCTCGCAGCGCTTTCCGTTCTTCCCGTCTCTCTTGAGGAGGACAAAGCCTATCTTTACATCTTTGGGATTGACATTGTGTTTCTCAGACCAAAAGTGCTTGTAAAGAAGAAGCTGCATTTGGTAATTAAAATCCTGCTTCTTTTGAGGTCTCCATCCCCAGCCGGCAGTTTTCCAGTCAAGGAGCCATATCTTTGGCTGTCCCTTCTTATTCTTATTGATGATAACTGCATCGATGAAACCCTTGAACTGCATCTCATCATTCTGGATTGATTCGTAGAGGTCTTCCTCAGCTTGAACACCTTTCCACCCAGGAAAAGTCTCGTCTAAGAAACCAGGGACATCGTCGAGAATGTCAGAGGCTATCTGCTTCCACTGCTCACGCTCAGGTGAATACTTACAAAAACCGTTGGCCTTAATATAGGCTGTGATCCCCTCTTGATTCTCATCCCAGTAATCGTCGATCTCCTTGAAAGCTAACTCCTTATTCATCTCTCTAGATTCGATATACTCTTCGCAAGAAGCATGAACACCGGTTCCAAAACCAAGATAGGGTGAGGGCTCAAAAGAACCGAGCTTGTCAATATGTAAAAGTTTATGCCGATACGGGCATTCTTTCCAAGCAAAGAGCTCAGAAAATGAGATATGGGGTTTACCGGTAGGGAATATCATATTCTAATAGTATACCAACTAATAAGAAAGTACAGTATCTTCTAATCGGTGGCTAGGTGACCACCCTAGGATTTGCGTGGCCTTGGAGATATCAGCCATAGTCTCGCGGGCTTCACCAGATCGAGAAGGAATGTAAGACTTCTCTCCTCCGACAAGATCTGCTACCTGATTAATGGAGTAGTTTCTACCTGTACCAATATTGAAGAGACCATGATGAACTTTGGAGTCTGCAGACATGATGTTAGCTCGAACGACATCTTTAATGTACGTAAAATCTCTTCGCTGTTCACCATCTCCTACAATGGTTAGCTTCTCACCTGTTTCTTTCATGCGCTTGAAAAGGCCTACAACAGGGGCGTATTGGCCTTTCAACGGCTCCCTTGGACCATACACATTAAAATAGCGTAATGTTATTGTGCTTAAACCGTATAGGTCTGAGAACATCTTGCAGAGCTCTTCACCCTGCTTCTTTGAAAGAGAGTAAGGTGTAAGACAGTCAGGTGTCATCTCCTCGTGGTGCGGAGGCTTATTCTTGTGACCATAGCAAGAAGAGCTACTAGAGTAGATTACCTTTTTAACGCCTGCATTTTTAGCATGATTAAGAACCCGAGATGTTCCGAGAACATTAACATCAAATGCTCCTGAAGGATCGTCGATGGTCGGCTGAATCCTTGATCTTGCTGCAAGATGAAACACGACATCCACTCCTTCGTAAAGACTTGACGTGGTATCATCACAGATATCAAGCTTATGATATTCTGCGCCATCGAACTTATAGAAATTATGATTCTCGTTAGCAGACTCATCATCAATCACGATAACCCTATTGCCCATGGACAGGAGTTCTTCGACTATGTGAGAACCGATAAATCCGCACCCGCCGGTAACCAGAGCTTTCATTAATCCTCCGACACCGCTCTACCAGACATTGCTTCCCAATCACGATGCTCAGGGGATCTTACCTCAAGATTTTTAGCCCAGACAGCTTGCAATACACTGGGATCGATGCCTTTTTCTCTTGCAAGAAACATTAAGGCATTGATATCTTTTGGAAAGCAGTGACCTCCGAAACCGTATGAGCCATCTGGGCCAGGAGATGAAAAGTGAGACTTCCCTATTCTCGGGTCGTAAAGACCGTATTCTACGACCTTGTCATAATCAACTTTAGACTTCTCGCAAATCTGACGTAGCTCATTAGAAAAGCTAACTTTGGTGGCAAGAAAGCAGTTAGTAAAGTATTTAACCATCTCGGCAGTATTGGATCCCGTCTTAATGATCGATGCGTTAGGAAAAGCCTTCGCAAATATTGTCTTCATTTTCGAAGTTCCAGGTCTTGGGCCACCTAAAATAATTCTGGTCTGATTCTTGTAATCGTTGATTGCATTGGCTTCTGTCAAAAACTCTGGATTAAAAACAACCTGGATGTTTTTTACTACTTTGTTGAGACCTGCTGTAGTGCCTGGCGGAATAGTTGACTTGATCACAGCTACGCGATTTTCAAGATTATTTGCTCCACAAATCTCATCGATCTCTTTTACAACACCTTCGACTATTCTTGTGTCGCACTCACCTGACTTTCTCATCGGTGTTGGCAAGCAAACAAAAATAACCTCACAGTCTCGAGCAAGCACTGCAAGGCTCTCGACTGCAAAGTCCTCCGCTTTAAACTTGTCATAAGTGGCAAGATCAAAAAAATCTCTCATGCCCTCTCGAACAGCAGTTCCTACAAAACCTTGGCCGCAAATACCAATCTTCATATTATTTTCCTAGCTCTGTCAAATCGTCAGTTGTCAAAAGAGTGTCATCTTTAATGTCTTGCGCTGCAGTAGTACCTAAAATCTTATCAAACATCTTTGGTGATATCCCAGTGCCCGGTCGCTTGCACCCAATATTATCAGATGTGAAAACTTCTCCGGCCTTAATGGGCTTTAGAGATACGACGCTTCTTCGAGCATACATTTTGGCGCGCTCTTCACTTTCAGTACATTCTTTAACTTCAGATGTACCCATCATTACATGTGACAGGTCCATAAGACGAACAATTTCTTTAACTTGGGCTGGATCCACAGAAAGCCAATGGTCGGCGCTTTTATCGAGCGTCTTGTCTACAGTGTAGTGTTTTTCGACTACGTTTGCACCGAGCATAAGGCTGAATGCAGGCGTCTCAACAGTCATAGTATGATCTGAAAGTCCGTATGCATATTTTTCCCCGAACTTTTCCTGAATTGACTTGATCATTGACAGGTTTATTTGATCAGGATCAGTAGGATACTTTAGATTGCAGTGCATAATAACAATCTTGTCTGTTCCTGCTTCTTCTAGAACTTCAACTGCTTCTTCTATGTCCTGTAAGCTAGCCGCTCCCGTGGATAGCATTACAATCTTTTTCTTCGATCCCACATGCTTTAAAAGGGGGTGATTGGTAACATCACATGATGCAATCTTATAAGCATTGATGCCGACTCTATCTAAGTAGTCTGTAGCTTCATCATCAAACGGAGTAGACATAAACTCAATGTCATACTCATCGCACATTCTCTTTAGTTCAGCATGCTCAGCTTCCCCGAAAGAATCTAAATGAGAGTAAGAATCAAATTGTGATCCATCCTCTTCGAGCTCGCCTTCCCAGTCCCAGAATCTAGGCGCATCTTTCGTACAGAGATTTGCTGCCTTATATGACTGGAACTTTATTGCGTGAGCTCCTGCCATTGCGGCTTCCTTAATAAGGCGCTCACCGAGATCAAGAGACCCTAAGTGATTTACCCCTGCCTCTGCGATGAAAAAAGGTTTCCCTGATCTTATTTTTTCCCACAGAAAATCTAATTCATTCATTGATGTATCCTAAACATTATGCACATGTGCTACTGCACCTCCGGAGGCTAAGTGCTTTGCTGCTATTTTATCAAGAAGATCTGGCGGCACTCCTATGTTTTTGCCACCTCCACCTTCACCGGGAATTGGTTTCCCTGGATGGGCGCCGGCGCACATGATGATATCAAATTTTTCATCTTCTCCTAGCATAGCCTCAAAATTCTCAGCCTTCGACATTAAAAGACGAGTGCTAGCATCAGGTAACATATTTTTGATCAGCTTGTGAGTAAGATCTAAGTTGTTTAATGCGCTTAAGGCGCCGACGGATGTTGCGCATACCATCAGCATTGCAGCAAAATAGTTTGATACTTCGGCGCTTTCAGGAATTAGAAGATTTTTATCGAAGACTTTGCCTACCTCAAATAGGCCGATATTCTCGCTACTCAATACGGTCCCTAACACTGGTTGCGCCACCTTAGGCTCGAACAGGCCTCCTAATGATTCCTGGACTCTGGCTATAGTAGTTAGGTCAAACAAATCTATTCCTGTGAATTTTGTGACATTATATTTGCTTAGAATAGGCCAGTACGCACAGTGACCACACCCGATATCAAGAACTCTAATATCTTTTTTTCCGGCTTTGCTTTCGATAAGCATCTCTCTCAATCTTTTTGAACTCTCCCACACTGACTGCCATCTTTTTTCTAAATCTTTGGTCATTGACCAGCGGTTAAAAAGAAAATGACTTTCAATCTCCAGGTCTCTAATTTGATGCATACCGAGCCGGTAATTTACAGAGCGGTGCTCATGCTTGTCTATAAAAGCATTCATTTGAGCCTGGATGTTCAGAATTTCTTTTCTTGATAGCCCGTGATCCGGGAGATCTTCTAATTCACTCATCTTTTAACTCTTCCTGGGACTTAAGCTTTTTATCGATTTCATTCTTTAGCAATTGGCGTTGCTCTGCATGGGATGAAAGGGAACCTTGTCGCTTACAATACCTGTAATAAGGTAATCTTAATCGGTGACCGTCAAAGTTTTTAATATAGCGTAGAATGAGATCATAGTCTTCTCTGTTTCGGAGCGTCTCATCGTAAAAACCAACGGCGTCTAGGTACCTTCGCCTAAACATCACTCCAGCGCCGTGATCAAGAAGTTTATCAAGCGTATTAATTTCTTGCTTGCGACTCAAGTCTTTCTCAACAACAATCTGATCACAATAGACAAAACCGATATCATCGTTCCACTCTAAAACTTCTGACATTGTGTGAAGAAAATTCTTATTAATAAAATCATCGCCATCAACCCGGACCACATACTTTCCACTGCTAGCAGATATCCCCTTGTTAGATGCCGCAGATACACCGCCATTCTTTTCAGACTTGATAGCCGTTACGAGGCCCTGGAATTGTGAGATTACTTCCCATGAACTATCCGTGGAGCAATCATCCACAACAATAACCTCATATTGTTTTTCTGGTAGCGTCTGGTTGATACAGCTATTGATTGCCCGGCTAATGTATTTTTCGAGGTTATAGCAAGTAATGATTACACTGACGAGGATGCCCGGCTTTTTTTCCATCTTATAGCTTTCTCATCATCTTATCCTCAATGACCCTTACGTCATCTATTGTGTGAACATCTATGTAATCAGTTATAACTACACCTTTATACACTGACAGTGCTTTTTGATTTACGCATCTTCTTAGCATGACATGTACTGCGGCGTCCTCGATTCCTTCCTCATCAACAGTGAAAACTTCCCAAAGATCATGATCTTGTAGCTTTTTTATGCACTCATCGATCTTCTCAGATGTTATCTGGGGAGAGTTTGCTTGCACTCTTACCAACACATCAAACTCATCTCCCGTTTGTCTCTCGGACCATTCTAGGGCGTGTGAGAGTACATCTTGTGTCCAGACGTGATCTTCGGATAGCTCGTCAGGTCGATCGATTACTTTTGCACCATATTGAATAGCAACTCCTGCAATTTCTTCATCCTCAGTCGAGACGTATATGTTTTGATCATCCAGGTACTGACTTCCTTTGCAAGCTTCGATCGCATAGCTCATGAGGGGCCGTCCGAGAATAGGATAGATGTTCTTTCTATGAAGGCGCTTGCTTCCTCCTCGAGCTGGAATGACAGTCAATATTCTCAAAGCTCTACCACTTTCACAAACTTATCACCAGACCGCGAGTGACCGGCGGTGGCGATGGATTTGTAATCTGGCTTCAGGGGAACCGAACAAGACCAAGAGTTTCCTTCTTTGTGTACCGCCCCCTCAATATGCTCGAACTTATTCGACGATGTGAGAGCGAAAATAAAAGCCTTTTTCTGGTAGGGTCGGGAAGAGAAAGAAAAAGCTATTTCTTCTGGGTATTGTCTGATATTGACCTCTACTTTCTCAGGCTGGATCTTTGCGATATGCTGCAAGGCAGCTTTGGCATCACAATATGAGAAAGGCACATTAAACTTAGCAGCAGCTTTCTCGATCATTTGAATCGCCCGATAAGTCTCAGGTCTCATGTCTCGATGGTCGTGACTGAAATACGAGAGAAGTACTGGCTGGTCGAACTGCTTTGCATAAGAAAATGCTTCATCCACCTGCCACTGCTCTAGTCGGTGCAACCTAGACTCAAGATCCACAGATCGAGCAATCATTCTCTTCATCTTTCCAGGCTGAGTTAGATCATCTTCACTTGGGTGATAGTATCCCCAGTGCGACGGGGCGCCGAACCAGTTAAAGTCAAAGATGTTCGTAGTAGGAGTAGACCTATGTGACACACGATTGGAATAGTCAAGCATAAAGTGATCTTCAAGCCAATGAGAGCACTTGTTGTCTTCGATCGTTCCTCCGGCGCGATAAACCTCAGGAAAGTCATTCCTCTCTAAAGCTCTGCGCCCGAGAATCTCATAGTGGATATCAGACTCATCCCAGTCAGGACTCCACTGGTCACCGATCCCTGTTTTTGGAGGTTGATGGTAGTGCCAATGGAAAAAATCATGTGAAGTATTTAGCAACTTTATGTTATCATATGTGTCATGAAATTCTTGAACCCTGTTCTTTGGATTAGTCTTAAAGCCCATAAAGTCCATGATGAACCAGTTATAAACGTATGGATTTCCCTCTGAGTCAATGTGCTTTTCTCTAAACTCTGGGCATGTTATCTCTCGGAGAGACGACTTAATGTCGCCCCAGTTATCCATAAACTCTTTAGATCCGTCAGGTCGACGCCTAACATCACCACCGATTGGACCCTCAGTATCAATACAGTGAACGACTAATACTTTTCCTGATTCAGAGGAGCCAGCCATACTTTATCATCCCGCTTTTACTTCCTTTAGAAACATGGAAGTCATACACTTCGCCAATCAAAGAAAATCTCTTTCTTATGAATTGTAAAAAATCTTGATCAAATTTACATTCAAACTTATCGATCGACATTCTTTCTCTGAGTTTTACTGCTAGCTTTGATTCTTCCGCGGCTAGTTGATTTAGATAGCTTAAGAGTATTGGAAAACGATTGTGATCAAACTTATAATAGCTTGAGATCTTTGCATTTCCAATGATTGAGGATTCAAGCACCTTGCAAAAAGAAGAAAATTCTTCCCATGCAGCTTCACAGGCTGCTAAGTAAGATTTTAGTACTTGCTGCAGATTAATAACTTTGAAATTGCTTCGTAGATTATCTGTCGAAACACGAACAAATTCTTTTCCCGTTATTGATTCTACGTTTTTAATGGATCTGTCTGCAGACTTTAAATAAAGAAGTATTTGGTGAGGAGAAAGTGATTCAATATCGAGGCTTTCCAAAAGCAATATTCTTTCAGGAAGCCATTCCAGAATTTCTACAATCTTAAAGTGATCGCTATTACTTCTAACAAGATCAGTTTTTTCCCCTTGAACAAGGTTTAAATTGAAGTTCTCAATCATAGTAATTCTAGACATGCAATCTTTAGGCATGACAATCACATTACCGCCCATTAGAAACTCTTCTACATCAGAAGAAACAACAGGAAAATCATCCACTACCACGAAGTCAAGATCAGATATTCCGGGATGACTTATCTCACCCGCCAAGTAGATAGTAAGCTCAGGATTATCACTACAGAATTTTCGAATTACATCCTGGTAATCTTCATATGTTTTTCCCTCAAGTGTCAAGGCTGCTCTCCAGAAGCTTAGCAAATTTGGCAGCTCTTGTGAGGTAGTTAATTCCTAGAGCTTTCTTTATCTGTTCGGGTATAACATTGCCGATGTGATAGCTTTTCTTCCACCCGAATCTTACGGAAGAACAAGCCTCCAAAAACTCAAGATCTTCTTCTGTGAAGTGCCGCCTTATTAACTCATAAGATTCTGACTTTCGGCAATAGTTTCCTCGAAGGTTTAGCCACAGTGTGGGTAAAAGCATGACAACACACATGAGGTACTTGAGCTGGTACATTGTCTCCGGATCTTTATAGTTCTCTAAGAGATATCTTCCATTTTTGGCGTGATGTTTTAAGATCCCAGATGTTGCAGCAGAAGACAGCGTCTTTACTATTCCTAGAAATCTAGCTATCTCCTGGGATCTTGAGACCGCTTTTTCTATGCTAATAGATTTGTTTCCTAGTAGGCATTTTGAATCTTTAAGTAATTCAACCGGAAGATAAAGATCAGGAAATGACCTTAGCTCTTTTTCATGTATGAAATGAATTCCGTGGTGCTGGTACGGATCCAGAGACCTCATCATGTGATCAATCTTTTGACAAGTATTGAATGTCTTTACTCTGCTAGGCCTTGAAAGAGACTCATGCTTCAGGATTCCAATAGAGTCAAAATCACTCCACCCAGGGATCATCCTGAGGTCGGCACAGCTTCCGTGGACCAGAAAGGCTGCAAAGATTTCGCTCTTAGCTATCTCAGCCTGTATTTGCAAAATGAAATCTATGTCAGGATCTGAATAATCTTTTTGATCAAGTTCGCATAATTCGATTACTCGAGTTGGACCCGCGATATCCCACGCTTCATACGTCGACTCCAAGTGATCAGCGAACATATCAAATACAAAGCCAGGCTTATCCTTAATGACGCCATCTTTGTCTTGAAAAACCCAGTTTAAAAGATTATTTGTTGTTACTTGAAGACTGCTTAAGTTTGACATGGTCTTCCTCTATTCGATCCATTATTCGGCTTGATGCACCCTGGTGTTTTCCTGGGAAGTGAGACTGCTGAAAGCTTTTCCAGTCTTTTTTAGAGTGGAGTAATTTCTCAAGCTTTTTAGTGATTAACTCAGAATCCATCTCATTAGAACTTAAACCATCGCAGTGAATTCCATCGAATATGTCCCCGCTATAGTAAGCCTGATGAATTCTCTGTATGCCGGGGTGATGGATCCTGTCGGGATGAAGCTGCTTTTGGAAATCGGGCGCAAGCGCCAAATAAGGCGTCTCTAGAAAAGAAAGCTCATTAATCGCTGACGAGCAAAAATGTATCGCGGCGCTCGAGCTAGAGTACAAGGCGATGTGACTTGATGCATCACTGTCACTTACAACACGGTCAAATCTAACCGAATTCTTGAAGTTGTGACTATATTTTGCCCTTGATTTCAATATTAGCTCAAATCTATTTTCATCACACCATGATCTCAGCCTAGATAAGATTGACTCTACGCTTTTCCCTAGTCTGTCATGTCTAATGTATAGACTGTTGTGGGGGGCTAGGAAAGTTATTCTTCTATTCTCCGAGCCATCCTGGGAAAACCTGGACAGAAACTCTAGCCACGGGCTTCCATTAGATTCCAAGAAAGAATAAGATGACAGATCTTCAATTATCTGTTTAGAGGTATCAGTATTGCATAGCAAGACTGTTTTGCTATTGAAGGGATTTACCTGGTTGTAGATTTCATTCCAGCAATACTCAAGGCTATAGTTTTTCATCTGGTCATTTTCATATAATCTTTTCCAGCCTTTGTTGAAAAGATTTATTCCAATGACAGCGTCATATTCTTTTCTTCCAGATGCAAGATTTTGGATAAGCCAGTCTTTATCAGGGTGCTGGATCCACTTAAGGTTTGGAAAATCAGTTATCTTAGGGGTGGCATTTAAAATCACACCTAAATCGCTTACAGAGAAATTACAAAACAAAGAGCATTCGTGGCCACGGGCGAGGGCTTCATATAAGGCGCCTGCAACTGCTTGGAATGTTTGCGTCTTATCGATAATGAAAGCTAGTTTCATTTTTTCATCCCTTGAATTGCGCCTAGGCGAAGACCCAGCTCTGTTAGCTGCTCATTTGAAACAGGTATCTCTAGGTCCTTGAAAATTTCCTCATAATCTTTTTGATCTACGACATCAACGCTTTCATAAAGGTCATCATTTACTATTGCTACTGGGAATTTTATGAGATTTCTAAAATACCCGTTTTCCAGGGCTCTTACCATGTATTCATCTTCAGCTTTTCTACCAAGAGTATGGGCGTAGGGCCCTAGCTTCTCATAAACATCTTTTTTCATAACGTGGTAGTCTGCATACCCTTTTAAGTGCGACCTGAAGAATTTTTCGCTCTTTTCGTTTTTTGTCATCTTATTGTTTTGTTTTAAAAATCGATAGCCAGGTTGCGCAAAATGAACAGTGCATCCAGCTGTCTTATCTTTTTCCAGGTGATCAATGCAGGTCTCAAGCCAGTTAGATCGAACAACAAACAGGTGATCATCAGGGCAATCTATAAAAATATTTCCAAGAGCTATCTCTCTAGCCTGGATCTTGGCATACCTTAGGCAGCTTGGGTAGTCATTTTTAGGGTTCAGTACATAAGAGTATTTTTGGCACGGCGGGTCTAGATTCTTAATGTATTCTATGACATTTTTGTCTGTAGACCCATTGTCCACTATGATCATTTCCAGTTTAGACATGTCATAAGTGGATGATTTAAAAAATGAATCAATGCAGGACTTTAGTCGGTGAGGCCTATTGTAAGATGTTACATGTAAAGTAACCTCTATGCTAGACATTTTCTACCCTTATAATTGCACAACGATCAATAATTTTCTTGTATGTTAAATTTTCTCTAGATTTTAAAAGCTCGCATACTGCCCATGGACCCCCATCGATTGCAACATACTGTGGGTCTGGTTGAATATTGTCAGATGCATTATGAAAAATCAGGTAAGATCCTTCTTTGCAATTCTCAAGGCATGCTTCTGCGTCGGCTAGCGTTTGTGCATAAGTGTGATTTCCATCGATGAAAAAAACATCACATTTTTCAGGAAGAACTTTGGTTTCATTCTCAGATCTTCCTTTGTGAAGCGTGAAATCTTTGCACCCTAGATTCTGGAGAGCATTTTCAAGCTCTTTGCAAAATGCTACATTGAGAATATTCCACTTATTATAAAGATCATGTGTCTGCCCTTGCTGGATTTCACTTTGGAGATCTTCGAATAAGTCGACACCGTACATGTGGAATTCATCTTTATTTTCTCTCAGCCACTCATTGATTATCTTGAAGTTTCCTCCGAAATAAACTCCTATCTCACAGTAGCGAGGAGAATCAAACTCTCCTAAGCACTCTGTGATGGCATCAACTTCACCCTGTGACAAGTCTGTTCTGGTTCCGTAGAGCTTCATCCGAAGATCAGTTTCATTCGTAACCCCGTACATTTGATATGCTAGTTGCTGGTTGAACATTTAAATTTCTCTCTTTCGATTTGTTTTTTCTAAAATTGTTTCACGATAAGATCTGTGTCTATTCCTAGCTCAGAAAATATTCTCTCTAGATGATTCATATCATCACAGTGTAAAAATTTACGATTGGGGTCCAGATTGACAGGGGGTAAGGTTCGGTGAGCAATATTATCTTTGTATCTCGAATCTCTTCTTTTAGATGGTAAAACTTCACACTCGCTCATATCCGAATATATGAATACTTTGTCTTTGGGAACAGCTTTTTGAATTAAGTGCGAAAGTATTCCCTCTGAGCACAGTCCTTGCATTGTTAGCCTAGAAACATATTCTATCTGGTCATCGTCATTATATAGCCCGGACTCTCTCACGTGCTCTGAATTCAAAATAAAGAAATGATCATCGATATCCCCGTCAGGAATTTTCGGATTAGTGCAATCCTTCCAAAATCCCCTGCCAGAAAAAAGCAAGTTGTTTTCCTGCATGTGTCTGACTATCTCTAGTATGGGGGCAGGATCGAGCGCGAATGCATCTCCGTGCCAATGAATCAAATAGTCAGAATTTTCGGCGGCAGCCGAAACTGATTTTTTGATCGTATCATACTGCCTTAGCCTTAGATCATTCTTGCCTCTTACAGGTATATCTAGACCTTCTACGAGTTTGTCAATTTTTAAGCTAGAAAGTTTTTGAAAAGTTTCAGGATCATTGCAAGATACTGCCACATAAGGATTCACATCTTTCCAGACATTCTCAAATACATTGAGATTAGTGGCAACAAATGCGCCCTTATTATAAACTGATATTGCGACTCCGAGTTTCACACTCATGCACACCTCTCTTAATTCATAATAGACTCGATCATTTTTCGAAGATGATCTTTGTCATTTCTTTTAATATTGACTGCACTACAAGACGGATAAGGATTTGAATCTGCAAAGTCATTTACTATTATTCTTCTACAGTGCATAAGCCCCATTATTAATCGATGATATTTTATTCCATTTTGGTCAAGTTGGTGCCTGGTTGCATCTTCAAATTCATAACCTCTTGAAGTAGTTAAAATTATTTCAACATTCCCAGAATCGTAAAGCTCATTAATAATACTCTTATTAGGGGTGATTGGTTCTGTCTCTCCCCATCGAGGTTCAAAATATTTGCCTGAGTTTTTTACAAGCACTCCATCTATGTCAAGAAAAATCGTTGCAAATCTTGTTTTATATGCGTTCCATTCCCTAAGGGTACCCCAGTCTACATAATTTCTAGCCGATGTGCTAACAAATACTCTGCCTTCTAGAATTAGGTAAAAGATTAAATGGGAGAGATAGAGATTTTTACTGTCTTTTAAGATTTCATAAGCTGCGATGAAATCTTTGGGATCTTTAAAGGTATAACCTCCGCAGCAAAACTCCGAAGATATGATCTGTTTTTCTACAATATTTGTTACAAAGCCTTTTTCATTTTTTGAAATGTAGCTTTTGTTTCCTGGGTTTACGCTATCCATGTCATGTAAATTAAAAGTGCAGACAGAATTTTGATCAACAATGGGAGTATGAAAATAATTGTCAGAATCTTTAATGAAAAATGAGCCTTCTATGTTTTCAGATTTTAGAGCTTGATAAACTGTTTCTGGCTGGCTGGAAGTTGGTTCTTCTAGAACTACTAGATTAAGCTTTTCAATCAGCCCCTCTTCTTCAAATGCCTTTTTAATTCCGGCTTCGCAATTATATTTCTCAAGATGCTCTTTCAAGACAATCAAGTAGATGTTAGCAAACTTATCTAATTCCAGGCCGCTAATTGCTGATATTACCATTAGCTTACCATCTGGCTGGGTGAGCAGCCACTTTGGCCTCATATTGGGAAATCTGCTAGACTTTCCTGCTGCTGGTATGATTAGGTCCATGCTGCCACCATTTCTTTCAATTTTGTCGTCACATGATTTTTAACTATCTGGTTTTTGGCATAAGGAAGAATCCTCAAGTGGTTCATGATCTGGAAAGGCTTGTAATACACATCATAAAAGTCATACTGCTTGAAAAAAGCATGAAGTTTACTGTCTAAATAACTCATTACCATACCATACCTTGTATCATCATGATTTTGGCTACACATTAGCTTAGTCCAATTATACACCGTATCTTGTCGAATTTTTACCATGTCTTGCAAAGGTGTCTCATAAAACGTATCAAGAAAGTCGATCAGACATATTTTGTCGCTCTTGCTAAACAAGATATTTGAAAATGTTAAGTCTCCGTGGCAAGTTCCTGCTGGAATAGGTTTAACTGGAAGAGACTCAAAGTAAGACCTGATCTTATCGAAATCTAATTCTGAATGGTTGATTTTCTTTTCAACCGTCAGGAACTTATCGAGAAAGATATCTTTATCGAAAAGAGATTCCGAAGAGGCGCTGATTTCGTGTTCGATAAATTTAGTTAGCGTGCCTACAAGGGAATCAAGTTGCTGGACACTGCAATTATCCAGGAAGGTTACTGCGTCATCCCCGTGAAAGAAGCTCATGACAAAGCTGTCATCTCCGACTTCGACAACATCAGGTACACATATATTTTCTAAAGAAGTCAAATACTTTTTAAACTTCTTCTGCTTTTCAGCTTGGGCCAGCAGGCGCTGGTCGTAGCCTGGGCCGGCCGATTTTTTTCTTACAAAAGCCTGATCTGCTTTGTTAAAAACCCTGATCTCACATCCTGAATTTCCTTCTATGTTGAACATTGCACGGGAAGCACTTTTACAAATGCCTATTTGGTTATTTTCAACAAGTTTAAGTAAAGCACATCAATAGAGGTTCCCATGAAGCACCTAATTGCATCCTGGGGTGTTTCAACAATAGGTTCGCCCGCAATATTGAAACTAGTATTTAGAAGAACTGGAGTTCCTGTAAGCTTATTAAAGTGAGAAAGCATACTGTGAAATGGCTGATTCTCCTCTGTTACAGTTTGCATTCTTGCTGTTCCGTCTACGTGAATAACAGCAGGAACTTCTTTCTTGGCTCGATCAGTGCCCTTCGCTACAAAAAGCATAAAGTCAGACTCATCGAATTCAAAAAATTCCAATGCATGATCTTTTAAAACTATTGGTGCAAAAGGTCGATAAGCTTCTCTAAACTTAACTCTTGCATTGAGCACATCTTTCATTTCTGCTGTACGAGGATCCACAACAATACTTCGATGTCCTAGCGCTCTTGGACCGAACTCCGATCCTTCATTAAAGATGGCAATAATTTTTTGATCTGCAACTGTTCGTGCAATATCTTCACCGAGCTTGTCGAGATTATCAAACCTCTCAAAAGAAGCGCCAAGTTCATTTGCTGCTTCCACACAGTCATCTGTCGTGTAGGGATAACCAAAGAAATCGCTTTTTACGCGCTCAGACTTTATGGGTGAAACAAAATTACTGTAGAAAAGTGGGGCACCAAGACCATGACCTCCGTCATGACAAGCTGGAGGAGCAAATGTTGAAGAGTATATATTGTTTCTTCTTATAAGCCCGTTTAGACAGCTATTAAGAGCTACCCCTCCTGTGAGGCATAGATTTTCTTCCCCTGTTTCGGAATTAAGTCTTTTAACATAATGAATCCCTGCTTCTTCGACAGAGTTCTGTGCGGATGCTGCAAGGTCTGCATAAAAATTATCTTCAGCATCTTCAAAATCCCATTTTTTCCTACTTTCTCGCTGAGGTATGTTTGACTGCCTCAGGCCAAAGATGGACGCGTGGGGCTCTACACCTGAATACTGCATTTTTGTTGTATTCTGATACGTTGACACGTACATGTTTTCATCAGGATTGTGCGTGAGCATTTTTAGCTCTGGACGTGGTGATCCATACGGTGCTAATCCCATCACCTTACCTTCACATCCATCAGATCTCTCTCCAAAAATACGATTAGTGGTATTACTGTAAACATGTCCTAAGCTGTGAGGAACCCGATAGGAAAAAACTCTTTTATATTCGTGATTATCAACATGATAGGCTACTACCACTTCTGGAGGATCGCCGCATCCTGCACCATCATATGAAAGAATATCACATGACTCATAACCAGAAAGATTATATGCATATGCAGCATGTGAAAGCTGGTGATTTACAAAAACTATCTTTCCATTAAAGCCTTGAGACTTGATAAACTTAAGAACCTGGTTATAGTCCGCCTTAAGATTTCTATTTATAACTTCGTCCACACTGTCAACAACATACATTTCAAGATGCTTTAGACTATTATCCCTAGGAAGCATTGGTATCGTCGCGGCGTCACAGTCAGCAACAGAGAAATCAAATCCTCTAAACAGGTATTCTACCCCTAAAGACATAGGGTGCTTTATTAAATCTGTATAGTAAGGATAATGCTTAATTCTGTTCAGGCGCTCCTCCTGGACGGCTCGAAGGGGTACCCCGTCTTTCACAAGACCCCATCCACTATGATGGAATGAAGGCAATCCTAGTATCAACATATTTCTTCCTCTTTATTCAATATTTCAATTTTAACATGTCAGGATTTCTATTAAAAAAACCATCGTATTCTTTGCGAAGCAAATTCATGAGCCCGTACTTATCATCAAATCCATACTTTCTCTTCATCCACTCCAAGCCTTCCTTCCACATTAGCTCTCTGTGCTTATTGTGGGAGTCAGTTTTCATGGCAACATAGTTTTGGTCTGTAAGATCATAGTCTTCTTTGTGAGAAGTTTTTGATGTAATTCCAAAAGCCCAGTCTTTAGCGTAGGCACGCATCTTGAGCTCTGTATCTGCAGCATAACACCTGAAGTTGGTGCCATCGTACAGAAACTCCTCGTATACAGAGGGCTCTCTTCCATCTATTAGGTCTTCGATGCACTCTCTCCGAAACATCCAGCATATGTGAGGTATGGGAATGCTCATTGCTTTGGTCGCTTTTTGGTTTTTAAATTTAGTAACTCTTTCACCCCAGTTCCATGTTATCGGAGACAGGATGCCTAATCTTGGATTTTCTTCGAATTCTTTTATCAAGATATCGATCACGGGCTCTTCGGCTATTTCAGCATCGCCTGTTGCCATCATCACATAGTCATAATTTAGGCCTCGATCTAAAAGCTCTTTCAAGGCATAGTTAAAACCTCGTCCTGTCCTCAAGCCATTGATCCTTGCATCTTCCCAATTGGCATGAAATGTCTTATGACTAGTTAGTTTATCATCGTCAGAGCCGCTTTCTACAACGTAGAAGTCTGTTAGATCTGAATTGTATTTCATGAGATTTTCAGCGAACTTGTTTGTGACTTCAGGTAAGTTTCTCTGGAGTAAGATCGTACAAGACTTTTTCATAATCTTAGGTTCCATTTCCGGACAAGTACTTATTAAGGTCTTCGGGCGTCCCTAGCCCGTGCATCTTATGGACAAAGTAAGGGATTAAAGTCTTGTTATCCTGAATGAGTTCGTTGTATACTGGGCATATGTAGAATTCATTGTTGACACGAATATCCTTCTCAATCATTTGTTTGGCATAGCGAACAAAGTCAGAACCTTTCTTGTAGTAGTAGATGCCACATGTTGCGATGTCGGAAATAGGATTCTTCTCAGCAACTTCTGTAGCAACTCCTCTTGAATTGACCTTGACAAAACTCCACTTTGGATGGACTGCATTGAAAGTATAAACCATCGCGTGTATAGATGCGAATCTTCTAAGTGTGTTGAAGTTTTCTTTGCTATACTCAATCACTTGATCAGAGTTGGCTATTAAGAGCTCCTCATCACTATCAATGTACTTCTCAGCTAACAGCGCAGTGCAGGCGGCACCTTCTGTAAGCTCATCTACTATGACAACAGTGCTTCTTCCATTTGTAATGACATCCAGCAAAGAAGCTATCTCATACTTTTCAAGGTGCTCTTTTCTAACCAGGAAAATGTATTCTGCATCAAAGTCTAGGTTTTCTACGACGCACTGAATCATCGGCTTGCCATTGACATCAATCAAGGGTTTGGGAAACGTATATCCCTCTTTTTTAAAGCGAGATCCCTCTCCCGCCATTGGAATCAATATCTTCATTTTATAAGCTTTCTATGTGGGCTTTGACTGCTTCAAAAGTTACTTCTGTTGCATTTGCAACTCTCATGATATGGGCGCCCGATGCCGAGGCAGCCTGATAACCTTTATCTGAATCTTCTACGATTAGAAATTCTTCAGCCTCAAAGCCAAAATGAGTCATTGCCTTGAGATATCCCTCGGGGTCAGGTTTGGGATTTTCTACATCCTCATTAGTCACTATTATTTCAAGACCGGTGCCAAGTTGCCCTGTTGAGTCCAGCATAAGAATAGCTGACCTCTTGATGCTATTTGTAACACATCCCATTTTTATATTTTCTGCCTTGAGCATCGAAATAAGCTCCACTTTAGATTCGTCTGGGCCACCCCTTTCAAGAGATTTTCCCTTAATGACATCTTCTGTGACATCTTGCTTTTTATTCCACACTGCATCGTGATCACTAGAGCTTAACCTTCCTTGCTCTGTTAGCATGTTAAGCTTGGTCCTAGTAGGAAGACCATTAAAGGTAGACTCGTGCTCATCTCTTCCTATCTCTATGCCTGCAACTTCTTGAAGAGCTAAATTCAAGGCTTCGTAGTGCCACTCGCAAGCGTCTACTAGAACGCCATCTAAATCAAACAATACGCATTTGATCATTCTGCAACTCCTCTCTAAATTTCAATACCCAATCACTGCAAACGCCATAGCACAACCTTACATTATCTGTGATTTTCTCAGGATTAACTGCAATAGATCGTGATGTGTAAGGCTTTCCTGGGTACGTCCAAAGGAATCCGCTTGATGTAAGTGTATAGTCGTCAGTTTGATGCCAAAAACAGTGGACACCCATTCTGGTCATTAAATCCAGGGCTTCAAGATTTTTGGCATGACACCAAAGAGCAGTATTTCTAAGAAAAATAGGGTCAATAGGATACTGCGGATTATCATGCCCCAGAAACCAATTTCCATTGATATTCCAGACATCAATCTCTGCTTCGAATCCCATGTCTAATACTTTACTTACTTGAGATGGATTATTTTCAGTATTAGCGTCGGGCCCCAAAAGATTTCCTCGATGCGAAATAAGGATCATGTTTTCTCCTCTATAATTTTCAAGACATTTTCCATGCATGTATCCCAATCCTGAGGAACTAAAGGGTGATCTTTGTTAGGAACTGCCTGAATTAGCTTAATCATATCACTAAAACTAGAAAAGGAATAATCTTCACCTGCGAACTCCACAGCTCCTCCACCACTGGCATGAACAATTGTAGGAAGTCCTGCGGCAATACTTTCAATGATATGGTTTGGCCCAGGATCAAACCTAGATCCACTAATGTAGATATCATATCTTCCTAGCTCATCCCCCAGATCCTTTCCTGACAAGGGTGGAATTAGCTTGGTATTCTTGAGAGGCCTAGAATATCTCCCAATGTACGTGAACGTGTATTCATCATTTTCGCCCACCCATGTATCGATTGCATCATAAATATCAGCACCTTTAAGCGGGTTATCAGACCAGTGGTGTGTAACTAAATTTATCTTGTTGTTCTTAAGTTTTTCGACAGGCCTAAAGTGTGCTGTATTGACACCATTGTAGACCACAGAGTTTTTAGGGCATTTCCAGCCTTTTGCTTGATGGTAATCTTTCATCCAATTAGATACAAAAATAGTATGATCTGTGATAGTGCTACAAGCCCTTAAAATTTGATCCATGTCATTAGTTCCCTTTCGGGCATCACACTCATTTACTCGATGAACTACTCGTACACCTGGGTGGTCATTCTTAAATGCAGATATTTCATTAACTGAAATTCCTAGATCGCTATAACGAGGATCTTGCATGAAAATAATGTCAATGTCTTCATCAAGCTGGTGTACGATTGAATGACCTTTTCTTTTCATATAATCGCAAAAAGAGGATACGAATAAGTTGCCCCCTCCCCACGGTCCAATTACTGGTTTGCGATTGATCAGTATCTTCATCTTATGTCTTAGTTAAAAGAACCTGCCCATAATCAATTTGATCATCTGTATATCCCCTGTCATCGAGGAATATTCTTCTATCCTGGATGATCAACTCTTTAGAATCATCCTCAATTTGATCAATAAGATTTGAGCACTCAATGTCTTTTTGAACTTTCCCAGGAAGATGGTAGTCATCAAAGAGGAGAAGCTTATTATATCGATCTTTGCAAAGCTCCCAGTCTCTTTTTGTTGCAGCATAAGTGTGGTCTCCATCAATATAGATGAAATCAAATTTTTCTTCAGTAGTAGGAAGATAATCTTGTGATTTACCCTGAATGAACTGCATCATTTGGAACCACTCTTGGGGAAAGACATTCGATAATTGATTCAGAAAGTCTTGGTCAAAATTTGGGTCGATAGATGTTATCTTTCCTCCTCCGTTTTCGGACATGGCTAAGGCGGCACACATAGTCCCATATCCTCTTCCAAAACCTATCTCCAGAAAAGACTTGATATTGTAGTGCTTAATGAGAGAATAAATTAAAATCCCGCGTTCATAGTTAGGTCTAAAAAATGCTCCAACTGATTTGTAAAGTTCAGAACCTGGATCCCTCTTTTTCTTAGCAGTCAATTCACCTATCTGATCAAAATCTCCGAGTCTTAAATCTTCTACAGACAATCCAAGAGACTTAAGTTTTTCATGAATCATCACTTTTTTTATGTTTCCAGTTCTTTCTGGAATAGTCAATTCTTGCGCCCCTGTTGTGAGTTTAGAAAAGTCTATGATATGGCTCTGGCTCATGAGGAACCCCCTAAGAGCTTAATGTCATGACGTACCATTTTTTCCACAAGCTCCTTAAATGTTGTTTTAGGCTTCCACCCTAATTTACTCAATGCCTGAGAAGAATCCCCTCTAAGCACGTCGACTTCTGCAGGTCGCATAAACCTTGGATCCTGCTTAATATAATCTTTCCAGTCGGTAATACCGATACAAGAAAATGCTACATCTAAAAATTCTCTTATAGAGTGGGTCTCTCCAGTGGAGATAACAAAGTCCTCTGGGTTGTCTTGCTGCATCATTAACCACATTGCTGCTACATAGTCAGGAGCGTATCCCCAGTCACGCTTAGAATCAAGAGTACCGAGAGAAATATGATCAGCTAGGCCTAGGTGAATCTTTGCAACGCCATCTGATATCTTTCTAGTTACGAATTCATGGCCGCGGCGCTCTGACTCGTGGTTGAACAGAATGCCAGAGCATGCAAACATCTCATATGATTCTCGATAATTCTTAGTGATCCAGTGTCCATAAAGCTTGGAAACCCCGTAAGGACTTCGAGGATAAAAAGGCGTAGTTTCCCTCGCTGGATTCTCTACCATTCTGCCGAACATCTCTGAACTGCTGGCCTGGTAGAATTTAATATTCTTGTCAGTTTCCCTAATTGCCTCGAGCATTCGTAGGACACCCAGTCCTGTTACATTTGATGTATGCTCAGGTGTATTCCAGCTTTCACCCACAAAAGACTGGGCTCCTAGGTTATAGATTTCGTTAGGTTTGCAATCTTTTAAAACCCTCATAAGGGAATTTTGATCAGTCAGGTCACCGTTTACAAAGGAAATATTTCCTTCAAGATGCTGGGTATTTGACCTGTTTTTAGATGAAGACCTTCTCTCCATGCCGAAAACTTCATAACCCTTATCGAGCAAAAGATCCGCTAAATGACTTCCATCCATCCCGTTAATTCCGGTAATTAGTGCGCGCTTGTTCATTTATTAATTCTCTCAAACATTTGCAGATAGTTGTTCTTGTGATTCATAATATTGAATTTTTGAACATTTTTATAATTTCTCTCAACACTTTCTTGGTGGGGGATCCAAGACTGGCAGGGAATATCCACAATACAGTAGGGATCAAGAACATCAATTGCAATTCCAACATCTCGTGAAATTATAGGGGTTTTAGTTGACGCTGCTTCAAGAATAGCTTGGGGGCCTCCTTCATAGCGAGACCCTACAACATAAAGATCACATGCATTATACATGGTCCCTAGCATTTCTAAAGATGCTTTCTCAATAAAAGTATAGGGTATTTTTTCTGCCTCTAACCGATCAATAACGTATTCCCTTCTCCATCCTCCGAGGAGAACATGAATATCTTTCTCATTTTTTAAAATGGATAAATAATCACAGAAAAGATCAGGACCTTTTTCCAGCTTAGGGCTCCGAGTTCCACCCTCAGTATCCCGTTGAAAAGACCCTACGATGAACTTTTCCTCAGGTAGACCAAGAGACTTCTTGCATTCTTCTCGAGGCATCTCTTTCCAGGATTCTGGATCATACCAATAACAAGCAATAAAAATAGGTTTGCTCGTCATTTGACTTACCAGATCTGCTGTCTTTCGATTAGGAACATGATAAGCATCAATAAACTGGTCTCTAAAAGCGAATTCTTGCTGTTTTTGCTCGCTAAATTTTTCAGGGACGATGTGGTGCACAGTCAAAACTACCTTCTTGGTAGCCAGCAATTGCTGAGGTATGTGGTTCCAGCACCAGCCTGCAAGCAACCAGATAACATCTGCTTCTTCTATGTTGTCGGTAGAAATATCTCTAGTATTCCTCTTCCACTCATCAGCTATTCGATCACAAATCCAATTTTCTCTTGGTGCCAATACAAAAATCTTCATAAAACTAGAGTCTCCGCAAATTGAATATATTGATCTGCACAATAATTTACATCTAAATTTGATTCTATGTTTCCGGTCACGGTTTTAGTAAAATCCAAAGCAGGGGGTGAGTAAAGCTTAAATGGTGAGTAATCCCACGTCATGTCTTGAACTATCGTGGAATCTAATCCTGCTATCTCACTAGTTCCCCCAGAACTTGCACAAATAATGTGGCACCCAGATGCTCGAGCATCAATAACTACATTTGGACAGTGATCCATTAGTGCTAAGTGAAGGAAGTATCTTGATCTTTTATAGAGAGAGATAAGCTGGTCCCATTGCAGATTTCCACAAAAGAAAATCCTGTCATGATTAATTTCAAGATCTGCATTATCTCCGGCTATTACTAGACAGTCATTCTCAGACGAATGCTCTCGAAAATATCTAATATTTTCAGTTAATCTTTTATGAGGGCGCCAAGAAGAAGCGCAGCACCACACATTCTCAAAATTATCAATAGTAGCATTTTTTAGCGGCTCTATCGCCTCTATAGCATTAAGATCTGTACCATTGTGAATAACTGTGCTCACTTCTTTTAGTCCGAAATATTTCTCAGTCAGCATCTTATTAAAATTAGATTGATAGACTACACCATCAGCAGCATCGTATGTTTTCTTGATAGGATCATTTAGTTTTTTCCAGTCTTGGTCGGAGTTGAAGTATATTCCGTCCAATCTCTGGATTAGTGGTGCAACTTTTTGTGTTGCCTGAATAAATGATAGCTGGACGTCTACCTCATCTGTACTATTGATGGTGTGCCCTCTTTTTATTAGCGAGAGTGCTAGCTTTCTTCCAAAGCTATTTGGGCCAGAATTAGAATTGAAATCTATGTTATCGAATAGAAATCTCATTTAACAAACCCTCTTGCCCGAACAAAATTGATTGTTGATATCTGGTCTCTTTCACACCAATTACGTTCTTCCGAGGGAATTGACGAAGAGTCTATATTGTAGAGGTAGCAGACTTCAGGAACGTAAGTAAACAAATCTGCTACGTACATCAAGGGTAGCATAAGTGCTTGATCATATCCTCTCTTAAACCACTCACCTCTTATGTTTTTAAAGTTTCTATCACTTATCTTGCTCAGTAGCGACGCCTTGAATGTTCTTAAATGAGATGATCTCCAGGGCCAAAAGTAGGGATTAATGTGATGCGGGATTGGTCCTGAGATGTTCATTCCGTTTGTGTCCCAACGATGTGCTGTCCAAACTACTTGACTACCTTTTTCGTACTCATTTAGAAGGATATCAACTGTTTTAGGGTTACAAAGAGAGTCATCGCCATCAACTACAGCAATAATAATATTTTCATCAAATTGTAGTTTTCGGGCGTGGTCTACAATATTTCGAAGAGCGTATTTTTTCTCTTCGTTTTTTATGACTGAGACTCTATCGTCATTATTTGTATGTTTTTTTAGACTTTCCCAAGTATCATCTGTTGAGATATCATCTATTATGATGCACTCCCAGTTTTTATTTTCCTGCTCAGTTAGAGATCCTAATAGCTTGGAAATATTAGTAGAAATATTGTAAGAAGGAACAATAAATACTACTTTTAGTTGATCCATTTTTTGATCACTTCCGGAAGGTCCTTGCTGCATTCAATGTGCGTAGTTTCATCCTCACCATTCCACTTGGTGTGCCATACCCAGCCACCTAACTTTTCTTTCATTAAGGCAGCTCTTTCCACGATCATTTCTTCTGTTACTTCACTCCACGGGGTGTCAAACATCATATTATTCTCAGAAGTATCTTCTTTCCCCTCGTTATAAAGTGACTTCCAGTGTTTCCCCCAGTAATCTCGGTATGTTCTAATTTTTCGCTCAAGATCCCACCATGAAAAGTGGTAAACGCATGGGAAAGCATCGAGAACCTGGTTGAACCAATTCTGGTATGCTTCTTTTGCTTGGTAGTTTACGTTAACTTGCTGTCTAACATTATCCACATCCTGTGTATAGAAATTTCCACACGGGACAATCTGGAAACTATCAGACCTAATGTAGTCACATCCGTCCGAGCCTGGTGCTGAATATACATGTCCGTTCTCATCGAACTTTCTTAAATTTGCTGGAATTCCGTGAGTAATGTGAGGTTTATTCCTACTTACTCTCCACTTCCAGGGAAAAATATCGGCACGGACCTTCTCAGGACCTCCCCAAAACTCTATAACAGGCATTGCTATAAGATCAATATTGTGAGGAAAGTTTCTACATAACCCGATTATCTTTTCATAATCATTTTCATGAACAACTTCATCACAGTCCATTTGCCAGCAGTATTCGCCTGTGCAAAGAGATCTTGCAAGAGCCTTCTGGAGTCCGTCAAATACGGCGAACCGCTCATGATTCCAATCTCTAACTTCTTGATGAATTACAAGCTTTTCTTCCTTTTCAGACCAGGATTTCAGCTCTTCCCAAGTCCCATCCTTGGATCCTCCATCAACTACTACTACTTCATTACAAAAACCCAACATAGATGTAATGCATTCTTTCCAGGGATAATTTTGCTCGATGCAATCCTTAGTTGTAGTGTAACCGCTTATTGTTGTTTTAAACTCCATATCGCTCTTAATCCCATTCCAGAATCTATCTCTTGCAGCGTAAAGATATGACTCAGTATCGATCATATCATCAGTTGAAAACCATTCCTCATCTTTATGTTGAACATTGTCATTCAAGACTAGTTCGCAACCCAAAATCTTTGCCTCGATTACAAGTCGGGGACATGTATCAGCCCCCTTGGGGAGAAATACCAGGCCTTTACTGCTAGCTAACTTATCTAAACACTCTTCATAAGGAAGGTTCCAGACAACCTCATATTCTAAATTGTTATCTTCACAATATTTTTTTGCATCATCTACTCCTTTTATCCAAGAAGCAGATCCCATAACAATCCAGTTATTGCTTTTTTTATCTTTGTGCTTAGTGCGCAAGGCTTTTGCAGTTAAGAAAAAATCCTCATCAAAAACTGACGATAATACTGTGTTTGGCTTCTTAGACAGAAAGGGAAATCGAGAATGCTGGATTTCCATCTGCTTTTCAGACATCCACCATATAGATTTTGCACCCTCAAACAATGCAGAGACTATTTTTCCATGAATGTGCTCATGACAGTCGCATTTATTTCCTTCTATTTCCAGGTGCTTTTCGGGTGATCGATACCTGCAGAACTTATAATCATATTCTAAGATCGCATATCTCATATTAGCAACAATAGACGGGATCAGCTTGTAGTCCATCGCCGAGAAGTTACCAAATATCCAGAACTTGTCGTGACCCTGGGAAAGAGTATCCAAATTCACGTCTTTGGAGTGAAGCTTATAGACAGTAAAGGGAGATGATTGGATTAAAGCTTCGGAAGTAAGTTCCGCACCTCCAACGTAATCTTCAACAAACATATCTGAAACAAAAACTACTTTAGCTTCAGCGGGGATTTTTATCTGGGGTTTTGTATCAAAAAGGCTGGTATTGAACATAGCAGACTGTACACTCCTGGTCGTTTTATTCATTATAACGTGCAGGAGATTAAATTATAGGATTTCAGCGCCTAAGCTTGCCAGCTCTGATCTTTCACCCTTTAAGAGCGTTACATGTGCAGAAATATCATATTCTTTAAATTTTTCCACCGTGTAACTTAAGCCGTTTGATGTGGCATCCAGGTATGTATTATCGATTTGATCAACATCACCTGTCAATATTATCTTTGTGTTTTCACCTACCCGGGTGATGATTGTCTTAAGCTCATGAGTTGTTAGATTTTGTGCTTCATCAATTATTATAATCGCGTCGGAGATCGATCTTCCTCTGATGTAAGTTATGGCTTCAATCTCTATCTTTCCGCTTTCAATGTACATGTCCAGCGTGTCTTTATCGTCTCCGAAAAGATACCGGAGATTGTCCCTTATTGGTGCAATCCAGGGTGCCATCTTATCGTAGATATCTCCCGGGAGATATCCGATATCTTTGCCTACAGCCTGGACGGGGCGGGAGATAACCACCTTTTTATACTTACCGTCTTTAGAGAATGCTTGCTCTAGTGCTGCAGATGCTGCAAGCAACGTTTTCCCAGTTCCGGCTTTTCCTACCAACGTAATGAGCTTAATATTGTCATCGAAAAGTATATCAAATGAAAATTTCTGCTCCTTGTTTCTAGGAATTAAGCCCCAGGAGCTTTTTATTTCTGGAATAAGTCTGAGCGTATTAGATTTCTTAATATGTCGAACGATTGCTGAGCCCTGACCGGTACTTTCATCTTTCATTACTATGAATTCGTTTGCGTAAAGTTCTTCACCAATGATTTCTTCAGGGACAGGTATCTCTCGATCTGTATAGACTTTGTCAATCAAGGATTGCGGCGCACTTAGCCTCCTTACCCCTGTGTAAAGCCCTTCTGATTTGTCGATTATCTTGTGCTTATTGAAATCTTCACATGTGATTCCCAGGGCATCACATTTCACTCTTACGTTTATGTCCTTTGTTACAAGTATTACTTTTTCTTCTCGAGTATCTTGGAGGCATTTTGTCATCGCAAGAATTACGTTATCTACAGAGCTTTTATCTAAGTCTGCTGGGAAAGGACATGTAATCTGTTCGCTTCCCAGGATAGTAAGCGTTCCGCCGCTATCCAGCTCGATCCCTTCGCTTAAGGATCCTTTCTCTCTAAACTTATCGAGAAGCCTAACTGATTTTCGCGCATTTTTTCCTACTTCGTCAGGTCTGCGCTTATGATCATCTAATTCTTCTAAAACAATTAGAGGAATGATTATATTATTATCATCAAAGGACAGCAGACATTCTGCATCATAGAGAAGAACGTTAGTATCAAGAATAAATGTCTTTTTCACAATGTCTCCGTCTCTCGAGTTAAATTTATGAGTATTTTTTTAAAGCAAACATGTTTTGATGCGCACTCTGATAAAAACATGCCATGTCGCAAAAAAGAGTGTAAAAATTGGATCGACTGCAAAAAAGACTTTAATTGTGTTTTGATAAGTGCCAAAGAAGGTCCTAAGACATTGCAGGAAATTGGGGAAGTGTTTGACTTGACACGAATGAGAATCTGCCAAATAGAGAAAAGTATTCTGGGCAAGCTTAAGTCTTCCCTTCCTGATTAAGTATCTTTCTTTCTATTTATTTTGATAAACAATGGTGGAGCCGGCGGGAATCGAACCCGCGTCCGCAACCATCAATTGTAGGGATTCATTTACAAGTTTAGCTGGTTTTTGGCTCCAGCAAGCTCATCTCAAAAAAATGCTTACTTTTAAAAGGAGTAAGTCGAACCTTATCTCAAGCAACTTTCTGTTTATTGGCTGTTGCCGCCTCACACATCTACTGGTTTTTAAGCAGCGATTGCGTATATATCAAAATCGTCGTTTGCGATTATTATTTTGTGCCTTTTTACCTGGCCGGGCACCTCCAGGACTTGCATCACCTTCAACATCCGACCACGTCGATACCGTGTCGGCCCCATCAAAGTTTAAATTTAGTCTTTGCCTTCTTCTAGCGAAGTCTTGACTAAGTCTGCTGCTGCGTTCTTCAAGAGACGCAATCCTTTTCGTGCACGAGTTCCTGCACTTTTGTTTCCTCGGGCATTCTTGTGAATATCCAGCTCCAAGCTCTCTATCAGAACTTTCAATTCTTCCCACTTATCTATGACTTTGCTCATTTCCTACTTCCTTTCGCGTAGCTATTGATCTAATGAAACAGAACGATCATATTCATTACGTATGGCATCGTTTAACTTTCCAATGTACCCGGTGTTTCGCAGAGTTTTAAAAATTAAATTTTCCTCAGCAAATTCGCCTTTTCTCTCAAGACCTGCTTTTCTCATTTTCATAATCTTGTCTTTGGCAATATCCAGGGCTTTTCTTTTTTCTTCTAATTCTACTACATGGTCTATTCTATCCATAATATCTTGTGATTTTTTAAGGACATACTCCTCGTCGATCTCAGGATTGGTTCTCTGGGGGACGACAAGCCACTTGTTTCTTAAAACAGAGAAAACCCCTGTAGAATGGTGGGGCTCCTTAGAATCTTGTGCGTAGAGTTCAACGTCGTGATCCTTAATCTTTATATCATGTGCATCATTCCATAATCGACGCTTAGCATTGAAAAGATCTTGAATGAGTTCTCCGGTTTCCCCCATTGAAGAGAAATCAAAAAGTATGTGGAGATCCAGATCGCTTTGGTCTGTATAATTGTAGTTTGCCATAGATCCTGTGAGCGTGATATCAGTAAATGTCATCTTAGGATCAATCGACTCAAGAAAGTCATACGCGATTCTAAGAAGCGCTTTTCTTATCTCAGGTTTGAGTTCTACTTTGAATTCACCGCACGAAGGATCATCGCAGACCGTGTCCCAGATATTCCTGTTAAGCAATCTATTCACTCTTGTCATTTGAGAGCCCTCATCGAAGAGTAAATATTGAAATGTATGTATTTTAGCTATCTAGAATAATCTTTGAGGTAGATTTAACACCCTCGACTGTTTCACCTTGGGACATCTTATAGATGCCTCTATATCCTGTTAGAAGCTCTCTATTCTCAAGCTCAAGAGCCAGGAGGCCAATTATCTGATTTATCTGGGATTGACTTACGCCATGCCTAAGAATTTCTAGGACTATCTCTCGAGACATAGACATTTCTTTTACCCATTTATCAGTATCATTTTCACCGTATTTCTTTATTTCACTCATCACTATCTCCTAAAAAGCTTTGACTTGATGACGAAGATATCCTATACTGGTCTTCATCTACAAATACCAGAAACTTTGCAAAAGTATCATCCTCATTTTCCTCGTAGGAAACTCTTACTTTTTCTCCCCACCTTTTTTCATCTAATATAAACTGTGCATGCTCCCATGCAGGAAGATCACAGCTATAGGATTCTAGAATTTCAACTAGGCGAGGTGGTAATCCGAACTTAATGTCTTTAATTTCAATGATAGACTTTGTTTCATCTTTTCCTGACGCAATCTCACTTTTGCAAACATCTACAACTTTGTGAATGACGCCGCAGTTTGGACACTGTGCCAGCTTTTCAACTACCTTATCGTTTTCAAGAATAGAAAAAACTGTAAACTTATGAAAAACAGGGTCTGGCTTGCCTCTGTACTGGGGCAGAATACAGTGGCATTGAATTAAATGCTTCTCAGCACTTTTCATTAAACTACTTGCTATGGCGTCTAAGAGCGTTAATTAGCAAGTCAGATTTCTCAATGAAAGCCTGATCTACTGAATCATTAGCAAGCTTACAAATTCCAGGAAGCTTTTCCTTGTCGATAGTCAGCATATTATTGTTGATTGCTGTATTGAAATTTCTTTCAATCTGTGCTTTTACCTCTTCGATAATTGCTTTTACGCTGTAAGTTACATCATTTTGCAAACTCATTTTTTCTCTCCTTAGTCATCTAAAACGATCGCAGTGTCGATAGAAGATAACTGCTTAAATAATTCATATCCATATTTGCATCCAATGTAAATTGAAGATGCTATCTGTCGTCCGCTACCTGGTATAATGCTTGATTCCGGAATATCGATTATCCCAAATCTAGTAATCGCATTGGCACATCTAAGTGCAGTATCAATTTTCTCAATTTGACTAAATTTTTCCTGTGACGTTTTTTCAGGCAGATTTATTTTAACCTGGTTGGATGTAAGCGAGGTTATTCTTCTTTTAAGGTAGTCATCTTTTAAATCACTCTCACCGAGCTGCTCTCTTATCTTTTCTGCCCTTGTGTTAGCAGAATTCTTGGATATAGAGCTTTTGATGCTTATCTTATTCTCAGTTATTACGACCTCTTCATTTGTGCTATCTAGGTGCTCGGGAGAAAATGAAGTAGATATTGTACCTGTCTGGAATCCGTAGAAGCATGATCCTGATGCGGCTGACATGTCGAAAATATCATTTATGGCTTCTTCTTCTTGGCTGGGCTTACAAAGCATTACATTAAATGTTCCGCGGGCGTTGTTCGCTATAATAGTTGAGACAACTTCAGGAGAGTATCCGAGACAGATAATGACTGCATTACCTTTTCTTTCTGCTAATGAAGAAAGTATTACATCTATTTCGGAAACTTTTTCTATAAAGCCTTCTATGCACAAGACAGAAACATCTTTTTTTGCCCACATGAAGTCTGACTGTAAAAGAAGGTTAGGGTCTGGTTCTATTTCAAAGATATAGCTGGCATTAGATTCTATAATGGGATTAGGAATATTGCTATGCTCAAAAGATAACTTTCCTGACATTCCTGATAATTTTAGAGACTCCAAAACAAGAGAAGATGTTGTTTTGTCAAAATTTATTTTTAGGTAATCCTCTAAGGTTCTCAAAGTTGGCCTAGACATTTTTTCCTGAATGGCATCAAATATGTCATCTACATCTTTTCTTATAGATTTTTCTTTATCTTTGATACCCATGCTGCTTAGATTATCAGATTTCCTGGTTAGGTCTATAAGCATTTTAATCATAGTAGAAGATGACATTGCAGATGTTTTTTCACATTTTAAGACGTGATTAATCACGATCTGCTTGAAAATATTTTCAGTTCTGTTTGCAGGTGAATAAGAAAGCAAAGAAAGAAGAATGCTTCCAGAAGTTCTTGGGGAATTAGACATTAAAAATGCAACCTTTGAGTTGCGCTCTTGAATACGAGTAAGAGCTTCAAGGTTTTTTAAGAACTGTCTTGATTCCTTCTTTAGATTTTTTCTCTCTACTCGGGATCTCATTTTTCCACGCGGGTTTAACCATCTCTCCAGAGATTATTGGCCGCAAATTTAATTACTTCTTCTGCAGAATCTTCATTGTAGCCGTAGTCTTCGATAAGCGTAGACACCATATCACCGTATTTCTTTTGCTGTTTATTATCGCGGGATTTTGACTTTGTAACAATTCTGGACATATCTTTTACAGATGACATCAGTTTATTCTCAATGGCTTCCTTGAGAGGGCCATAAGCTTTCCAGTCAATCTTCTTTTTAGCGCGAAGAAGAGTAAACATGTAAGTAGTAACATCAGATCTAAATCCGTCTCTAGCAGAGCCTGTAATGCCAATATTTTCCTCGATGGATTTCATGAAGTTTTCATCTGGCTCCATCTCTTCACGTGTCACCTTATCTTTTACTCTTGACTTATTAACATAAGCCTCGGCATGATCAAGGTAGTTATCAAAAAGGGCCTCTGCTTGTTCTTCGTAAGCACTTACAAAAGCCTTGGTAATCTCCTTCTCCAAGATCCTTAAGTATTCTTCATGAAGATCTTTTTGAAGGTATTGGAGATAGCGCTCTCTAGCTTCCTCATCGATAATCTGTTCTTTGACTTGCTTGATAAGGGAATCTCTAACTGAAATTGGGGTAACCATATTTCTATCAGAATCAGAAAGCGCTGAATCGATCGCTTTGGTGATGAAGCGTGTTGAGATACCGGTCATACCTTCATCGCGGGATTCCTCACGAAGATCTTTGATGTCGACCTTCTTGACTCTTCCCTTTTCGATGATGTCCTCCCCGTTATAAATCTTCATCTTAACCAAAGGATCAACTTTACCAGAAGGTTTTAATCGAGACATAACTGCAAACATCGATGCAACCTCAAGTGTGTGTGGTGCAATGTGGGCATCGAAATCAGACATCTTCAACATCTTCTGGTAAATCTTTACCTCCTCGTCAAGTTCTAGGCAGTACGGGACATTAACCTTGACGATTCGATCAAGTATAGCTTCATTTGTGTGTGTGGATTTAAATCGGTTCCATTCCGCTTCGTTGCAGTGTGCAAGGATGACACCGTCAAAGTAAATCATGGCACCTTTACCAGGAGAGGGAACTGCCTTCTCCTGTGTTGCCGTGATCATTGTGTGTAGAAATTCAATCTCATTCTTAAAGACCTCTACGAACTCAACGATACCTCTGTTACCAACATTAAAGGCCCCGTTCAAGGAAAGCACTCTGGGATCATCCTCGGGATACAGATCCAACTTCGAGATGTCCTCTGAGCCTATAAGAATTGAAGTATCTTGAGTGTTGGCATCGACAGGGGGTACAACACCTACACCTCTTCTACCTCTAATTGAGAAAGAGGATTGTTTTACAGGAAAATTCTCATATTTCCCACCAAACTCTTCTAAAAGTCGGTGTCGACATACAGGGCAAAGATCGCCTTCTATTTTAATGCCGAGCATTTCCTCAAACTTGCTGCGGAGAGAGCGAGGTACGAGATGTAGAGGTTCTTCTCTGATTGGGCAGCCATCTAAATGATAGATATGCTCTGCTCTTTCTAGGCCTCTTTTAATGTGTTCGATCAGGGCAGATTTTCCGGCGCCGACCGGGCCTAGGAGTAGAAGTACTTGTCGACTTTCCTCACCCTTCATAGCAGCAGAACTGAGGAATCTCATCACTTTTGCTAGAGATCTTTCCATGCCGAAGAAATGCGGTTGGAAATAGTTGTAAGTCTTTGTCTTTTCACTATCAAATAGGCGGCGGCATCTCTCATCTGTTTCATCTAGTACTTCAATACCGTCTTCTGCAAGAACATCAAAAAGTCTTCTATGAGCCAAGGCTGCAATCTTTGGATTTTTCTCAACAACTTCCAGATATTCTAGAAAAGTACCCTTAAAGGATACATCCTTCTTTTCAGATCTCTGCTGGCTAATTAAATCAGCAAATTTAGATTTAGTCATTCTTGATGCTCCACACTTTCAATAATACACACTAATATGTAGGAGTTTAAATCTCGAAAGGCTCATCTTCGATAACAGTAAAGAATTTAAAGTCATCGCCCCACAGGTCTAAAAGATGATCACATACATTGTGTGCGTAATCTAGATCTAGATCCCTACCATCATGCTCGTGTTCTAAAACCAGCGTTTGATCCTTTTGAAGCTCCTTGACATAAATATTTGGCAAAGAGTTAAGGCCTACATTTTTTATGAGATCGGATCTAATCTGTTTCCAGCCATCTTGATCCGATATATCGTCTATCGTCCATTCTTTTTTCTTTTTAGAGTAAGAGAAAAGATTAAGTTCTTCACATATTTCTTTGTTGAGATATGACCTGATAAAAGATTCGTCATTATGAGAAGACCTTGCTATAAAACATTCCTCTAGCCCTTTATTTTTCTCAATCCATTTAAAAATTGTGAATCCTAGATGATAGGGATTAATTCTTCCTACCATTGGCCGGAGAACCTGATTATGAAATTTAAGAAAAGACAAGTGAAACTCTTGCGGGAGATCAAGCTCTGACATTATTTTATAGTGCCAAAATGATGCCCATCCTTCATTCATTATTTTTGTCATTGCCTGCGGCATAAAGTACATTGATTCTTGACGAACAATATCAATAATATCTCTTTCCCAGTCCTCTAAATTTCTAGAATGTTTTCCTATAAATCCAAGAATATCATAGTCAGGCTCTAATGGGATCTTATTGATATCAAAATCTTCTGGGAGTTTCTCAGGTTTAAAGTTAGCAATATCAACATAGGCTTGCTTTATTTCTTGATGAGATTTTCGACTAATTCCAAACTCGCGATAGTTATGATACTTTAAAGCATGACATGCATCTATTACTTTTTCAACAGCTTCAACACCGATGTGAGGATTGTCAGAATATTTCTTGATCCTCTTTGCAGAATTACGAAACCTTGATATCACATTAGCTGCATCGGTATGCTTAAACATCCGATTATTTTTGAAGAAGTCGGAGTGACCAACGCAGTGTGCCATGATAAGAACTTGCAAAGGAAGAGGGTTCTCAGTCATCAAATACGATATCGAGGGATCGCTATTGATGATCATCTCGTAGGGTAATCCCTCCATGCCGAGGTTATACATGGTGTGTGTTCGTTCAAAGGACTTGCCGTACGACCAATGCTGGTAGTGAGTGGGCATTCCAATGTATGACATGTAACCGATCATATCATGATAGTCGCAAACTTCGTAGTCAATTGGATACCAGTCAAGGTTATATTTCTTGGCTAGCTTAACAATTTTTTCGTCCCATGCATGGAGTTCTTCAAATGTCCATCCCATTATTCTGATCTCCCACCAAAAAGCTTCTTAAATGAAGGCCAGATATCTTTAGCATTAACCATCTTTAAAGTCTTAAAAGCTTTGTCTACAAGTGGTTGATAAATTTCCCACATTCTAGAATTATTATTCTGGCGCCACTGTGATGACTCACCGTTAGGATCTATTTCACAAAAAGCGTAAAGCTGTGATATTGACTTAAGTTTCTTAGAAGCATTGAAAGCTTTTTCCTCATCTTCTGACCAGTTATCCCCATCTGAACAATGAAAAGAGTATATATTCCAATTGCTGGGGTGATATCTTTTCTCAACGACCTCGAGTGTAAGATCAAGTGCAGGTGAGATAAATGTTCCACCGGATGGTGCTAGACTGAAGAAATCATTCTCACTGACTTCTTTTGCCGTGGTTGTATGAGCAATAAATACAACTTCAACATTATCATATTTGTGTCGCAAAAACTGGTAGAGAAGAAAGAAGAAGCTCCGGGCAATGTACTTCTTTTCAGTACTCATTGAACCTGAGATATCCATAATGAAAAATATTGCTGCAGATGAGATCTCTGTTTCTTTTACTTTGAAATGCTTGTATCGAAGATCATCTTCATGAAAAGGAAATCTTTCATCTTCTTCTTCGTTAAAGGTCCCAGCTTTTTGAGACATTTTCTTTCGACGAATCTTCTGTTTAAGAGTCTCTTTCTTAGAGAGGCGCGGCCTAATACCTTTAGGCCGAACACCTTTTCTTCTAAAAGTGTCGGACGACAGAAACTTAAATTTCTTCTTATCTAGATCAGGAAGCTCAAGATCACTAAAGAGGTATTCTGCAAGCTCCTCTAATGTAATCTCTACGTCGTAGAACTCCTCACCTGGTTTATCCCCAGGCTTGTTACCTGATTTCTTGCCTTCCTTATCCTCAGCAATCTTTTGACCTCTGTGAATATCTTTGCCCGGTGCGGAACCAACCTTTTTAGAGTTGTCACCGTAGATAAATTGGTATTCTTTTATGCCCTTTACAGGAATCCGAACTTTTTTCTTACCATCTTGGCCAATAATGGACTCTTCGGCAACGATATTTCGAATACCTTCTTTTAAAGCTTTTTCAATTTTTTGCTTATGGCGCGATCGATCGGTGGCTGATCGATCTGCTATAGATTTGTGTTTTCTAAAAGTACTCATGGTCGCTTAAGGTAATAATACCCCAAAAAGCGCTTGAATTATAAGGATGGCGAGTGTCGAACCGAAAAGCCATTGCAATTTACTAAGATTGGACTGCCATATTTTGAGCCTATCTAGCTCTAAGTTATGAAGATCAATAGTTTTTACCTTGTCTTCAACATCTCTTTTCCATGAGAGGAGATCGTCAAATTCATCCATCTTATGCTGGGCTTCTTGGACAAATAGCCAACGCCTCTGAGATTCTGCCTCTAAGTCTCTTACACGGGATCGAACCCCACTCTCCGGATCATTAATGGTGTTATTCATAGCTTCTAAGGATTCTTTGACTTCGCCGAGCTGATCATTAGTATGCTGAACGTCTTGAACCAGTTTTTCAAAGCCACCATTAAGAACGTGTGAAGAACTAAGCAGGGACTCGATCTGAGACAACTTATTCAGTATAGCTGTGGGTAGCTCTGGCATTTTATTCTCCTCACAAATGTAAATATAAGCCGCTGGTGCTTTGTGATGCTTAAACCAGGTGACAGACTAGGTTTAAAAACTTCTTACAGGAAAAGAGAAGTTATAATTTTTAGCTAAAAAAATCTTAGTAAAATATCGATAAAAAGTAGAACAGGTACGCACCAGACTAGAAGAGAAGTATTTTTCTTTAGGGACTTTTGATTCTCACGCAGAAATTCAATCTCTCTATTTATCTTATCGATATCTTTTCCCATGACGGGCATATCATCGTTAGTTAAGACCTCATTGATCTTAAGTTTAATGTAGGCAAGTTCTTTTGCCATAGTTTGGGGATTGAATCTTCTACGTTCAGTCATTACCTTCTCCGCATTCCTTGCAAACTAAAGACATTGCACCCTCTGATATCGTGAGATTCCAATCATCTAGATGGTCATCGCTTGAAGGATCAAATTGCTTACTACAAGATGTGCAAGATTTAGGCATGTTAGAGATAAAATTCTCTACTTTTTCTAATTGTCTAGACATCTCTTTTTGAAAGATCTTCTCAGATTCTTTCTTCTTATTAATTCTCTGATATCTCTGTTTATCTTTTCTCTTTTTCTTAAGAGCTTTAGATTGTTTTTTGTGAGATGGTATCTTGCTCAAGGCTCATTCTCTCTTATTTTATAATTACAGAGAAAAGAGAGAACGTATAATTTTTTTATCTAAATCCAGGGCCAAATATGCCCTTAGAGAATCCTGGTCCATCAACTGCAGTAGGTTTCTTTTGCTCCATGTAAGCATCGTCACCCATCAGTCTTTCACCTCGAGGAATTTCACCAGAAGTTGCAGGATTAGGGATATCTTGACGCATACCCGCTTCTTTCTCATGAGCCCTGGGTTCAACATGCTGCAGCATTCTTTGAAGAAGAGCTCTGGCCTTGATTGGGCAATCACCAGCAGCGACCATTACTGCAGACATTAAATCTTCATGACCTTGATCATGTGTGTCATGTTGGCGGTGCATATCGCACATCTCTTGGAGGATAATCTTCCTCAGTTGTGTCGCATTGATCTTCATTACTTCTTCTCCGTAATATTAACTCTCACCCGCGGCGAGGAGCTTTTAACTTTAATACTTATAGGTTTTCCAGTGTTAAAGATTTCAAAAAGGGAATCATCAATCCCAGATAGATCTCCTAAAGAGCTATCCTGTGTGCCCGGATCGCTTGGTGTTCCCTGTGTTGGTGTTTTAGCTTTAGGATCAATCTTAGGCCTAGGTTTCTGACCCCTCTTTGCCTTTTCTTTTCCTACACCGAAATCCACCCCTAGCCCTCGAACCTTTTCGAGAGCATCATCAGAAGTTTGCTGGATTTTATCAAGAGCGCTTCCTGCTTCCCGATGTTCATCATTAGCTATCTTTCGATCTTCAGGAGAAAGATCAGCAATATTTTCAACATCACCATAATAATTCTCTACCAAATCCCAGACACTATCAGGAATTAATGGAATACCAACATTTTGGTGAAAGGAATATATTTCCGCTGGAGAAGCCCCGGACTTATCCTCAACAATCTTTAAATAATTTTTATGAGTTTCTTTGACAGCATATCGAAGTTGCTGTAGAGACATATCCACATTCCATTTTGGCATGACCTCATTATGTTTTTTATAAAAATCCGTTAGGCTATGGAGGTACTCAATTAGAAGTTTTCGAGCATCAGCACCCTCCGGAGGATTCATGACAAATTCATAGTTTTTTCTCTCTTCCTCGAGGCTGTCTGACAAGATGTACGTTATAATCCAGAAAGTCATCATCGCGTAGTAGCTACCCTGTATCACTAGAAATAGCTTTGCAGCACTTCTTGATGCACCTAACCCATAAGATCTGGACACTTTTCCTGATGATCGTAGGATCGAGGTCAACCCAGCCGCGAACATCTTTGTCCCACCAAACCCGCCAAAGAAATCAACACCGGCCATAGCTTTCTTCCAGGCAGGTAGATCACTGAACTTGATTGCATCATCTGCCCAGGGTACCATCCATAATTTAAACTCTTGATTAAAAATATTCTTATACCCTTCCCAGGCCTCCTCCCTCCATTTAAGAAGAATATCAAATTTACGCCACCTGTCGTCTCCGGCCGCTTCCCATCGTTCTTGAAATCTTTTCCACGCTTGATAAAAAGTTCTGTTAGCATTATTAAGGTTTTCCATAGCCTGTACCATCTCCCCGAGCTCGTCAGCTAGCTTGAGCACGTTCAGCTCTCCTCCTCCTGAGAGCCTGGACTGTCCCGACTTAGTGTATCTAATATCTGCTACTCTACCAGTTGCATAAACGGTTTCACCCTCTCCCAAGACAATGATCGCCGTTTGCCCATCTTGATTAATGACTACCCTTCCGGCCTCATCTACTAGAGGAAGATATAATTCTTCACCAGGCTTAATCTTGCCAGCATCTTCGGCTGCTTGAACTATCTTGTTTTCCATCTTGTTGAAGATCTTCTTGGTCTGATCTGCGTTTAGAACCACCACATTGCCATCTTGTATTCTTTTAACAATTGTTTGAATTGCTTCCAAATAAGGAATCAAAACCTCGGCGGCCGCCGGGTCCGATGCAATTGTCGTTCTGATACTAAGCACCTTCTTTTCATAGAACTCTCTCGCAGACGCATTATCGATGTTATTCTCCTCCAACCACTTTAGATCCTCGGGGTGTAGGGAAGAGGTCTGGTCGGCAGCATCAGCACCTCTTCGGGTTGCCGCCCGGGTACCCGAACTTGCTTTTCCTCCGCTTTCTTTCCACGACTTCATTGAACGACGTCGTCCTGTTGCACCGATACCTGCAGATCCCTCAATAACTCCGTCTTTGTCGATTGCCATGTAAATTTTAATGGGGGTAGGGCCGCTAGGAATAGGCTTTCCAGAAGCATCAATTAGGCCTTCCGGGAAATCTACGCTTCCGTCAAAAGAGATCCGTGCAGCTCCTGTAGAAGTTCTTCCATCCCCGAGAGGGACAGCTTCTCCTCTTCTTAGTTGATCCACAACAGATGCAATAACTTCATTCATTTGTTTTTCAAGCTGTGGGTTAGAATCAAAAATATTTCTAAAAATGACTTTACTGTCAAGTCCTGCCGCGGCCAATTTTCTAGGTAGTTCAAGATTATCGAGTACTCTTCTTGATCTACTAACCACGTCTGCAAAGTCGTCAAGTCTTACTAATTTACCAGCCGTAGAGAGGTGCTTCCAAAAGCTGCCTAATTGCCTTAGTACCTCGTTAAGTGGGTCTTTGCTTGTTTCTAGTTCTTCATTCAGCGAGCTAAGATTTAGTTTTATTTTCATTTATGTATCTCCGTCCCCGGTGTCCCTGAAGTCATCTAATTCAGCAGGGGTCAATGTTCGCAATGCATTTCGGCGTTCAGAATCTCTCTTTGATGACTTTCGGCGTTCACCAGGTTTATATCTTTCCATGCCCTCGTCTTTGAGAGCTTTAATAACTATCTGTGCAGACCTTGTCTCACCTTCACCTTTTAGCCAGTCAATCAAGTCGCCATCATCGGCTTCACCCTTTCTGGCAAGGTAAGTATTAAACTCTGCATAGAGCTCAGGAATATCACTTTTTCGACGATCTAGCACTCCATCGATGGCATCTTCATCTGTGCCCCAAGCTTCAAGCCATCCAGGTATAAGCTGTATATCTTCTCCTGCCATTGCTGTGTAAAGCGTGGCAGCATCATCGGATGTTTCTCCCGGAATCGTTCCCGGCGAGTATCTTTCTTTTTTATTATCTCTAAGGGCTTTTCGAACCATCCCGGCAACGTTTTGTAGTTTTCCTTCACCACCAAACTGAGTACCGCCCCAAAGACCCTTAGTCTCATCCTCTATCCAGTCGATAAGATCGTGATAGTATATAGTATCCCCGCGGCGCTCAGGAACCCGAGGTCCTTCTCTCTTCTCTACGGCCTTGCTGAACTCGTCATAGAGCTTGTGCAAGTCGTTTTTTCCACCTAGCTTTCCAGAACGTCTTTTTATGATATCTGCTACAATAGCTTCTCCGGAAGAACCTTCAACTCCCCAAGCTCCCTTTGAGGTAAAGCCATCCATCTCATCGTAGAGAATAGTAGCATCTGATTCTTTCTCGTAAGAACCGGTACCCGACGCTGCGAATAAACTAGGTGATTCAATATAAGCGAAAGGCTGGAGAATGTCATCTCCAATCAGGTTCGCAACTTGCCTTCTTAGATCTTTGCGAGTTTTTACTTCCGGAAGAAGAAAAAGAGGATATAGTGCTAATCCGAAATCTTGAAATTCATCAGAATCCCAAGATTGCAATAAAGACTCAGCCTCCTCAACGGCAATCATATCGGAAGCGGTCAGTAAAATCTCGAACAGCCAAACAGCTGCAGCCGGCATCGCCTTAGCAGTCGTACCACCACTAAGGACAAAGGCGCCGGCCATGACTATAAACCACAAAGTTAAGACGATTCCTATCTTTACTTTCATCACGGTCGACTTCCAGCTGAGCTCACCTTTATACGAATCAAATCCCTTTTGAGACTCACTTTTAAAGTCATTAAACCATGCCTTTGATGTGAGAGCATTTAAGTAAAGTTTTTTGACCGCAGTCTCTACTCCTGTACCTGATATAAGGCGCTTAGCTTCTGCTTTTAAAAAGTCAGGATCTGTCTCGCTGTTAAGAGATCTAAGTCTGTCATTTACAGATTTAGACGTATGTCTGCTAAGGGCTCTGGCTCTTTCATCTTTATCGGCAGATGATTTTACTGCTCCTGACGGCTTCTTTTTTGACATCCTTTTAAATAAAGTCTGGTAAGCTTTAGATGAAGAATCAAAGCTTTTCCCGACAGCCTTCTCCAGGCGATCAACTTTTTTATCACTTAGTCTTTCACGCTTGCTATTAAGGCCGATAACTGTAAAATTATCTTTCTCCGGGCTATACTCGTAGTCAAAGGGATCACCCTTCATAACATCCTGGAAATCTCCGCGGTCTGCAGAAAGTATGATATCGTTTTTTTCCTCAACCTGCTCGAGGAGGGTATTAAGAGAGGAGAGAGAAACCTTCATGCTTATTTTTTCCCGTTGATCTCATAATCCAAGTAGTGATATACAGAACCGAGATAGTCCGAGGCTTTAGTAATCTTGGACTCAACCCACTCAGGAAGGTCATCGGATTCACGAATCATGTGTTCGAGTTTCTGGGAGTATTTAGCAGAACGTCGTAACTGAGATCGAGCCATTGATCCTTCGTCATCGCTATGATCTAGATCGCGAACTTCTTCATCTTCTTTGGCCGCGGCCGCAAGATCCATTACAACGTGGTCTGATGGGACGTGAGACATACTCATATCTGGTGCACCACATCCACAATGTGCTTCTGAAATGCCACCGTTAGAAAAGCCAAGCCCGCCTGCAAAACGTGCTTCATTGATATCAACTTCACCTGCAGAATCTCTACCGCCCGTAGCATACCCAGCATATGTAGCTGCATTCTGAATGCCGGCAATAAGCTCATCAAAGTCATAACCTATCTCAACCTCACCGCGTTCTTGCCCTGGGTACCACCGTTGGATTTTGTGCATAACAGTAGTTAGATCCTCGTCTTTACCTATTTTTGGATGTCCCATTACGGCAGCTAAGATTTTATGTGTTTCATGGCGCTGATCGTCAGTTCCTGATTTCGTAGTTCCTGCTGTTTTAAAGACATCCGCCCATGCCTGGACTATTTTAGCATTTTTTGGCTGCTTGGCCCACCCATCTAGATCATCTTCTGCGGTAACACCTTGATCCTGTTCCAATAAGGCACGAAGGCTGTATCGGCGCTCTTTAACGATCGGTGTCAAGTCTTGGACGCGCGCCTGCGGTTTTTCAACATCTGCGGGGACATCTTCCGGGACATGCTCAAAATCATCTGAGAGTATTCCATTAACATTTGGATCTTCAACAGGTTCCACATCCGAAGGATGTTTCGAGTTGGCGACGTTTTTTCGATCTTTGAAAGCTTTGAGTTCTTCTTCAATAATAGCTCGGAGGCCTACTTCATTTATCTTCATTTTAAATCCCTTGGGCGACGCGCACTTGAAAAGTGCAGGTTTTCATATTTTAAATATGCAAAAAGGCTGCTATTATTATACAATCTTTAGATGAGAGAGGAAACCAGTCAGATCTCAAAGATTTTGTCAAATCTTATGCCGATCTCGCCCGGTAACTTTTAAAGACATTTTTTTATAGGGGCTTCGTATACACCCAAATCATCCCATTAAATCAAACCCGAACCAATCTCAACCCTCTCAGACCCCCTCTCAGGCTAAAACAACGGTCCACCCTCACAGTAAGATATAGTCATGGCAAAAAAGAAACGCAGAGTCATCACAGAGGGCGCGAGGCGCATGGGTCGCGGGAGCGAACGGGTGTACGCTTACACATTCTCCTCGTATCAACGCGCAGCCGGTCCCTATCCGATCAAGGTGGGCATGACGCGCGCAGGCAGTGCGGAGCGTAGGATAGCGCAGCAGCTCGGGGCGTCTAACGCGGAAACCCCCATCCTCCTATTGGAGATCTCATGCGAACACGCCTCCCTATTAGAGCGCTCCTTGCATAGCAGACTGAAGAGTAGGCATATAACGGATGTTCCCGGCAAAGAGTGGTTTCGTACGACTCCCGCGGAGATCACTCGACACTTGCGCGCGTTAGACCCTTCTCACGTAGAATCATTCGGTCAAGGGATGATGGTTTTAGTGGATTGGGTCTGGCGCTGCATATGCGCAGCAACCTCGGGACTCTGGCAGCTGTTCTCATGGATGTTTAGAATCACGACGAAGAAGAGCAGAAGGCGATGGAAGCGCCGTACTAAGCGAGCCTTAAGGCGCACTGAGGAGAGGGTAGTGAATACACTGGTGTTCGGGCTGTGTCTCGCGTGTCTAGCGGTGTGTGCTACTTAGAGATTACGAACAGCGCTGCGCCGTTGTGCCATTCAGACGTTTCGAATCTTGTCTTGGTCTGTTTAGACCAATCGCATGCGACCCACCCGTCTGGGGGCGTGTGAACCTCGACTTGCATGTGAATGTTAGCGCCTACCTGATCAAATGCCATATATGTGCCGTCGCGCGCCTTCTGCAAGTTCCAGTCATCGACTAAGACGATAGAAATGGGCGCCAGAGCGTCCCACGCTAAGACGATACCATCCTTCTGGTCTTCTCGGCTGTGCGGCCCATCAAAGAAGTAGATGTCGATTGGGCCATGTATGCCGAAATCTAGCTTTCTGAAATCTTCTTCATGTGAGTTGTGATTTGAGTTCTTGAAAATATCTGCCTGGCCTTTCCATCGGCCAACTACCTTGTAGTTCTCAATAAACTGCGCCTGAGGCCCACCGAACTCACTCCAGTTATCGCATGTCCACGCTGTGATATGCGGATTATTGTAGATCGCTGAGAGCCAGGTGCTTCCGTTCCACGTACCTACCTCCCCGTAAGTGATTCCCTGCCTAGAACACAAGTTATTGAGCAAGTGACGGTACATGTATCCTGACATACCGTGAAGGCTCAAGAGCTGGATCGCTTCATTTGTGGGATCGAGAGGGATGCTGCTTTGTTCTTTCTTAGCGCAGTGGAACGCCCACCGGGCGTGACGCATCGCTTCATCGACTGAGGTGAACCGACCGGTACCGTCTGGTTTTCTTAGATCGTACATTACATGTCTCCTGCTAGTACATGTGCTTAATTATAATAATTGTACCGTGCGAATGTCGGGCATGAAAAAGTTTTCGAAAATTTTCTCGAAGAGATTTTTGTGAAAATGGGCTTTTTAGTATTGAAAAAAGTTCCCGGAAAATTCTGGAGCAGAGTGAGTCTAGACTTAGGCCAAGCCCACCCCGGGTACCCCCTACACAGTTTGCGGGGGCCCCCTGCGCCTAGCCCCCTAAGGGCCCGGCGCCCCTAGCGCCCTGCGTCCAGGCCCCCTGCGTAGTACCCTCTGCAGGAACTAGGCTAAGACCAGTACGGCGACCAGTGCGGCAACACCGACACCTAGGGCCAGGACACCGAACATGCCCACGACCACGCCGAACACCTTGACCGTGTTCTTCCACGCGTACACGATGAACGACCGTAAGAACGCCACCACGAACCACACCACGAAGAATCCAGCTAAGAGCCACAAGCCTTCCATGATCATCTCCTATTCGCTGACATTATATCACTCGCGATGCGCACTTACACCGCTGAGCAGGAGTATGGCCTTGTTCTGGCACCACTGTCCCACTAGCATCCCCCTACTGAGGAACACTCTCGCTAGTAGGAATAGGATCTTCGCCGCGATCTTTCTCATCACTTCTTATCTCCGTACTTCCGATCTCTCAACCAGGTTCTTACTCTTTCTTCTACCGCCTCGCCCAATATGCCAAGCACCACCGAAGCGGTGATGCCTAGCACGACGAAGAGTATTGCCTCTAGTCTGTCCATGATGTCTTAGTCGATACTTAGCGCATTGACCAGTTCTTCCTTGGTAAGATTGTGACGGCCAACGATGTTGCGTCGCTTAGCGATGCGGAGGAGGCTCTTGCGAGTCTCTTCGCGAAGTCCTTCCACGCTAGCCCGAGATGCCTCTTCCATGTCGATGTCTAGCTGGAGGTCCAACATCACGCGGTGAGCTTTGCTGTAAGCGCGCTGCGCCAGTTCCATCTGACGTTCCAGGTTGCGGAGCTTGTCCCACGCCTTCTCAGTCTTGGTCATAGCTGCACCGAGCTTGCCGATCTTAGCGGCCTTGGGACCTTCTGCGATCAGAGCCTCGTTACGGCTATCACGGAGCTGCCAGTTGCCAGTCTCAGCGTTGAATGTGTTTTGGAAGAATCCGTGGATCCAAGTTTTGCGTTCTGCGTTTGCCATGTTTGTTACCTCCCCAGGTATGTTGTTTGGCTTATTACGTCTTTATTATAACCGGTAGCTCGCCGAGTTACACCGGTGCTAGCACAACCTTTCGGTCTGCCGCATTTCCTCGTCGTCTTCCAGGTCCTTGAAAGCCCGGAAGTTAGGATTGGTGGGTTCGTCATCCGCATGCAGAGGCCGATCTCTAACATCTAGCGGGTAGCGATGAAAGCTGTCAGAGCTCTTATAGCTATCGTTCTGGATGGAGTCCAGCGCATCGATCATACCTTGCAAGGCGTCACAGGCCTGGCCACCTACGGTGGTGTTGGGGTTGACGTGCTTCATCAGGGCACGGATCTCTGATCGAGCTACCGCGAACTGGGTGTCAATGTTATTCAACGTCATCTCTAACTCCTTATCTTCGGAACTATTATAACTTACAGCTCTCGAAGTTACACATCTTTCACGTTGGAGATCTGAGTCACCTTGTCGGGGACGACCTCGATGTGAGGGTTGTTCATCTTCACCACCTGGTGTCCGCCGACGAACCACTCAGCTTCCTGGGCTTGAGCCTTGCCGATACCTACGGTCAACGTCTGCATCCAATGATCCACTGAGGTTACGATGCCTTCGGCGATCTGCTCCTCATACGGCTCCTTGAAGGGGTTGAAGAACTTGACCAGCTGTCCAGGATGATATCCTACGCTCTTATCAGTTTTGATGGCCATCTCTAACTCCTTATCTTCACGGCTATTGTACCATGCCCTTGCGGGAGTTACACCTAGTAACCAACAATGCTATAGCCTTGAGCACGAAGCTCAGCTTTCTTAGCCTTGATGCAATGCGGGAGCATGGCCACCACGGCTCGGAAACGTCGACCCATCTTGTCCTGATATTCGATGACGTAACTCATACTTGAGGAGCCTGAATGTAGAGGCCAAAGGCGCCATCGACAATGTGCCGAACTCGGACCTTGGCTTCCTCGGCGTTGCGAGCCTTTACGGTGCGACTGCCGTGCTTCTTATAGCCGACGTTCTTGGAGTAGCCAACCTTGAAAGTTTTGAGTGAGCTTGCCATGATCATCTCCTATTCGCCCTTATTATAACATCCACCAACGGGAGTTACACAACATTCGGGTATTCACCTGAAGCCTTGAGTGCCGCGGGATCCGAACCGGTACTAACCAGAATATCGAAAACGCGCCGTTGCATCTCCGGAGACATCGGGCCGCTGTCCATTGGCGCTTCGTCCAGTGGTGCCGCTCCGCCAGTAAAGTTTCCCCACTGTGCCATGCCGGTATCTCCTTATCTTCGGGACTATTATAACACTAGCCCTGGAGACTTACACTGCTACTTGAGCACCTCGACGATGTCACCCGAGCTCCAGCACTGCCGTCCAGTGGAGCTGCTGATCTCCCACACGGCACGTTGTGCCTGTCCGGAGGAGCTAAACTGGATACGTTGGGTGAAGCCATCGCCCTTGAGGCGTTTGGCACCGAACCGATTGATGATGGCTGTTAGTGACTTGCTCATCGTAGCTCCTTATCTTCAGGGCTATTATATCTCTATAGGTCGAAGGTTACACCGTCGTCGATGTCGAAGTCCACCATGGGATCATTCTGGATCTCTGGCTGCTGCTCTCGTTCCATGCGCTCGATCCACTCGGGAGGAGGGAGAGGGAGTGTGAGTTCGATCTGCATTATCGTCTTCCCTTAGGCTTGAGTGACAAGAAGCCAACAACACCCAAGGCTAGGGCGATGATAGGAAGAGCGGGAAAGAGCAGGATTGTGCCAATGCCGCATAAGAATGCTACTTGCTTATCGTTCATGCTTGCACTCCGCACTTATACATGTTTCCACCACACCCACAATCCACCAAAACGGTGCTCTCATGAATGGCAAAACTATGCTTACTAATAACTGGCAGGCCTTGCTCTTTAGCCGTGATCAACAGGTTCTCTCTAAACGGCTCACGTGCGAGCACCTCGCCTGTCTTCTCACATACCATGCTGCATTCATCCATAACCAGCACCTCCTATTCGCCGCTATTGTACACTACCCACTTTTGGGTTACACTATAATAGGCTAGTAAGGTTGCATTTGCTCTAGTCCTTCCAGGTAGGCGCCAGCCAGGAAGCATAGGGCCAATGCGGCGATTGCGTATCCGGGCTTGAGGTCACCAGCTCGGTAGCCCTTTGAGGGAATGTCTTCTTGGTAGAACAGGAAGTCAAACATTATAGCACCTCCACGGTGAAGTCAGGATCACGTTGTAAGCTGACCCATCTAGTGTGGCGCCCGTGAGGTCCTGTGCTTTCAGACTGAAGTAAGAGGAATGGCCCAGGAGCCGAGGTGCGAAACTGGACGCTGTCCCTCTCGCCCACCACTTCCCAGGCGTCACCTTGCTCACGAACCCGGTTCTTACCGTGACGGCTCTTACCCGTCAACTTGACCTTCTTGCCTACCATTCCTGCTTCCCCTTGTGCTTGGGTTTGCGTGAACTTCCACGCTTGACGTCCTTGGAACGATTGTGATGAGCACCATCCTTGCGATTGAGCAGCATCTCCTTGACGTGCTTTTGTCTAATCTTAGGAATCTTCTTCATCTTCTTCTTCCCTTTAACGCCTTTACGTTTCATTATAACTACTAGCTCGGGAAGTTACACTAGAAACCGGGAGCTGCCATTTGCTTGCTGAAGTATGCCGGGTTGGGCTCACGTCGCTGAATGATACGATGTGGAGCTGGGCCACTTGAGATGCGGTACTCCTTGAGGTTGTAGTGAGCTTCCTGGTAGGATTCGCTCTCCGCAAGGTCCTCCCATCCATAGCCACCGTAGTTGCCTTGGACGACGTAGAGGTAGAGATACTTGTTAGGCTTGGGCATCGCGGACCTCGCTTTCCGGACCGATCCACGACACCGTGTGGTCCATGCTCCAACCGTTCTCGAAGAAGTAACCGCGACCGACCAGGTTGACCAGCTGCGGTGTGTCAGTGTCCAGCTCAAAGCGGAAGAGGCTGGAATGCTCGGGGCGTTGGCCACCCTTCACCATCTCAACCAGTTCATCCACACTCTCAACATCGTCCATCGATGCAATGATCGCGACATAGTCGCCAGAAATGTATTCTTTATTCTCAGCCATTGTTGCCTCCCCAGGCATATGATTCGCTTATATTATAACAGGTTCTCTGAAACTTACACCTAGAAGGATGTAGTCTCAACTCCACGCGCATCGAAGCACCAGATCTTTGGCACCTCGCGGTCGTCATCATTAGGACCGTCGCACTCCTTCAGGAGCATGTTGCGCATGTATTGACGTGCATCAATGTCCAGGTCAAACGAACCGTAGACTTTGCGAGTATAAGCATTGACGACGTGAACTTTGTTGGGATCCATTAGGAGCTCCTTGTTATCTTCAGGGCTATTATAACCTATGACTTCTCATCTTACACACAAGACCCCTAGGCACGGCGGGAGGGAGTTGCCTCACCTCCCGCCCCTGGGGAGAGTTGTGCCTAGAGAATGCCGTACTCCCGAAGTCCGCGTGCCGTCATGTCCAGCACGTATCCGTGGCCAGCGCCACCGAAGCGGTTCTTGGGAACCTCGAAGACGCGGTACTGGAAGAACTCACTCTTCTCGCTGTCCTCGATGCGCAGGTGGCAATGAGCGTCCACCATGTGCTTGAGCTTGTTAGAACCCGCCATCTTACCAGACTTGGTCACCTGGCCAACCACGATTGCGCAGGCGTAATGCTCTTTGCAGTAGTCCGTGATGGCTTGGAGTGAGCGTTCAGCCGTCGCCGTCGTAATGCGGCCGGAGTTGAAGTGCCCATCATCCAGCGTTTGAAGCGAGTCGATGATGACGAAGAGTTGCTTACCAGGGTTGGCTTCACGAATCTCATCACAGTGCTTGAGCAGCGTGGGGACATGGTTGTCCTGGCCGCAGACGAAGCCGTTGCGTAGCTTGAGCCGATCCACCACACCACGAACCTGATAGAGGCTTTCCTCTGCCGTGTTAAAGAGGCAGACATGGCCTTGACGCGTTAAGCTGTCAGCCAGCTGGAGCATGAGCGTGGTCTTACCCGCACCTGGCGTACCGGTAAAGAGGGTGCAGACCGATGGGGTCATGCCCTTGCCACCGAAAGCGTCATCGATAAACTTGATGCCGGTCTTGCAGCGCTTCTTGAGCTGGTCCGGAATATCGATCGAGAGAATGTTTGCGCCGCGTTCGATATCGGCATGTTGAGTTTTGAGTCGCATTTAGAACCTCCCCAGGTTGTTTGCGTTTTCTTCGTTTATATTATAACCAGCTGCCCTTGGAGTTACACACTACCAAAAGCTGGGTGACTCACTGGGCCTGAGCCCGACCTGACGGAGGAGGTCGAGCACTTGCTTGTTCTTGCCACCCACGTTCCACACCCGGATCTGCTCGAACGACTTCTGGCCGTAGTTCTTCCACGAGTAGATCGTGATCGGCTTGCCCTCGATCAGGAGGTTCCACTCGAACTCGACCTTGTCCTCGGGATATCCGAGCAGGGGTTCACCGAACTTCTCGACCAGCTGCTGGCCCTGAGTGTCGTTGAGGTAGCCTTGGAGGCACGTGCCGTTAACGTTGATGTTACCATCGTTGTGAGTTTGAACTTCTAAAACCATATTGCCTCCCCAGGCTTTGTTCTTTACGTGGATATTATAACACTCAGCGCTGCGGCTTACACAACTCCGACAGCTGTTGGACACCGGGAATGGTCTCCTCCTCGTCAATTGCTTGCGCTGCTTGAGCGAAGAACTCACCGTCGTCGAGCTCCACGATGATGTCGTCCACCGCAGTGCCCAAGGCTTGTTCCATTCTGGCTTCCAGCCTGTCTCGAGCAATCTCGACCTGAGCGTCCCACAGTGCCCGACCGTGCCTGGCCTGAACTGGGTCACCGATATCGAAGGAGTTGCTAAGCTCTTCTTGAATGCGGTCACAGTGTCGCTGAATAGCTTCGGTGATCTCGCGCTTGGGAATGAAGATGCCGGTTGCCATGTTGCGCCCCTTAGGCTTTGTTCTTTACGTGGATATTATACCAGGCTGCCCCGGAACTTACACAGCTCTTGGGTCGTCGTGAGAGTCGAACGACTTACACCACTAGTAAACCACCTTGCCCAAGCCCATGCTGTCAACGTTGAGGTTGGAGCGACGGAGCGGAAGGCCGAGATCGCGCGCAGCGGCGACGACATCTTCCGAGTAGTGAGTGCTGACCGCCGCGGTCGTACGGCCATACATGCCTCGACCCGAGTAGTTCTCTCGAACAGAGGCTTCAACACCTAAAGTCTGTGTAAGTTCTTCAACGATCGCTTGAGCGTGTGCGAGCTGCATGGCTTTCTCCTAATCCATCAGCGGGAATGAGTTGTAGTAAGCGTTCACGTCTTCGACCACCTTGAAGGTGTCAACGTCAACCTTGAGATTTGCGGTTCCACCTTCGAACTCGTCCTTAGCGAACTCGATGGCGTGCTCAAGGCTTGGGGCCATGATCTGGTTGAAGCCAACATCCCCGAACTCGTTGCGGTGAAACTTGAAAGAGTAGAGTTTAGGCTTCATGAAGTCGTCTCCGTTATCTTCACCCCTATTATAACCGGCCTCTTCCGCGCTTACACGCTTTTGTCGGGCGTGTCCTGCCTCCAGCTCTCGCCGGTTCCGATCCACCATCATCTGCTTACTCACCTCATAGAGCACGTCCCTCAGGTGGTCGACTTGAGCTTCACTGAGCATGAGCTGGAGGACCAGTTCGCCCCTGTCACCAGCTTCAGTGAGCATGAGCATGGCGCGATCACGGTGAGGATACACGATCCCATCAACTTCGAGATCCGGATCAGAGTCGTAAACACCCGCTCCCTTGAGCTCGCCTGAGACGTAGGTCTTGCCGTGCCGATACTTCTTGTAAACTTCTACTTTCATCGTGCCTCCCCAGGCTTTATTCACGGCTATTATAAACCATCCCCCTCCCACTTACACACCGACTCTGAGCCGATCGGAGCATCTTTGAGAACCGTGACGAACTTGACGGCGCCTTGACCGTCATGACTGAAGAATATGATGGGCGTGGCATCGAGCGGGTACTGCATTGCGATATCCAAACCTGTGTAAGTCGATATCTCGTCGAGCTCTTCATCAGTTAGATTGATCAACACTACCTCGCTCGAACCGGCGGTGGCTCGCTTGAATGGGTTGCGCTATAGCGAGGGAGAGACGAGTGCACGAGTCACACGCTGGCCTGCGCGATCGTCGAGGGCCATCACTCGATCTCCCTCAGGTAACCTATGTTCATATTGTACCCCCGCTATAGGGAATGTTCATCTCTATTTGAGAGAAAGTGAGTGGACATAATGTACAACTGCTTATACATTTTATTTGCAGTGAGTGACTGGCAGCAGTGGGTCCGACTGCGTCTTCGAGAGACAAAATGAGACAATGAGAGACAAAACGTGACATCAAGGGCGCGCGCGGGGCCTAAGTAGAGCAGCAGTGGTCACGGGACTAAAATCGCTCTCTAAAATGACAGCGCAGACTTTCGCTAAAACGGTAGCCCGATGACCACTGCCCTTCGCTTATATGGGAGGGGATTACAAATGTCCACTGCTGTGCGTCGCTGGCCTAAACCGCTCGCCTAAACCGCGCGTACGCGTTCGCTAAAATGACGTAGACGTGCGCGTTCGCTAAAACGGCTTACGTGCCCGCGTTGGCTAAAATGACACAGAACGCAGGGATCGCATGGCCGGTCTGAGGTGTGTGCGCTATAGCGTGCGTCTATCTATGCGCTATAGGTGTTAGTAGTATAGAAGATTTTATTATGAGCTCCCGGCAAGATAAGCGTTAGGATTCTGGTTCGCGGTAAGTGATCACGTAGTCCTGTTGTGAAAACCCGCGGGGGTGCTCGTCCGACTGGAGACGTAGAATCCCGCTTCCACAAAGAAAGATGGGCTCATACTGAGGCGGCTTGTATGCCCACCACTTTCCTTCTTGTTCCTCTAGCCACTCATCGATCGCCTGGTTGGCGCCTTTTTTAGACGGGTGAATCTCAACGTCGATAAAGGTATCGATACTTTTGTGTGACTCGTAATCTTTGTAGAAGTTGTCGTTATTCTCGTGTCGCCCTCGATAGTCGTCACAGATCACCATTGTGTGAGTGTGTGAAAGATCGTTCAAGTAGGATAGCTCTTGCTTGACGGTACCGTAGTTATGATCTCCGTCTATCAAGATTAGGTCAAACTTGTTACCTGCTTTTGCAAGGTTGGGCAAAATATCCAGGCTGTTTTCTATCGTGTAGGCGACGTTGAAGTCCGGGTTGTTATCTCCCAGGTATGTCTTGACGCCTTCCATCTGAGATATTTGCTCACTGAAGCACGGTTCATGCCTTATGTCGACGCCAACGTACCGGAAGTCTCTCGATAAGCGGAGCAAGTTGGATATCAAGGGAAGCGCGGTTTGACCCCTGTCGACTCCGACCTCTAAGATCGTAGGGTTTGCAAACGCTTTGCAGTGCGCTGTCATGAGCTTTACATATCCCAAGTATGACATTGTGCCTCCTTTACTCTATTATACTCCTTTGAGTTCGCGAGTATAGTTATTCTCAAGGATGATGAGAATGAAGCAAAACGGTTACTTCACTAATGTTGGGAATACACCCCTAGTCAAGATCTCCAAGCAGCTGTACGCCAAGCTGGAAACTTACAACCCCACTGGCAGCATCAAGGATCGGATGATCGCGTACGTGGTCAAACGTGCACAGGAGCGCGATGAGTTCGGCGAGAACACCACTTTCATCGAAGCCACCTCAGGCAACACGGGCATCGCGCTTGCCGCGGCAGGTGCAGCGTTGGGCAATCCCGTGAAGATCATCATGCCGTGCAACATGAGCGAGGAGCGCAAGCAGATGATGCGTGCTTTTGGTGCAGAAGTGGTCGAGGTGGGACACAGTGACTTCGAGGCAGCAATCGCTTTGAGAGACCAAATGATGCTCACCGGTGGAGATGTCTGGTCACCGATGCAATTTGAGAACCTCGACAACGTAGCGTGTCATCGGGAAACCACGGGCCCAGAGATTCACCTTCAGCTAGAATCCACCATGACATGGTCAGGTTTCGTGGGTGGAGCAGGTACCGGGGGAACAATGATGGGGATGTGGGAGCACAAGGAAAAGTCCAAGTTCCTCACGTATAAATGCGTGCTAGTTGTCCCAGAGGAAGATGCGCAGAATCACGGCATTCAGGGAATCAACGACGGTCAGGACTTCTTGCTCGACCCCGCCAAGATGGATGATGTCATGAAGGTGTCGACAGCAGATGCTATTGAGAGAGCTCGTCGTTTAGCTCAGGAGAATGGACTGCTGGTGGGCATATCGGCTGGAGCAAACGTTCTTGCTGCTGAACGATGGATCGCAAAACGGCGCCCGGCGGGAGTTGTGGTAACCATCCTGTGTGACCGCGGGGAGCGTTATCTGAGTTGCTCTTAGGCTTTAGATCAAACTTACACATGAAAGCGCTTTCCTTGAGGTCCATGATGCAGTAGACTGGAATCAGATTCGCCTTAGACTTGTCTTCTCCTCCTACTGCTAACGTGCACTTCATAAGATACGCGTTCTTCTTCTCATCGTAGCCCACGATGTTCGAGCAATCTACGTAAGTAGTAAACGGCGCAGCTGCTAGAATCGTCACCAGTGTAGCAATCACTTTTTCTTCTTCCCTTCGGGTATTGTCTTCGCAATACGAAACTTCAACATCGGCTTCCCGTTAACAGTGGGTTGTCCCAGCTGATCAACGCCGATGGTCTTTACCATTTCTCGTTTGTTCTTGAATCTGCCCGTGAGGATCCAGTCACCCACCTTCAGATCTATCTTGACGCCATTACCCATGAGGTCATTGTAAATCGAAAAGTGAGAATGTTTAGCTATTGTCCAGTTGGCCTGCGATCTGGTCGATCGCGTCACTGTAAAGCTTGAGCTCGTCCTGAGCACTGGCAAGGGACTTTGTATCGCCCACTCGGTTGTGGAAGTCCTGCTCTTGCTGCAGCGAGTCATACTGCATATCGAGATGGTCGAGAATCATGTTGATGCACCAGCGAGGCATGATCACCGCAACCTGCTTCTCATAGTGCCGAGTTTTCTCAGCCACGAATGTAACCCTTCTTCTTGGCTAACCAGGGTGGTAACATCACAGTCGCCGGGCAACCATCCTTCAGAAGCTTATTGCCGATCTGTTCTCGAACCTGATCAGCATTGAGGATCTGCGACCACGGGATCCACTCACCGCCGGTGAACTTACTCGCCCCGGGCGTCATGACGCAGATCGCTTTGTTGGATTTTCGCACCACCTTGCACAGGAGGGGATACTGCTCGTCGTATGTCGGATCGTATTCCTTCCCGGCTTTCTGTTTGAGCACAGTGACAGACTTCTCAGTTGTCCAGTGCTTGTTGCCATCGATATCCAGTATGCCGACCTTGATGGTGCCCCAGTCATTGCAGCCATACCAGAACACCTTGCCTACCACACCGGCTGCAGCGGAGTTGCGTGACCTCGCCTTGGCGATCACCTCGACCAGCTTACCCTTTGTGGGGCGCGCCGCCATCTCAGTGTTGTTATACCTGTCGTTGAGGATGGTCAGCTGCGGATCGATCCCGAACCACTCGTCACGCTCAGCTTCAGCCAGATCGTGAAAGTGTGCCCAGGTCGTGTAGCGGTTGTGATCGTAGCGATTATTCTCGGGATAGAGGCCCGAGGCTTTGCGTGTTTCCGGAGTGCAGGACTTTTCAGGGCAGTCACCGTAATCGGCGGCCGAGCCGTCGAGGATGTCCATCGTGTCCCAGGTTACCACCCAACCACGACCTCGGCACCTCTCGCAGCCGTTCGCATCCTCAAAGCGCTGAATGCCGCGAGCCTTGGCAATTTCGACCAGCTCGTCCCGCCTGTCGTGAAGAGCACGCATCTCGTCGCGTATTGCATTCAATTGCCTTTGAATATCAGTATTCTTAGCCATGCCTTGCCTCCAATCGCTGATATTATATACTCAGCGCTTCGAACTTACACATCAGTGAACGGTGCCTTCGTGCTCCAGTAACTGAGCTTCAAGGTCTGCAGCGAGCGTCACGATTGTGCCCGCGTCAGTAGGAAGACGATCAGCGTTCGCAACAAGAAAGTTAGTGAACTCAGGGCCGCTTGGACATTTCTCAGGACTCACTTCGTTGAGCAGGTCAGTCACCTGCTGGATGAGCAGATTACCTTCTTGGATCAGATCCATCGTTCATTCTCCCTTTCCTCTTGGAGCTTTGCAACGTGCCTCTCGCGCGCAAGGCGCGCCTCACGTACAATAAAAAGTGCTGATAGTAGTGGAACCCCGAATAGTAAAGCGAGAGCGAGTATCGCGTCCATCTTTATCTCCTAGTCTTCATCCTTATTATAACCATCAGATGCGTGTTTTACACAAACGTGAAGGTCGGCGATGATTTGGACTAGGGCATTGATGCTCTTCTTGTTGCCGTCGGATATCGCGGCATCTAGCATCCTTTGGTATTCAAAAGTGACTTCTTCGATCTCTGCGGTGGTGAACTTAGAACGCATCACGGATGACACAGGGATCGTCTTCTTCGTTGAGGTTGATGATAACCTCGCCTTGCTCTTTCGAGCTTTCTTGCGCTTCAACGTCGTGATCCCTGGGTATACTCTCGTGACGTGGAAGTGGTAGTTCCAGCACGAGTTCTTTGGGTGGGGTGTGACGGGGACGCTGTCGAGGACTAATAACTTTTCGTTGTCGCTTTAAGGAAGCCATACCTTTTTCCTCCGCGTACATCATACCACGTTAGTAAGTATGTTACACAAGAGCTATTGAGCCTGATTTGTTAGTTTTTCCCGACGCAGTCACCGTCAGTGACAACACAGAGTTCTGGGACATCGTGATCTCCCGTAGTCTCCATCAGAGACATTGTCTCGAGAACACGATCTAAGCTAAGCAAGTGCTTGAGAACGTTGTGTCCCTGGACAAAGCTTCCTGCTGTTATCTTGTCAGACATTGCTTCGGACATCGCCATCTTTTCTGCGATTAAGTTAGAAACTGCGTCGAGCTTGTCTAGATCTGTGCCCTTGCCAGTCAAAACCCGCATTAGTAAAGCACGCGTGTTGTCAGCCAAACTTGATTTCCTCGCTACTGTCTATCATGTCTGCAAAGACGATATCAACTTGCTGAACTGCAACTCCGTACTTGATGCTGACAACTTCTCCTCGCATTTCACCCTTTAGCATGGGCGGATCCAGGGTTTTGACTGCCTCAAGCCGACGCTTACGTTCTTCAGAGGCGAATCTCACGGCTGCACTATAATCCTTGAAGTGTGCTATCGGTTGCATGTGATAACTAACAGTGTAGTAGGTCACACCATTCATCATTTCTTCTCCAGGTTCCTTGAGGTATCTTAGGCGAAGTACTTCAGAGATCGCCATCAAACGCCATCGATATCATGATCCCGAAAGCAATAAAGCCCAGCATCATAACACCTATAAGGGATTCGTCGTACATCAAGCATAAGTATCAACGTTCTCGCCTAAACCTTTGCGTTCCACTGGGCGTTTCTCAGCGTCCACTAACTTCATCTCACACAACTGCTCACGTGTCACGAACACCTTGGGCTTTGCGCCAGGGTTAGGAAACGTGAGATACGCTGCGATCGAAGTGGCGAAAGGACAGGGTGCTCTAACATCCATGACTGTGTAACTCCCGTGTGAGCAGTTTGACGACGTGCTCAGGTCTGGTTGGTAGGGGACCTGGGACTTGAACCCAGAACCTATCGATTATGAGTCGAGTGCTCTGACCAATTGAGCTAATCCCCCATATCTCATACATTATATTATAACGATCACGAGGGAGATTTACACTTACCTTTTCTTGTAACAGGGAAGCCCTGCCATTTCACACAGCATTCTCATTTCCCAGTCGTTGATCTTTTCCAGATCCGACTTCTTCTTCTTTCGGCAAGCATCCCGCGGTTCGGTGCGAAACATCCAGCCCATACGACGCATCACCTGCTGGATAACTGCAGGATCTTGCCGGCGGAGATACCTGACAACTCCGTCTACTTGGCGCTTTTGGACGGCCTTTCGGTAAGTGGCCTTGGGTTGTTTGGGTTTATGATAGTATTGCGGCGGTGCCGTCAACGCAAGGCTAAGGAGTAGTTCCAGCATCGTGGCCCTCCAGTAGGTCAATATGTTCTGGTGCTAGCATTGTAACGTGCCATTCGTCACCTTGTTTAACTACGAAGGCTACTCGATTATGCCCCTTCCACAGCCAGTGGTCTTCCCCGTGCCCTAATCTAAATACTCCTCCGTCAGTGGTAAGAGTGTAGGAACCGTCGATAATGCCCTTGAAGACGCGGTCAGCGTTCAGGATAGCGTGCATTAGCTTGCTTTGCGGTTCAATTTTCATCCCCAGATCCTCAGGATCTTGTCTTCCCGGATCCACTTGTCGGTAGACCGAGTTAGAAAGTGCTGCTTGAGCATGTCGGCAGTCATGACTTCAGCGTAACCTCGAAGCACTGCGCCCATCTGGCCGGTGTCGCTATTCCATAATCCCCGCAGTACTGGTCTATCGCCCTTGTCCCTGCAGATCTCACATACCAGAAAGTTTGACGGGTGATCGGTGCCGTCCTCGAACACGATCAAGTCACCCGGCTCAACCTCAGGTCGCCCTTCTTGGAGTTCGCTCACTTGCCCACCGCGCCGTGTTGCGCGATCAGCATCTTCTTCACGACCTTTTCCAGGCCCGGATTGACCCGCTTGCCCAGAGGCACTATCTGGTGGCGAACGATGGATCTCATATATTGTTCATTGACATTGCCCGGATCGTCGCAGAAGGCAACGTCGTGATCCTTGCACCACTTCCTCAGCGTCTTCTTGGGAGTGAGCAGGAAAGGTCGGATCACGGAGCCGTTGCGCTCGGGAATAAGTCGCGGCCGGCCATGCATTGCTGTGTAAACCCACCACTCGACCGCGTCGTCAAGGTTGTGACAGGTGAGCACAGGACCTGTGACTGTGTCGAAGATCCGGTAGCGCTCGTTGCGCCAGAACTCTTCCCAGCTCTCCTGCAGGTCTCGCTTTCGAATGACCTTCTCTACGCGCAAGTTCACCTGGAGACGTGCGCACTCAGACCTTACCAGTTCTTCAGCTTCGGATGCGTGCACTGTGCCGTGATTAACGTGGACAACCCTAAAGTCCTTCTTGCCTCGATGGAAGAAGTCGAGTGCCGCCATAGAGTCAGGCCCGCCGGAGACGGCGAGCGTGAAAGACCAAGGAAGCTTACTAAGCAGCTTGATCATTTGAGCGTGATCGACTTACCAGTGAGGTAGTTGTGCACCATCACGAAGCCTCCGGACTTGCGGTAAGTCGGCAGGTTCTTCTTAGCCAGATCGTGCGCGCTCTGGCGATCCTTGAAGGACCAGATGCGGTGCGGTTTCTGACCTTGAGACACCACGTATACGTGCCATGGGTAACTCGGTGAGGCTGCACCCCAATCGCGGTCCCATGGTGTGGGAAGGCTGTCTCCGCACTTATCCATCAACGCCTTCAGGTCTCGGATCTGGGGCTCTTCTTTATCTTCGATCATCAGATCTCCTTTGGTGATCATACTGTGTCTCTCAGGAATCTACAATGCCAAGGCTCTTTTGTAGCCGTTGGCGTTCTCGGGTGTAACGGGTTGCTGAGCGGGAGTAGGGGTCGCGGTAGAACACGCGAAAGAAGCCCCACTTGCGCAGGAACTTGTCGATCCGCTCCTCCTCGTCGTTCATGGCCAGCTTATCGATGTCTCGTGCTTTGCGTAGCGCTCGGCTTTCAGGGGTCTCACCTCGCATGAAGTCGTGCCCCTCGATCTCCTCGATCTCATAATCGAGCCGATTGATCCGGGCTTCCAGCGGTCGGACTGTACGACGTTCCCAAAAGATCCAGATCAGGGTAGTGATGCCGAACCAGGCAATCAGGACGTGATAGGCAATTGCGAACAAGAAAGCAAGTGTTTCTAAAAGGGTCATAATCTCATCAAGTTTTGTAAAGTGTTAGAAAGGAGAAGACATATGCTGCGACACAGACCAGAACCATCAGGGTGTGGTTGAGCCATACGGGCACGTCAATCTCCGTCAGGGTAGCCAAAGAACGCGTTAGCGATGATCGCGGCGAAGCCGCCCGTGATGAGCAGGGTCGCCAGAACCCACATCGCAATCTCAGCAATCCACATCATAGCACATCCAATCCGGACTTAGGATCCTCGTCAGCAAGAGTCTTCATCACCCTGTCGGGCCACTTCTTCTCCTCCCACACTTTGATGGGCTTGATCTTCTCACCCTTCCAGTCACGGTAAGCTTCTCGAACCAGGATCAGGCCGATCCCGCCCAGAAAAGCGGCACTCAAGCTGACGGTGGCAACCACCACGCCGGCGTGCCAAACAGAATCTCTCAGATCACGCAGCATTCTTTTTATCTTTCTCAGCTTTCATCTTGATCACCGTCTCAGGGGTGTCGAAGTACATCGAGGTTCCAGGGACGAGGATCCAGGCTCGACGCACGAGGCACGGCTTGGGCTCCGGAGCTTCACCGTCAGTGAGCACCACCATCAGGTCGTATTGGCCCTTGTGCTTGTTGACGAACTCGGTGGGAGCGTTGAAGTCGGTACCACCCATCCGCGTGCGGTGGGGCGCGATGCGTTGTCCGCGCCGCCAGGTGGTCAGGCTCTTCTCATCCACGGAGGTGTCGAAGTGCACGATGTCGAAGTCAACTCGCTTTGCGAGGGACGCCAGCTCACCGAACAGGAGCTCGAGGGCTTCATTACCCACGGAGCCCGATTGATCGATCGCGACGAGGACGCGCGCCATCCGTTTGCGTTTCACGCCGGGATGCATGAACCGGTACTTCCGGTTGCGCCGCTTGCGGGAGGTGGTACGCTCGGAGCTGTGCGCCATGCCAATGGTTTGCCGGAGGATCGCTTTCCAGTCCACCTCATTACTCACCATTGAGCGCAGTTGCTCGCGGCAGTCGGAGGGAACCGAACCCCAGCCGTTCTTGGCGTCAGCTTCCTTCACCGCGTCCCGCAGGATCTCGCGGATCTTGCCTTTCACCAGCTCCTTCTCAGCGTCACTCATGTCGCCCCAACCCTCGTGGTCATCGAAGCCGTATTCCGCTGCGTCACCCTCACCGTTCTGGATATCCTCCATCTTCTGCTGGACGTCCTCGTCTTCCATCAGCCGGCTCATGTACCAGTCAGAGCTCTGGCCTTTCGGGAAGGAGGCGATCGCATTCCAGATCGGGTCGGTGGGATCCGCCTTGGGGTTCATCTTGCCGGGGAACACACAGTCCACGGGTAGGTTGCTTTCTGGGATCATGCTATTGATCGCGCAGTCGGTGGCCAGGTTCCACAGCATGTGGGGATCCCGCTTCCTCAGCGTCACGTGGTCGTAGATCAAGTGCATGAACTCGTGGATCAGGACACCGCGCACCTCTTTCTCAGTCATCTCGTTGAAGAAGACCGGGTTCCAGAGCAGACTAGGTGAACCATCGATCACACAGACGCCGGCGGTCGGGAGGTCAAGGCTTCTTGACTTGCTGATCCGGCGGCTAATAGCGCTATAAAACGGTTCGTCCCACATGAGCTTAACCAAGTGAGGATCAATGTCAAAAGACTTAGCGTCCTCTACCTTTTGAGCGTATTCTTCCGCCGAAACCTTAAGCTTGTCCATGTAGTCCTGAACTGCTTTAGGAAGATCGCCGGTTGATTCTTTCTTGGCCATGAAGCCTCCTTCGCCCTTATTATATCTATACTGTTTTAGAGTTACACCGGTTCAAACAGGTGTTCCAACTTGCCCTTGGTGATCAAAGCAACTTGACCGCCGATGAGCAACTTGATCTTGGGTACCATCATCGCGATACCTGACTTATTGCGCCGATCGCGCCTGCGGACACGTTCCGTGCCGACAATCATCGCAACCGCATGCAACTCGCCTGAGTGACTATTGAGAATCTTAAACTCCTTCTTAGGATCTTCCCAACGTGTGTGCACTTCAAGTAAGCCGTGATCCTCTCTATGCGGTTCTCTAAGCGCTTCCAGGTGCATCTTGGGCTTGATAAGATCGCCAATCTGCATGTTTCCTCCTTGCGCTTATATTATAACCCTGGGCTTTCCGAGTTACACCGCGTGAGCCACTCATTAGGCATCATCATCCTCCGGCCATTCACGTGAACCTCCGAGTAGTACTGGGAGGGAATACGTGTGATCGTGCCCTGCTGCGCCGTATCCTTTACAAGGACTAAGTCGCCGGGCACGAAAGGAGAACCCGAGGGTTCGGAGGAAATGTTCTGAGGAATCTCGCCCTCGGGTTCTCCAACGTGACTCATCTTAGTTGTTCGTTTCACCGATCACTTCGAGCAGGAGCTGAGAGCATTGCTTGTGAAGCTTCTGGGCGTTCTTGAAGTTGCGATCCGTGATCTTGGTCCACATTGAGATAACCAACTCACCAGGAAGAGACTTCATGAACTTGAACGCGTTGTCAACTTGCTTCTGGGTCCAGTCACCGTTTTCCGCGTGGTCAACCACCTTTTCGACGACACCGTTGAGTTGCTCTTGAGGAGCAGCCTTCACCTTAGCTTTGACCTTGTTACCCCACTTGTCCAGAATATCCTCTGCCGAGATCTGGCGGTCGAACTTCTTGACGAACTCCGTGTAGGCGATCGAAGCTTCTGCACCGACCAAGCCGAGGCAGAGCGGGTAGAAGAGCGGATCCTCGGGCTTGTCCGTCACATTGGCATTGACCAGTGCGTGATTGACGCGCTCCCAAGAGCGGCGGGAAGGAGTGATGCGATCTGCCTCAACATTCTCCCGGCATTCCAAGTGTTGTGGGTTCTGTCGGATGAACTCGCAGAGTGCACCGTCCAAGCGATCCTTAGCCCACTCGAGCCAATCCTCGGTGGTGGGTTCCAGATCTACGATGAAGAAGCGGTCACGAAGTGCCGGATCCATCTCGTTCACCTGGTATTCGGCGGAAGCGTTAACC